CCGGAAGGGCAGCTAACTAGTAAGTCATACTTAGAAATTTTTGGTCTGACGGGGGGGCGGAGGGGGGGGGGGGGGGGGAGGGTATTTAGATGCAAACTCTGTTGTTAGCTGTATAACTTTGAACTTCAAACCATACACCTAATTCAAGAGTCCATGATGAACTAGAATAAAACTTTCCTTTTGAATTATAGAAAATTACAGCAACTCGTTTATCATTATAAACTTTAGCCACATAAAGAACTCTAACTTTGTCTTTATCTAGCGGACCTAAGCTATCGGTATAAAGAAAGATTTTACCTTTACACAATCTAAAATTATCTTCTGTTAGATATAATCGATTATTGATATTGTAATACTGTTTATATTGGTCAATATTATCAAAGATATCTTTTAATGTTTTACGGATAAAAGAAGTTGAGTCAGTATTATCTATACTCATATGCATACCTGATGATTATATAGATCATTTGGTACTTCAAACCATGCTCCTATATCAAGATACCAGTTAGAACTTTTACTAAAAATACCTTTGTGTGTTAAAGATACACTAACATTTTGTTTACTAACTACTTTTTCGATATAAAGGATTCTTATGTCTACATCATTTAATGGTCCATCATAATCACAATAGACAAAAAATTTGTTTGTAAGATCTCTTATACTTTTAGTTTTTCCAAGTCTCTTAAAAGGACATTTCTTTCCAAACTGAATATGTTTATGAATAAAATTTAGTGTACTTTCTATTTCTTTGTCAGTTAGCTTTTTCATAAACACACCTTAAATAAAAAACTAAATCAATTTTATTTGTTTATACTTTAAGGTACTACGAAGGTTGGTCAACTAGTTTATCATAAAGCTCTTTTGAGAACTCTGAAATTTTAGGGTTTGGTGTGATCTCATAAGACCTTTTAATAGCATCATCTACATTGTCAAAGGCTTCTACGTAGTCTCTAACCCTCTTACTTTTATTAACTTTAACAAGCCACTTCTTACTTCTGGGATTGAAACATACTGTAACTCTTTTTAAGTTATTATCATTCTTTCCATCACCTCTTCCCCAATTACAAGGACCACACATTGTACGTGTGTTAGAGAGATCGTCCTTACCACCTTTGCTTCTAGCAACTATATGATCATGAGTAAATAGTATATCATTAGAGAACAAGTTTAGGTGGTAATTTAGACTCTTTGCTTGGTAACTAATAGTAAAGTGAGTTGCAGTAATTCCACAAAAAGGGCAGACAACGCCAGTGTTTTTAAAAGTAAGTAGTCTTAGTGATTTAGTTCCAACTTTATAAGTATTTCCGTCTAATGCTGTAATATAAGCACTAGGTTCTGTACCTATCAAAGAAAGTATCTCATCAATAGTTTCCTTGATAGGAATACTTATGGTTTCTTCTTTTTTTGCCATTAAAGTCCCTTTCTTAGTCTAGCATTTGTAGATTGGAATACTTCATACATTAATCTACCTATATCTGTTAAGGATGCATCATGTTCAGCTGTAAAGGACTCAACACTTTTAATACCAGATTCATTAATAATGACTTTACCTTTTAAGGTCTTGATTACACCACATGGAGATAATACAACTAATTGGTTGTCTTCAAAAGAAGCAATGATATCTCCATTATTGAGGTGGTGTACCATGAGTTTTCTTGTCTAAACAATAGCAAAAAAAAGCCTCCTCTCGAAAACTAAGATATAGGGGAAGGTAATGAAACGATCTGATTTTCCAATTGAGTTTCGATGAAATCGTCTCTAGCGCCGCCTAATTTGTGATATTTATGAAGATGGTGGTCTGGATAGCAGGATTTGAACTATTCGTCTTTCAATCGCAGCATATCCGATCTCTATTGTTAATGTGACACTGATCGAAAGAAATCTTACTAAAGAAATTGCTGATGAAGCAACTAGCCTTAATAATCTTCTAGTTAGATTAAAATCTCCTACTAACCAAAGATATAGGGCAATCTTAAAAGAGCTCCTATCCATTAAAGGATGGAGGGATGATCTACAAAATGGGTATAAAGCAAAAAGGTATCAACACTTACGAAAGGTAAAGATTTGCCCTGTTTGCAGTAAGGAGTTTCAGACTGTAGTAGGTACGGCAAAAGAAAAGTCAGTATGTTCTAAATCATGCTCCAATACTTATTTCCGCTCAAGAACTAAGCATCCAAATTGGGTATTAGGTAAGTCTTGTTACCGTTCTATTTGTTTTGAAACGTATCCACATAAGTGTTTGGTTTGTAATGAGCAGAATATTGTGGAAGTGCATCATCTAAACAGTAATCGTTTGGATAATACACCTTCAAATCTAATTCCGCTTTGCCCAACTCACCATAAGTATATCCATAGCAAGAAGTTTAAGGAGTTAATCTCGGAACAAATAGCTCAGGAGATAAGTAGACACTCTACCGCTGAGTCATACCCAGACTGTAGACATATATAGAGGGATTGGGGGAAGGGGTTGAAACGATCTTTTTTAGGTGCTCTAACCAACTGAGCTACATCCGATTGCTCGGAAGGCAGGATTCGAACCTGCGACAACCCGCTTAACATGCGATGAAATCGTCTCTGTCGCCGCCCAAACTTAAAGAGGCCTCTTTCGAGGCCTCAAAACCAATCTTATACCTTACTTACTATCAAATACAGCATTGGAACAGTTCACACTGTTCGATAGAATGAATATAATCAGCCACAGAAGAGCTGAACCCATCAATGTGAATCCAGCTACCATAACCAATCCCATTCTTCTCAGAGGAAACATTTAGCATGTAATTATTCTTAGCAAATGTTTGGGCTAAGTGAGCTTTATCTTTATCATCAATAGAACAATCCTGTTCATCAGTGATAACAATAAGTCTATCAACAGACTTTTCCTTAGACTGAATAAAGTCTGTAACCTGTTTTAAGAAAATACCGCCATGTCCTAAAGCAGACTGGCACTTTACAATAGCATCTGCTAGAGCGCTACCCCTTCTAGCTGGAACAATCTGAGTAGCATGTGTTCTAGAATAGTCATCACCAGATGTAGCATAAATAGATACATCAGTGAATGATTCTCTTAAAGAAGCTGCTAGTGCTGTTGCAGCGTCTAATCTAGTAGATTCACTTTTAGCAGACATCTTAGCATACATGGAGCCAGAAATGTCAATAACAATAACTGTTTTTCCAGGGATTTTGATACGATTCTTGAAGCTATGTACCAGCCCTTCATCAATAATATCTTCCCACTCAGGACAGTGCCTAGCAGCGGTAATAAATCTATACGGAAAAACTTTTTCACCTCCAGAGAGTGTTAAGAAAGCATTCTGTACTAGAGTCTTATCAACTCCAGATTCCTTCATATTTCTAACGTTCTTTACAAGAGCAGTATAGCCAAGCTTCTTTTCATTAAGAAGTCTAGTAAATGTTTCATTTTTATTAGCACCAGCAGAAAGAGCTGTTTCCCATGTATCTGCAGTTTTTAGTGTATTCGTTTTAATCTTGCTAAACAAGGCATCCATTTCAGGAGATACTGGTTTTGGGTGGATAATTCTGAGAAGGTCAATAAGTCTGACATTAGCCTTAGTAGAATTATACTTTGAGAACTGATATTCGTCAAAGTTGTTAAAAGCCCATCCTAGCCCTAGTTTTAGCTGTTTAGCTAATGGTCTTCGACCTCTTACTTTCCAATACAATGAAATGAGTTCACCTATTTCGTCAACTCTTTTAACAACTTCTGGAATGGTTTTTCCGATAAGCAATCTCTCATCTTTAGAAAGATTCTTTTTCTCTAAAAGAGCTACAAGCATCCATAAAGGAGCATGCCTGACATTAAACTTTTGTCTTACCTCAATTGCAAGACTGCAAACTTCCTGGACAGGGACTTCTTGACATAGGTTAAAAATTCTGTCTGAGATCGAAACACCTTCTTCATAGAACGAGTTCTCCCAAAGAAAACAGGCACATACAGATCTTTTAAGTTGGTTTAGCTTGGAGGTCTTTACTGCTTTTCCGCCTCCTGCTGTAAAGATAGGCTCTGGGTTGGGTTTCTTGTTTGTTTTCATTTAAAATTCCTTGTAATAAAACGAAACATTTTATCACAACGACGAATAGCATTCTTACAAATATCCTCAACAAACAGAGTATTTAATTCCATAGCAGCTTCTTGCATCGTTACCGATCCAGAAAATTGTTCTCTTCTGCATACTAGCTGTACTTTATTATTTAATGAGGAAAAATAATAAAAATTATTATCTTTTCTAACTCGAGAGTATATTCCGGTATAACCTAAAAGGTACTTGATCATAAGTAAAGAAAATGCAAGCTGGGATAAAGCAATTTTGAGTCCTAAGTAATCCTTTTCAAGATCATAAAGAATTCCTGAATGCTTATAGTATTGATTAAAATCTACATGTCCGAAGCATAAAGTAGATCCGTCTTTTAGTTTGAGCATTTTCTGATCTCAGTTTCAAGTTTTACCAATCGACTTACTACTCTTTTCTCTTGTAGTTGATTATAACTAAGAAGGACAAGAGTTTTTTGATGTAGTTCTTTATAAGCGTCTACTTTATTATCAAAAAGTGCTTTTGGATGGTATCTTGTACCACTAGGTTGAGTGGGTGACTTTATAAAAATCTTATTATTCTTTAGATCAATACTTTCAATAGTAGCAGAATATACTTCTGTTAATAAGGTAAGATATACAGTTTGACCTATGGTTGCTTTTGAAATATCCATTAGATGCACACTTTGTTGGCAGGTATATTAAAAGTGTAGAATCTTGACGTTGTCCAATAAGAGCGTCTAATAGCAGCATCTAAAGGAATTTCCTCAGCAGCATCAAAGTTTAAAGCTACTAGAAGGGGCAATGTTTGAACAGAAGACCAGTAGTCATTTCCAAACTGTTCTGTACATAGAAATAAACATAGTTTACTATTTGAAGGACAAAATACAAAAGGTTCCCCAACTTCAGGAGCTTTACTTAGAAGAGGAATAAATATATCATTATCAGCTTTAAAAGACTCAAAAGTTTGGAAATTTTTAAGTAGGTGAAGAAAGCTGGAAACAATTTCTTTGTATTCACCAGCATAAACAGATTCTTTTACTTCGATACCATTCCAGTAAGTCATCAGATGCACACCGTATTAAGAGGCTTTAGGCGAAAAAATCTTTCCTCACCCCAATCTGAACATCCACATGGAGAATCTAGTGCTATAACGGATACTGGTTTTGGATTTGTAACAAGAAGAGGTAGTGCCATTACTCTTTCCATCCAAGTATGTTCTTTATCATACTCTGTACAAACGAAAAGGCAGAATCTTTTATCGTTAGGGCAAAACAAGAAAGGTTCTCCTATAGCAGGTCTCTTAAGAAGAGGTATAAAGTTTCCTAATTTATCATCATGAATATCTTCTACTTTTGGGTATGTTTTTAGAAGATCGTATATTGATGATACTAAATCCCTGTAACTATCTGTATAAATAGTTTCATATATCTCATGTCCATACCATGTCTTCATTTAGATACACACCTTGGTAATTAGATGATCAAAAGTATAAAATCTTTCTTTTTCATCCCAACAACCACAGGAAGCATCATAAGCGTACTGCATTATATCATTTCTATTAAGTAGAACCAAAGCTCTCAATAGAGACCCGTTAAGCTCCTCTCCGGTTGAAAGGAGAAGGAGAAAGAAATCTCCGTACCTTGGAAAAAACAAGAAAAACACTCCTTTAGCTGGCATTTTACGTAAAGGTTTTAGATGCCTTACCATTTCATCATAGTCATCATTAACAATGTCTTTAACAATAGTTATAAAGTCTTCTACTAAACGTCTATACTTCTCTGTATTTGCAGTTTCACTTAAAGGAAAAGAATCATTTATATATCTGATTGGGTAGTTATTCATTCGTAAAACACATTCTTCTGTTTACAGTATTCCTTTATAATATCCATCTCAAGAGCATTTGGCATTTTATTTAATTTCCCTTTTGCTTGATATATATGACCTTTTGTTATTTGAAGAGTGATTCTAATTTTGTCACTATAACGAAGACTGACAATAGAACAAGAACCATTAGCACAACTATAACTATAAGAACCTACACAGTGACGTTGGTAGTAACCTTCCTCTTGCAGCTCCTGTGTAGTTGTTAATTCTTTTGCTTGTACAGGAATAAACTCTTTCTCATATTTGTGCTTAAAGAAAGTACCTAATCCTAAACCAGGCCAACTCTTTGGAGCTTCAGGTGCTTTATAAGCTATTCTTTGAATGTTTCTGTTTTCTCTAGCATGCCTAGCTCTTATATTATGCCAGGTATTTGAAAACTTGATGATAGATGAAGCTGTTCTATCTTTAAGACTATAGCCTGGTGTGTTATTGTAAGCATAATTAATATAGTCACAGATTTCCTGAAGATCGTCTAAAGGAATTTGTTCGTGGTAGTTAGCAAAAAAGTTTACTACTTCTACTATCTTTCTTGTCTTGTTAACTAGTAATTGTAAAGGTCCCATCCCACTAGGAAAGCATCTGTTTACTTTTAGAGCATACTTAAAGGGAATTCCTCTTGCAAGAAGAATACTAACCTGCGCTCTTAAAAAAATATTGTTTTCGTTAGGGTCAGGAAAGTTTAGAAAGTAATGAGCTTCTTTAGCATTAAAAACATCTTTAGATACTTTTTTAAAACTCTCGCCTCTTGCTAGATGTATAAACCAACTTCTAACTAGTTGTATCTCTTGACTATTAAGAGCTTCGAGAGTGCCCCTATAAGCCCTAGGTGTGTCATCACGAACGGTTTTCTTGTAGTCTTTGCTGTATATGTAGTACCATAAGAAATCAGGGGGTGGGTATTTTTTAACAAAGCAGTGTTTAATAAAGTTTTCTATATTTTTATTTATATTATAAGATTTAGGTACAAACTCTTCTGGATTTCTTATAACAAAATGACAAATATTAGGCCAGTCCAAGTAGTCAAAATAGTCCTTATAGGTTAAGGACCTTGCTTTAACTTTCTGAGGTTTTACTAGATCATACGATTTAAGTGCTAACCTAGTTTTTTCTCTTTTAATCTCTTCTAGCTGTGATTTTGTTGGCTTTTTCATATACAAACAGGAATTCTATAATCTATTCTCCAATGTTTATGGAATGAATAAGGAACAATATCAATTCTTCCTTTTGCAGTAATAATATTGAGTCTAATACCTTTAGGAGTATGGCCTAAAACAATAACTTCTGTATTTAGATTACTTATCATTTGTGTACCTATAAGCACTGTTTTAAATTGTTCCCGTGTCATTTCTTCCAAACCAAAATTTCATTGTGTGGACTAATAATCATAGGATCGATATAGGAATCATATAAGTCAGGCATGCCTTTCACTTTATATGGAATACAACAAGGAATTGCAATCATTATTTTTTCTTTTGCTTCAATACAATTCCAAGACTTTACAGGATCTGCGTGAGAATGAACACATACAATTAAAGCCTTATCTACAGAGGGCAACTTAACGTTTTCGATATAGTCTTTAATTACAGTCAGTCTGTCAAAACTCTTGTTCCAATCACAAGCAGGATCTACAACAATAACCTCATACATAGACCTAAATGCTATCATTGCTCCTGTACGGGGCTTGTGGCCGTCACCAATGACTATACATGTTACGTTGTCTTTAGGATCATAGCCATGTTTTCTAATAGCTTCAATAGCTCCCATAGACTCTGTAATCTCTTTAGGATTAGGGAATAAATTTTCTTGAAGAAGCCTACCTGCACAAGTTAGCTTCATAAACTGGCTTATGTATTGTAAATAGTTTCTAGTATAGCAACCAGAGTCTTTACTAGCACAGTAGAAGTAAGTAACACCATCATTATGTACAAGCTTATCAAGAATAACATACATCATTCCTTCATGAGTAAATGATTCTTGTATGTTCAAAGCTCTAGGCTTTTTTGAAGATAGAATGATTTTGCTTCCAACAAGATAGATAAACTTTGCTTTATCAATATAAACAAGTTTCTTAATTTGAGCTAGGAAGCTTGACTTGAACATTGGAATGCTGTCTTTTGACCTGTTTGGGGTGTGTTATTAGGCTTAAAGATGTATTATAAATATTTCGATAATCTTTACATACTATAACCCATTCTTTGTTTTCAAGAACTTCTGGATCAGTAAAAACTACACTTTTATTATCAAGCCAAACAACTACAGAATAAGGTCCAGAGTTTATAATATTAGGTTTATAGATTGTTTCTATAACAGAAACTGGTATTACTACAGAGAGCAATACCAGTAACAGAAAAACTATAAAACCTGCTTCTATTAAATCAAGATTCTTCTGGTAATTCTTCTTCATCCCAATCCCATGAGATATCAGTTTCTACTTGCACGTTTATAAAATCGTCTTCTGAGAAAGAGGATACTTCTACGTTGCCTTTTTCATCTACAATCAAATAGAATAGTTTATCTTCAGGGTTGTCTTCCCTATGACGGGCGGCGGCTTCAAGAGTTGCTTCGAAAGTACTAGGCCCTCTTAAATAGGGCTCGTCACTTGAAGCTTCAATAATTAAAAGGATAGTTTTAGTCATAACAATTTCTGCTAGAGGTAGTTGTTTATAATGTAACTATTTAGTTAAAATAAATAATATTTACATCATCAGTAAAGTAAGTACGTTCTTTAGTCATATAACTTAAATTAGTATTATCATCTATTACGATAAGACCTCTTATGTTACCAAGCCCTTTAGAATTGCCACTAATTATCGTGTTCCGAAGCATTTCAAAATCAACAGGAACAGGGCAATACTTATATGTACTTTCTATAGCAGTACAGAAGGCTAAAAGTGCAAGTAAACTTGTAGAACTTATAATATATAAACCTTCAGGGATTTTTGAGATAGTTTTAGAACTAGCACATAGAAAATCTCCTCTAACTGCCAAATATTCTAGGACAAATACTGTTTTAGGGTATTGTAGCTCTTTCTCCAGTTTATGAATCAGATCCATCTAGCCTCTCCAGTCTTTAAGTTCTAGCTGTACTTTAATAATATCTGTAATATTAATTAAGAGTCCTAAAATTATTGAAACTACAGCCATAACTCCGAAAAAGATGGCTACTATAATATCAAAAATACCTAAACAAATACGCACAGGGAGCTGAAAAATTTCATTTCTTAAGTGCCTTAAGAAAGCTTTCCATTGGCCTGGAATACTGGCATCTCTTACATCAACAATTAGTATACTTAAAGAAATAACAAAAGCAATGATAATCATTATGTAAACAGGGATAGAAAAAGGATCATTAACTAACATTTCCTGTCCGTTTATTCCAATCATTTGCCTAAAACCAGATACAAGTATTAAAAGTTGGGTAAAGACAAAGAACTTTAAAACCGTTTTTTCTTAGTCGTTTTATAATCTTTAGTTTTACTACTCTTGGTAAGAAACAAGATTCTTTGCTAATAGTAACATAATCATTAAGATTTGTTATTATAATACTACAACCTTGTTTTGTAACTGCATTTCTAATATCATCTATAACAAGATTAAATACAAGTTCTGATAAACCTTCTTTATCTTTGAAGATTTCAAGATCTCTTTTTGCTGTTTCGGCTCTGTAACCAGAGTATGCCATAATTAACCCCGACTGAATTCTTTAAATCTGGGTCCTCTTAGAACACCATTTTCTGTCACTTCATGACACTCTGCTTCAATATAAGAACCTTTTAAATCTTCTCTGTTATCCCAGATATTCTGTCTAAGTTCGTCACTGAATCCTGTTCCAACGGTACCTTTGATAGTACCATCATCTGATTCAACAATAAGAGCGCCTAGACTTCCAGTATACTTCTCATTACCTTCTTTAAAATTAATAATCTTAAGAGTGTGTGTGTCAGAAGCTTTATCTTTTAGCCAAGTATCTTCATAGTATTTAGCTTTAAGGTTCTTAAGAACAGTTCCTTCTCCTCCTACTTGCTTAACCAAATCAGTAAATTCCTTAGGAGAGCATTTTAGGTCTCTGTTGTTTGCAACAGGAGCAATAACTCGTGGGTTTGTGATTCTTCTAAACCAGAACTGGTCTCTTCTGTCACCAAAATATCTATTATCAATTCTAGGAGAGCTTTTAGCTAATTCACGAAGTTCGAGACTACGTTCTTCATATGTACCCTCTCCTTCAATATCCCAAACATTGAAAACAAGCCTATCACCATACTTTCCAGTACTTTGAAGGTTTCTAGATCTAGTTGAATTACTGTTTAAGGTTCCTGCTGTCTTAGCAACATTTTCGTAGGTTGTGGATACTTCTCCATGGATAGCTCTGTTTTTAAATTTATCAGGAATCTTATAAAACTTCAGGCTAGGAAGCTTATCCACCTGGTTAATTGGTTCTCCTGTTACTGAAAGTCTTCTACTAATCAATTGATTAGTTCCTGGTTTATCACCAGATCTTAGAGTATAGTTAGCTCCATCAACTTTCCACTCAGAAATAGTATCAGGGTCTCCATAAGCAACTTCAAGCTTCTTTGGATCAGATGAGAATTTAGATCTGTCTTTATGAATCAAAACAGGGTCTTTCATACGTATCATTCCTGCAGCCTCATTAAGAATGGGAGACTTTTCAGTAAAGATACAATAACGACCCTGGAATTTACCTTCATTGATACTGAATTCCATCTTTTCTGGTGACATTTCGATGATATCAATATCACCTCTCCAGATAGTTTTCATCTTGCCTTCTCCATATGATCCTTCTGGGAAGACAAAAGATTCCTTATCAAAATACTTAAGAGAGTGGTTATGTCTTCTTACAACTCTCTGTACGATACCAGTCTTTTCTGGGAAAATGTCTGTTTTAACAACAGCAAAATCATAAACACGGCCATCTACTTTAAATCTAAAGTCAAGATGAGTGCCAGCTCTTTTAGCTTCGTGCAGTTCAATTTTAGCAGGTACTGATCTAGGTTGATTAATTACTGGAAGATCATAATAAAACTGGTTAAGACCTTTAAGAATTCCAAACTTAGGCTTTTCTTCATAGCCCATTTCTTTCCATTGTGGAAGTTTTGATTTAATAGCTTGAGAACCAATAGCCCATACGACATTAGACCCTCCAAGTCCATCTACTAGAACGTCTTTAACAAATCCAAAAAGTCCCATTAGTTAGACTTCCTTCTATTATCAAATATATTAAGAACTCCCCAAACAAAGAAAAAGATAACAATAGGACCACCTATTGGATGAGCACAGATAGCCAAAAGTTCTTTTGGCATTTAATTTCTTCCTAGCTTTCTATAATAATTAACTTTGTTATTAAGCTTTACAACAAGAAAAATAGCATCTCGTGTCTTTTGATCGTGGGTTACTTCAAGTAGCTCGAGTACCTGCTTATTAAACTCAGATTCTTTTTTAATCAGATCTTGTTCTTTAGTAGTATAAGCAGTGGGTTTACTTGGCTTAGCTGAAGGTAATGTAGAAATCAAGCAAATTACGGAAATAAAAAACCATATAAAACAAATAACAGCAGCAATACTAGAAACAACTGATAATGGTGAAGTATCATTTTTAACACTATCCCAATATGCTGCTGCACAAAATATAACAATAAAGATACCACTTGTGATAATATTAGCTAGTTCTTGTGTCATGTTACTAAAAGCCTCCTTTCATTGCATTCAAAAAGATAATCTCGTTCTTCACATTTGTTTGAAATTTAGGTACAGATAGAATCAGTGAATAGTTTGCATTTAGCAGTAGATTTGAAAGGAAATTTATTCTTGCTGTAAGAATTTCACTTATACTTAGTTGAGTAAAGTTCTGGATTTCTTTAAGAATGTTTACTACATAAAGATTATAAGTATCTTTATCAGAGCTTAAAATAGATAAGTCATCCATAGCAAATAAAACTTCGTTTCTTGCTTTGATATCAATTTCACATGCTGAATAGTCAGTACTATTATTAATAAAGTTTCTGATCATTGATGGATCAACAGATGGTTCTGTTTGTCTATATAAAGACCACCATTCGTTAAAGTTAACTAATGACCTTTCAACATCATCAGGTCTGTATTCCATAATACTGTCATGAAATACAGCACCTAAGAAATACTCCTTCCTTTGATTAATATCCTTAATAGCGCCAAAACTCGTGATAAAAGTTTCAATATGATCCCAAGTATGATACTTTCTTCTTGGATCATTAAGATTCTTAATTCTATCCATTAATGAATCCATAGCAACATCACTCTTGAAAGGAATTCCATGGAATGCTGTAAATTCAATAAGCTCTTCTGTTGTGGTGATGGGTTTCATAGAGACTCATTCAAACTTGCTTAGATCATAGATATTACAGGTCTTTGGGATAGCTCTTAAGTTGCTAGGTTGTTCAATTTCTCTTAAAAGCAGCTAAGATTAGGTGTGTTTTACCAACACCCTTCTTTCCTTTGATTAGAACGTTTTGTTCAGTTTCAATAAAAAAGTCTAAGTCTTTTTCAGTAAAAGTCGTCATGCTACCTGGACAGGCTGTGGTTTTGTATAATGCTTCTTCCAATTAGTTCTAATAACGCTAGCCCAATGAATAGCTTCTTGTGCGAAAGCAATAGCGCAGAAAAATACCACAATTTCTGCACAGATCCAAGACAAAATCATGAAGCCTGAGAAAAGCAAAATTCCCAGCACCTTTGAAAGCAGGGGTGTAATCTTCCAATGCTTTTCCATATACTGCATAACAGGAATAATAGATAAAGCTGTAACGAGATGAGGCTGTTTTAAAAAAAGTTTAATAACAATTGGGAAAGATAATGCCGTTAGGCCCGCAATTGTTGACCAATGTTGCTTCATGTGGGGGTGGTGTTTTGATTAAATACAGACAAGATCTTCTATTTTTAGCTCATAAAATGATGGTGTTAATAGTATACAATAACCACGACCATCTATAGATAAGTAAGAGTATGTTGGACCATACTTACTTCTATACTCTCTTAGGTCTTTACCTAAGATTCTATACTCTCTTTTTGTTTTAATTCCAGTAACAGTATCTCCAATTTTTAGGGAATCCCACTGTTGAACTGTCATATACAAACTTTGTCTAGTCGAGAATAAAAATTAGGATTATAAAGACGATATGCAATCATATCACAAGGATTTACTGCATTTATACCACTAATACAATCATCACTATGAAGACGTAGTCTTGTAATAACTATCTCAGTTCCATGCGAATAGCCACAGTCTTTAGTAGCTATAACTTTTACTACATCACCAACTTGTAAAGAATTGAATTCAGTTCGTGTCATCGGTTTTTTTAAATACAAACTGGTAATACTCTTTCATAAAAGCGATGTCCATTTAGATTATATATTCTATTGTTTTCAAGATTTACGTTATCTCTACCTACAAATCTAGCATAGGTACTTTTTTTATCTCTTGTAATAAAGATCTGCATATCAGGATTGTATGCACAGCCTTTGTTAGGAACAACTCTGACAACATCACCAACTTTTAGGGATTCAAATTCTTCATAGGTCATTTGAACATTGACTCAAAGTACATACTATATTTGAATAAGATATGAATAGTTAAAAGAACTACTATACTAAAGCCAAAATACATAAACGCGTTTCTTAAAAAATCATAAGTATACTTTTTTACAACAATATATTCTTTTTTATCCTCTTTCTTGAAGAGTAAATGGAATACATATGATATTACAAATAAAAGTGAAGCACAACAAAACCAAAAAAGCTCTCTTGTCATTATTCTAACAAACTGTTTTTGTCAAGCCATATACTGAAAAATATTAGAAAGACTGTGTGTAGAAAGAAAGAGAAACAGATTACTCCTGCAGCATTCTGCCCTGCTTTTATTAAAAGATTCAACTGAACTATTATCATAGCTTCAATCAAACCAAACATAAGTGATTTAAAAATTATACTAAGCATTTACTAGACAGGATCTCCTGGTAAAACATCATAATGGAAAGGTAGTTTTGGTAGCTGTATTTCAACATACCAACCTTTTGCAATGTTATGAGCGTTAATACAGCTCAAGTGCCTATCCCAAACTTGCTCAGGATCTTTGTTAACAGACTTACTCCAAATATTGATAAAACTTCTATCCAAACCATGAACTTCTCCTTGTTCATACTGACGAAGATCTTCAAAAGGTATAGATAGTTTTTCAACCAACTCATTGAATGATAAGTCAGCTCCTATTCTACACCTGGTCATAAATACACCAAAAGAGTAAATTGGTCGAAGATGGTTTTCTTTACACATTTCAACTTCTCAAGAATTGGCTGCCTCTCAGGGACTCGAACCCCGACCCCTTACATTATTAGTACAGTAATGCATAGTAGAGATGTAGTTCTTAAGCTGAGGAAAGAGGGAAAGAGTTATGGGAAGATTTCCCATATTACTAAGATACCTAAATCTACAATAGCTTGGATTTGTACATCTAAAGATGTACTAAGTAGGCCTGTCGCAAAAGTTCTTAATTGGTGCGAAATTCAAAGTATTTATAACGATCTTCAATCTATTAGAACTACTGCTACATCTTGTGGCATTTCCAAAAGGTCCATTGAAAAAGCTACTAAAAGAGGAGATTTGATTCTAATAAAGAAAGAGCCTATTCCAATAGAAGAACTACTAGTTATAGATAGACCTCAAACTAGCAGAGGTTATCTGAAAAGACGCTTACTTAAAGAAGGTCTATTGCTAAATCAATGTGCAGGGTGTGGTACTGACCCTATTTGGAGAGATAAGCCTCTTGTATTACAGTTGGAGCATAAGAATGGTATTAAGACAGATAATCGCCTAGAGAATTTGGAGCTTTTATGTCCTAACTGTCATAGCCAAACTGATACTTTCTGTGGTAAGAATACTAAAAGAAAGGTTAAAGTTGTTGCCTCTCCAGGACTCGAACCTGAAACTCCTGCACCAAAGGCAGGCGTGGTACCATTTCACTAAGAGGCAACAACTTTGTGTCCTACCCTTAGACGAAGAGGCAAATTTTTTTTAGCTAATAAATAACAAGGAAAAAACTACTTTAAACAGGAACTATTAACATTTGGTGACTAGATGGACCTCTTTTAGAGTCTACTTCTTCTTTCCAACCACAAGACTTAATTTCAGTTTGAATTTCTTTAACAAGATTGTCTGTGTTTTTTGACATGATCTGTTCCTTATTAAATAATACTATAGACATACTACTCATCTAAGAAATCTCATAAGAGGGAATAGCCTCTGTATAGTTTCTTCCAGTTTCTTTAAAGAAGACCATAAGAGCTTTAAAGAGATTTTGGTACACTTCTTCAGGGACTCTAGGAATTTCATTGTTCTCACTAGATCTTACAAGACAAATATTGTCTGGTCTGATAAAGGAAAAAGTTGTGCTATCTAAATCTTTATAAGCAATTTGTGTTAACCACCTCTTATTCCACACTAAGCAAATAGTATCGGTAAGCTTAATATAGAGAAGATCATGGTCAGTAGCTACTGCAACAGATAGATCCCTAACAAATCCTGGTTTAAGTGAGACCTTCTCTTTTTCAAGAACCTTGGTAAACAAGGTACCTATTGGAAGTTCTAAATGTGTACTTACGGTAATCTCATTATTTACCAGTTGGGAGACTGTTGTAGCACCCGATAGAAATGGATTGACAGCTACAAGAGAAGTAACTAAGTTTGTTAGGGCATTAAGTCTTTGCTGAATTTCCTGAAATTGAGGATCAGTCATTGTTTCTCCTTAAAGTTGTGGTGCCCAGAGGGGGACTCGAACCCCCATGCCACAAGTGGCTGCGGAGTTTCATCACACTATCGCTTTCACGATCCTCTTGCAAGTTGTGCGCTGGACTATATCATAACCCACGTCATTACACGTTTGGGTTGAGTGTGTATAGTCTCTGAACCTTCCCCATAGATTTCTCCTTAGGGGCTTGGCTGCTGATTGTCGAATTCTTGCAATTTTAGAACTTTCGCACCCGTTGTTTCCAACCATGCTGTAGTTTGCAAGACTCTAACGATATTCCAGCAATTTACACTCTTCTCCGTATAGGATTTCTCCCATATGACTCTTTGTAACTCTAGAAAAGAATGAAGTCTTGCATGATCTCTCCTTGACATTACCCAAAGGTTGTCTACAGAGTTATCTTTTGGATCTTCATTTAGGTGGTGAACAACTTCGTTATAGCTTAAGATTCTTCCCAAGATCTTTTCTGCGATTATTCTATGACCACGTTTATTAGGTTTCCCTGGTACGTAGTTATTTGAGGACAAGTCCTCTTTTTTCCTAGACTGTTTATAACAATCAGGACATAGAATAGATCGTTTTCTAAGAGCCGAGAAAACCTCTTTACAAGCCACACATTCTTTCTCCCAAGTATATCTGGGATATTGAGCCATTCTATCGCTGTTGCATTTACTGCATAAGCGCCTACCTTTCTTTCTAGGGCTTCCACATACTTTGCATATCAACTGTTCCATACCTATAATGTAATAGGTAGACTCAGTTAATTAGTGCAAAATGTGTAGAATTTTAAAAGTCCGCTGCGTCTGCCATTCCGCCATCCGGGCACGTTGTTTGTTATAGTCTAAGCCTGAGCTTGATTAAGTTCTTTCTGAAGCCTTTTTACTATTGCTTTAGCTTCTTTAAGTTTAATATCAATGTCATGAATACGTGCTTCCTTTTCTTCTTTCTCCACTTTTTGTGAGAAATCTTCAATTTCCTTTTTAGAGCTAACAATGTACTCCAAAATGAAGGGTAGGAGAAGCTCGTGAAGCTTAACAAGATAAGCTGGTGGATCTATGTTAAGATTATCACTATTCAAAGGCATTACACAAACAAGTTTCTCACCACCATTACCAGAAGAACTGTGCTCAGTAATAAATGCATGGTCTCTATAAATTAAAGTACCTTCATCATTATATTCTAATCCATAATTAAAAACTATTATAATCAGGAATGTTGTTCAATCTGTGGTCAGAATACTATTTGGAATGAGTTGCCTTTAATCTTGCAACTAGATCATATAGACGGTAATTCCGATAATAACTTTCCAGAAAACTTACGTCTATTATGCCCCAATTGTCATACACAAACTGATACTTTTACATCAAAGCAGAAGAAAGATACTAAGAGAAATAGATATCTTAGATCCTTTAAAGGATACGAAGAATAAGTTTGGTCCTCCCAAGGAGATTTGAACTCGACTAACCTTTGCTATGTAACAGCACTGCTCTACCGTTGAGCTATGGGAGGATATTTTTTTATAAGGTACCTTTGGCCGGACTGGGCGCCACCCGAGGATTTGTACTTGCTATTTACTGAGCTAACCGCCCAAGTACCATCTATTTAGAATATACAAGTTTCTCTTGCATTTCATAACAATCTCTTAGAAGTTTTTTAGCTCTAAACACTCTGACCTTTTTTGTTGTTGGATTAAGGTCTGATGGTGTAGAGTAGAACTCATTATCAAGATAACTTATTAGTGTATCATATAGAGTCTTGTTCTGACTTTTTAAAGAGTTTAACGCTTCTTCTATTTTACAAGAAAGAGAGTCATCTACTGGTTGCTTTCTTAACAATGTAAAGTAGTTCTCTTTTAGCAAGTTCTTGAAATCCTTGTCATTTGAATCCTCTAAATCCACAATCGGGTAAATAGCAGGATTACTAAGTTTAACCGCATCGAATAATTCAAGATCTTTTTCGTGCTGTCGTTTGTTCTTTCTAACTAGATCGATAATCTTAGTGATACAAGTAGTCTTCCAATAGCCTAGACTAGTTTCAGAGTCCGATTTGATATCTGCTTTACTAAGACTTATTAAACATCTTTGAAAGTAATCATCAAAATCGACTGCTTTATCAAAGTTCTGTACTGTTGAAGGAAGTTTATTCCATACTTTAAGGGCAATGCTCCTTAAAACACTTTTATTTGAATAATAAAAATCATCAAAGTTTTCCATAACCTTTCTGACTACGAGACAGTCAAACCTATTTTTGGTTTATCCTACTCATCGTTGAAATGATCACCCCAAAACTCATCAGCATTTGAGTCTAGGTCTTCAGCACTCATCTGTTCTTCAGGTCTTAGGTGTAAAGGTAGTCCATATTGGATGCCTTTAGATTCACAAAGTCTAATATAGATAGGTATTTGGGCCAATATGTCAGCTTTTGCCTCCTCTTTTGTTGCACCAACCCCTATAATATCCTTATTATTTAGATGAGGTGCTTCTGCATAACACAGATCACCAAACTTCTTTACCACAATATGATATTCGGTTGGAGATATGGTACTCATCTTCCTTCGCTTTCATATTTCGAAAATAAGTTCATTAACAGGACAACTTAGTCTTCTTTTAAAGAATTCTCTAAGGTCATAGATCCTGTTTTTTGTGCCACTAGTGGTAAGTTTTAACACTTTTGATAGTTCTACAGCAGTTCTTTCTTCTTTCAGATGGGTAAAAACAATTCTTTCCTTCGTGGTTAGTTCTCTGAAAATAGCATCAAGCTCTTTTTCTTGAACAAAGCGAACTCCTGAGTATATAAAACCGTTTGATGGACAATGATCTGTACCAACAAAGCGAGCCAGTTCAAAAGATCCTTGATTAAAGTCGTTAACTAGCCTTAGATTGTTCTCTTTTACATACTTACGATATCTAATAATATCAAGAGCTACCCTACCACAGATACGGCTGAAATAGTTTTCAATAGTACTATCTTCGTTGATACGATCTCTTGTATTCCATATCTTGATACAAGTTTCTTGATAAATATCTTGAATGTCATCTGAGTCCAGACTATAGAACCTTCCAATATTACTAGCAATTTTTAAAAAATCTGGCTTTTTATCAATAAGAATTTTTTCTACATCCACCATGATGCTGCTTCCCCTAAGATGTTAATTAGTTTTAAGCCATGTAATAATTAGTTGGTCTCCATCGTATTCAATACCAACTACTTTAGGCCAATGTTTTATAGGAATATCGTAAAGATCATCTAAATGCTCATCAAGGAAATCAGCAGCAGCAAAATGAATGTGAAGATCAGCAATAATCCAATGTTTCTGGGTTGCTATAGCTGATATCCAAGATTTTAAAGCTGTTAGAAGGGTATGCTCTTGTGTTTCCATATTAGATTCCTTGAAACTTGGTAGGAGGTACGGGGCTCGAACCCGTGACCCACGCATTAAAAGTGCGTTGCTCTACCACTGAGCTAACCTCCCATGTTCGTTACAGTTTTATTCTTTGTTCAATAGGAATATTAATGTATGCTTCAAACTCTTTGATTGTTTGTAGCATATCAGTTAGGTCATTATATAGGATTGAAGTTTCAGGACAAATATAGTGCATGACAGAGGAGCCACAATCATAGTTACTTGCAAGGACTTGATACCTAGCTAGCTTTTTAGAAAACTGTTTCCTTAACCATCTATACATAATCTTTGCCACAATAGAATTATAAAGACTTTTAATTGATTGTGACAATTTGGTCATCCTCTTCAATCTTTTTCTTTACAGAATTTATCTATGTCTTTATTTATATCTTTAGTTTTTAGAGATGATTCTAAATTACGCGTTGTTTCAAGGAAGACGTTAATTCCAATGAATATCAAAATAAATATACTTGTATTACTTACTTTTTCAAACTCTGTAGTAAATATGAAAAGAAAATAGATATAAAAAACAGTTACTTGAATGTTGTTTTTGATGAAATTCAACAAGGTTTTCATTCAGTTTGTCCTAGTTAAAACTGGGTAATGCATGACAGGTTGCTTCACTAATACTGGCAACTTCCATTACCTTTTTCATAGTCTTAACAGAGCATTCTCGACACAAAGGAAGTTCGATACTATCTGCTCCATCCATAGAAAGGTTCTCATAAAACTTTATGACAGGTCCAAATTCGTAAGCAACAATTGGTTGTCTCTCTACCAATACATCATCCAGCTCTTGTTTGCAGTGAGCACAGATTGAAGTAGTTTGGCCTGTAAGATACTCCCAGTTTCTTTGGACCATTAATAGAAAGCTTCCTTGGTGTTCTGGTTTACAGTTGAACAAAGCATCATAGCCATATCTTGGCATTCTGCACAATTCAGGACCACATTCATCATTGTCAGCCATAAATCTGGAAAGAGCTATGAAATATGTATCACTGTAATTGTCAGCAAAGAAATTTATAAAATCTTGAGGAATATAATCAGTTCCTTTTACTTTACAGTAAGCAATAAAGTCACTAAGAAAATTGTGATAGGTGTATCGTGGTTGTGCCATTTTCAATTACCTAAAGAAATACATCTTAGGATCAATAGGATTATCACAAAGAAGTAAACAATTAATCTTGGCCTTTTGAGAAGCTATCTCAACTGCCTCGTCTTTAGTTACTTCTTTACAGGTAGCAATTAAGTCAGTACACCAGCCATCTGCAAAGGATTTAGCCCTTGCTTCCGAACTAAAACAGGCAAGACCTTCAATCTGTTCACCAGAAAGATTAGCATGGTAAATCACATGTTTATTGCCAGTTTGAAGAATAACGAGCTTATCTGGAAACGTATCTTCAAGCTCTGAAAAAATAAGGCTCTTAGGTACCATTGTCATCTAAGACAATCCCAACTCCTACAAAATAACAGTGCTCATCAGCCCTTGACGGACAAGGAGATTTTGATTTTTCATTATAGGATGTATCATTAAAAGATTTTTTAAGTGTTTGTGGTGCATAAGCAGAAAAATGTCGCCAAAGATAATACTCATTAGCCTCAAGAATAGGCTTAGACTTAAATGCTTTAATTGAATTGATTAACTGATAAATACTGATAGGTAGTGTAATAATAACTTTGTTTCCATTAAGATCAGTAATAGTTATGAACTCAGTTGAATCCATGATATCAGATACAATAACATCAGGAGTATTAGTTTGCTGCACAATCTGATTGTTAAGTAGCATCAATGACTCCTTTCTTTTCAAAATGGAAGTATTTATATTAAAGTAATTAAAAAAAGATTCTGCACTTCTAATTAGGGTCGAGTGTGACATGACGAGCTATTGTAATACATTTCTTTGATTTCATCTCACAAAGAACTTCTGCTAAGTCCTTGTTGTTTAAAATAACAACACAGAATTCGTCAAAAGAAATGTCTGATGTCCTTGAACAGGAGTATCCTGTAATAACATCTTTGGGGAATGTTTTAAGAGCATGCCAGAATACAGGATGATAGCTAATAGGTATAAACATTAGAATACTAATAACAATAGACTTAATGTTAGCCTCTGATGTAAGGAGAAAACTTCCAAACTAAATCAAAAATAATAGCATATGGAACAAAAATGTTAAAAAGAGCATGCCACCCTCCCCAATACAAACATGTATAGATAAGGTTTGCTAGCCAGAACAGGCCTCCAATTCTTAAAACACAACCACTTTTCCCTTCTGCCATTTGGTGTTCTCATTTGAATCTACTTAATCTACTGGTATTAATCTGGTCTTCAGGAGGTAGGCATACACCATTCTCTTCAACCAGAAAACCTGAAATAAGTGCATACCTATTTCCATTAGTTATAATTTTAGTTTCTCCATCCTTAGGAAGATCAGAAGCTGTTACTGCTTTTTCTGTATGATACTTAATAAATAGCAGTATAGGTCTTTCCCTGTCTTTCATGTGTCCTAGGTTATAAGGACCAACACTACATCTACAAGAATAACACATTCTCTTAATAATAATCTGTCTTCCACCACCAGGTAACAGTCTGTATTCAGTACCTATAGGGTATCCGTGTGTAGGAAAAAGTAATCTAGGGTTTTTAATAAACTCCATGTTTTAAACCTACTTAAAAATAGGTTCTACTGTATAACTGCCATTTGACTGTTGCACTATCTCAGTATTGTTAGTACTTTGTTCTTTACCACAAATAGAACATCTTCTTGTAGCGTTAATGACAATAGCACCATATTGTTTTTGTGGTGTTATATTAAGATCCCATGAATGAGGACAATCAGCAGCAAGTCTAGTAAGTTTATCATAAAGTGTTTTTTCTTTAGCTCTTAGCTTAGTTATCTCAGACTTAACATCTGATAACTCAAGTTTAGTATTGATAATGGTTGTTCGTAAGTCTTCCATTGAACATTCGGATTATACCATAACTTACTAAAAAACTTGGTGGGCCCGGTGGGGATCGAACCCACGACCATGCGGTTCAGGTTTGTGTCAGTTTCCTGACTCCCTGGACTGTCTCTTGACCGTACTCATTACTGAGTTTAGGCCCTCTCCGTACAGTCTCTGCATACTCTTTACAAAGTACTCACGATTGCCATAGATCTATCCTTATTGATCCTTAGGTTTTCCTGAACAGGAGAGATCCCACAAGTAGTTTCCAATCTTGTGGCACCTGCTATCACACACCTAATAAAAGGAAAGTGTGTGGAGCTTTGATGAACCGCGTGCTCTAACCACTGAGCTACAGGCCCTTGTACTTATTCGATTTCCTCTCTTGTAACAGATGGAGAAACTCTATAAAAATTACAAGTTTTAATATATTCGTCAAAAGCATCTAGTCTAGCACTCTGGTATGTTTTGCCACGAGTGCCTACAAGAACTCGACCTTCTCTTATATAAGAGAAACACCAAAAACCTACCATTAGGCCTCTGAAGTAGCCATGAATGTCTTCAGGTTTTAGCTGTCCATAACTTACTTCTGTCCTGAAATGACCAAAATAAAAATGGTCCTTCATAATAACCTTAATTACTAATTATTTTATATTGATAAGAGACTTAATACTCATATAACCTGCTACTTCTAGGTTGTATGTTTTAGAAACTTGTAGCTTATCATAAAGACTATTAGCATTTGTTTGAAAGAGTAACCAATTGTTGGTTACAGTCATCACAACAAGTTCATTATTAGAGTTCTTACCATAGATAAATCTTTCTGGACCAATAGCTTTCTTCTCAGTTATGGTAACAGACTCAGTTCTTATAGTATGCTTTAAAGCAAAATGCCCGCCTGCAAGTGAAAGTAGGATACCAGGAACCATAAGGGATGTAATAAAGAAAGGTAAGGGTGTTGGGAGTCTTTCGCTCAAAGCAAAAATACCGTCCTATCTAAGATTGTCCTCAGTTAGCTTAGCTGGAAAGGACTGTGCCAGGGTCCTGAGGATACTCTTTTTAACAGAGTTGAAGGGTCCTAATTAAAGGACCCTCATGCCATGGAGAACCAGATCAGAACCAACCTCCAACCCAGCAGGGTCCAAGTTTTGATTTCGTAGGTCTTGGTACTACGTCTACGCACTTCCGTCCCAAGGGCTATCTGCCCCGAGGTGTTCCGTACGGAAATTGGGTTCTATGCACGCCTTCTCGGACAAAGAGGGAACTCCCTCCCGCGGGGCTCCCACCCACTACATAGAAAAAAGTTTGGACCTTCCTAGTTTGTCTTCTATCTACCTTATGAGGGTAGCGAGTATCAATTTCTTCATATCCAGTCCAAAAAAAGTCTTCTCTCAGTACCAAGAAGTTGCATCTTAGTATACTCTCTGTTACCAGAGTGTGTTTCTATTACACCATTACATTCAAGAAGACGATCAAGTTTTTCTGTTGTGCGACACGAATGCCTGACAACAGATCTTACTGAATGAGTACTCTATTCAGCTCAGTGTTAGATCAGCCCACTGGGACACATCCCTGCATGCTTTCGCAACCCTATTTCCCACCAGGAGTATCCCTTTTACAGGACGTACTTAGTGCTGTTCGAGTGTGTCCAATTCCCTTTACAGGGAAATCAAAACGATTCCGTGCAAGCCAAGAGCGATGCTTATGACTTAATTACCTTGTCTATAGCAATGCCTCTTGCGAGTGCTGCTTTCAACAAGTTTTTCACAAAGACCTTTTATAATCTTTGTGTTTTACCTTCCCTTACGAGAAGTCATGGAACTAAAAATGGCGGTAACTTTACTTTCACTATGCTACCATACCAGGGTTATCAAGGCCACTTACATGACCCTTAGAAAGCTGGTGCTTGGCTTAGGCTATGTGTGAACATACCTCCGCTTATGGATTTCTCCATACCTTTGCTCTAGCCGGCAAATTGAAATAAGGGGGCCCGCTGAAAGTCTACAAACCTAAACTGTCGAGAAAAGGCTGCGAGTCCAACGACCCCCTTATAACGCGTCCGTGTAGACAGTACGGGAAGCTCGGCGCTGTCTAATTATCCGGTTGGTTTACCACCTGACGGTGTCATGGACGAATAAAAAAGTTAGGGCCTCAACTCCTTTTCACATTGAGACCAAGAGCGCTCTATTAAGGCCAGGGCCTAAAAGGTAGAAACTTTACGTGAAAGTTAGAAAGTTTGTTCAGCGTGAAGCACACTGAGGACTTCTGTTCCAGGTAGCTCTGAAAGCACGATATTCGGTTTTACTCATGGGATAGACAGAACGTCTTTTATCCTTTTTTCCGTCCTTAACGGACATACTTTTGAGGATTTATGTTACCCTTTTAACTATATAAAATTGTGTCTACTGCTTTTATAGTAGACTTAGAACCTTTTGTCTACACCAAATGGTTTAATGTTTTTTCTGAATAGTAGACATACGTAGAATAGGGATATAGCCCATTTAGGCTAGTAAATTGTAGCAAAATACTATCAAACACTAGCAAAATATCTAGGCGAAGCTAATAAAAAAAGGGGATATGGTCTTTCAACCATACCCCCTAGTTGCTATGGAGCGGCAAATTCGGTGTCAAGCGCGGCCAGTTGTTCGACCGTGTCTTCCTCTTTCACCTGTTCGGGCTCAGGGACCTGCTGAGATTCCCAAACCTCAATCATGGCCTTAGCCAGTGAGGGGTTCTGCTCAGCAATGACAGTCATAGCATTCACAATAAAGCGTTGAACCATTGCCTGTGTCCAGACAGGCTGCTTGGTATCATCGGTATACAAGCCTGTGCTTGTATTGCCATCACCCGAGGACCTCTCCTTCTTAGGGAGGCCAACGCCGCCACGAATCTCGAGCTGATTGGGCCGTTTGGGGTTGTAACCCCAGACCTCAACCGATCCGAGCATCTTGGCTTCTTCGGGAATAGTGGCGTCATAGAACTCAACATTGACACGGTAGTACGTGTCGTGATTGCCGCCCTCAGCGACGGCTTTTAGCGTGACCAAGTTCTGAGACTTGATCTTCGCAAGTGAGACGACTGCATGGGTCGCCATAACATCCTTCGTCTTTCGACGAGAACCAGCTGGCACCGGAATGTCAGCGTCTTCAATAACCAATTTCCGATGGTCATCCTCGAGCTTGAACGCTTGTGCGTTTTCACTCGTTGACAGGAAGTCGAAAACTGATGATGCAACGATAGCGGCAGTGAATAGTGAGGCTTTGATTGCGCTCATTGTTTTTCCTTTGCTTGGTTTTGCTTTGCTGATGAGAAGTTCAAGGATAACCTCCTATTACTAGTCAGAAGGTCCTCAGGGTGTCTTCATAAACATCTTAATTGCCTGTGCTAATAGCAAGGCTTTAACTAGAAAATAAAGAACAACAAATGCAATGAAGAACATAAAGATCAAGACGATACTGGAATTCATTCTCAGCAAAAAGAATAGTACCCCTGACCAAGCTAAAAGCAAAATCTCGGTACTGTACTGATATACTTTAACAAGAACCATAGCAATTCTATCACGAATCGCTTTGGTGAATTGCTTAAAGCGTTCGTACACTTTCTTAATAAATGCTTTCAACCTGTCCATGAGAAAATTTTAAGGGCCTTAAGCCAGTTATCTGACCTAAGACCCTGATTGCTACAAGGGGACAGCACCCTCCGCCGAACCCACCGCCGCCCCCCGAACAGCACACAAGCCGTCCGGTACATTGGGCAATGGCAGGTTGCAGATATCTCTGATCTGCGCTACTGCCTTTCTGATAGCTTCAAGATATTCCATGTCAGGCTCTGATTCTGGAATCTCAAGATTATGATTTAAAAGAACTTCCTTAATTGCATGTGCTTCCATGCCTGAGACCACTCTGGTCTTCTTACCTGGTTTGACACATTCTGAAGCATTAGTAGAACGATATAGGTTTATGAAAACGATGAAGCATGGAATAATTTCTCCATTGTTGTTCATGAATGATCTCTCGACACCATGCTCAACAAGAGAATTCCAAGCATCCTTATCCTCAATCTCTTTCAGAGATAACAGGAAATCAGGTTCAAACCAAAATCCATTATGCTGTACTTGAATCTTATTATAGATTCTCATAGCCATGTTCTTCAGTCCGATTGGGCTGAGGATTTTAGGGATTTCAGAAGTCGCTTGAGGGTCTCCAAGCCAGCCTTCAAATTCCTCTCCAGCAAAGTTTCTGAATGTTGTTCGTTGCTGATGATTCTCATCTTTCTGATAGACCAATGAGTTTAGAAACACGTTAGATAGTTTGCTTAGTTCAGCGCCCTCTGATGTCATAAACATCTGACCGCCAGTGCCCTTCCCATCTTCTGGTCGTCCTGTAATAACAAGACAAGCCTTTCTGGGTAGGGGTACAGCGTTAGCAAGCTGAGAAGCAATCTGACATGAACGCTTTGGATCAGCGTACTTGCCCGCATACAATGGCGAGAATGTTACAGGATCACAAATACTGAAGTTTGCACGTTCAGTTCCTTTCTTGTTTCCACCACATGGAACAATAGCCAGCTTGGTAGCTTTAAGCTTGATGTTCAGCTCTTTCATGAAAGCAGCTTTCTCATGTGGATTCTTAGTTTGGAAATGGACAGCAATCTTATTCTTAGCAACGGCTAGTGCCATTGTCTTCATAGTCTTATTATGATATAGGAAGTAGCCATACTTACTGAGAAATTCTCTAAGAGCTTTCTCAAGCATAGCTGACTTAACAGGGTTCTGGTGGATATGATCCAATCGACTAGGCCAATGGCCCCCTGATAGTGGCATAAATGTCATAACTGAATTGAGATGAGCTTCAAGAGCGTACTCAATAGGAACAATCTTAACCTGATTATCATAGTTAACCACGATTGGTGATACTACGATACAGTAAGTCATAACAGAAGTGTCTCTCTTAGTTTCTGTAACAGCAACTGGGTGAAGAGTTCTGTAATCTTTACTAGGAGTATACAATCTAATAACAGATACAAACAGTCCTGGGACTGCATGTGGAATCTTCTCAATGGTTAGAAGTTTGAGATCAATAAGTCTTTGAACAATGCCGTGCCCTTTAGAATTGATCTCGAGTTTCTTAGGAATGGGGAACACCTCATCGTCTCTTCGAGAGAGCGCTGATTCGACTGTTTCAAATTCCATACCTTCAAGATACCTCATCATATAGATAGCATCTTTAATTTCTGGAAGTAGTGAATAGGACTTGCCCCTAGCCATACCCAAAATCCAACATGTAGGAAGTGTCCCAATGCTTCGCCTTCGGGGGATTTCGACTTTCTCCATCTTCCCTCCGCGAACCTTTTTCATATCTCCCTCCATAGCAAGAAATCTGTCTTCGTCTTCAAACAGATGTTGGACTTTCATATGATAGGAATCAAGATCCTTAACGGCCATTGCTTCCTTATAATCAAAGTAGTTGTCAGTTGGTCCGACAAGCGGCATAGCAAGAACATCTTTAGCTTTTTCAACTAGAGCATCAAGATTGTACTTCTCAGACATATCAGTAATAACGATTTCCTTGTCCTCTGGGACAGGTGTGAAAGTTGTATATGGATACTTACCAGGAAGTTCCTTAAGAACAGGAACCTTCTTAGTAAATGGAAACTTAATAAACATAGCTTCCCTATGCTTAAAGTATTTTCCATTTGCATCTTTTAGATTAGATCTTAGAGCATGATCTCCATCACTGTCAACAGCTCTGGAAGTCATAAGATCTTCATTAACTACTGTTCCTCCTTCTGGAGTTGTGAAGTAATACTCAGGTGCAATGTCTGCAGATGTAAAGACAGGTCCATAGTGTCCTTTAACAGGAATACCAGTGACCATTCTCAATGTCTTAAAGTATTGGTCCTCAAGCATATCAATCAACTTAGGGAAATCTTCACGGTCTGCTGCCGCTTTGATTCCTTCGTTGATCTGCTTAACGTTTGACACTTTACCATCCTTGCCAATAACAGATTTCTCACCAATAACTCTGAACGGAATGACAACAGGTTGTCCATACCATTCATACTCTTGATAATTTACTTGCACTTAAGCTCCTTCTTCAACTTGGCTTCCTTTTCCTTAAGCTGATCTATTAAAATTTGACCAATAAATGTTCCCTCTTCAATATCATTCCTGATCTTGTCGAGTTCCTTTGCAAGCGTAGATTTCCATAGCTTATGCTTCTTGCCATCATAGAATCTGTTGAATTCCTTACGCTTCCAATGAGCATACCAGAACAGAGTCCAGAATGATGCAAGTGTCATAGCCATTCCAGCTACAGCACCATTAATATTAAAGCCAATACCTAGCAAAATTGCGATAGGGATTGAGAAAAAGAAATCAAATAGTGGAAGGTTTAAGGCAAGGCCTTTAAGATTTAGTTTGGTAACCAATAACAATTCAAAATAGGCAAACAGCCAAGATAAAACGAAAGCGCTTCCTAAAAATGCGTAACCCATGTTGTCCTTTCCACACTATGGATAGATTAATATTTTTTGTGCTTTATTGCTAATTAAAATGGCGGGGTTTCTTGTAACTTCTTCATACGCTCAATGGTATGAAGTGGTACTTGATGTACCGTTTTCTCAGAGCATGTAATAGGATCATCCTTCCAAGGTGTGGATGGTTCTTCTGATATGATAGTAATACCTAGCCTCTCAGCAATGTTAACATACGGTTGGATATCTGACTTCTTAAGATTCGTATTGTCTACGATAACAATTTCTACTTTATTTGACAGGTGATGAATAACAGAGTCGATACAGGTTTTATGTGCAAGATGGAGTTTAGTGGGATCAAAGTTATATCTCCCCCTATCATCAATAAAATAGGAATCTGCAGAACAGATTTCACAAGTGGTATTGTTGAGAGTGTAATAGGTTTTAATTTCATTAGCTCTTGTTGACTTACCTGATCCAGGAAGTCCATGCATAAGAATAATAGTTTGTTTTTCAGAAACCATCAATCATTCTCTGAGCGCATTTGTCGAGCTGTTCATCAACAGCTTTAATATTAAGTTCTAAGAACTTAGTAATATCAATGAATAGTTGCATAGCCTGCCGCTTAGGCATTAATGGTGTTTGATTTATAGCATAGATAGTAGCTTCAAATAGATCGCTATATGCTGTGAACCAGTCGTCATCACTAAAGTTTAGAACGACTTTTTTAAGGTCAAGCTTTTTGATTTCCTCAATGTCTGTACATTTCAGAACATTAAAAGAACCGCTTGATGTAGCAATTTCAATAACATCTCTGTCCTCAGTACCCTGAGGTGGTTTGTTACTGTAATAGATTTCAATTTCTTTAGATTCAATAACAATAATGATAATTGATGCTGTTACGTTTAAACTCACGAGAAGCTCAATAGTGCAATACCAATAGAAGCAAAGATAAATCCAATAACTGCTCCAATGAATATGTATAGCAATGTTTGAAGGTTTTTCTTCATGGTAGTTTGACAACTGTCACGTTAGGGATAATAGATGTTACAACTTCTAGGTAGGTATGCCATAAGCCTCCTCCTAAGTTGCAACCCATTTTATATGGGATATAGATCTTATCCTGTGGAATAGTTCTTAGCTTTAAGTCTCGCCAATTCTCTAGTGACTTAAATGATTTGGCTACTGCTTCATAATCAGTATATCTTTTGTCAGTACCATAGTACTCTTGACCGAAGATGTTAGCAACAAGAAGGTTGTCATCAATTTTAACAAGCTGACAACGCCCTAACAACTGTGCAGATGGAATACTACTACATAATGTTTGATAGGTCTTGTATACTTTAGGGTATGTCTCTCGGAACTGTAGTGCAATTCCAGATCCCATACGTCCTTGACAATTTACTTGATGACAAATAATCCCTTTCTTAATACTGAGAATGTTTCCAGTGATTTCAGTCATGGGTGATTAATTAGTTAAGGTTTACGTTCAAATCTTGGATCAATATCATCAGAATCATTCTGATAGATCTGATCAGCTTCTTCAATAAGTTCATCGCTGAGCTTAAGATTTTCTCCAATAGCTCTTGAATATACTCTTGCTGAAGCATAGGTTGCTTTGCAAAATATAGTGGCTGCCATGAGTTGACCAATGGCTGCAAATCCTAGCACACTTGCAATAAAGATATTGACAATGTTGGATTGTGCTGTAATAACAAACAGAATGAATGCTGTCAAATAAGCAACAGCAAACAAAATATTAATGATTGTGTTGAAAGCTTTCATGCTCTGGTTCCTTGGACTTAATAGTGGGCCCCTCCCCTAAAGGGGCCCCTCCCATTATGTAGGCTGATTAACTGTTTTAATCATATTATAGAACATATTAATCCACATATCAGGAGTGTACGATACCTTATCAGGATAACGTACTACTTTCTTTTCATCAATAAAAGGTTTGACAACAATGACACGTTCCTTTTCATTGTTAGGATCAATAAAGATCTTGCCAAAGTTACTTAATATAATCCAGCTTTTATCGTCACCATAATAGTGAAGATATTCAACTGTTCCTTCATGTTCATCAGCATACTGTTGGAATGCTTTAGTTGCCAAGGATGTAATTACTTTCTTACTATTAGGAAGTTCTACATAATGAGGTTGGCTAAGGAATTTATAAACAATAGTTTCCCATTCAAATGGGAGCTTTTCTTCATTAAGATCAAAGGTCATTTGATCAACAACTGTGCCCCAAAGATCTAAAGAGATTTCATCTCCATACATCTTGAGAGTATAGTTAATATCATAGCCTTGAGTCTCAATAAAGAATGCACCCTTCTCCTCAGAGAAAGTATGATTCATTTCCTTCATAGGTGTAACCTTAAGCAAATTCTGCTTAAGCATATATCGATACATAGCTTCTCTCAGGATTGGGTATAAAAAATGTGTTTCGCAGTTAAGATTGATTCTTTCCATGGTCCTCAATTAAAGTTCATTAGTTTAATATCAGTTATTTTAAATGGGAGTGGCATAGGATTTCCTTTATTAGTAAAGAAAATTTCAATACCAACACCGGTGTCTTTAATTAGAATAATATTACTAAGAGGAGTTATTAAGTACCCCTCAATATACACCATAGTAGGATTAGGATTTGCATTAACTTGTGCATATGATAGCAAGTCTGCCAAAGTATAATCGAATGATCTCTTAATAAGACCTTCAGCAGTGAGAACATGAAGAGTTACTTTATCATCTACTTCGTTAAGGATAAAGATGTTCTCAAGATTAAGAATAAATTCTGGTCTCTGGATGATTGTCATTTTGTGTGCATTATGAAGTATACACAAAGGATAGAAATTAGAATAACATCTATAAGACAAAGTACCATAGAAAATCTCATGTACTTAATAAAATGTTCTTTATGTAGAACATCAGGTTTAAAAAATGTTGCACTTACAACTGCAAGAATTGCAGTAAAGATCCAAATAGCAATTGAAGTAATAACACAAAGTAAGAAGTTAATGCTTGGGTTCATTAGTTTAGAATACTAACATATTCAATACTGCTTTTTCAAAGTCAGGGATACTAGGATTAAAAATGAATTTTCTTGTTAAGAAGATAGTTGGGAAATCACTAATATTATATTGTCCTATTGCATGTTCAGTAGAATTGATAGTAGGTCTCTTCTTAAATTCAGGAAAGTCTTTAAAGTTCAAAGGCTCTGGTAAGATAGGATGAGATACAAACTTGTTATGAAGAACACTATAACATCTATCAGTATAGATATCATTGATCTCAATGATTGCAGGTTTGTTACTATAAACAATAACTCTGCAATCAAGATATAGGATGTTAGTGTTGTTATGTCTAAAGACGATAACAGCATTAATACCATTGCAATTTACAGTAAGTTTATGAAGACCTGTTGTAAAGAGTCCGCTATTTAGCTTGGGATACAAATTACACAATCCTTTTACCAAAGTATCAAAATGATTAACAATTGCAGGATAGATCACATCACTGTGAATTTCAGAAAGGTCTAATCTTTGACTACTGTTCTCGTTCATGAACGGTTCTCAATTAAATAATATAAAGCTGTCTAAGAACTGTCCTCAATCTGGGACAGTTAGTATCAGTTTCAGGAGTGATATTATCGATAGTAATAATTCCCATGGTATCAGTTGACCAATCAAACCTTACCAAGAAGTTATCTTTATCAACATTTCTATACTCATTTAAAAGTGACTCTCTATCATACAGTCCAGTCCAAGGTACACCATATTGTGTTGGTGCATAAAAGAAAACAAGTTTATCAATTTGAGGTGCGGTGTTAGATGAATCGAACTTACCGTGAATCGACATAACGTCGATACCTGTTGCCAGCCAATTAATAGAGAACTCAATACAATCTTCCTTAATGCATGTGTCAGATACAACATTACAGATGTCTTCACATGTGTCAAGAGTAATAGTTCCAATCAAGTCTGTAAAGAACTGTTCAATGAGAGGCATAGATTTGTTAGCAATCTGCTGTGCCAGTTTAAAATGACTCAGACAAGTTGTAAGGTCTGAAACATTAATAGTTGGGTGGGTTGGGTTCATTTAGATTCTCCTTGTGCAGTTCTTAATTCTTTTTGCGTCTGTCTGATTGTGATAAGACACCAAATAATAGCTATAATATTGAGACAGATAACAAATGTGTATTGACTTCTAAAGGAGTTATAATCATAGATACAAAAACAAATTGATAAAGCATTGGCAAGTATAATAATAGAATCAATGAGAAGACTTATCTTAAGATGTTTAATAACGTGATTAGTAAGCTCATCGTTCTGTTTCATAATAGATCTTTCGCATGTAGCCTAAGAGTCTTCAATGTAGATATATCCTTACTAAATGTATATACAGTATATCCAAACATGAATATGTTAATAGCACAAATAGAAATTGTAAGAATAAACGGATTAACAATTGCCTGTGTTAAGGTAACAAATAGCAATAGTGTATATAGAATAGTAAATAGAATATCTGATTTAATGTGAGACTTTTGATTATTAATAAGTTGTTCAATGACTCTGTGTGCGTTCATTTCTGTTCTCCCAATATTTTAATATCTCTCTTAAGATTAAGAGATCTATCATGGTTTATATAGAACAAAGTAGCATTAAGGATAAGTAGAATCCATGTTACTGGATCTAACTGGTATCCCATAATTACTCTGATAGTAACAATAAGAATATAGGTTGCTGCAAGCAGCATAGCTAGACCAGAGATATGGTAGCTGGTTTTAAGTTTCTTAGTTGCTGAGAGTTGTTCTTGTGTCATAGTTGCACTAATGATTATCTAATGTATTTCTTCCAATAAATATAATAGTATATATTAGGCTGACCTTATAGGACCTGAAAACTTAAATCGGTTTCTTTTAACCATCTCCCAGCGTTGTTTTATGAAGATAGAAAGCACATCAGGATCATTAGTATCTTTAGCCACATATACTCTGCGGTGTAGACCAGCTAGCATATGTGGTTCAAGACATTGAAGTGTTTTGTTCCATACTAGTTTAGATTTAGTACACACAACTGCATAAAGGTTCTCTTCAGTAATAGGAGGGATCTCGGGCCAGCTCTTCATTTCCTTTCTTCCAAAATATATAAGATCAACGTATATAAATAAATAACGTAGTGATATAGAACATAGAATGAATGATAGAGAATACTTATATAGATTAACTAATCATACTGTGGATCATCAGGATAGTGATCATTAAGTACTTCATAGAGAAGATCCTTAAGATCATTAGTAATCTTAAAGTTAGATAGATTATCCATAGCCTACGAAACATACATGGGATTAGTATGAATAACATCTTCTACATAGTGTCCATTGTATATACCACTAGTAAACTTCTGTGTTGAGAGTAGAGTGAGTATTGTCATTTAAGTTCCTAAGAGTATAGAAATCAAAACACGTAAATTCTATATCAGAATATTTAATATATAAAATCAAATGCTGTATAATTGATAGCACTAAATTTAAGATATAAAAAATAAACTATTTTTACTGTGAAGTTTTATACACGTAGTAATATAAAACTGTCAACAGTAGGAACTCTGCAAACAATAATACTAAGCCTAGTATTTGTCTAGTAGATAGCTTAGGTGGTAGGTTAATAATAAATGTTAACCATAGTGCTGCTATTAGTAGCATACATATAAGGATAATGATTTGGAGAGATTGTTTCATTGTCATTCACGTTATAAGTTCTTAGTAACCTTTAGTATAGTAACTATAGCAATAACAGCTATTGTGACTATTCCTTCTACTACAGCAAATAATGGAGCGTCAGGATGAGTATACTCTCTCTTTGCTTTATCTGCTAGAGTTTTGAGGTAATAGACAATAAAACATGGTCCAATAAAAAGCATAGTATATAGAGTAATAGGATTGTTAACAATGCTGTTTACTATCTGTGCTGGAGGCATGTTAGTCTATTACAGGACCATCATAGATAAAGTTTCCTTCAGAGGGACTATATACCCAATGCTCAGCACGATCTCTTCCTATCTCAGGATAGTAATAGTATAGTACTTCACTATATGCACATTCATCAGAGTTATTAAAGTCTTTAGTATCCTCAAGACACATTTCATATGCCTCCCTTAAAGTAGGACGCTTTTTAATATGAGGATAGAATACAATATATGCAAGCATCAATGATGATACTATGCATGTCAAAGATATTAGTAAGTCAACAAAGTTGATCTTCTTTTTCATTCTTTTTTCCTGGGGGTTTCACCCCCTCCCCTAAAGGGGCCCCTCCCCCGTACTAATATAGGCGATTTCTGGAAAAAAGCCTTAACCTCTTACTAGTTTCCTTATCATTGTATAACTAGCAAGAAGCTAAGGCTTCAGCATTTAAAAAGGGCACTACACACCTAACACAGTTTTAAATCTGGTTAGATGGGCAATGCCCTTAAAGGTTAATTGGTCGCTTCCTCAGCTACCTGGTTAAGGGCAGTCTGAAACTCCTAGTCGGTGACCTGAGCAGGTTCTGTGCTCAAGTCGAATTCTCTCTCAATCTCTGAGAGGAATGAATCAATATCGCTATGATCCTTCCTCTGAGTTTGTGCCTTGGGCCAGAGAATGATCTCGAGCCTTGAGCGCAGGTCCTTAGCTCTTTCGAGCTTGGTGGGGTCCAGGTTTCCCTGTTCGATCTGGAAGTCCAAATCCTTATAGGACTGGATCTTTCTCCCCCTTTCAGTTGTGTCCTGGAACTGGTCCCGGATCTGAGCGGCCATTCTTCCAGAAGCCTTTACGGCTCCGACGGAAGTAGTGACAAGAGTGGCTGCCAAGGCTCCGACGCCAGCGGCAAGAAAGTTTCGCTTCATATTGGTTCTCTCAATTGGCTTTTGGTGGGAGGCCCCTTGAAGACCTCCCTAGTGATAACTTAATTAATAATTACTCTTCCCAAAGGATCACAATGGACCCTCTGTCACAGAGCACACTGGCGAGGGTGCCAAAGTGTGGCAACCTATCCAGATCCAGCAAGTTGTCGAGGATGCCCTCTTCGGTGATCCTGACCTTGACTCTGTCATAGCCCGTCTCGAGAACGGTCTGCTTCTTGCCCCTGACAGTGGAAGTCACTTCACGCTCACTTGGAACGTGGAAGCTGAGGACCGGAGTCCTGCCTTCCTGCCTGGGGGCCTGGAGATGCCAGTTGCCCCATACGGTGCTGGTGCCATCCACGACCATTCCAGCACTGATCAGGAATGGTAGCTGTTCCAAGCGCTCAGAGAGTGGAGTTCGATTCCTTTCGAAATCGCCTCCCAATTGCTTGAAGTCCACCCTGGGCTTCTCTGAAGAGATGGTGTTGCTCTTCATCACGCCAGCGAGGGCCTGGAGGTCCTCAATGCTGGGAGTGTTGACCTGGGCGGGCTGGCCGACCTTTTCGGTGTTGATGGGAGCGGCGGTTGACGTGGGGTTGTTTGCGTTCTTAGTAGCCATAATAGCCTTTTGTTCTTAACGGACGGACATGGGGATAAATCCCAGATAGTTGTTCAGCTTTTAAAACAAAGCTTACGAGAGACAGGTGGTTAAACTTTAGGCGAAGGTCCTGAAGTAAGGGAAAGGCCTTGAGGGGGCCCTTCCCAAACTATAGCGCTCTACTCGAAGAGGGATTCGAGATCGGCCAGAGCGACCTCTGCTGAAGCAGAAGCCACCTTCTTGGGCTGGCTTGCCGCAAGCAACATGGCGGGGGTCATGCCGTTCCTGACCAAGCGCTGAACCTCAGTTCTCAAAAAGTCAGGTCCGAACGAAGTGAGAAGTCCCTTTGCTTCTCGGGCATTGCTACCCCACGCGAGAGCGTGAGCCATGCAGGACTTTCTGATGCCGTCGTTGATGCGACCGACACCGCTTGCTCTGTTCTGATCTGCTTCAAACTCGCAGATGTCGAACTTCCTGAACCCTGCCAGGATGAGGCTCTGAAGATGCGGCTGGGGCTTTCCTGCGCTGTCAAATGCATCGTTAGGATGCAATTCAATCCTGACCTCTGACAGGGTGACGTTGATGGCCTTGAGGCCGTCGATGATGTTCTGTGAAACTGTGCTGATTTCCATGGTAACTCTTTGCAGGACTCCTGTGGGCTCCTGACTCCGAATGTTCCCCCTACCGAAGGATTTGTTCTGTAGTCACAGTAGTCCTCAAATATAGTAGCCTGCTAATTGACGGTAGCCTCTTAAGGCATAAGCTACAAACCTTTTGTTAGCTTTAGGGTAAAAAGTCCACGCGTCCTCTTCAAGCCAAAGTAATACTTTAGGGTCATCTTCAACTTCCCTGATCTTTGAAAAGTATGTGCCATTCATCACTTGATGGTAGTGACCCATCTCATGATAGAAGGTACACCAGAAAATCTCATCTCTGGGAATTAAATAGTTGTCTGAATCAGATTGAATTTGGATTGGGTTTAAAGCAATCGAAACACTGACTACTTTGTTTGTCAAACTGTCAAAAGATACATTGAAGTGAGATGTATCTTCACAGGTCACATACATCTCAGCCTCATAGTCACCACTTTTGTCAAACTCTTTGAAGATTAGAAACGCCTCTTCAAACAAGACCATGAAATTAGTATCCATTCTTCTCCAGCCAATGACCACATTTGGCAGCAACATCCTTATTACCTAGGTTAATCACCTTGACATCAAAGTGTCGTGCGACCAATATAGCCGTACGAGTTCCACCCACTTCTTCTCCATCCTCTGTGTAGCAGTACAGAGATTTGGATGGACGTGGATTCTCGATGTCCACACCAATAACCTGGAATAGGTTCCTAGCATGGGCTCTCCAACCAAAGCCTGTTCCTGACTTTAGTTTAGCAGCATGTCTTGGTTCAAGCACACCGATCCTCTGAAGGAAGTCAAAGGCTTCTTCCAACTGTTCTTCATCAGGCACAATACATCCTGGGGTAGATGCACTGGCCTTGTTGAATACCTCTGTTGGCAAATAGATCTCCTTCTGCCAAACAGGAGTGTCCATCTCAAATGCTAGATCAGATCCAACAGCATGACCTGATCTGAGGATCTCTCCTTTATCCCTCTTCCATCTTGACACCCTACGAATAAGGTTTGTCATATGTTGAGGAAGTCTTCTTACACCATCGAAGCCTTGCCTGCCTCTGGTACCAACACCAGTGTAGAACACCTGTGTGGTAGTCGTAGGGGCTGTCGTGGGCACAAAGGTAGCAAGTACCTCAGTGTGGCACATTAGTGGATCACACCAACATGCCAATGCCTCAGCCTTCTCCTGGATCTTAGGGATCACCTTCAGAATCCATAGACGGCGTTGTTCCTCAGCAGCCAACTTAGCAAGCGGCCACATAGGATCGTAGTCACCCTTGAGCCATCTCTCAAAGGCTTGGACAGCAACTTCCCTGGTTGGCACCCAGATAGTCCTTGACGGATCATCCAGCTGCAAATGGGTAAACAAGTTCCCAAGGTGCATACCAGGCTGACTCTTAGGAGGTCTGCCACAGTACACACCATTAGGATACAACTCCTTCCAGTTTGGAGTGTCCTTGATGTTGACGATAGTGACCTCTCGACCACACGGAGTCTTAACTTTCATTATCTTCCCCCTTCTTACTTAGTCGCTGGAGTTCCCAGTCGATCTCATTGATCTTCTGGGTCGTCCTGTTGATAGCATCCCAGTCTTTCCACTTGCCTTTCGACTGAAGAGTCTTAAGCTTGGTGACCAAGAGCTTCCGATCAGCTTGCAGTTTTAATTCCATTTCAAGCTATACCCTTTCTCAGACACCTCAACCTCATATCCAAGATGTCTAAACCTCCATCCGTGAATGCCCATAGACGCAATCATTGCATCCTTAGCATCAAGGAGTTCCAAAGCATCTTCCAACGCTTTAGTCTCCTTTTCTCTCTGTCGAAGAAGTCTTCTTCTTGCTCTGAGAGCAGCCACAGCCTCCTTCTGTAGCTTAATGTCTTCTAGTTCTTCTGACGTAAGAAGGCTTTTAGTAGCCCTTCTTTCAGCCAGGACTGAGTCAAAGAACAAGTCTCTCATTACGCTGGCCCTGTGGCTCTGAGGTAGGCCATGTAAGGATGTCTTTGAGCAGCGAGTGCTCTTGCAACAACTCTCTGTGTGTGGACATCATTCCACTCGTCTGTGGTAGGCTCTTGCGGATCAGCATTGCATCCGAAAGTCACACCATCGTGAGAGTCATAGGCTGCGTGCTCAGCCAGCATTGCATCCTCATCCACCATATGGCGGAAGCTGTTCATCTCCTTAAGAGATGGCTCATTGAACATGTGATAGTTCATTTTTTACTCCAGTTCTTAGTCGTATAGCCTTACCAGGCGAATGGGTCGTTGTCTACAACGATAGCAGTGTGATCACTACTGTAGTAGTCCTCATTCTCCACTGTTTCAAGAACTTCTTTGAGATTGTTCTTAAGCCAGTCTCGGAAAAGGAATTGGCTTTCCATTGGAAGGCCTTCGTTGCAGACGCCTCTTAGTTGGCGAATGTCTCCTGTACGATTCAGCTCAACTGTGGCACGAACACCATAAATCTCAACGCCGAGAATGATGGAGTTAAATCCACTGTATCCGCCAACACAGTGGTGCATTTCCCTTCCTTCGACAATGAACTCAATTCCTGGGCGAAGAAGTTTCACCTTCAGGCTATCGTCTTCCCACATTTTAGGTGGTGATGCAGGAGCCTTGTATCTCAATGCCTCTCTCCTAGCCTTTTCATCAGCTTCGATCTGAGCACCAATCTCCAACATTCTCTCAAACGTTGGAATAGTCTTCACTTGATTGAGTGTCAGGTAGTCAAGTGAGTCGGCATGGTCAATACCTCTATGACTAGCCGATCCAATTGACATCCTGTGATAAATAAACGCAGGCTTGCCCATCTTTCCAAGCATTGCCCTAATCTTTCTTCGAAAGTCAGGCAGTTCTGGGTGGTTCATGATAGCCTCATGATCCTCATGGATTGCCAAATGAGCCTCAAACTTTTGAAGCATTTGGTTAACCAGAGACCATTTGTAGACCAAATACATCCCACCAGGACCTGTCATCAGATCCCTGAAGATATCAATACCCAGGCGTTCCATGTGCTTGGTATCAACATGATACTCGACCATGTTAGCCGACTTAGCCTTCATCCCTGACTGGACAACACCAAACCTTGTCTTCTGTCCTTTAGAAGCTGAATCAGTTACCACCTCCAGCATCTCAGGAAGAAGCTTCTGATTCACAGTTACCCACTCCAGACGATAGACGTAAGGATACCCATCTTCATCAGAATGCACGCGAAGTCTTGGTGCAGAACAATCTGCATCTGTAAAAGGCCTTTGCTTAACTTCATAGCCGACCCAAACCTGGCGGTCCTTGATTCTGAAGCCCTCAACACAGGGAACTCCAGTAATGCTACTGAGAGCCTTCTGATGATCTGAGTGTTTGATGCTCAGAGTAACTTGCCTCCCATTAGCCAGCTTGGTCTCGATGATCTGTCTCAGATGATCAGAGGCCTTCTCACCACAAATGACCTTAGGGAAGACCTTGTTGACGATCTTCTGTGCTTGAATCTCGAATTGATTCATGGTTATCTCCACAACACTCCCAAGAGAACTACGACTACGCAAATAGCCGCAACAATCTCAGGAATTCTTGATCTCATTGATGGTCTGGAGGAATGCTCCATAACCAATCATTCCGAACCCTACCAGCAGCAGGAACACGGCCAACATTAGTTAGCCTCCTTCTTGATCCTAGCAGAAACCTTCAGTGGCTCAAGACCTTTGGTGATCTTAGCCTCATTGTGCTTAGCAATCACCTGGCCTGCAGCCGCCAAGAGTGTCGAGGGCTTAACACCTTCGACAGTCTCTACTTCCCACACCATCTTAGGTTTGGGTGGAATTGCTGTCTTCATGGCATCAGACAAAGCCAAGTCTGCCTTCCACTGTGCAAACTCAGTCTTCTTAGCCATTCTCCACTGGGCGAAGGAATTCTCCAGCACAGTAGTGAGCTCATCAATAAGAGCCTTCTCGGTCTCATTGAGCTGGGCTCTCTCAGCCTTCCATGCCACAGCAGCAGCCTGTCCAACTTCCTTGCGGTAAGTCTTCTCAGCCGACAATGCAGCCTTATAAGCTTCCCAAGCAGCCTTAGTAACTGCCTGAAGCTCAACCAACTTAGGATCGGACATTTTAATTATCCTATCCGCAGTCGTGGGAATTAAATCCCTTACTTGGCCTGCTTAACCTTCTTAGCCGGAGTGGCCCACCTCCTGATGGCTTCTGTAACCATCTCTGCTGCAGCCACCCTAGCTGCCTTGACTTCGGCCACGTAGGTAGCCTGGGCGATGGCTTCTGCCTTCTTGGCAGCAAGAATCATCTTGCCAACCAAGAGGCGAACCTTGGCGAGGACTTCCCGAACGAATCGAGGAAGCCACACAAGTCCGGCCACTGCAGCCAGAATCATCTGACCAGCAGTGAGAGTAGGAGCAGCAAAGAAGCTACCCAGAGCCTTGCCGAGAACAAGGACGAACTCCTTGCGCTCAGCATTGGCATCGAGACCCGAAATCTCGATCCTGGACGCTGCACAAGCAGCCCTGAAGCCGTGCTTGGCCTCAAGAGCTGCTGATTTCTGCATCAGACTATGGTTCTGGTGCAGACGAGAGGATGCAGCCTCCATCTGCTTCCTGTCAGTGACCTTGACGGTCGAAGGGACGCTGACCACCGAAGCGGTCTGATTGTTCCAGCCCAGATGCTGGAGAGTGGAATGGGCCAGATAAGCCCAGATCGGGTTCATGAACAGTTTCATGTTACTCCATGGGGACAGTTCTTGTACGACGTTTTATTCTGTTCCTAGTAGAAGCTTCAAGAAGCTAGGAAAGTACAGAAACCAGTATATTATTCTTAAGTCGTTAACTGGCTCGACTAGTAGGCTTAATAGCCCCTATAGACTATTATAAATTAAAAGGGGCCAAGATTTCTCTCAGCCCCAATTTGATTACCTCTTCACATTCCAGCGCAGCATACCGGAGATAACTCCGAACGACACCGCACTGAAGAGAGCAATGGCGTTCAGGACATCCATATCCCAAGCCCCATTCCAGAAGAGGTCAAGTCCCCACAACGTGAGGAAGAAGCAGCCCGTGCCAACCAAGACTGCGACGACGAGAGAGGCCAAAGCCTCGGAAAAGAACTTGTTCTTTTTCATTTCTTTCTCCAGAAGATTAAGCGAGTTACACGCTACCCAGTTATAGACACTGTACACTAATTATTACTCAGACGTGAGTGAACTCTTTCACGAGGGAAAGAACTCTTCTCAGATCTGCCTTCACCACAATAGGATCGGCGGGGATCAGTTCGACAAGGTAATCAACCCAGTCGATGAGAACGCCAAGAGCGTCCTCACTTCGAAGGTATCGGGAGCTTCCGCCGTTGTTGAGAACGACGAGGTTCTCAGCAGTGAGAGTCATGGTGACGTTGTTTGATTCAAGTTTGATCTGTTTCATCCTCTTCTCCAGTGGACACCTTTCTTTTAATTGGAAAGGATCAAAGACAACTTGGTTGTTTTAAGGGGCCATCAACATGTTAATCGCTGCATGAAGCAACGAATTAACACTGTTCAAATCTTCCTTGATCAAGTCCAAGGGCTCTTCCCCCAGAGTTGAGACGAGGTATTCTGACCACCTCTTGAGTTCAAGAAGAGCGGGAAGACCCTCACTCTTCGTCGTCCCACCTGCCAAGATCCTCAGTTGAGGACCCTCAGTGAGGGTCATTTCTGCGTTGATGCTTTTGAGCTTGATTTTCATCATGTTCTCCATTGACAAAGGTTTTTCACTAGAACCTTATCAAACTATAGGCTTTATTTAGCCCATATAGACTATAATAAATAATAAGGGTAGTACCATTACTGATACTACCCTTATTACTCAGATCCAAGCCTCCATACTGAGAAGCTTATTCAAGGCCGAAGCCCTCAGATTACTTTCTGCTTCCCACACCTTGTCCATCCAGCAGCGGATCTGCCACTGGAGAACAACGATCTCCTCAATGTTCTCTACCGTAGCAGAAACCATTGCAGCAGTGCTCCACACAGGAAGCTCTGCCATGTACTGCTTCTTTGCAGCTTCAAGGATTGACCATGCTGCACTAAGAGTGTCCCAATCAGAGGCCTGGGACAGGGTCATGGTCCTTCTGCTGACATAGTTCTTGTCAAGCCTGGATTCACCAAGCCACACACACATTCGGATCACATTGGTCATGTCATCAAAGGACTTGACACAGTAATCAGCGTTGACGAAAGAGACCTCTCCGAGGAGAGTAGTGATGCTGCTGTTGAGAGTGAGTTGCATAGTGTACTCTTAAGATAGTTATACTGTACCTTATAACAGTAGGCCTTGTTTGGCCCTAGTAGTCTACAGTAAAATTAAAGGGTAATACTATTACAGTACTACCCTTATTGAACTACTTCATGTGAGCAGCCCACATGGGCATACCCACATGGTCATTCTCACGCACAACAATAACGAGATTGCCACATGAGGGCTTCTCGTCCATGTATCGCACTCCGCCATGATTCAACTTATCCTGACAAAGGATAAGCTGCTTCGACGCTGCTGATTTCTGAGCAACGCCGCTGAAGAATGAGAAGAGTCCAGTCATGATGATGACTGAGACGATGATGAATGAAACGACGATCAGAATGTTTTTCATGTTTTCTCCAAGTGGGCCTTTTTGACCCCGGGGTATAAAATGAGATATACCCCCTTATATATATAGTTAATACCCCCATTTTCATACTTACAGTTAATAAATAAAAAGTCTAAGGTCATAAAAAGCTAAAATGCGACTTACATTATTAATATGGTTTACAATAAATCTCTAACATACAATGAGTTTCGAGATAATAATAAAGGCTCTGGTGTTTATAAGATTAATATTATTTCTACAGGACAATACTATGTAGGATCTTCTAAAGATGTAAGACAGCGTATATCGCAGCACATGGTCTATGCTCACTATAACAGACACACTATAGTAGAACTAAATAAGTCTCATAGTCTTTTTGGAAGGGAAGATTTTTCTTTCGAATTACTAGCCTCATGTCCTGTAGAAGATCTTACTAATCTTGAGAACTATTATCAAACTTTTTATGAGAGTCCTTTACTACTAAGGAAACAAAGAGTAAAAAGACAGGAAAAAATTTCAATTCCTCTAAAAATTAAAACTCTTCAGCATATTGATGGTACTATTGTAGAATTTTCTAATATAGCTAAATTTTGTAAAGAGTATAGTCTTCCTGGCTATAAAGATGTTCAAAAAGTTCTAGGGGGTAATAAGAAGTTTTATAAAGGTTGGTATAGGTTAGGTGAGGTTCCTAATACGATACCTAAAGAGATAAAGCCTAAGACACCTATAGGTAGAACTGTTACTGTATATGATCCTGAGGGCAATGAAATCATTCTTACAAATATAGCTCAGTTTTGCAGAGATAATAATCTAAACCACTCTTCTTTTTATTCTATGGTTACTAGAAGAGAAGTTTCATATAAGGGCTACACTTTGTCACCAAATAAACCAAAGAAATATTCTAAAGTTGTTCGATTAGTTGATGCTGATGGTATTGTGTATGAAGCTAATTCAGTTTCAGAGTTTTCAAAAAAGTATAGTATTCCTAGTAAGAGGTTAAGTCTTTTAATTAACGGTCAGATTAAATCGTACAAAGGATATTCATTAGATAATCAGTCTAAGATTTCTTTTAAGAATACTGTTACCGGTGAGATCGTTAGTTGTTTTAAGATTGCTGATTTCTGTAGGTTGGCAGGTGTTAAGCCTTCTGCTATTACTAAGGTCGTTCATGGGTACAGAAAATCACATAAGGATTGGGAGCTACATTACTCTATATGAATGCTGATTTTTTGAAGTATTTGGAAAGTGTCAACGCTATTAATCCTATGGCCTTTAGTAACTTCTTGTTTGGGAAAGTTTATTTAGGTGATGGTATGCAAGATCATCCTACTGTTCAAGCTGATCCTCATGGGTGGGCATCTGTTCTAGGTTTTATTAATGGCTATCTTATTACACAGGGACAAGTACTAGTTGCCTATGCTAATGACAATGATATTATTGAGGAGTTTAAGTTGATGGATTGGGAGGAGTATCAGGATCAGTTTAAGGGTATGATAGAAGATAACTGTAGCTGTGATTCTTGTGAGTGTAACTGTGGAGATGATGAGTAATACGGGCTTAAGTACTGTTCTTGAGCACTTGAGGAATTTGAGTGATGCAAACCTGGAATCATTGAAGTTTATTATGGATATTTCTGTGGAGCTTGAGCATGAATACTCTGCGTTGTCTTTGTTTGATCTGCTTCGTATTAAATATCCTGAGCTAGCTTCTATGTATGTAGGAGATAAGTTTATGGGTTATATTGACAGAACACCTTATACTGTTATTCCAGTTGATGTTCTAGCTCCTACTGGCGGTGTGTAACCCCTCTATCAAAAGTGAGGCTATACAAACATGGCAAAAGGTAACAAGAAAGGCGGGTCATCAGGCGGCGGAAAGAAAGGCGGCGGCGGAAAAGGCTGCTAATTTAGACCCCGGGGTGCTGAATTCTAGCTTCTAAAAGGTTGAGTTTAGCACCTTCGGTTTTTTTAAAAATCAATTTTTTTGGTCCTAACGCATTTTTATGTTGTTAGGACATTACTATAAATGCTTCCAGATCTTTTAAGAAAGTTCTCGTTGTTTAGCAGTAACTTCCATACGCTAACAAAAACTATTGATGATATTAATGCAACACCTTATAGGATATCACAAATATTAAGGTTTCTTAGCATTCCTAGGCTCGTACTAGAGTTGTCTTCAGATAAAGGTGGTAAGCTAGCTGATATCCTTTTAACTTTAAATCCTACTAGATGTTTATATAACGATAAGATTAAGTACCCTACTACGCAGGCTTTTCATTGGGAAGGTTTCTATTTGTTCTGGTACTTCGAGCCTAATAGTTACTATACAGTTCCGAATACTCTTGAAGGTAGGCCACCAAAGAAACCTTCTAGAGAGTCTAGGATAGAACTGTTTGTTTTACAAGGTGATATTAATGAGCTTGTAGCTAGGCTAGAAAATTTAAGTTCCCCTAATAGTAAAGTAAGTTCTTATTCCTATAATTTTAACTGGAAGTTCTCATCTAGCCGTGTTGTAAGACCTGATCTTCTACCACTTCCAGATAAGCTAACTAATCTACTAAAAGTTCCTGCTGAAAAAAGAAAATCAATTCTGCTTCATGGGCCTCCTGGAACAGGCAAGACTACCTTTAGCACTTTGCTAGCTCTGCAAGAAAACCTACCTGTTTATTTATTTACTACAGATATGAACCCAGGCAACTTAAGAATGGCAGTAAGTGAGATAGATTATGGGTTGATGGTCTTTGAGGATTTGGATATACTCTTAAATACAAACAAGCAGAATCTACACACACTACTACAGATTTTTGATGGCTATCTATCTAACGATCTCTGTATTGTAGCCACTTCAAATAACCTTAATAATATACCACCAGCTCTTCTTAGACCTGGAAGAGTAAATATTTCAGTATACGTTGGCAATGCAGATGAAAGTCAAGTTAAGACCTTAGCAGAAATTAAAGAAGTAGATTATAAGGACTTTGAGTATATGATAGATAAGAATACTATTGCGGAAGTAAGCAATGCCATGGACCTAATAAGTTTGGAGGATGAGATTACATTATAAGTAATGAAAATTCAAAAGCCTGTTAAAAATCAGCAAGTAGTTTTGATCCTTGACCGTTCCGGTTCGATGGGTAGTATTGTTAATGATGTTATTGGTGGAGTGAACTCAATGCTTGCTGATCTTAGAAAGGATCAAAAGGTTAAGAGTTTTGTTTCAATTTATCTATTTGACCATGAACTACTTGAATATTGCCTTGATGTAGAAGCATCTAAGGTACAGGATCTAACAAGGGAAACCTTTGTTCCAAGAGGCATGACAGCTCTAGTAGACTCAGTACATACAGTTATTAATTCTATGGAGTGGAAGAAGAACTATCTTGCACCTATCGTTATTACTTATACGGATGGCTGTGAGAACGCAAGTAAGGAGTTTAAGTCAGATCAGCTTTCAGCACTTATTAGTGGTCGTACAGAACTAGGATGGGTATTTACTTATCTTGGTGCTAACCAAGATGCTTGGGGTGTAGCGGCGGCTTATGGCTTTGACAGAGGAAGCACCGTAACCTTCAATGCAGAGAATAACTTTGGCACGATGACCTATGTATCATCAAAGATATCAGATTATAGGATCGGTCTAGTAGATAATAAGACATTTCTTTCTGGCGGAGTAGGATCTACTGCACTACCTGAAGAGGAACTAAAGAAACATTATGAACAACAGTAATTGGTACGAAACATTAATTGAAGCCATCTATCATACTTCTAATTGGAGTGTTATTGTAGGCTTTGACGACGAGTATGAGCCGCAGACACAGACCTTTTATAGGATTGTAGATGATGAGTTTATCCCTGCAGTAAGGGTTGATCTAGTCCCTGAGAGGACTTTTACCCTGCTTGATAAGAATATCTCTAGCTGGGTAAAGATGGAGAATGATACTGGAGTCTCTTACGAGATTCGAGAGCGTGCGTAAGCCAAAGGGCCTTCAGAGTTGAGGGCCCTTTTTACATTTTAATTATATGATTCTTCTTACTAAGACTGATGAATTTTGGAACCCTGTAGAGAGAGGGGAATTACTTCCAGAAAGTGCTTTTGTAATGCATCGTGACACAAGTTATGGAAGTTTTTCCACTAGCTATCCTATATCAGCTATGTCTTATGCCTCTTATGGCTCTGGGTATTCTTCATACTTGGACCAATGTACTTATGGGGGTGGACCGCAACTCATTAGTTATAGTTATTTAATACGTTGTGCTGCTGAAGAGGGTACCTACATGCTAAGCTATGGGGAGATCGATGCGTTCATAGAGCTTGCTAAAATGGAGTTCCCGGTTACAGAGTATGTAAAAGTGTCATCAATTAGTGAAGAGTTTGCAGAGATAATGGAAAAAATAGGATGTACAAGTTAGAAGTTACTGGTATTGGGTTAAAACGAAATTATGTTATTGAAGCTATGGGTGAGACATGTTACTATGTAACAGAGAATCAAGCCCATTTATTGTATCCAGAGTTTGAGCAGAACATGCTTGAAGGTAATCTAAAAGGAAGAATTACAAATGCTCTAGGGGAGTTGGTTAGGGAGTTTGATCTAAAGGTCGAACGCAGAAATGGGACAGAGCTGAGGTTTAGTACTAATGATAGTCCTCCAAAAGTTCAGAATGTAAGAATGATTGAAGAGCACAAAGTGCAAAAACCTATAAAGAAAACGCCCTCTACAAAAAAAGGTAATACATAAAAGGATAAAAAATAACTAAGCCCTGCCTGTTTTAATAGTACGTGAGTTGTGTTTCCTGAATCGTACTTTTCAGATCCTCCTACAGGCAGGGCTTTTTGGTGCCTCTAGCAAGTTTGTGACTGAAGCCGCTGCAATAAAAAGGCTTTATAGAATGCTTAATAAATATAAGTGTTTTCCTAGAAGCATGAACTTAGTTCCCTGGGAGATGGATTTCTTTTATATAACTACTAGTGGTTATGGTCATGAGATTGAAATCAAGAATAACATTAGTGATCTTAGAAGAGATTTCTCTGGTAAAGTCTGTAAACATATGTTTTTAAAAAATGGCCTACCTAAAAGCAATAAATATGTTAGCTTAGACCCTTCTACTTTACAGAATATACCTAAATCAGAGTGGGTTCACCCTCAAAAGATACCAATTACTACATTTAGTTATTTAATAGAACCTCATTTAGTTCCTACAGCGTTAGCAGAAGTGCCTGAGAACTATGGCATATACCTTATGAGTGCTAATGGATTCATTACCCAGCTTAGGAAAGGAACTATCTTACCTCATTACAGAAAGCCTACTGACTCTGAGGTGCTTAGATTATTAGAAAGCACACATAATAGGTACTGGGACTTTTTTGAAAAGCATGCACATTAATAGTATGAGCCGCAATTGGGCTAATAGACAAAAGAAACTGATTAGAGAGTTTCTTGAAGAAGTATCGTTGGGTTTTGACTATGAGAATACGTATCCATATTTACGTATTGACTCTGGGACTAATACAGGGAAGACAGATATACTAGCACCTGCTTTTGTTTATGAGACATCAAAACTTTATGATCCGTCAACTATCTTTTATATTGGCGGAACAAGCAAAGATATTAAACTGTTTCAAACAAATAATGAGGTAAAGGGTGTCCATTGTCTAGATGTTCAACACATCATTAATACAAAAGGACAAAGACTTCTAGAATCAGATGATAACATAGTAGTGGTTCTAGACTACCTAAGTGTATCTGATAAGTTTGAGGATATGGCTATAAAAGGAAAGCCTGCGGCTCTAATATCCTTACTGACAACCGAAAAGGCACTAAAAACTGTATTTGCTGATAAGAAGGCAAAGGTTTTGAGGTTAGGTTAAGAATGAAACAGAGTATAATTGATTTTATTATTGGGGAACGTATTGTAGTTGACACCCCTGTAATTAGTTTAGAAGGCAATAGACTGACTATTGCTGTTGTTGATTCAGGACTAAAGGAAAGTTTTAAGAAAGAGAAGATTACACCTACTTATTATGATGAAGCTGGTGAGAAATTCGTCCTACAAACAGAGTTTTTGTGTGTCCAGGGCAACGAAGTTGTTCTTGTCGTAACTGATTGTATGAATCTTAGTCTTCAAGAGCTCCCAGAGGTCAAAGATATTCCTTTTTCAGAAGAGGAACTAGAGGTTCTTGGGGATAATTCTGTTCCTGAATTGCCTAACGAAGTAAAGCCAAAAAAGAAGAAGTCTGAGTAAGATTACACGCTTTTTTGTTAGCCTCTACCTTTAAAGTAGGGGCTTTTTGCTTTAAATAATGCGTCGAGAGGAATTATATACACCGCTTACGATCTCTAGTAGTTCCGCTAGTAGAATAACTGACGGTCAGGTCGCATACTCTGATGGGCGTAGCCTAGTAGGTTCTGATAGTTTTACCTTTACTTCATCTGGTTTAAATCTTACTAGTGGACTATCAGCCTCTCATGTAGACTTTAGTTCTATTTTTAATATTAGAATAGAACCTCCTGCTGCTCCAGCGTATGGTTATACCTTAACTCTTCCTACAACACAAGGATCAAGTGGCGATGTATTAATAAATCTAGGTGGAGGTCTCTTAGATTGGTCCAGTTCTACCGCAAGTCTCATAGCTAATGAGACAATGGTCTATGCAGGCAATCCCAAATCAGTTTTATTTATAAATTCAGAGCAAAAGCTAGCCCAATCAACAGATTTTGAATGGGATTATGATACAGGCAATTTAACAGCATTAGGATATCAGATAAATGGATCAGCACCTTCATCATCATTTCTTAAAAGTAATGGAACTGCTTATGTTGCTGGATATATCACAGCTTCTGATATTCCAAGCGGTATTGATGCATCTAAGATCGGTGATGGTAGCGTATCTAATACAGAATACCAATATCTAGACGGTGTTACAAGCAACATCCAAACCCAGTTTAGCAATAAACAGCCTCTAGACGCCGCTCTCACAGGCCTCTCAGCAGTTAACTGGGTAAGTGGTGACCTGATCTATGGAAGTGGCATAGACACCTTTGCAAGACTAGGAATCGGTGCTAGTGGCACTGTTCTAACGGTCTCTGGTGGAGTTCCAGTATGGTCTAGTGTATCTGCTATTGGAGGGTTAAATGATCCAGGGTCCAATGGTATTGTTGTACGAACATCTGCTGGTGTTACTACAGCTAGATCTATAACAGGAACCACCAATAGAGTTACTGTTACAAATGGAGATGGTGTCTCTGGGAACATAGTTCTAACAGGACCCCAGGATCTTCATTCAGGAGCATCACCAACTTTTGTACGGCAGACACTTTCTCAAGCTACAGGCACATCACCGCTTGCTGTCACCTCAACAACAGTTAATACTAACTTCAATGCTGATTATCTAGATGGTGCTCATCTTGACTCAGGACATGGGTCAGCAGCAACTACCGCTGCAAGAGTTCAGAGAGTATCTGGCCCTGCGGTTTCAGGTTTTTGGTATAGAATCGCAACCAATGGCAATCCTGATTCTCTCTCAAGTGGTAATCGAGCATCAGCGTTCTTTACGGTCTATGATATAACTAGCGGACAACATAGTGCCACGACATTCTACGCTGCGTATAATTATGGAAGAAATCCCTCACTAACACTTTGGAATAGAAGCTGGTATAGCAGTAATGGTGGAATTACTAAGATTCGTCTTGTTGAAGGGGATACTTACCAGGGTGCTATTCTTGAGGTATACGTAGATTATGATGTAACAATCTACGTTGTTTGTGAACAAAACTACCAAAGCTCTGGATGGACACTAACTACCCCAGCCACTTCAACACTTCCAGCATTCACAGGCCAGACAATCACGCAGCTTAATCTAGATGCTGCTGACTATCCTCTGATTGCATCAGCTAGTAATGGTAGAACTGACTCATTCCAAGTTACTAATAGTGGGATAGTTAACTCAGTCTATGTAAATGCAGCTAGTGGCTTTAGACTGGGAGGAGTTGCTACCTCTGGAAGCTTCCTAAGAGGCAACGGTACTAATATTGTCCTTAGTACAATTGGTTCTGGTGACGTACCTGACTTAGATGCTTCAAAGATAACTACTGGAACCTTTGCTAACGCAAGAATCTCCTCTGGTAGTGTTACCCAGCACCAGTCTTTACTTAGTATTGGTTGGGGACAGTTAACTAGTGTACCTACTACCTTAGCTGGTTATGGAATAACAGACGGAGTTATAAGTTCCCGTACTCTCCAACTATCTGGATCTCCTGATATAACAATCAGCAATACCAGTGCTCTTGATCTAACAGCTAATAGATCATGGAACTTTAGCCTATCAGACACTACTGTTAGCTCTGGCTCTTATGGTAGCAGCTCATTAATTCCTACCTTCACAGTAGACAGCAAGGGTAGACTCACTAGTGCAAGCACACAAGCGATCTCTGTAACAGGTTTGGGTGGTGTTTCTGGTACTGGTGTACTCAATAAACTAGCTTTTTGGGACTCAACAAACAGCATCAGCTACTACGATGCCCTTACAAAGACCTCAAGCTCCTTCGACATCAATGCTGACGTTAATATCGCTGGTAACGTCACTATCACAGGTGCTTTGACCAGCATTAGTGCTTCAAGCATCTCAGTCTCAGACCCATTAATTAAACTAGCGTCTGATAATGCTGCTGATGTAGTTGATATTGGATTCTATGGCAAGTACAACGACGGAACCGATAAGTTTAGCGGATTATTCCGAGATGCGGGCTCCAATCTATACCGATTATTCACTGGCCTAACAGTAGAACCATCTGCAACAGTTAATATTGGAGGAAGTGGCTACACAACTGCTACTCTTGTAGCTGATCTTCAAGGAAATGCCTCAACAGCAAATGCCTGGCAGACAGCAAGAACACTTCAACTAAGTGGTTCTGTATCAGGAAGTGCATCAGTTGATGGATCTTCCAACATAACACTAAACACAACGCTTACTAACGCCTATCTAAATGCACTTGGAGCTTTGGATAGTACGACTGGTTATCTAGTACAAACTGGAGCTAGTTCTTTTGCTAGACGTACTTTAACTGCAACTGCTAACCAAACAACAATAACGTATGGTAATGGAGTCAGTGGAAACACTGTTATCGGTACAGTACAGGATATCGGGACAACATCCTCCCCCTCCTTTACTCAAGTAACTGGTTATAGGCCATACTCTATTTACCCTTCTGCCTCGTTTGGACTAAGATCAACTTCTCCAATTACAGATGTTCGTGGTAGGGTAATCAACCGTAACACTGACATGTTACACGGTGCCACAGGATATACTGTTTATAACAACCTGGTTAATGGTAGTGTAACACACTCAGTCTCAGCAGATTCCACTGCACCAAACCATTCTGGTAATATTCTAAGAATCAACTACGATGGAACTACTTGTAACCCAGGTTGTGGTGGTTTCTATGTAGGTTTAGGCAAAGCACTTCCAAATTCAGGTAGTAGGGGATACCTAGAAGGACAGAGGATCTTATACCGAGTTTGGGCTAAGATTCCATCAGGCTACACCCTTTCTTTTGCAACTAACGCAATTGGAACTGGTTCTACCAACGTATGGCTATCTTCAGCAATAGGTACTGGTGCTTGGCAGGAATACCTCATACTCCAACAAATCGGTGTTGGAGGATCTTTTGCTCAGACTGGATACTTCTACCTAGCAGGTACCAATGCTGCTATTCAATGGGATGTAGCTCGTTGTGAGATGATAGGGCTTGATGAAGCTCCTACAGTAGAATATGCACACGATCTAAACGTTGGCTATAGCACTTTCTTCACCCCAACCTCTACACCTGGACTACTAGTAGCTAAGAAGCTAGGTATTCATGGATTAGGTGCTACGTCTTCAACGAACTCCATTGAGGTCTATAGCTCTGCTGGCTCAGGACTATTCACTGTAAGAAACGATGGTGCAGTTCATGCTCCATATAACATCCGAGTTGGTGATTTAACCTATACTGGAGCTATTCCTGATGGTGCTAGTGGCACCGTAACACCTCAAATCTACAATGTGCAAACTACAGGAGTTGCTGCTGTAGGTGCTGCTGTTAATGATGGCACTAATAACAGGAGAGGGGGTTTATTTGTGGACCAGACTAATGCTGTTTGGGGATTAGCACATTCTTACTCTTCAGGTGGAGTCCCCTTTGTATTGAAGTCAGGTAGTTCTGAACTCTTTAGAGTTGGGATCAACGGATTCTTCTCAATTGGCTCCACAGATGTAGCTAGTTATAGATTCCTGGTCAAGGGCTCAGGTAGTACTAGCTCAACACAAGCATTTAGAGTAGAAAATAGTGCTGGTACTCAATTACTTCAGGTTAGGGATGATGGCTCTGCTGGATTTGGTTCACTCCAAAACAACACAAGACTTTTAATTTCTGGATTAGGAAGTACAAGTAGCACAAACGCCCTACACTTAGTTAACTCAGCCACTACGCAACTATTTACTGTTAATGATGCTGGATACGCTAGTTTTGGTACGACACCTTCTACAACTGCTAAGCTTATAGTACAGCATACGGCTAATAATGCTTATGTAGGTGGTGGTAGTTTTACGTCTACTTCCACAAACTCAGATGGAACCACCCGAACCTTTTATGGGGTTCTGGGTAATGCTGCTATTGTAACAGCATCTAACTCAACACTTTCGATATATGGTGGGTATTTTGCCCTACCAGATACCTATACTACTTCAGGATTCACTAACTCTGGCTCTGTCATAGGTGTAGCAGGTGATGCAAGAATCTCCTCTGCTTCACACGCTGGAACTGTAACAAGTCAGATGGGTGGGTACTTTGTTCATGGTGCTACATCTACAGCTACTGGTAGCGGTGCGATCACCTCTTCTTATGGAGTAAGAGTACTTACTGACTTTGCAGCTCCTACTAGTTTGGGAATAGCTAACTCTTACGGTTTGCATATTGTAGCCAATGGATCTACGAGCTATCCAACAAACCTTTGGGGTGTATACGAGGCATATGGTACAGCAGCAAATGCTGCCAATTATTTCGCATCTCCAGTTCAGATTGGAACCACAACACGATCAGCAGCACTTGTTATCTCCAAATCCATGTCTGGAGCTGCTTGGAGTGTTAATGGAATGCTGTTCAGAGTACAAAATGGTACTCTGACTGACACTAGCACCGTAGCTGGTGCAACAGTAACACATAATGCAGCAAATAGTTTCGCTACTCCAACACTAGCGTCTACAGCAACTGGAGTAACTTACACTCATGCTTACAACCTGTATATCGCAGGACCTCCTACTTCTGGTACAAACGTAACCATAACAAACCCTTGGACATTCAATGCCTACACAGGGCAGTCTAGATTTGGTGGTGATTTATTTGTTGGAACAAGTAGTGTTTTTGACGCCACTACCCCCAATACTAATGTTCTAGCAGGAAGCGGAGCTACTGGAGTTCAGATTAGAGGAGGTACAGCAATTGAACCTACCTTTGAATTCTGGAGGGCTACAACAGCTATCCCAGATGGTGGTGTAGTTGGTAAGATTAGTGCTTGGGGTGGTTATGGCGCTCCTGTTGAGATGGGTAGAATTGAGTTCCTTGCAGCAGGGATTACTGAAAATGCTTCTGATATTATCTTCAGAACTGCAACTGGTGGAACACTATCCGAAAGGCTAAGAATTGGCAGCACAGGGACAGTAAATGTTACTGGATTGTCTGGAACTGGAAGTAGATTCGTACAGGTTTCTGCTACTGGTGATCTTTCTGCTCTCACACTAGGAACTTCTGCACAGTACGTAAGAGGAGATGGAACTAATCAGACTCTTGATACCCTAGCTGTTCCAGAGAATACTAATCTCTACTTCACTAACGCTAGGGCTATTGCAGCAACCCTAACAGGTTATTCAGCAGCTAGTGGCACAGTAAGCAGCGCAGATAGCATCTTATCTGCTATCCAAAAGCTTTCTGGCAATATTTCCTCGATGATCTCTGGTGTTTCTTCTGTTTTTGGAAGAACTGGTACAGTTGTAGCTTCTTCTGGAGATTACACCACTGCTCAGGTAACAGAAAGTGGAAACCTTTATTTTACAGACGCACGGGTACGAGCTACTACACTAACTGGTTTTGCTTCCTCCAATACAGCTATTACTGCTGCTGATTCAGTGCTAACTGCCTTTGGTAAAGCACAAGGACAGCTCGACAATAAAGAAAGCACTATCACTGCTGGGACTTCAGGGCAGTATTGGAAAGGAGATAAAACTTGGCAGACTGGTGTTCCTTGGGGCGATCTTACTAGCGTTCCTGCTGATTTTACACCTTCGGCTCATACTCTTGACAGTCATTCTAACGTAACCATCACCTCCAACTCCTCAGGAGAGCTTCTGAAGTGGAATGGAAGTGCTTGGATCAATAATACGTTGGCTGAAGCAGGAATTAGTGCTGTTGGTCATACTCACGCATGGTCTGATATCACTACAGGAACTCCCACAACCTTAGCAGGGTACGGAATAACTGACGCACAAGGTCTTGATGCAACTCTTACAGCTTTGGCTGGATTGAACACCACAGCAGGACTTGTTGTACAAACTGGAACTGATACGTTTACCAAGAGGACTTTAACAGGCACCACCAACCAGATCACTATCACGAATGGCGATGGTGTTTCTGGCAACCCAACAATTAGTCTTCCATCAGCAGTAACCATTTCTGGCGCGATGACCGCCAACTCATTCGCAGGAATTGGCACATCACTCACGGCCCTGAACGCATCGAACTTGACCTCAGGCGTAGTGCCTTTGGCTCAGAGCATTCCTCCAGTAAACAACAGCTTGCTGAGGGGCAACTTAGGTTCTCCTTCGGCGTTAGAAGCGGCTGTCGTTGACGGTCAGTTTGATAACAAGCTTAAATTCCATCTCCCAATGTCTATCGAAGAAAGCACTGATGGATCAGTGTGGACCGCCCATGCAACCTCTCCATCAGGGGCTGCTATGAAAAACAACGTCATTGGTCGCGGCACAGGAAGCGCCATCACATTGGCGAATGGCAAGTACGGCATCAGGTTCACGTGGAGCAAAAGTGCTGGCGACTATAAAAGCAACTACGTGTATATCAATGCATTTTATGCGTACACATCAACGAATGGACATTCTGCTGCGGTTCTGATTGAAAAATCAGAAGACAATGTGACTTGGGTAACACATGCTGGACCCACCAACACGGCAAGCACTTGGCCAGGGCACTTCTTCGTTAGCCACGCGACAATTCCTTGGCGTTATAGTCCAACACCAGGGGTCCACTACAAATATGTAAGGGTCACTTTCATTCCAACCTGGAACGGCACCTATCCCTCCAACAATCTTGACATTTACCGAATGGATTGGTATGGAGGATATCCCGCAGGAGCAAGAGACGACTTTTATTGGGATTTTGACAAAAACATGACATTCAGAGCTGCTGTTGACGCAGTTTCTGGATTCAGAGTTAACGGGCTAGCAACATCAGGAAGCTTCCTAAGAGGCGACGGAACCAATATCGTCCTCAGCACCATCAGCTCAGGAGACGTTCCGAACCTTGACACAGCTAAAATCACAACTGGCACATTTGCTGACGCAAGAATTGCTCAATCGAACGTCACGCAGCATCAGGCGGCTTTGAGTATTGCGTGGTCACAGCTTACCTCAGTTCCTTCATCTTTTACCCCCGCTGCTCATACGTTGGATTCTCACTCCAACGTTACGATCACTTCAAACTCATCGGGCGAAATCCTCAAGTGGAATGGTACTGCTTGGATCAACAATACTTTGGCAGAAGCAGGCATTTCTGCCACTGGACACGTCCATGCTTGGTCTGACATTACGTCGGGTGTTCCTACAACTCTTGCTGGGTATGGAATTACTGATGTACCGTGGTCTACTCTAACAAGTGTTCCAACCTCATTTACCCCTAGCTCGCATGTACACGCATGGGGAGATATTACTTCTGGTGTTCCAACTACTCTAGCAGGATACGGTATTAGTGATGCACAAGGCTTAGACTCCACACTAACCGCATTGGCAGGTCTAGACACTGCAAGCGGTGCTGTATTTCAGACAGGAACTGACACTTTTACCAAAAAGAACTTCTTTGGTACTACTGATCAAATCACCATTACCGAAGACGCCACAGGACTAACGTTCTCACTTCCAAACACCCCAACTATCACAGGGTTAAATCTTTCGAGCTTACTCGATGGTTGCTTTGTTTATAACAGTACTTCTAGTGGTCTAAGTACGAATGCAAACTTCCAATTTAATGGTACTGAGGCTGGCTTTGGAGGGGCATTATCCTCTGGTGTTAGACTAACAATTACTGGTACGGATGCTACTTCAGGTGGTTTTGGGTTAAGAGTGTGGCCTGATTCAGGAGCTGCTTACTTTACCTGTAGAAACGATGGTGTAGTAGCTGCAATAGGACAGTTTACAGCTACCAGGACAGCAGGTGACGCAAACTACGCTGCTATTATTAGACACTCAGGAGGTACTAGTAATAGGCACGGTCTTCAAGTATCAACCACTGGTACAACTACTAATACAATTGCATTTAATGTAGCTACAGATGCAAATGCTAACGCAGTATATACCGATGGTGCTGGAATGACTGGCTTTGGTCTTGTGCCTAGCGGAAGTCATAGGGTACAGATACAGGGAAATGGGAATACTAGTTCCACAGATGCTCTTAGGATAACTAATAGTGATACAACGAGTATCTTTACGGTTAATAATGCTGGTTTTGTTGGGCTCGGAAGCACCTCAGCTACCTCAAAACTAACTGTTGGTAACTCTGGAACTGATGTAGCTGTTGCTGGTGGTCAGTTCTCTGCCACTCCAACTCACAACACAACTACAGCACGAACACATTATGGCTTCCTTAGCTACGTAAATAGCACTTATAATGATACTTCAGCTACTAACCAGTATGGTGGATGGTTTAGCCTTTCTAATAGTTCTGTAGCCTCCGGTAAGACTATATCTGGTGTAATAGCTGGGGTATACTCTGACTGTAAGATAGTTACATCTACCCATGCTGGAATATTCTCCAACATCTACTCTGGATACTTTATTCATGGTGCTTCTAGTGCCGCAACTGGTTCTGGTACTGTAACTAACTCATATGGAGTCAGAGTACTAACTGATTTTACTAATCCAGCAACTTTCACAATTTCCAACTCGTATGGATTGCAGATTGTCGGAACGGGTACAGCATCCTACCCGACGAACGTCTGGGGCGTTTATGAGGGTTACGCAGTTGGTATTGGGGCGAGAAACTTTTTCCAGAATCCCGTCATGATTGGAACATCAGCCGTGCCAGTCAATTTTCTTGTTGCTAGGAACAACTCTGGCACGGCGTGGGGTTCAAATGGCATCAATGCTAGGTTTGGCAGTGCAATCTTTACAGATACTAGCACCGCATCTAGCACAACTGTTGCCCTGAACACCATCAACTCATTTGGCGGTGGAGTTTTGGCTGCTACTAACTCAGCAGTCACCTACACAAATGCTGTAAACACCTACATAAGCGGTCCTCCAGTTGCTGGAACAAATGTCACACTGACGAATCCTTGGAGTTTGTGGGTTAATGCTGGAAACACCAGGCTGATGAACACCATCATTGGCGGGTCATCGTTCACATTCAACCTCAACACTATTCTGTCAGGTTCTGGTTACAACGGACTGCAAATTCGAAACACAGCGTCCGTCTATCCTATCCTTGAGATGTTTACTGACTCCAATGCTATTGCTGACGGTGGCACGATTGGAAAAATCTCATGGTGGGCTGGTTCAACTGCACCTAAGGAAAATGCAAAAATCGAGGCACTTCAGATTGGAACAAACGAAGACGCTGCAAGTCTAGTATTCTATACAGCAACAGGAGGAACCCTTACTGAGAGAATGAGAATTCTCTCTACCGGAACAATCAACGTAACTGGTTTTACTGGTACGGGTAATAAGGTTGTTCTGGCTGATGCTACAGGAAACCTTAGTGCCTTAACAGTAGGTACAAGTGCCCAGTTCCTAAGAGGTGATGGTACTTGGCAGACTCCCGCAGGCACAGGAACTGTTACATCAGTTGCTCTTTCGCTTCCTGCACAGTTCTCAGTAACAGGTTCTCCCGTTACCTCATCTGGAACTCTTACAGCAGCTTGGGCTAATCAAGCTAGCTCACTGGTCTTTGCTGGTCCTGTTTCAGGAGCTTCAGCAGTTCCTGCATTTAGAGCTTTGGTTGCTGGAGATATTCCAACACTAACAGCCAGTAAGATTAGTGACTTCGACGCAACTGTACGAGCTTGTACATTAACTGGTCTCTCTTCATCCAACTCAGTAGTAGTTGCTGGTGATACAGTATTACAGGGTATTGGAAAACTACAGGGGCAGATTAGTGCTAAGAAAGAACGTAGAACTCTTGTCTTCTTCTCAGCCTATACCCCTACTGCTTCAGGTGCAGACGACGTTCAAATTCCTATTCCAAGGCTTGCTGATGCTGGAACTAACTGGACACCTAAGAAACTCCGAGTAAGAGTTAATACGGCTTCTGCTGGAACTACGACAGTACGTTGTGAGTACTATAATGGAACTGGTGCTTTCTCTGCTACCAACATTCATACTGGTGGTGATGTTAGCTTATCTGGTGGCTCAACTTACGAAGCAAGCACCACAACCTTCTCAACAACAACATTAGCATCGGATGCATGGCTGAGAGTTAATTTCACCGCACTTGATGCTACACATGCTAAGTTCACCGTTTACCTGGAGATTGAAGAACAGTAATGCCAAAATGGGCTGAAGGCTACCAGTTAGCTGTAGATAATGGAACACTAGTAGATAGTACCGTCTTAACCGACAGTAGTAATGCTACTTACCATGAAGTCATCAAAAGTGATGAGATTCACAACGCTGAGATCTGTGCGATATGGAATCTTGGGTCCTCACCACCAACAGTAGCCACAGTATCTACTTATATTGAGTTTAATGAGCCCGTAACAAGGGTCTTGGAGTACTCTAGTGACGGAAGCTCTTGGACTTCTATCTCAATGGGTATGGCTCCTTCTCCTTTAGGTTGTACATATACGGGAGAAACTAAAAATCCAACACCAGGGATTGCTGCTCAGTATTGGAGATTCTCAATGAGAGCTTCGATCTTTGGGTGTATAGAGCAGAAGGCTAAGATGGCTGAATTTAGACTTCTAGACGACTCTGATGTCCTCCTAACAGAGGATTGGGGTGGTGGAGGGGGAGAAACTCCCAGAAGAAGAGGAGTACAGGTGACCTAAGTGTATGATCCAGACTACAAGCCTCAGAAAAGTCTTGGATGGTTATTATGGCTAATATCCGCAAGCATTCTCATTGGAATACTCTACTTAAAATCAACAGGTCTTCTACTTGATCCGCAACAACTACATGAGTCAATTCAAAACACAATTACGGTACCACAATAATGAACGATACAGTTGAAATCACAATCAAAGACAATAGAAATGAGCAGTCTCATACTATTACTCTTGCCGCACCTATCTCAGATGCCATCCTTTATTACGTCATCCAATACCTAAACTACCAAGGTCAGAATCCTATGGAAGCTGCTGTAGAGTTCTTTGTAAAGCAGGGTAGTGAAGTTGCTACTAGCATGATTAGAAGTCAAGCTGCTGCCGCAGGCGAGGCTTCAGTTAGTCAATTTATGGCTATTGTTGGGCAGTCTACGGTCCCAGAAGAGCCTGTTGAAGAGCCTCCAGTATAGTATATTAATTATATGGTAGTAGTAAATTTTTTTGGTGGTCCTGGTATTGGTAAGTCAACTTACGGTTTAGCCTTATCAACACATTTAAAGGAGAGAAAGGTCCTTAGTGAACTAGTTCCTGAGTTTGCAAAGCAGCTAACATGGGAGCATAGATTTAAGGAGCTTAATGAGTGCCAACCTTGGATAAGCATGACTCAATGGAAGGATGTTTATATTAAAAAGGACCAGCTCGATGTAATAGTTAGTGACTCTCCTATTATAACTGGTATCATGTACCAGCATGATAAGCAAAGGGATGCTTTTGAGACTCTTATGGTTGAACTCTTTAATGAGTTTGATAATTTCAATATTCTTCTGGTTAGGAATCTAAAAGAGCATCCTTATTTAGAGTATGGTAGAACTCAGTCTGAAGCTGAGGCTATCGAACTTGATAGCGAAATTAGAACGATTTTAATTAAATTTAACATTCCATTTATTGAGGTAGAAGTGGGACCAAATACAATAGATACTATATTAAATTTAATGAAAGAACGTTATACAATAAAAAACCTCTAGGGGTTTATTGGCAGGTATTAAAATGAACGATCTTTTTTCAAAAATAGATGCTCTAGTAGTTCAAAAGGAGTTTTCTAAAGCGGCTGAGCTTTTAAGCGGGTTCTCAGCTAATCAATTGTCTAAGAGATTTAACCAAGATCTAGAAAAAATTGAAGCTTTCCATAAAGCAATTTTAAACAAGATCTTAGAAACAGCACTAAGACTATCAGATCTCATCGCAAAAGGCGAAGTTGAGCAGGCAAAGGCTTTGGTTCTAAGTCTAACTTTACTAATCTCTGAATACTCAGAAGTACTAAAGAATTATCTTGCAAATGCTGAATCTATTGGTAAATTCCAGTTTCCAAAGGATATCTGGAGTGGGAAGTATAAAGATCCGTGGAAGGCTAGCCGAGAAGCTGCTAGGAAGTTTAATCTCAAGTGGGGATTAGGACTTAATATTTAAAGTAATGAAGCTCGTACTACCTGGTACGAGCTTCTTCTCTTTTAGCCTGTACTCTTCCTCTCATCGCAAAGGCTGTAGCAGTTGCTGCTGTGGCGGCCATAGCTATTGCTAGCTTACCATTAGCAGGAGTACTCTTCATTAGATAGTGGAGCATGTTTTCAGATTTGCCCTCTAATTCTTTACCTATAGTACCAAGTTTTTGTGCTTGACTTGCTAGGCCTATGCTATGGGCTATTGCTTGTAGCTGGTGAGTTTCTTTTTTGATACTACCTAAGCCCTGTATAATCTGACCCCCACTAATAGCATCAAGAATTTCAAGTCTAGCATCCATTAATAGGCCTAGCTGCGATCTTAGGTGCTCAGTAGCCTTTTCCGCAGCTCCCGTGTACTCCTGCTGAGCAACTGCAACAAACCCAACCTGCAGTGTTTGCCGTGCCTGTGCAATCATATTATCAGTAAGTGTTACCACACCAGGATTAAGCTCTCTTGCGAAGCTCTTTATTAAACCTTCCTCACCATCACGTCCAAGTACTGAGAAAAGGTCAAATGCTTTAACAGCACCATCACCAAAGATTTTATTGATTACATCCTGGCTCATTAAACCTCCTTTCATAACTTGGGTTGACTCAGCACCTTTTATAACTAAGCGTTGCAAGTTCTCATCCCAAGTTTCTCTTGCTACTAGGTGTTCTGCAACATTTGTAAGTGAGATTACTGTGGTATCCGCTAACGCAGCATTACCCCGTTCATCACGCTTGCCAAAAACCCAAGCTGATGCTTTTCTTACTACCCCTTGTTCATCTATTTCTTCTACCTCTTCTTTCATTAATCCAAAGTCCTCAAGCATTGCAGTAATATGACCTTTTAAGGCTTTATCATCACCAGTGCTAACAGCTTTTTGGAAGTTAGCCCTATGTTTTTCCATTTTGGTTTTAACTTCTTCTGACGTTAATCCTAGCTCATTGGCATGGTGGATAAGTAGTTGATTAATTCCTGTGGATTTAGCAAAAACCTCACCAAGACTTATCATCATATCAATGTTTTGCTTTGCACCGCCACCAGTAGGATTCATGGTATACTGAGTTGTAATTCCTATTGGCATAGCTTTTAACCAGCCAGCAGTATTTACAAGTTTAGCGTCAGAAACTAACTCTTCTTCGCTAAGAACATAATACCATTTGCCGTAAAACATTTGGGCTTTTCTACTTAACTGATCTTTCATAGGTGGTATTCCTTCGTACTCAATCAGTTTTCCAGCTTTAAGTTTTTGTTGAGCTTTAACTTTAGCTGCACCTGCAGGGGTAAGAAAAAGCTCGCCCTGTCCCTGAAACTTCTGTTTATTGGATAGATCTTCGTAAGTACCTGATTTGTCTTCAGCCAGTGTTAAATAAAAGTGCTCAAACCACTCATCTGCGTTACCTTTGAAAATCTTTTTAGTAAGATCATCACCCTGTTCTTGAAGAAAAGTATCTGGCATAAAGTAAGCTACCGTAGCTTTTATTTCTACGCCAGCAATAGCCTGGCTAGATATTTTACTACCTCTTTTATCTGCAACAGACGATGGTTTGGTCGGATCGTAGAGGAATGCTCTTGCCGCAGCATTTAGTGGTCCTGATTTTTTACTACCTATTCTTAAGTTTAACCACTTCTGTGCTATAATAATACCATCAGCTAAGTCTCGTTCATCAACAATATCACCATACTCGTTTGTTATAGTAATAGAACCTCTGCTCCATACATCAGAATTTTGATTTATACCTAAACCTACTCCTCCACCTGGTTGAACAGTTAGTGTCGTTTGGTGTGCTAGTTCTCCTGCTACTGATGCAACAGCTGCATTGAATTTTCTTTCAAAACTTTGTCCTGCATAAGACCTCATAAACCCACCAGTGACTAGTCTTTTAAATTTAATCTCTGCTTCTTTGTCGTTCTCATTTAAGGCCCTGTTTAATAGATTCTTTGCGTAGTCCATTAAACCCTTTCTATTAATCTCGCTTTCAACATCAAGATTAAGAATCTTCTTTATATCACCATTATCGAAATCTTTCTTTGAGGAGTACCCTCTTAAGGCGTTCTCAAGAAGCTTTTCATCGTCTTTGAATGATTTAAGAGTAATACCACTAGCTTCCGGCATACCATCGTTATTAATAGCTGCACCACTAAAATCACCTATATTAAATCTATAGTGTGTTTTTACTCCTTTACCACCTTTTTGTTGAGTTTCGAGACCAATTATACCTGAAACATTCTCTGTTGCTTTTCTTACTGCTTCTAAGGGGTCAAGAAATAGTGGTATTATATCTTCAGGTGGGGTAGTATTATCAAAAGCGAGACCATTTGCATTCGCTAGCATTACTGTAGGTCTCCATACTGAGTTTTCTAGTAATTGTGCTTGTCTTGCTGCTGTATCTGTAGCTTGAATTCCAGGATTACTTCCCCAGCTTCTATAACCACCCGCAGCGTCCCTTTGTACAATTGTAACTGAAGAAACAGGATTCTGCCCAGCCATTCTCTGTAGTTGGCCTAAATTTTCAGCACCTATAGTCTCTGCGCTCATATCAAATCTATGTACTTCTAGTATACCCGCTTCAATTAAATAATCTAAAGCTCCTTTGGTTTTCTTTGCTCCATTACGATCTAGTACATGAGCAAGAGGTCTACTTTGGGCTCTCTTCTCAAGAGCTGCTTTAGAATAATCGGTCCTAATTTTAGATTCTCTTGGTTTTACTTCTCTAGTTACAGCTCCGTCACCGCCAGATTCAAAGCTAGATAGAACGCTACCAAATGGGTTAGTCATTTGAGTAATGAAATCAGGTCCTACTGACTTTAAGTATCGAGAGTTACCCGTCATCATATCTTCTAGTACTTCTGATAACTGGGTTACGCTCATACCAGAAAAATATTTAGATTTAGTTAGGTACAAACTGGCTGATTCAGTAAAAACTCTTTGTGCCTCTTCTCCCCAAACAAGACTTGCGTCCGCTCCGATTGTCTGTGCCTTTCCTCCAATACCTGCTTTTAGTGCTTGTAGCTCTAGTACTTTAAAGCGTCTGTCTCCTAAGCCTAACTTTGAGGTAATCGTAGCAAGCATTCCTGCAGATTCTCTAATCTTTGCTAATGCTTTAGGATCTATGTCTCCTGAACTAACATGATCACTTACCGCCTTTAGAAACGCAGTATCCAGTTGATCAATCATGTTATTTAAATCCCCTTTATCTGTCATGCTTTGCATGATTTCAGAGACTTCCTTAACCCAAACCATATTAGTTAAAAGACCCACCTGTTTGTTGCTACGCACTTGTGGAATTAGTTCTTTCATGGCCTGCTTTTTAGCATAACCACCAAAAGCATACTCTTGAGCATACATTTTGTTTGATAGGTCTTTTCCTCGGTAACCTTCCCAAAAGGCAACTTCTTTTCCTCTGGAGGCTCCTCTTAAAATAGATCTTACCCCTGAAGGTAGTGCTTGAGGGGATAAGGCGTCATCTCCAATAAATTTTACACCACCTTCCTCAAAAGCAAATATCTCTTTTATATCAGGAAATTGTGATCTACCGTTGGCCCCAGTAGTAATTAAACCAGCACCAGTTTTTAGTAGATCACTTTTGCTGTAACGATAATCCATTGTCCCCTTATAAGGACTTTCAGGGGTATTTGTAGTATTTAATCCAAAAGCATCTAATTGGGCACCAAAGAATCTCTGGCGGGCATAAAGGGTTAAGTCGGTTGTTGCTTTAAGCCTCTTTAGTTCTAGTTGTCTTTTTGTAACTGGGTCAGTAACTGCTGCATCTATTGCTGCACCACTCAATTGTTGGGATAGAAGACCGTTTAATAGTCTAACGCCTCCATTTGTTCTTAAACCAGGGGATTTTTGGTAGAATGCAAACTCTGCTGATGTTGTGATAGACTCCCCTACCTTCTTTAGTACTGATAATTGAATTACGTCTCCATCATTATCAATAGCTAGCTGAGCAAATACTCTAGCGTCAGTGACAAAAAGAAGCTGACCGTCTCTTCCCTTAACGATAGTACCTAGTAAGTCAGAAAAGTCTGGCATATCCTTCAGACCACCTTTCGTACCATACAACATTTCACTTATAAGTGCTGGGTTTTCTACAGTAAGAACTTTAGCTTGGAAACTAACCATCTCGTACTTACCACTCTTAGGATTCATTAAATTCCAAGCTGCTTCAAGAGCATTTTTAGTAGCTTCCGTTTGGAATGATGCTTTGTGTACATCATAAATCCTACCCATTACCTGCCCTGTAAAAGTTAGTTCTCCGTTTCGTTTGTGCATTTGAGGATTAAACATTAGATAAACTTTTGAAGCCTCTAATATCATATCTTTAGTTGCATTAATTGAATTATCTAAAGCACCCATAATTTGGGAGGTACTAAATCTAGCTAATCCATTAAGACTATCACTTAAATTGCTAAGGGTATCAACCCATTGAGGACGAGAGTTATCAGGAAGAGTTTTATAGTGAATTGTTGACCCACTTAAGGTGTTTAAGGAGTTAGCTACGTCTTTAGCCATAGCATCCTTAGTCTTCTGTGTTACCCAAAACTCTTTTAGTTTGAAATCTAATCTAATAGACTCCAATCCTTTAATTGAGCCTTGTTTCTTACTTAGACCCTTATAATCATCTGTATCATTAGACCGTTTTGGAAACATTTACACTCTATATATAACTTAGAGTGCAAGGACTAGGCCTCTAATATACTAGTGTCAAACTATTTTTGACATTAGTAGTAAAGATGTCTCGACAGAACACTTCATTAAATAAAGATGTTACTTTCTATATTCCGCCTAGTTCAGCCGGAATCGTAGAAGTGTCACCGGAGTACTTTACTTTAATTATTCCTGAGTTTTTACCTGAATTTGATTTAAAACTCTCATTAAATAATTATATAAACTTTCTTGTTGTTCCACAAGAAGAGATGGATTCAGATACACCTACATTAGAGCCTACAAACGTAATTACTTCTCATATGATCAGTTATGAGTATACTTACGCAGACCAGCTTTTTACACAGGATTGGAAATATTGTGTAAATGGTTATAAAAGCATATTTAATGTTCAAAATAATGGTGAAACAGTGCAAGTACTAGTAATAAGAATGAGAAGAAATGATCATTCACTGACTGAGTTCAATAATCTTTTTAATGAGTGACTTCCCAATTCAAACTAAGACTACTAGTTTTTTAAGTCTTGAAGAGACTGCCCCTTTTCTAGAAGTAGACGACTTTAGTAAGTCTCTCGTCGAAGCAATGCTAGAAGTAATAGGAGAAATACCTTTTTGGGATGAAACTATCTTCGAACGAAAGCTTCCTGGATTTTATAGTGGGTTTTTAACTTGTAAAACTCATGAATGTCCCTACTTTGCTGTATGCCCTATTATGAGTGCTATTAAAAAGAAGTATAAGCATAGTACTCAACAGAGACAAGTAGCTATTGATGCCCTTTTCGGGGAGCCCTGCCGTCTAGAAGTAAAAGAAGCTGCTATATGGCTAGCTAACTTTGTAAGAGAGCATGATGTTAGACCTGATAGTTCTTCAGACATACTTCAAATCCTTCATATTGTTAAACAGACTGTGCTAATCAACAGAATTGATAGAGAGTTGGCTGTTTATGGAGTTGCTGGTGAGTCTGTTGTAGGTGTTAGTGCTAAAGGTGACGCTATTACTGACAGAAGGGCTAATGAAATTATCAAACATAGAGCACTACTAGAAAAGTCACTACAAAATGCTCTTTCTCAGCTTGTAGCTACTAGAAAAGATAAAGCGAACCTTGCTGTTCAAGCAGGACAGTTTAAAATGTTGTCTGACTTGTTTGCTAGACCTAAAGGTGTGGCTCTAAAAGAGTTAAGGAACTCCTCAAAAGAGGATGATCCTACTAATGTTGTAATCGACGTTGAGGTAAAATGAGTTTACTAGGTACTATTCTACAATCTATTGACCAAGTGGGAGGCGCTATTGGGTCAAACTCCTTTATAAAAAAGGCTACTTTAACAGCTACTTCAGCCCTAGGAAATAGCAGTACCTTTAAAGGTATCTCTGGCAGACTAGAAGGGGCTTTTCCTAATGCTTTTAAACCTAACTTAAAAGATGAGACTAAAAGATTTGGTTTGAATGGCTGGATAACAACAGGTATGGGTCTTTACGGAGGAGCTTCATTTGGTTTAAATGTAGCTGCTACTGCTGCTCTGCCTGCTAAAGCGCCGCCGCCCTCATCTTATTATGATGGTTCTGGGGATCTCAGACATGTTAATGATATGGGTGCAGGTCCGGCGTATGCTAGAGGAATTATGGGCTCTAGTATGAGTGATGAAAGATATAATATTCTTTCAGGGAGTTAATAACTAAATGGCAGGTGGATTTCTTTCTTCAAACCCAATTGCAAGATATGGTGTAGGTGGTACCGCAGGTATGTTTGCACTTAGTCATGCTAAATCAGCATACGATTCGATGCGTTATGGGGATATGACTACAGCAGCCCTTAACGTAGGTGCTTTTGGCTTGTCTACTTACGCTGCCTCAATGATTCTTGGTGGTAAAGCTGGAGAGCTAGGAAAAGGTATTAATAGCGGAATTGGTAAAATGGTTCAAAATCTCGGCAAAGGTGTACCTACTGGTCCTGCTGGTGATTTTAGCCGTTCTGTTAATAAGGCGTTGTTAAACGCAGGCGAGCAGGCTCTTAAGTTCTTTTAACGAACTGATACTCAAAAATGAATACTAAGTTACTAACAACCCTTGGTGGGAGCAAGGGTGCGATGATGAACCTAGGTATGTCTCTTACCGGGGTTTTCATGGCTGCAAGTGGTCATTATGAAAACCCCGAGCAGAAGAGAAAAGCTGTAGCGTCATCTATTGTAGATGGTTTAGCCCAGGTAGCTGCAGGTAAAAACTTTGTTGCAGGTCTTGGTTATAGTCTTTTAGTTAACGCTGCTTTTTACGCTCCTGAACTAGCTCAAAGCCTAGTCGGGGCAATTAGTACATCAATTACTGATAAGTCTACTTTATCAGTTCCTTTTTCTCAAGGGTCTCAAGCTTCACAATCAGCTTATAACCAATACACTTACGCACAGAAGCAAATGGAATCAGCCTACGGTGCTTTTGATGGAAACCAAGCTCGAGTTTTTGCTAGAACCCTACACTCACGCTAATTTATGATTCAGATCTCTGAAGAGGATAGGAAATATTTATCTTCTCTTGCTGCTCAAGGCCCTATTCCGTGGATTGAGTCTGTTTTAGTAGATCCTACTACAAAAGCTCCTTTAAAGTTAAATTACCTTCAAAAACAACTACTAGCTGGTATTAATAAGTACAACTACGTATGTGTTGATGAGACTACTAGGGTTATCGACCCAGAGACACTTCGTCCTGTTAGGATAGACTCCTTAGACTGGATAAAAGAAACAGTCTTATATGACCTCACTTTAAATAAAGTAGTTTGGAGTGACGCTAAGTGGATTAAAAATCCTCAAAAGAAAGAGTGCTATAAACTAGTCTTTGAATCAGGTAAAGTACTTAGGCTTACACCAGACCATGAAATCTATACTAAATCGTCAGGCTGGATTAAGGTAAAAGACTTTAAGATTGGAGACTGTATACTAACTCCAGACAAAACTGATATCTTTGGTACATCTGAAGAGACTAAAGACGGAATTGAGTTTCTTTCTGATCTCTCTCAACTACATGCCTCAGTAAACACCAAGATCTTTTCTTTAACTAAAGAGTGTTTAAGATATTACTTTACGTATTACTTTGCTAATCAAGGTAGAATTTTAGAAAAAGATCAAGAATTAGTTGCTCTCTTTAATAGAACCAGAGAGATGGCTGAAGATCATCAGCACTTGCTCCAAAGATTTGGTATCCATAGTAGAATTAATGACGACAATATCATCTTCCTGTGTGAAAAGCATGACATCAATGAATTCTTAAATCTTATAGGACTAGAAGTTAATCAAACAGAGACCAAGCCTTCCAGATGTTGGGATAAGCTCATTAATGTAAGAAGTATTGGTCTTCGTAATGTTTACGATATATCAGTAGACCATGAGGACCATAATTTTATGGCCTCAGACCTTGTTGTACATAACTGTGCTCATAGAAGAGGTGGGAAGACTTACGGCATTGCTGCTAATATTCTATACTTCCTATGTACAATGAAAGATCTTAGAATAATCTACTTTGCAGCATCAGTACAACAGGTAAAAGAAGTATTTGACTATATAGATATGATGACAGAAGCCAGTCCTTTGATTCAATTAATGAAACATAAGGTTGGTAATACCAATACGGGTCAGCCGTCTAGGAAGTTTATTACTGGTTCTACTATTACAGGTATGGCCTTGGTAAGACCAGATAAAGTCAGAGGTAAGTCCCCTGATATGACTATTGTTGATGAAGCGCAGGATATTTCTGATGCTGCTTGGCAAGCTATCTGGCCCTTTATGATTGGTGATATGCAGGGAGAGCATCGTCGTTTTGACACCAACATCAACTATATTATCGGGACTATTAAGAACCCATCAGGCCGTTTTTATAACGACATCTTTATTAACCCACCTGATAAATCTACAATTACCAAAATTCCTGTAACTGATCGACTAGGGATCGACCTTACAGAAGATGATCTTAAAGCTCTCAGAGCTGAATGTAAGAATGATATAGAATGGGAAACTGAATTCTTACTAAAGCCTATGGGTGGCGAGAACACAGTTTTCCCTCAAACCATAGTAGACAAAATCTTTAAAGAAGAATATACTTATGGTAACCATCTAGTAGATCGGGCGCATGTAAGAATAATGGGTTGTGACTGGGATAGAGTACAAAGTGGTCCTTCAGTTATAATTGGACAGTACGAGCCATTAACTGACAAGTTAACTGTAGTTCACCAAGAAACCTTAGCTGTTACAGATAGACTACTACATGATACTGTAAATAGACTTCTAGAGCTACACTGGGAGTACTCAGTTGATTATGTTTGTATGGACCATGGTGGAGGTGGTTTTGATCGATATGATGAGCTTAAGTACGAGCTAGAAAGAAGAGGATTCGATGTAGACGGAATGCTTTATCTCTTAGCCCTTCAGAGTGTCCTTTGGGTAGACTCTAACGAACCTTCACAATCTAGAATTGCACGAAATGTAAACTCAGACACTATGTCAGAAAAACGACATGCTAAAGAGTATCTGGTTAAAAGATTACGTAAGCGTGTTGAAGAAGATAAGCTAATTGCTAGCGGTGCTGATGATTCTGACGACTTTAAGTACCTTGATCTTAAGAGACAGCTTATAAAATATCAATCAAAAACAAATCCTAGTGGTAGACAAGTATTTACTGATAAAGACGAGCATTATATCGACTGTTTAATGTTTATTGAGTACATTATATTCTTACATGGTGAAGATATTAAGGAGAAAGTACTAGTTGGTACAAATAACTTTTTACCTGAACCTATACCCCTATTAAAGAAACATGTCCCTGGCTATAACGAAGATTTTCTATGGCTAGACTCAGAGCTAGTAACTTACGATATAATAAAGCATACAGCATGGAGGCCCAGTGAGGATTTCGGACCTATTTAAGGTATTTGATGTAAAGAAGAAAGTTGAAGCAGGGTCTACTGGTGTAGAACCAAGTACCCTCAATATCGACAAACTTGCTGTTGAGGATGACACTCAGTATACCAAAATTCCTGCTGAGCTAGATGATGTTAAAGAGTTAGCAGCACGAGTTAGAGCAGATTTAAACGATACTATTAAGTATATCAAAGCTGGCGCTGAGAGTCCTTATTTTCCTAGATACGCTGAGCTTGTAGAACAAAACTACGTTCCTATTGAGCTAATTTTAGACGACTCAGTATCTTATCCATCCTTTACAGCTAGTGCAGTTGAGATCGATAATATAGAGAAAGAGGTAGCTAAGTCTGATAGGCACTCAGAGTCGTTTCTTCAGACTGTGTTTTTGCATCTACAAAGAGCAGAAGTTTTAGATGTTTTATTTAATAAAGCTATAGATGATATTCTAAAGCCAAAAGAGCCTATAGTAGTTAAAGATAAGGCAGGTAAAGTAGTACTTGTATCTGAACGTGATAAAGCAGGCAAAGTGATTCCAGGTAAAGAGGTTCAGAATAATAGAATGCTTTCTTACTTACTTGGCAAGGCTAAAACTGAGCTAACTAATATCTTAGAATGGTCAGTAGGGCTTAGGAAAGAATATGAGAACCCTATTGCTGAGGAGTTAAAGGACTTTATATCTTACTACATACCAGTCGCTGTAGAAGGATCTCCACACTCTCTTCAATATCTACTCCAAAACTACTTAAAGAATGAGACAGATGTTTGGACCCCAACTAAACAAGTTTTTACAGTCTCTTATGGTAATACTCTTCAAGGCTATTTAGAAGAAGTAATGACTCTTCAGCTAGTTAAAATGGCTTCTAGTATTGGAGATGAGGTAGACGACTTTCTAGACGGTCTTGCTTCTCATATAGCTGGATCTGAATCTAGAACTCTGCCATTTGTTAGACAACTAATAAGTGACGCAGCAGCAGATTTAGGTTTACAGATCAGGAAAAACTTAGCTGCAAAAGAAGCAAAGCTTGAATCAGAGCAAGAAGCTCGTTTAGGTAGCGTCAAAGCCAGGACTTTACAAAGGATAATTAATGTACTCGAAAATAGTTTCTAATCTAAAAAAATGGATAGCTTCTGTTTTAGGTCGATGTCTAAAAGCATTGACAAACAGAGACCGCTTAGAACTGGAAAGAAAAGAGGTTTTTGATAGCCTCCTTTCCAAACTTCTTACTGAGCACCCTATATTTAAAAATAGCTATGTTGCATTAGATGGTAAGTGGAATTGTGCTTTTAATGGTTTGTTAAAAGTAGACTGTTATTTCTTTAACTACGACTTTTATCTTATTCTAGGAGGCCCTGAGTCTGCCTACTTAGATGAAGCATTGTGCTTAGGTATTACAGAAAGTCAGTGGATTGAAGCTCAGGAAAAAAGAAAACTACTGCTAAAGGATTTTGAACTAATAATAAAAAATAATAGCTCTACAAAAGTTTTGTTCTATGACTGGTACAAACCTCTAGTTTACAATGCCTTTGTTGCTGAAATTGAGGAAATTTTAAATGTTGGATAGAGTCGTAAGAGCAAATAATTATGATCGTCGAGGGCTTGATGAGCAACTTGACTCCAGAGTCTTTGTTCATAAAAGTAGGAATGAAGACTATCAATACTTTTCAGACTCATCTGAGAAGCATACAGAAAGACGTATGGAGGATAGTGAAAAGGCCTATCGAAGCGATGGTCTTATTGCTCAAGCCATTAATATGTACTCTGAATGCTATAAAGGCTTTAGATTTGATGGTGAAAATGCAAAAGCAATTGAAACAGTAAAGAAAAGACTAAACAGAATTTCTCTTGCTAATGGAAAGCATTACACTACAATCATCGAGTCTTTATTCCATGAAACATGGAAGCTGGGCAATGGTTTCTTGGCTATCAAGAGAGGCAACCAGTCAATCCCTGCAAATAGATGTGTCTATGAAGATCGTCCTTATGCTATTTCTGGGTTTGAAGTGATTTCTGCTCGCAGTCTCCAGCCAGAGACTGTTGATGGCGTTGATGTATGGAGTCGAAGAGATAAGAAGCCTACTAATTTGATTTCCAACAAAGCAAAGCAACTCCTGACAGGAGATTGTTTAATTAGTAAGTTTGAGCCTTCCAAGATTAAAGAACATCAGTATATGGAAGGAATGGATCTTTTCCATTTCGCTTATAAAGAGCAGGCTGAGAATCGCTGGGGCTTTGGACTGAACTTTGCGTCTCTTGAAGCTACTAAGACCTTGAGAGCTCTTGAAGCAGCTACCTTTGTAATGTCAAAGAACCACATGGACCCGCTGATTCATCACAAAGTTTTACGTGGTTTAGGTACAGGTCAAGGTGGTGGAGGTCTGGCTGCTGAAATCGAGAAGGCAGACCAAATGCATAGAAATGGTCCTGTTGGTGGTGTTGTAGTTACTGGTCCTAATCACGAGTTTGATTACTTTGGGTCAGAATCTCACGCTATGCGTATGGGAGAGATTTTAAAAATCTTTACTAATAGAGTTCTTTCTGGTATTGGAGTAACCCCGTTCCTTATGGGTATGGAGACAGGTACTTTAGGCGCTGCTCAAGCAGCCAAAGAACTAACCCTTCCAAAGAAGAAGCAGGTAATTAAGAACTTTGAAAACCTTCTCTCTTTCTGGGTTATTAACCAGATCCTATATGAAGAGGGTTTCGATCCTTACACTAATGAGAATGATCGTGTATTTATCAGGCTAATTGAGGTTGATGAGGATGAAAAGATCAAGAGTAGGAACCACTGGGCCGATCTTTATGCTAAAGGCTTGGTTGATCTTAGCGAAGCTAGGAAGAACGCAGACCTACCTGGAATGCCCAACAAGGCTCTTACTCATCTAAATGTGATTCAGATCCCATTGCTTAAAGTGAAGGCTGACAGTAGAGGAGCAGGTCAAGATGAAAAGAGTAATAACGGTTCTGAAACAAAAGCGGCTAAGGCAGCAAAAGCCAAAGAATTTAGCGTTCCAACCACTTTCGCTGAGCTAGATGCCTACTTAAGCAACCTCAGTAACCTCTATAATCTATCTGATAGTCAATATTTTGCCTTAAAGGATGGAGCTTATGATCTCTTTCCAGATATTGAGGCCATAGCATCTTTACTAGGTTCGGTCCTTGAATACAATGAATGATTACCGAAAAATAAATAACAAACTATATGAGTCTTGTACTTCAATAGTTGAAAATAGGCCTAAGGTCGAGAAAGCTGAGCTATTAGATAGCTCGGCTAAAACTCTTTTGGATGGTACCGCGGCTGCTTCTAGTATCCTAACGATCTATCCTTATATTGTAGCATCACATGCTGATCGACTTACAAAGAACTTTACACTTTACACAGAGAAAGCTATTAAGGGCGATAACCACCCTACTGAGCCTACAGGCTATAGGTCGATGGTTACACCTCACGGTAAGCCTCTCTTTGTTGATCACTATTATAGTACAGACTCAGTACAGGGCCGTATTATAGTAGCTAAGTGTAAGAAAGTAAAGTCTGGGTCAGAAACTCCTCGAAGAGGGGCTGGAATACCTGGATCATGGGAAGGTACATATACTTTAGATGAGATCGGCCAGATCTCAAACCCAGAAGCTATTAGAAAAATTCTGACTGCAGAGATGCTTAATGTAAGCATTGGTGTTGAAGCCCATCAGATCATTGACAGTATTACAAGACAAGATGTACTGAAGCTCTGGAAGGAAGGCAAGCCAATTAAGCATTGGAAGGGTGATGAAGTTACTGTTGATGGTAAGAAACAACTTTGTTACTGGATCATACCTTCATGGACAGGAATTGAGACCTCCTTTACACCAACCCCTGCTGATGAACTTGCAGGCATTCAGGTAAAAGATATTGGTGAAAGTGCTGTAAAACTACTTCTTGCCCAAAAGATGATTGGCAGAGAGTCTTATGAGATGCTTGATGCTGAGACAGGTGCTGTAGAATTTACTTCAGATGACGTAGATTCAATGACCGCTTTTGCTCCAGATTTATCATTTAAAGATTCTTGCAGTTCTGCACCGCTTTATAATATACCTTTCGATTACGAAAATATTGCACAAGAAGCCTCACTAATAATGGAGTCTTTGGAAAATAAAACTATGGAAATCAAAGTACTATTTGAGAAACTAAATCTAACACTCCCTGAGAGTGAGGTTGAACTTGAGACACTGAACAAGAGCTTTAGAGGGTTCTTGGATTGTCTAGAAAGCCAGCCGACTGACACCTTGGAGCAGCTTATTGAGGCTAATCTTGATGAGCTAAAGACAATTTATGCTCCGACTCCTTCAGACGATTCAACTGATTCGTCTACACCAGAAGTACCTGCTGAGCCAGTAGTTCCTACTGAACCAGTAATCCCTGCTGAGGACTCTACTCCTGCTCCTGTGACCATCGGTGAGGCTCTAAAGAGTGTTTCCGATTCAGATCTTGATCTTCTAGTTGGCGAGCTAACTAAGGAGACTATCCAGCATGGTTGGGTGGTTAGCAAGGAAGGTATCGTAAGTAGAGATCTTACTATGGTCTCTGGATGGATAAGGTCTGATATTCTAGGCGACAGTATTGAAACTATTGACGCTACTGAATTAACTTCTTCTGAGCTTCTTGCTAAGATTGAAGAGTCAGACAAGAATCCTGCTGATCCTGATGCACTCCTTAATCAATACAAGGATACTCAGAAGGATCACAATTATCTTCAAGCCCTTGTTGGCTTATGTAGAAAGCTTGGTATCTCTTTCGAGAGTGCTAAGGAATACGGGAAGGCTTACTCAGTTCTTCCTAATCATCGTCTTGAAACTCTTCTTCTAAAGGCAGAAGATGTTCCAAAGCCAGAGAATACTGATAATGATCAAAATCCTAAGGTAACACCTGAGAGTAATGGTCATGAAGTGCCCTCTACAAATAATCAAAGTAGTGCTTTTACTTCATTTATGGGAGATAAAAGCTATGAAAAGCCGAGGCAGCTAATTTAACCTCTAGCATTACATCGGAGACAGCAATAACAAATGAGCTACGATATCAATAACTTTTTTGGATCAACGCCAAATCCTGGTCAGTCTTATGCTGACATAGCGATTTCGGGCGATCACAGGTCTGGTAACTTTACATGGGTGCCTGACCCTTACCTTCCTGTTGTCTATCAGGATGAGAGGGATACCACAGTCCGAGCTTCAATGCTCGCTGGTAGGTTTGTCTCTGTTGGTAACAGAGTTGCAGTTAATCCTGGCAGCTCTCGGCAAAGGTCACTTACCAACACTGATCAGACCGCTCTTACTCTTCACAACGGTAACGACCTTCTTCCTATTGGTATGACTCCTTCAAAGGTCATCGCCAAGACTAATTATTTCACCAATGATGGTGCTCAGGTTACCTTTGCCAAGCAGGCTTGGGCTGACGTACCTTACATTGTTGCTGACAACGCTGCTCATGGCACAGTTTATTCAGGCGACCGTCTTACTGGATTCTGGGGTACTGTTACTAGCACTTCAGTAGTTAATCCTAAGAAGGTTGGTATCCCTGTTAAGTTCAATGGCCGCAAGCTTTACTCAGTAGCTACAGCCGCTGCCTCTACTTTTGCCCTTACAGAAGCTATTTACCCTGGTATTCAGCCTCGAGTGGTTGCAATGTTCACTGGCGCTGGTGCTGCTGTTACTGGCTCTGTGACTCTCTCCTGGGCTTCTACTTCTTGGACAGCCGCTCTTCCTGCTTCTACAGTAACGACAGTTCTGTACGAATGGGGTCAGGGTGCTGATCAGATTGCTGGTGATGCAGTCGAAGTTCTGAACCTTGCTAGAGTCAAGGACAAGGACACATTCATGTCATTCGTTAAGAATGAGCTTGATGGTGGTCTTTATGCTCCGATGAGCTCTCGATTTAATGTTACTGCTGTGAGTGCTGAAACTCCAAGCACTGTTACTGCTGGTCGGCAGTATAGGGTTGCATACTACCCTGTATCTCTTTACCATCCTGTGACAGTTGAAGTTCAGGGTACTGTGGTTGACATTAGTGGAAACTCTACAACCTACAGTTCAAGTGACTGGTATACTCTGCCAACGACAGGAAGAACAGGTCTTACTGACTTCAATGGCGATTTCCATGACATGAACCCAACGAACGGTCTGATTACAATTGCTGGAAACATTACAGTGACTGCTATTCGAGTAACTTACTCTTATATCACTAATGCTCGCACAGCTTTTGCTCAGTTCGATCCTGGTGTTCCTGGACTGACTGATGGTTCAAATCTGACTGCTGGCGCCACCGTTAGCGGTACTACAGTTGTTCCATCTAACCCAAGAGGTATTCCAAGCTTCTTGAATCTATCCAATGTGGTAGGCCAGCTCAAGCTTTGGGTACGCTAACACTGGAGAATAATAAAAAGGAATAGGATAATAGCTAAGATGAACGATAAGCTAAGAAAAATCTTTACAGAATATAAGTCAAACTCCGAGAGTTACGCCCTTGTCGAAAAGTTTGCTGCTGCTAACTCAGCAACACCTGAAGAGGCCTGGGACACTAAGGAGAGACTTCTTGATCTCTTCCATGCTATGTGGACAGGGACAGATAGGAAGGGTACAGAGACTCCTCAACTAAACGTAAGTCTAGAGAACGTACCCGGATTCCTTGGCAGTCTAAAGGATGCCCTCCAGGGTGTTGACGTACTTCCTCTTTGGGAAGAGACAGTCACTAAGATCCTTAGGGAGCCTAAGGAGCCTAGTCTGTTCCTCCAGAATGCGGTAGCTCAGAGAGTTTCTCTCCCTGCTAACGACAATAGCATGACTGTTGAAATGTTCAACATTGGTGCTGTGGCTGCTGACTGGGTTCAGTTGAATGGAGAATATCCAACAGCTAAGATCAGCGCTAGCGTTGAGTCGGCAAATATGAAGGCCAAGAAGGCTGGTCTGCAGATGGCTATCGGTGACGAAGCCAGAATGTCAGCTAACCTTGATTTGGTTGGTCTTAATATTCGACTTGCTAACAATGCGATGAATCGCTTCGTTGAAAGCAGGCTGAAGGAGAAGCTGGACCAGGGTGTTACAGTTATTGACAATAGCTCGACCGATACTACTTACCATACGGTAGGTGTGGACGTGTCAGGCAATGCCAACTATACTCTTGACCACCGCGACATTATGAGCATGGTTAGTATTCAGGTTTCACGCCAGTACCAGCCAAGCCACGTCCTTGCTCATCCCATGACCTGGGCTGTGTTTACTCAAGATCCGATCATGAAGGCACAGTTCTACCATCAAGGTAGCTTTGGCACTAACTTCTGGAACTCTGCTCCTCAGTTTGAACAGGCCGTACCTCTGCCTTACAATCTGATGCATGTTCCCTACTACGCTATGTACATCTCAGATGGTCCTACTGCTCTGTCAGGTGGCCCCGGCTCAGGATACACTCCTACAGCTGCTCTGGCTAGTGTGTACATGATCGACGCTGCTAATGCTCTTTGGCTGCTTGAGAAGGGTCCAACCACTATCGACAGCATGGAGGATTGGTTCAAGGATGCAAGCATTCTTAAGATCAGAAAGTACTTTGATACAGCCACTAAGGACGGTGGTCGCGCTATCAGCAAGGCTTTGAACATTCGTGTGGCCGAGAACCATCAGGCTCTCTTCACCGTTCGTACATTGAGCTAAGTTAATTACGTGTGATAATCTCAAAAGGGAAGGTGTTTATTCACCTTCCCTTTATTTTTTCTTAGTAACTTCACGGCTCTAGAGTATATTAATTATGGCTGCAGCAAAGATCCCTTACCTGATTAACTTTAGTCCTAGTGCGGATGAGATTATTTCAGGGCTGAACCCTGATATAAATCTGTACTGGTCTATCCACATGGATCAGTCTGAATTTAGCGACGATACAAGAAGAAATGAGCTTGTCCGTCTAATTAAAGTCAGCAATGGAGATAGTCTTACTACTGTCTTTGACTCTTATGATCAAAGAACTCTATGCACCACTTTAACAGTATCAGGTGGCTTAGAAACAGGAGAGTCTTATCAGTTCATTATAAATGAGGGAGCCAAGGATTATTTTGGTAGAAGGACAGCCTTTCCAACTACCTGGACATTCTCAGTCGAAGGAACTGACCTTGACTTAGTAGAAGATAATATCTTACCTGCTAATTATGAATCATACTCAACAGCCCCAACCTTTACATGGGCGAGTGTAAGTTCATCAGCACTTTATGAGTTCCAGCTAGATGATAATTATACTATGGAGGCTCCTTTACTTACACAAGCCTCTCTCAGCACTTCCTATACCCCAAATTACTCCTATGTAGATGATACCACTTATTATTGGAGAGTGAGAGCTTATTCTGTCTCTGCTACAGGTGCATGGTCAGACGTAAGAGCTTTTTATTATGGAGATCCTGTTTATGTTTCAACCCTAGACCCAATTAATCAATCTGCCTTGCTAGTCAGTTTTGGTGCTGAAACAGGTCAAGGTAATTTAGGTTCATGGCCTAATCTTACAATAACTCTGTCTATGGTCCCATCAGCAGGTTATTCAAGCTACTTAGAATTTACTAAAGAGAAAGTTCTCCCTAGAAACGATGTTAGCGGAGAGTACGATAAAACCGCTGTTTCTGGTAGTTGGGCCTTAAATGGTAGGATACTAACTTTTACGCCCAGTGAATCAATAGCTGAAAATACCAAATATTTAATTAAAGTAAAAGAAGGTCTAACATCAATTACAGGTGTGCCTGTACTATCAGACTATTACATGTACTTTACAGGGACGTACACTCCACTATATTGTGGAATCAGACTACTCCAATCAAAACTTGGATTTGAGAGTGGGAATTATCCTGAAGACTTTTTATATTACCACCTTCACGTAGCTAGTCTTGAGGCTAATGCCCGATACTTGACTATGGTTGGAATTTCCTTCAATAACCTTAGTGAAGAGCTTCTCCGCTCTGAGTCTAGAGAAGGGCATGCTGTAGTTCGATGGGTAGAGGCTGCAGCAAGATATAACTTAATCTGCACAATTTTAAATGAGAGACTAAGATACGTTGGCACAACAACGAAGTTAGGGGACTATTCAGAATCAACTACAAGAGATTTTATTCAGGCTATTGTAGAAGCTAAAAAGACCGCACAAGAGGACCTGCAGTCATGGTCTGAATTACTAGAATTTAACGATTCTGGGCCAAGAAAGTCTTGGCTTAACGTTAATTGGCACGAGTCGTTTAATAACGGCAGTTTATACGTCGGTAGGGACTGGCAGGGATTTTAAAAATGATGCAATGGGATTTTAAAAAAGGCCCGAATTTAGAACAGAATGTTTCTAATTTCATTGACAAGATTGGAGAGTGGTTAGTAGTTCTTCATAAAGATGATAGGTTTCCCTGTCTTCAGTGCGCTAGAGACCCATCTGGGGTTTGTCCCTCATGTCTAGGAACTGGTAAAAAGACAGGTCTTTTTGCTGTCCGTGCAAGAATTAGCTACGATGTTGAAGTTCCAGGCTCAAAAGAAGATTTCGCCCTTGTTCAAAGAGAGACTCCTACAATACACTTCCCAGCAGTAATAAGACCTAATATAGGTGATATTGTTTATACTGGAGAATGGATAATTAATCAAGAAAAGCCTATTAACCTAATCTGTTTGCGAGAGGGCTATAAAGTTATTGATGTTATTAAGAGACATAATGGAGAAATGGCTTGGTGGCACTCCAATACTCAACCTCTAAATCAAAATAGTAAGGAAAACGAAAAGATTTTAAAAACGCGTACCTTTACTATAGTTGAGAATAAGCAATGGCAGAAACACTTATTATAGGTGCTGCAATAGATGGCCCAAGTGCAGAGGCATTTCAAGTAGTAGACTTTACCAGTTTTGAGAAAACTTTTGCATTTTATAACCAATTTACTACACTAGGTAGTTCTGCAACTTCTTTCGAGCTTGATTATGAGTGCTTGGCTATGCCAGGCGTAAAGATAAATGATATTAGCAACGTACTTTTTAGGCCTGTTGTTAGTGGTGCCAGTGTTTTTTTTGGTAGTTTAGGGTACGCGGGATCAGCTGAATTTAGGTATAGGCCGTATCTAGGAAAGTACGATCTAGTTACATGTGCTGAAAGATTTATTGGTAGCAGCCCAACTGTATGTAGAATCCCAGGAGTTAGAGCATCACTAACCTTAGGTGATTGGGTATTTAAAGCTAAGTATGAAGGAGAGAAATACAACTCTGTTTATATAAGCAAAACATCTACAACTTTAACTATTAGTGGTCTAACACCTGAATACTCAACAATAACCTGCAGCACTACAGGAAACTACGATGAGCTTGCTCACCTTCTTGAGAGATACTATCAGTTAGGAATTATACCTGTTTATTTGGATCAGCATGGGAGTACTTTTACAACAGGCACTAGTTATTTGTCAGGTGGATTAGACTATGATTTCAGCGCAGAAAATCTGCGTACTTGTCTTGAATCAGCTACAGATAATATTACATCTGTTATTGTGCTAACAGAAGCTACAAGCTCACTAGTGAATGAAGCAGTATCTTATCTAGAAGAGTATTACCAAACCCCTAAGCCAATCATCTTTGCTGCTCCTAATGTGGATGGCACAATCGAAGAGTATCTTACAGATCTACCTACAATACTACCTTCTAGATCAGATTGGGTTGGGCTTGTTCTTGGATCAGGTAATTACTCTTTACGTAATGGTTTACGTCTTGAAAGATTTAATGTTGAGTCTTTAGCGGGGATTAATCCTTTAAATGGTTTTACTAATAAATCCTTAGATATTACAACATTAGTTCCTACACTAACAGCAGCCGAACTTGATAGCCTTGCTGCTGTTGGTATTATGGCACCTGTTAGAATGACAGGTGCTGGTATTTCTATCTACAGAGGCGTAATGTCATCAGGGTCCAGCTTACTAAGAGAAGCATACGCTATTGCTGTCGGTATGGACGCTGCCAATACATTCCTAGCTTCATACAAAGGCAAAAGAGCTGTTCCTGGAGTAAAGAAAGAATGGTCAAGTCTATTGGAGTCTATCTTAAAAGATCTAAGGCTAAATGTAATAGCAGTAGAAATTAATCTTTTTGATAATGTGACAGGTAATCCTATCACTAGAAATGGTATAGAGTTTGCTCCAGCTTTCATGCTTTTACACGCAGATATTCAATTACAAGTTGGAAGAGAGATCCTTGAGATAAGTATCGGAGTCGAGACAAAATGATTTCACCATCAATTCAAACTTTAATTGCAACAAATCCTAACTTAACTCCAAAATACTTACTTGAGTTAATTGCAGATGTTTTATCTTACCATAAAATACGCTTTGCAGATAGGCCACCTAATGACACTTTAACAAGCCCAATAATTATTGGTAAGGTTTCTAAAAGAGTCAGGGATCTCGTAAAGGGGCAAGGAAGAACATTCTCAGGTTTTCATGGCAGTGCTGAAGGTGGTACTGTAAACCAAAGATACCAGCAGAACTATAATCTTCTAGTAGATTTTGTTCTTTATTATCCAATATCTCTTGATATTTCAGAGATGGCTTGGGATATTGAGCAGTCTATTCAGGACTCTAGAGGTATTTTTCAGACAAGATACCCTACTTCAGAAATAACCTGGAGGGAGACTATAATTGAGACTGATCCTAATTCCAAAGGGGAGATAGGAAAAGTTACTCTTCGCTTTGAGGTAAAGCTGGCTGTATATACAGTTAGACCCTCTAAAGTCATCTCAAATATACAGTTTAGTGTAATAGGGGATGGCCTCTACTATGATAATATAAAATTGGTTAGGAGTTCCGAAGATGAGACCTATACAATCTCGACAGATAATGGCTTGGTTGTAACAAGTGTGCTTGAAATCAAACTATACCGGAACGGGAGATATGTAATTTTAACCAGGGGTACTGATTATACTCTTGAGAAGGTAGATAATAGACAAAATTCTTCTTACTATATAAAGTGGGCCCTTAAAACAGGGCTCTACCCTAATTTAGATGAAGAGTTTTGGATTTCTTACCTAACATCCTCTCGTCTAACCTTTAATTCTTAACCCAAAAAAACGGAGTTACTGAGGAATAAATGAACGGAATTACAACTAATCTAATAGGTGGAGTCATTGGAGATCAGGGGCAGACCATTACTGGTGAGCCTCTGCTAATCATTGGCACAGCCTTAGACGGCCCTCTCAATACACCAATTCGAGTAAGAAATTACTCTGAGTTCGAGAAGGTGTTTGGTCCGGCTATTTATACAAGCGGGTACAACGATCCTAATACTTCAACAGAGACAGGGAAGGATGCTCATTCTTCTCTAGCTAAGAACTTTGTTGAGGCACTAAATGAGCTTGCTAAGGATATTGTCCTTGTTAGATGCTCTGGATCGTATGCTTCGTCCCCGTCTGCATTTTCAAATAAGCTGGATATACGCGCAGTTTACCCTGGACGAATCTACAACAGTGTTTCTGTTCAGGTTTACGCAGGTACAGGAGCCTCGTCAGGCTTTACTTACTTTAAACTTACACAGCCAACTAATAAGGAAGGTATTAGAACTTTTGAGTTTGCTAATACTCAGACCATTGGTGAGCTGATCGACTTTATCAACTCTTCTAATAGAAATAGAACAATTTCTATCAATAGAAACTCATGGCCCACTGCTCTTACTTCTCTAGTAACAGCTCTTGGTTCTGGTACAGTTACCCTGTCAGGTGGTACTAATGGTACTACAGCTCCTGGTGAAGACTATGCTACAAGTAAGCAGGGTCTTGCTGATATGATTGCTGTTGGTGAAGATTCTACATTTAACACTTTGATTGGTGATAAAGTAAGAGCCTCCATTATCCATCTAGGTTGTATCTATTTTGATGATGAGATCGTAGATGCTGGTTCTACATCCACCTCAATTTATGCTGATATGGCTTTGTTTGCTGAGTATCTATCTCACGAAGCATCTCCTTGTCTAGCTTATCTAGGTTGCCGTCCCACAAGACTGCGGGATCGGTCAGCGATCTTGGACTATGTAAATAACAGTCTTCTTGCTACTGAGTATGGCTACTTCAGCTCAGCAGGTAAATGGCTTAAGGCAGGCCCGCTTCTGTACAATGGTATTAAACAGACTTCTAATGGAGAGACTTTAGACCTAGGTCGAAGAGTTTTGGTTGTTGCTGGTCCAGACGCCCAGTATACCCATCCACAGCTTGGTGTTTATTACGATACCCCAACTTGCTCGATTGCTGCTCTTCATAGTACTCTAAGCACTGGTGAGACTCTCACCTTTAAGAGACTTCGTGGAGTTCTTTCATACGACAATACTTATCCTGGTTACCTTGCTCAAAAACTGACATTTGGTGTCGGTCATGATGGTAGCATTAATCCACTTCTAGGTAAGGGTGCTTATATCGTTCTTGCTAAGAACGGTCAGGTAACTAACGAATCTCTTGTAATTCTATCAGACCCAACTGCTGCTGATAGGAATAACGACTTTAGGCAGGCAAGTACTATTCGAACATGCAACTCAATTCTAGGCTCTCTGAGAGATAGGTTGGTTAGGTACTGCGGCATTGCTGCTAGTCCTGCTGTTCTTGCTAATATGAAGACGGCTGTTAAAGACGTTCTAGACTCTTACAGTGCGGAAGGTAGTCTGCAGGGTGGAGAGGGTGTTGGCTATAAATACTCAGTCTACCAGACAGTCGAAGGTGATCAGATTGGACAGGTTATGGTTGATCTAAGTCTGCTCATTGCTAGAACTATCAACGAGATTCAGATTAACCTAACTGTTGCTAGGAAGAGCTAATCATAAGAATATCGTAACACAGAGGAAATAATAAAAGAAAATGAACAGAACTAGATATTCAAGAGTTGATATGTTCAACTTGGTTGATCTGAATAGCACAGATTTCACTGCGCTTCAGAGCAAGTTGCCATCTTCGTTCTCTGGGTCCGACCTGCAAATGTGGTTTAACGATGTTCCGGTAGCCCACATTAATACCCTAACTGCAACTATCAACCGAGAGATCATTGGTCTCTACGGCATGGGTAATGCAGATCCACTAACTATGGTTAAGGGTAAGAGAGCTATTGTTGGATCTATGACGCTTAACCAGTTTGATCGTGATGCTATTCTTTACGAAGTTTTTAGACTTCATGAGAAGGAAGGTATTGCTCAGCAAACTGACTTCATGATGGCTGGTAGTGACTACTCTCGCATCGAAGAGACTACAATTGATAAGACTGGTGTTCTAGGAAGGGGCTTCTCAGTAAGCTCTGAACAGCTAGTCGTTAATAAGAGTATTCAGGCTGATAATAACCTTAAAGGTCTAATTGGTCAGAGTGCTGGTAACAACATCTTTAACGAAAGAGTTAGAGAGTCGGCTAAGTATCTTCGAAAGCGCAGAATTCTCTACGCTGACGAACTACCTCCCTTCAACATTACTGTTGTTGGTGCTAATGACGCAGGTGTTATGTCTGCTTGTGCCTTGTTTGGCGTAAGCATTGCTCAGATGACCACAGGTTGGTCTATGAACGATATGACTGCTCCCGTAACCTACTCCTTTACTTCGCTTCTAATGACTCCTTGGACCCCGTTGTTTGAGTAGTACTAATTAGGTAGGTAAGAAATCCAAATAGAGGGCCTAACAGCCCTCTATTTTATTTTAAGTATGGCTGTTCCGTCTTCATATAGATTCTCAAATAGCTTGACGGGTATTCGTCCTGTATCCTATTATTCTGATCGGATAGCAACTGATGAGATAAACATTACTGATTATAATGTTTTAGACCCAGTAAACCATCTCAATTGGATTGAGGCTGAGATGATTTTCTCCCTGCCTTGGGCCAGAACTGAGGCAAGAGGATTTCAAGCAGAATACGCCGTAGCTTATGGTCTAAACCATCTTACTATAGGGGAGTATCAAGGCAAGCATCCTGTAGCTGGCTGGGATCAAGGAGCTATAAAAGGATTTACTACAGGAATTAAAACAGTTGCTGGTTCAATGGTTTTTACAAATCCATCAATTCCTTTTACAAATCAGCTTGTCAAATCATTTAGTTCAGCAGTATACCAGTCAGGCAGTCATTACCAGCTTTCAGTAACTGATTTACCTCCAATGAATGTTACTGTAGTGGTACCTTACTCAAACTCAGAAGAATACTATTCTTTTGTGATAAAAAGACTGAACTTTGTTGATTCAAATCTAGTTTTATTCAATGTTAACAATCCTCAGTCAATGCAATCGTTAAGCTTTATTTGTCAAGGTGTAGCAATACTTGATTAGGGTCTTTTGGGATAAACTAACCAGTCTTGTAGCTGGAAGTCTTTTAATAGATGCTGAAACATCCCCTACCCAGTCTTCTACAACAACCTCAACTACTAGTACAGTTACAGAAACTACGTTTCCTACTACCACAGAGGCTACCACAACAAATGAGTGGAGTATAAACTATTTTTGTGGTGGAGGTCCTCGTGCTAATACTACTTACACTATTACTTCCAGTGCTTCTTATGATTGGATGGGTGGGTTTACTATCCCAATATCAAGATGTTGGGTACACGCGAGAGCTAGCGGGAGTCTAGTTAGTGAGTTTGGAACTATCTACCCAGAAGGTTACTATGGGAATACTATTACAGGTACAACCGATAGTCTACCTCATCCCATAGCTCAACCGTGGCTATGCCAAGACGAATTTCCCTCACCAGATTTCCCAACCTTACAAACAAAGCCGTACAGTGTAATAATAGCTTTTTCTAGGGAAACTCCTAACCCATCTACACCTGCATTTTACCCAGCAAGAGATAAAGTAATCAAAGTTCCTATAGACGGGACAAATGAGTATACAAAAATATGGTACTGTTTAAATCATAATGGTGCTTGTACGTCTGGATCAATTGATTTAATACTAGATATTTACCTTCCGTGCGAGGATATAATAGAGATCTCAGTTACAACTACTACAGGAACTACTACTGATACTGTAACTACACTATCTACTACAACAACCTCGTCTACAACTACGACCTCTAGTAGTAGTACAACCACTAGTAGCACGACCACTAGCAGTACTACAACTACTACTACAGAACCTACTACAGAAACTGCTACAACTGAACCTGATATTAGTACCCTACCTGTAGGAGGCTTTTAAATATGTACCTAGATAAATATAAGATTGTTGATGAATTTAATAACAGCTACTGGAATGGTAAAAGTAGTAGTTTATTTATTAACGGGTTTTTTATCGACGATATTACTCAGTTTAACTACCAACTAATAGAAAATACAAGCCCTGTATATTCTTGGGATAAGTTTACCCCCTCTTTTAGTAAGGGTGTGAGGATGATTCAAGGAGAGTTTGCAATTAACTATAAACAAGATATGTTTATCTTTGCACTACTTGAAAAAATAAGAGGATTTAAAACTGGTAATAGTAGTGGACCTAAAGCTGCTGTTGAAACAGAATTGCTTTTACCAGAACTTGATTTAATCACCGATCCTAAGGAAAAGCAGAGTGCTCGCCTAAAGCAAGCAAAGATAATGCAAGAAAAGAGGTACTATAAATCAAACCATCTCTCAACAATAATGGAAGAGGAGAATAGCTACTCGTATGTAGCTAACTCTTATAAACCAGCTTTATATGCTAATCTAACTATGACTATCCAGGCAGGTTACAGAGCAGGAGAAGGTGTACTTCTCAGAATGTCTAATGATGGTAGGTATACAGAAGCTTATCATTCATCTGAAAACCCTCTTTACAATATAGGCACCGGCTGTACATTAATAAATTGTAGGCTAACTTCAAGATCTCTGAGGGTTTCTGACCAAGGAGTACCTAACCTTGAAGTGTATAGTTTTGTAGCTGCCGATCTACAGCCAATAAATAGTCTTAGACAGATCGAAAAATTCGACTCCAAAACTACAGCAGCATCGGTAACAAAAATATTAGAGATTTAATATGAACCCAAGAGAACTCACAGAAGAAATCATTAATGAGATTAAGCAGAGTCTACCAGAAGGAATTTCGATCAGTAAGTTTAGTCATCCTAAGACTAAGTTTCCTTTTGTTTTAAGAGCTTTGTACCCTGAGGATCTAGAGAAGATCCAGACGTTGTATACAAGTGGGCTTGAGGCTAACGATTTTGAGACTAATAAGATTCTTGAGTCCTACGTCTACAAGGCTTGTGTACTATGGCCTTCCCTCTCCCCAGAAGAAGAGAAAATGATGCCAATCGGTATCAAACCTGAGATTGTAAATGCTGTAACTTATTTATCAGGTTATATATCAGTAGCTATAAATGGAGATGTAGTAGGACCGCCTAAAAACTTAGTCCCTATTTACCATGTCAAACCGTGGGGTGCTCCTACAGAGGATGAGGCTAATGAGGTCCTAGCTACTAATTCACAGTATAGTCTTAGTAAAGTCAGAGTAGGTGACTACCACTTCATTATCAGGCCTGTCGTAGGAAACGATATGAGTGATGTAGCCTTTATCTACCAAAACGATATTCATGTTGTTGATAGGTGTGTAGTTTGGCCCGATGAGTTTGAGATAGCTATTATCCCAAGAGGTATCTTGCTAACAACTGCTCAGATAATTAGAAGACTCTCTGGCGAAACATACGAGATTGAAATAACGGAGCTGTAATTGGTTACTGAAACAGGAATAGAGCTAGTTCCTGGCTTCTCATGGAAAAGGGCTAGAATCGCTGGCCCTTATGATCATAAAGATAGTTTTGATGTCTTTATTAGGTCTTTCACTGAGCAGGAAGATAATTATTTTAGGAAAGTATTATTAGATAAAAAATCAGTTTACGATTGTTCAAAGTTTGCTGTCTATAACTGTATCTTACCAAAGCTCGAAGTGGATAAGATGCTTGCAGGCACGCTATTTACACTATTTGTCCTAGTACTTGACTTTAGTAGTTACTCTATTCCGACTTACTACAAGCTGAATAATAACTACTCTCATGCTGATATTGCTGGTAAATGGCTTTCTTCTGATGACTCTAAGATTAAAACGCTAGCTGTTGCTTTGCTTAATAATGTTTCTTTTGATAGTTTCGATACTATGGATGACATACAAAAGTTCAAGACTATACAAGCAACAAAGGAAAGATTTAGGGCAATCTTTGGTGAGGAGGCCTACTATGGTCTTTGTAATGAACTCTCAGGAGCTTCTCAATCGCCAGGAGTAGCAGTAGCAGAGAAAATGGATTTTGTCGAACCGTCTCTTAATTCTAAGGGTGTAGAGTCTAAACATATGACTCTTACGTCTAGATCGAAACCGACAAAAACTATTAAGGAACTTCAAGAAGAAGTAGAAAAGGGTAACGTAATTGTTCCGCCATCACCAGAGCAGCTCCGCCGAATGGCAGAGCGAAGAACCTAGAAAGAACAGTCTAAGGAATCTAGCATACACCGCAGCAGCAGTAATCGGCCTTACTGCTGCTGCACCTTCCATAATAAAGTATGGTAGTGAGGTATTAGGAGGTAGAGCAGGAAAGGCTATACTCAGTGCTATTGGTGCTGATGCTGAAGAACTTATTGCCTCATCAAGATATCTACAAGAAGGAAGTGTAGAATCAGCCTCTCTTAGACAAATAAAACTTTCAGACGCTGCTAATGCGGCTATTGAAGGTCTAGGAAATATTCAGACTGCTGTCTTCTCTCAATTTAACCAAAACAAACAGAGACAGGTCTTTACTAGAACCTTAGCAGAAAGACTACAGCAAAGTGTCGTAGATTCTAATGGTAAAGGAGCTAGCGCCAAGGCTGCTGAAGACTGGGCCGAAAGAATTAGTCATAACATGACCTCCATTCTCCAAGATACTAACTCTACTCAGGCTTTTGAAAGGGCCACTAGTGCTAGTAATCTTACTGGAGTTCAAAAAATAGTAGGTCAATCTTTTGATGCAGAGAATGATATCAGAGTTGCTCTGGATGCTGCTTTTAAATCCCCAGGCGCAGGTAGGAACGATTACGCTACGTTAATAAAAACTGGTGATAGTGCTGGTTCAATTATAGAAGCTCATAGGGAGATGGTCAAAGCTGCTGCTCGTGATGATGCTGTAATTAAAACTTTTACTGCTGTTGATGGAAGAGAGTACCGATTTAAAGATTTATTTAATATAGGTGGGGAAAATGAGACAAAATTCCTGTCTAGTAAAGGTGAGGACTTCGATGATTTCCTTACTGAAGAAGGAAGAAAAGTCCAACAGTCTATTGCCTCTGAAACTAAAGGCCGTAACAATGGCTTTCTAACAGATACCTTAAAAGAATATCATAAGAATCTTACTATGGCCTTGTCAGAATCAGGAGCTGAAGCTGCTGATGGTGACCTGGTAAGGATGCAGAAAAATCTTAGTATCTTTCTAGAGACTAAAACTGGATTAGTTAATACTGGTGGAAAGCAGCAAACAGGCTTTATTGGTAAAATACTTGAAGATACAAAAAAGACTTTAGACTCTGGTTATAGTCGATCTAATCGTGCAAATAGGGAGATCGTTTCACAAGCACAAATAGCTAATGCTATTAGATTCCAAGCTGCAAAAGGTGGTCAAGAAATGACCATACCTCTGCTTCCTGGGGTCTTTAACGTAAACGTATCAAAACTGTTTAATTTCTTGAAATCAGATCCTATTCGAGTAAAAAAACTCGGGGAGCTTTCCCTACAACCTGACCTTGGAAAAGGGGCTAAAGGAATGGGTATTGGCATTGGACGGAAGCTTTTTAGCTTGCAGACTGATGGAAAGAACGCTACTTTTAAAGCAGTAAACACAGATAAATCTTACAGATTTTTAGCAACAAGTGAATCTAAGGCTACCAGAGATGCACTGTCTGCTAGAAATAAGTACCGTTCAAAAGCAGACCCTAGTGTAATAAACTTTCTTGATTTAGATGAAATTGCTGAAGTAGGGAAGGGTGGTGGTTCTAATGTTGTAAAAGCTGTTAGAAAATTCTTCTTATCTGATGAAGACCAAGCTACTAAAGCAAGGGATCTTTTCTACTCCATGCAGCATGAACTTTATGATGTCTCAGAATCCTCAACATCTAGTACATCAGCTATACTAATACCTAAGAAAGGTGTTACTGAGGGTCTTGCTGCAGCTTTATTGAAGAAATTTTCCAATAATGGGGAAGTTTCGATGGATGACTTAACTGAGCTAACTTTTAATTTAGCTTCTAGTAGTAAAGTACATGCTTCGACTAGATTTCAAGCCCTTGAGCACGCATCCAATCTTGCTGGTTCAGTCCCTTTTAATTATTCAGATGACTTAGCTAAAATAGCTTCTAAAGTAGGTGTAATAAATAATAGTGATAGTAACTACTATATGCCAGGACTCTTAGAAGTAATATCAGCTAATGATGCTGATGCTACTTGGGTTGCTATGGATAGGATGGGGTGGCTAAATCCAAGTGAAAGTCTTGAAGGTATCATTAAACTTGATTCGGGGCTCCATAGAACGCTAGAATACACTAAAAAAGATAGATTAGGGTTTGGAGCACCAGGATCATCAACAGAAGGGTTTAAACACTCTACGCACGAAGGCTTTTTTGGAAGTAAGACAGGAAGTAAACTTTATCGAGACGCACAAGATGCTGAGCTAGATCAGCTACTAACAATGAGAGGAGAGTCTCTAGTTGGTGGAGGTGAAGCGTTTGAAACGTTTATTAAAGATTCGACTAAAACTGGAGTTACTGAGATAGATAGTCTTTTACTTCAGATGGCAGGTATTACTGATGGTGAGCTAGGCACTCAGACAAAGTTCCTTGAAAAGATCTACCAGAACATGACAATAGGTGTCGCAGATGATAAGAAAGTAGATAGAGCAGCAGCTAAAGAACTTTTATCTATGCTAGGTGGTTGGGATTTATTGAACGACAGGAGCTTAGATATTACTGATGAGACTAGAGCTAAGATAGCTAGCAACTTTATTAAGTCTCTCAAAGGGTTAAGAGGAAGTACAGCTAGTGCAACCTCAAACTTTGAAAACTTGCTTGTTGAGAGGGCTAGCGACGCACTACAATTAGGTAGCGCACGTAAGGTAGTTGATAAAAGGTTTGGCTTTCTTGGTAAATCAAGAACTCCTGCAATTAGAGATTATTCTAGTGTAACCAGTGACTTAGACTACTATGCTGTACAGACATTAAAGGACTCCAGTCAAATCCATAATTGGCTAGGAGCTTCTTTACAGGCCCTTGTTGATCCCAACGCATCACAGACTGATTTAGGCCATGCGGCTATGTCACTAGTCACCACCTCAAACAAACTTGCAGAACCCCTAGGTCTTGCTTTAGGGTCACAAGACCTATTAACTGTACCTAGGTATGCTGCAGCCTTGACTCTAAAAAGACTTCTTCCTGCTTATATCGGATATGAGCTGTACAATAATATTAATGATGATGCAGAGACCTACGGAGTTCCAGGCCTAGATGACCTGTCAGCTAATATTAGGGCAAAGCTAACTATTGGAATTAAAAAGTTAGGTGATCTAGTTGGTGCAAACGAAGGAACGAAAGACCTAGTAAGAGCTTTTCCTGGCCTAGAGAAATATATTACAGCGAGAACAGCAGAAGAGTACCAAGAGTACCTAATGACTGGTTACGATGCTATTAAGCGTGGGAGATTCTTAGTTCTAGGTAATAAAGGAGACGCTGCAGGCTCTGATGTTGAGTACTGGAGAGCTAACTATTATCGCAGAGCACATTCAAACTGGACTAGTGCCGACAACGTTCAACATGCTTCAGCAGAAACTTCATTTCTTCCTACACTTACAAATCCACTAGCTCCAATTGCAAGACTTCTTGGTCCTTCTTGGGAGGAAAGGGTTAAGAAAGATCGTCCATATAGACCTGACTTCTCAAACAATCCTAAAGATGCAAAATCACAGGCTTTAGTAGGTGCTGAGAACGTAGTTAGAACAACAGCAGCAAACTATTCAAACCTTAAGGCCTACTATGGTGGAGGTAGGAATAGCTCAGTATATGGTGATATAGAAAACCAAGCCTTGTCAGCAGCAGGTCTTGAGATTGCTTATGGTGCTGAGGCAGGTTATGGCAGAGGCAATGGTGGTCTTCTAGGTTCTGAAACAGGGAAGGTTGAGGTGTACCTTAACAAACCTATTAGGCCTAGTGCTTTAAGGTCTAGTGACTCTTTAGTTTTTGATATTATTGATAAATACCGAGACCAGAGCGGTCTTTATGGAGGTTTGCTAAAAGCCTTAACTGGCGGGATGTCTCCTAACTACTATGACATACCTAACCAATCATCCTCAGATGCTAGAGATATCAGACGATATATTTACGCAAACAAGCTTGGAGAACTTTCAGGTGAAGGTGGTGAATTCTTTAGAAGGGTACTAGGCTTCCCAGATAAAAACTATGACGCATTTAGCCCATACAAAAATAGTATGCCTTCATGGTTAGTAGCTGCTGATGAAGCATTAGGATGGGGTGACCCTTATACGAGAGGAGAGAACTACGAGCAGCTTCTTCCCGGTGATGCTTTTGAAAGGCTTAATCAGTATACCCGGCCTAATAAAGTTGATATTAGTATGCTTGGTAGGAATGAAGCTGAAGTAATTGAGTCAATGATAAACCCTATTGGTTATTATGACTCAAAGATCTTTGAAGGTGAGAAAGCCAAGATGGCTCAAATGGAAGCTCTTTCTATCTTACAAAGACAAGGAGCTTTGGCAGGCACAAATGTACCAGTTTATAATGAAGAAATGAATTATAGTGGTACAGTAGATGCTGTTATGGGAGGAGCTACTAAATCGGTAGTGAAGATTGTTCCTCTTGATAGTGAAAACTTTGCAAACCAAAATGCTGGGTACTCTGTCGAAGAAGCTATCCAGCTAGAAATGAAAGCTCTGGGAGTCCAAAGAGGTGTTATTGCTTATATCAATCAAGACGATCCCAGTCAAATTCGTACTAGAATGGTTGGATTAGAGCAAGGTAAAATACGCTCAGCAATGTCTAGAATTTACCAAGCTAGGGAAACACTAGAACAGTTAAGAGAGATTGGTGCATTATCACCTTATGAGACATACGACCCTCTGTCAAGATTACAAGTACTTTCACGAGTTAAGCCTAATTCAAGAGAGACACGAGAGCTAGAAAGTTATTTTGAGACTAAGACAACTCTTGGTGGTCATGAGAGAATAATTTTTCAGCAGATAAAAAGAGATTTAGACTTAATGCGTAGAGACTATACTCTACATACTCCGCTTAGTAGTACTAATATTAGAAATGTTCATGCTGTAGTGCAGTATGTTACAGGTGAAGGTCATATTGTTACGAAGGCAGGTACTTATAAAGTAGCTGGTATTGAGTGGGAAAGTGAGCTTGTTGAGTCTGGGACTATCCAAGAAGTCTTAGCACATTACGGCATTAAAGCAGGAAAGGTTGCTACCTTTAGAACTAACGCTAATGCATTAGACCCAGAACTAATGGGCCAACAAGTTTTCTCAGCTGACTTTGGTGTCATTAATACACCATTACAACAGATAGGTCGGTTATCTAATCGACTTGTGGAGAAAGGGTATGCTAGAGAGTACCAATCTGGCGATCCTACAGACAGAGTTGCCTTCGACAGATCTCTAAGCCCTCTCGCCAAACTGTGGGAGTGGGGTATTCATAGCGATAACATGATCAGTAATAAGTTCATGAGAAACCGCTCCCCCTCAGAACAATTATCTCGAGGTGATGTTTATGGTTCAGACTATATGAGCTGGTCTGACCTTCCTAATACCTTAGTAGCACCTACTATTAGCAACTGGGCAAGTAAAGCTCCACTACAAGCGGCTGTTAGTGCTGGTGTGGTGGGTTATATTGCCTTCGGTGTATCAAAGAAAGGTAAGGGAACCTCAGCCCTTCTGTTTGCGTCTTTAGCGGCCACAGCAGCGTCGATCAGGGGAACCTACGAATTGGCTACAGGTAAAAAGTGGAAGCCTGGGGCTACTAGAAGACGTGACAAGTTTGAAGACTATTGGGACGCCCTGCAGTACTTAAAATTCTCAAGACTAGCAGAGTTCTATAAGGACCAGGCTTGGAGATACGAAGGAACTAACGTAGACCTACTATCTAAAAGCCCTTATAGACTAAAGAAGAAGGCTGGTAAGTGGAGTATGCTGGCTATTGACGCTGAAAACAAAGCTAAGCGTACTAGGATGGGGTTTAATGTTATAAACGGTACTGTTGATCAGATGATCGCCAGTATTTCCCAACCACGTCGGCAAGCAGTTAAAGAGGCTTTACTCTATGGGAATGATAACGAAAAGCAAAAAGTATTTGAACTTTTATCGCCAACTGAAAAGAGAGTTACTGCTAGGTACTTTGGGAAGAGTACTCCTAATATTGGATTAGATGAGATTTTCAGTAAAGCTTACCTTCCTGATGAGAAGTGGGGCGGGTGGAGTCCTGATGTTGATATTAATGACCTAAAGACTAGGTCTCGACTTGCAGAAGGAATACAAGGGCGACCAATAGGAAAACGTGAAATTAGACAAGCTAGGAGTGCTTCTCAAGGAGTACCTCTACCTAATTTAGACCGAGTTAATAGAATGCCTTTATCCACAAAACCTAAAATTGATAGGATTTTAGCAGGTACTGGCATCACGACAAAAGATATTCAGGTAATGATCGACAACAAAACAGCTCCAACATCGAATATAGATGTGAGTGTAAATATGAAACAGGATGACACCTCAGGGCTTGAGTCCTATATGAAGGATCGTGCCTATTGACATTACTAATTGAGAGTTAAAAATATATCATGTTTAAACCAACTACATACACTCCCCAAATTCTGCTCACTCATGCAGAAGCTCTTGGACTTCCTAGCAACTTCGCTATTGACTTTTACACAAGGTTTGTCCAAAAGAAGGGTGTCGAAGATCTCGTTCTAGGGTTAGCTAGAAAGCTTAAGCTCTCCCCTGAGAAAGCAAGGCAAAAGGTAAATGCATACCGACGCTTTTGGAAGGAATCTCTTTCAAACGAACCTGGCCCTCTTAACCCAGTTAACAAAGGAAAGTTGTTAGAGGAGGCCTTAGCTAATCTAGAAGAAGTTATAGGTGAGATACCTAAAATCAAAAAGCTAGGCAAACTAGACGGTCCTACTATTAAGTGTATTGTTGCATCTGACTTTCATATTCCTTTTGAGAATACTGAGGCTCTTGCTCACTTGATGAATGAAACTGCTGATGTATTGTTTATCGCAGGTGACTTCTTTGATATGTATGCGGTGTCTTCACACCGAAAGACCATTGATCATCTACTGGTTAGAGAGGAACTGTCAAGAGCTATAGCAATCTTGAAAATGTTGTCTGAGAAGTTTTCTAAGGTTTATCTAATCTCTGGAAATCATGACGTTAGGGTTTCTAGAAAGATTCAGAACTTCATGCCTGAGATCCTTCCTCTGATCGTTGATCCACTAGAATTAATCTCAAACAGATTTAAGAATGTAGAACTACTAACAGTAACAGCCTTTTCTACAGCACCTAATACAAGGCTAGGCAGTGATCTTGAGGTAACTAATCTAGGTTCTGTAGGAAACATGGTTTTAGCCCACCTAGACGGCTTCTGTGGCAAAGATGCAGCTGAAATGGCCCTCAGATGGGTAGACACATTCTTGCCTCTTCTAGACATCCCTGAGAGTCCAAAAGCTCTTTTCCATGGTCACTCTCATCGAATGAACTTGGCTTATACTCCTGAAGGAAGGTTGATTGTTAACACAGGTTGTATGTGTAAACCAATGCCATATATCTTTGAAAATGCAGGAAAGTACCCAGCACCTACCTGTGGGTACGTCCTATTCAATACTGACGATCAGTTTAACATTAATATTGATTCAGTTAGAATTCGATTCATAGGTAACTAAAATGGCTACTAAGACTCAAAAGACCAAGCTAATGAAAGCTCAAGACAATCAATTTTCTCGTTTTATACTAGACTCCCCCAAGGAAGTACATGACTGGTTTTTAAAGAGAAAGAATGCTTTAATTGCAGGGGAAGAGTGTGACTACCCAACTTTAGATGCTTTGCATTATGACTATATTAACTTGCTTACAAGGGCTAAGTCAAATAGACCTAATGCAGAGTCAAAGATGCTATTAAAAGCTATCGTAAAAGAAAAGGTTGATGAAATCACAGCAGATTTAGAAGCTCGAATTGCCGAGCATCAAGCGGATAACGAAGTTGAGGTAAGTGAAGAAACAGAAAGTGAGTGACTAGATGTTTAAGTAGTGGTGATTATTTCATGATAAAAAACAGTTAGAGCCTAATAAAATAGGCTCTAATTTATTTTAGGTTATAGCTATAGTGGATTTCTACACTACTAATATTAATTTGGAGCCTGGTGATATTGCAAGAGATCAAGAAGATGGTCTTGATTTTGTAATAGAGAACGTAGTTGCTTTTGGAACAGCAGGTATAACTGTTTTTGCCGCAGGTATTTTTAGTGAGGAATCTAAATCATGGTCTGCTAAAGTTGTCCAAGATATACCTATAAATATAATTAGAAGTAATCTTAATCTAGAAACACCTGATGAAATTGTAGCAAGAATTAAAAAAGGTGTAAAACTTGCCGATGGGCTAGGAAACGCGATTGGACAGGGTAATTTTTTACATAAGCTTAATACTGATTCTGACTACGCGTCATTAAGAACATTCTTGATTATGGCTCCTGATCTAACCATTGATGGTAGTATAGAACAAATAGTATCATCAATCGGGAAAGGCGCTGGATTTAGATTTACCCAACCACAGATTTACGACGCGTTTAGAAGCGCACTTCCAGAAGAATACTCTGATGATATAATCGAAGAGTTCTCAGTCTTCCTAGACCAAAGCATAAACAAATCAGGCCAAAAAGTAGCAGGAGTTTACAACGCTGGCTCTGCCGAGATGCTTTATAACATGATTGTGCCTGACGAAGGAGGCACTCTCAAAACTAGTATGCTAGGCAGATTAGCTGATTTTGGATTGGCTGCTTCTACCTCAGTAGGTGCAGTAGACCCAACTGTTGCTGTTAATCAATTGGGATCAGATTCTAATACTATTAGAGAAGCCGCAGAGTTCGTTAGAACTTCCTTAATAGAACAAGATCTTCCATTTGGAGCAAGCCATCCTTTTACAAACCCAATAACAGATTTTAGGATAAAGCCATATACAGGCGAAGTAGGTCCTGACGGGAAAAGAAAGCTGGCCCAAATGCTGGTAGGATACACAGAATCTTTAATGGGGAGAGAGTTTGCCAATAGAGATGAGATGACTAAGTTCTGGGAGTATCAGATTGGTCGTACTAATTTCAATGGTAGTGAGGAAGCTATTGAGAATATTACAAGCACTATAGCATCAAAAGATGGTATGCCTTCTGGAAAAACTGAGGGTAAAATCCTTAAAGTAATGGCTGATATGCTAAGAAGTAAAGGATTATTTACTGGTGAAGATGCTTTTCGGCCTATTGATGGTGATAACGTACCTATCTCCCTTCGTCAGTACCTAGACGAGTTTGCTGCAAACAACAGAGAGTTTCAGAGTAGGAGACAAACAGCCAGAGCCTCAAAAGCAGGCTATGCTGAAAAACTTGCCTCAGGAAAACTAGATTTACAGGAAGTTATTAGACTTACATCTCAAGTAGGGGAAAACGATCCTAGTTTTAAAGTATATAGATTTAAAACAGAGCAGTTAATACAAGGTCTTTCCCAAAAAACTCTTTCTTTTAATGGTCAGCAGTATAACATAAAGACAACTCAAGGTGTACAAGATCTTACGAAGGCTATCGGACTAGGCCATATCTATCTATCAGGTATTGAACTAGAGACTCTTGTTGGCGGAGCAGAAGATCTTAAAGATTTAATGCCTTCTTCTATTGGTCCTGATGGTAGTATGACTGTTGGTTCAGTCTTACAAATGAGGACAATAGCTTTAGATAAGAGTCTTGATGTTGGAATGTCTACTGAGCAAGCCACGTCATTTATGTTTGAAACTGAGCTTGAGTACCATTCAGCTCTTATTGGAGGTGCTGAGAAGCATAGTTCTGCTACTAGAGACTCATCTATTTTAACTGAAACTCAAAGATATGTTCAACATGAGCTAGCAGCACCTAGATTCCATGTAGATGGTACTAAGCCAATGTATAGAAGAAGATATACTGACCACAATTCAGTAAGACAGATTATGTATACTGACACTATACCTGAGGGGGCTGACTATAGTCAATTAAGTACTACTATGGTATCTGAAAGAATGCCTAGTGGAATTTCTGGTCCTGAAGAAACGATTGGCAAAATGGAAGTTAATAATAAAGTTAAACTTTATCCATTTAGACCTGAAACTAGGCCTACTATGAGTATTCTTACTCCTGGTCGCTATAATGATGTGGCTGAAGCTGCCCAAACTGGTATTGATGAAGGCAAGGCTTTAGCTGTAAGCGTTACTTCTAAGGGAAATACTACAACAAGAGTCTTAACATCAAAGTCTTTTGAGCCTTTTGCTATTGAAGATGGGAAGATAGTACAATCAACTGCTGAGAAAAGATTGGACTTAGAACTTGGAAAAGCTAAGCGTTTACTAACCGCTCTCCAAGACCCTAAAAAACATGGACAATCTTTTGCTTACCTTGATATAGAAAGCCTTCCTTTCGATGTTGATGGTACTGCAGTTCCAGGTTGGCGAGTTAGTAGTGCTTCTCTAATGACTGGGACTCAGCTTGACGCAATAGAAACAGCACTAGAGAAAATAAAAAGTTCTGGAAGCCATACTGCCTACCAAGAAGAATTTAAAAGATTAAAGCTAATTACTGACAAAGATGAGCTTAAAGCAGCTACCCAAGCTTTTATGAAGAAGCTTATGGATGATCAAAATCTGTCTGGACCTAATGGTAATAGATTTGCTTTTCAAATTACTCCTCAAAAAGCTAGTAAGAGTAATCCTTTATCTGCAACCAATGGACTAGTTAGGATTGATCAAATAGAAACCTTAGTTTTAGAGATGGAAAAGGATGAGATTCTTTTTATTCCTACTCAAGGCCGAGCTGACTTTGGTATCCTTGCTAGAGAACTTAGATTCTTAAAAGGTACTAGTGGAGTTAGTGCTAGTAAGGTAGACGATCTTATTAGGCGAGTACAAATACTAGACATCAAAAAAGGCGTCTCAAAAGAGCTTCTTGCCATGGCAACTGGTGCTGCTACTACAGGAAACTTTAACCAGCAAGATCAGATGTTAAAAGCAGCTAAAACAGGCAGTAAAAGAGCTTGGATGTTTGGAATGAAAGAAGCCCATGATGATGTGGCAGATAACGTCTGGGCTTATCTTCTTGATAGGGATGCTTCTGATATTCTCAAGGGTGCTACAATCAACAAAGTAGATGGTGCTATTGCTCTTGAAGGAACTAGAATTAGAGATATTACTGGGTCAATCATTAAAATTACTCCTGAAAGTATAAGGGCTGAGGTTGTAGATGGAGAACAATTTTTTAGAGTATCAATCTCAGGTGTTAACACTGGTGAAGCGATAGCAAGTAGTACTAATGCAGGAAGTAAGTTAGTTTGGGAGAGAGTAATGACTGAGGGTGAAGTTAATACCCTTCTTTCTGGACGGGTTATTGATGCTAACGATACAAGTCCAGCTGCCAAACAGTCCGCTAAGTTAGTAGCAGAAGAAAGAGCTAGAAACGTAGCTTCGTCAACAAAAAGGATGATTAATGAATTAAACCCATTCCCTAAGTTTACTTCATTATCAACTGAAGCTGTAGTAAATAATTTTGATACCGCTCATGTACTAGCTAAAGCTCGTGTCGCGGCAGGGACTTATATAGAAGGAAATGGTGACAATCTTGTTGATACTGTAATCCAAAAGTTAACTAATGGCAGAGAGTATAGGGTTAATGATAGTACACTAGACGACATAAAGAGATTACTAGGAGAAGAGGCACAAGGGGTTACATTCTTAGATCAGTTCTTAGAAAAGGACCCTGAGCTTAGACGGTTTTCAACTCAATTCTCAGGTACTAATAAAAAAGCATTTACTGAAGCTGTAGCTGGCGAAGTATTTAAAGCACTTACACCAAACGCGGTAGATAAAAGTGCTTTGGAAACATTTTCTTCGTGGGTAATGGCTAGTCCTGATATGAGACAGGCAATAATGTCTTCTGACTCTAATGCGTTCAGAGCTTTTATGGTCGCTGCTTTAGCTATGAGAGAAACAGTAACTTTGCAAGAGAGTGCCCCTAGCCTTAGTTTTGGTTTTAGAAATGTTGATGGTAAAGGGATCTCCAACTTAAGTGCCAGGGCTTTTCTAAATACAGACCCACTCGCCTCAGGCAGAGGCCAGAACGTTGCCCAAAACACTATTGGTCAGGGACTTTACCAGCTTTTAAAATATGCTGGAGATGATAAATCTACAGGAAAAGCAGGTGCAGCTTTCTCTGCAATCAAAGAACTAGGGTTAGAAGATGAGCTTGGCGCTTTTAAAGAGTTAGGTCTAGATGAAGTCGAGTCTTATAGTGACTATGTTAATTCAACACAAAAGGCAGGTGCTTACTCAGACGAGAGTGATGTCATCAGTAAGTCAGTTAAGAAACTGTTTGCTCCTGATAAAGGATTACAGTCTAGATTAGAAGTAGTGGCTAAGGGTTTTGGTGCAACAGATGAGAGGGCAAAACTGATAGCCGAAACCGCATTAGGAACAATAGATGCTGATATAGCAATGTCAGAAAAGGAAAGAATTACAGCAAAGCTTCTTCAATCAATGGCTCGAAATGTTGCTGAGGGGGTTGAAAACAATACAGGAATCGCTGATATGTTTAGAGAAGCTGGTATTGAGACTGCTGGTTTTGTGCTAGATAGAGCTAAGGAATTTAAAGGTCAGGATTATGAAAAACTTCTGGTCTCCAAGTACGAGACTGAGGGTATTCTAACAGCCCTCTCAGGCGTAGAAAATAATGAGTTTACCTTACTTTCAACAGATCCCAGACTTGCTAAGGTAAAAGACAAGGCCACACAAATTCTGCAGCATAAAGATGGTGCTAACTTTCTTCAGAACCTAATGAATGAACCTGGATTTTCACAACTCTCTCCTGAAGAGATGGGAGCTAGAGTTGACTCTTTCCTAGATGGTGGGGTTCAACCTTATAAACCTATGGATAGACTACAGGCCGATGCTAATCTAGGTGTAGGTCCAGAAGTTTCACCACCAATACAAAATAGATTTACTGAATCAAATCCTCTAGGTCAGTCTGAGCTTCAGCATAGAAATATGCTAAAGCTAAAAGCTACTAGTAAAAATGGAGTGACTCTTACTGAAAAAGCCCATAGAGAGATGATGGAAAACTGGGGTTCTGGGCTAATGTTAGGTGCAATGGGATTAGCTGCGCTAGCTTCAGCTCCTAAACTAAAGGAAGATGTTTTAAGTGAGACTACAATGACACCTAATGGGGAAATAGACTCGGAAGGTATTAATCAAGATAGCTATGGTAGTCCTTCGTTCTCTGCCGAATCATACAGCAACATGTCGATTGCTATTAATGGATCTTCAGACTCTGCACGTCAATCTGATATAGGTTACCACGCTCTATCTAAAGAACTAGGTAGTATGGGTGTTGTAGTTAGTTCATCCCTTAATCGCAAAAATAGAATTAATTCTATAGATGCCTATAACTATCTGGAGAGTGCTACCTAAAAATGATAAAAGGACTTTTAAGAGTTAGGCCCTCCCCTGAGTTAGGTATAGGTTTAGTTGTAGGCTCTCTGCTTACTTACTATGCTGTTAAGGATAGCAGAGTAGTAAATGATCAGCTTAATTCTAGAACTAAGGGTCCTGAGATGGCTGGTTTGGGTGCATCAGTAGGTATGTTAGCTGGTGGTATCTTTGGCGGAAGAAGTGCTATCGTTGGAGGAGTTATTGGTGCTATAGGAGGCTTTAATGTTGGCGAGGCTATGCATGGTGGTATGCCTCCTGAGGTTGCCATAGCTGCTAGTGCTTCTCTAGGTATCTCAACTCTTGTACTCGGAAGTGCAATATCAGTAAGTACTAATAAGTTTCTTAATACATACCCAGATTTTATTAAGAACATGAAAGGAAATTTAATAGCAGCTCTTGATAATAGTCCTTTGAAAACTCTTGCTCCTGCATTAGACGGTCTTAGACTGTCTAGAAGCTCTTTCATAAGAATCATGACAGGTCTTGCCGTAGTTGGCGCAGCAAGGGCAGTTGAGGTAAGGTCAATTAGAAACGCGAGAAATATTCAAACGTTTATGGGTTCTGCTGCAGGTGCTACAATGACACCAGAAGAATACTCAAATCATATAATCAATGAAGATAATAAAAACGATACTCGGCCTCTAATAAGAGTCAAAGGTATAACCGAACCTACGATTGATAGGAATCGACTTGCCGAGGCCTTTAGATAAATATGGATAATATTGTAGTAAGCCCAAACTCTATAAGAAAGGAAACAAAGGGTGGTCAAGAGTATGCACTTATACTAGACAAAGTAAACTACCGAGGCCCTAATCCAGGAAAACAAAAATCTTTTTACGTTCTCTGGTCAGAGTTTGCTGAGCATATCAGGAGTGAGTACGGCCTTTCCTTACTAACTGTTCTTATAAACTCAGACTATAGGCACAACTTTGAAGGTACGATAACGCTTCAGCTTACGATACCAGGTCTAGGTTTCTTAGGAACAACAATTCTTTCTAATAGTTTTTCTACATATAAAATTGTTAGTTCTAAACTAAATATAAATACCTCAAACAAAAAGAAACCGATGGAGAAGTCCCTAGAATTTTCTAACACTTCTACAGCTGATGAAAATACACAGCCTAACTCGGAGCCAAAAACTAAGAAAGAAGTTATTGACCCGCTAAAGGACGAAGAGTTTTTAAAGAAGCGTGAAAGGCAGAAGATGGCCGACCATCTCTTTCTTCCTGATGATAGTTTTGGATTTCTAAACACACCAAAACCCTATCAATACCCACACAATACAACTCAGTTAGGGTACGCTCCTATTCTAGGAAACTGTAATATTACTTCAGTATCTAGTTCTTCAACATCCTATATTAAGGAAGTTCCTTCTATTAGAACAGAAGGGGGCTTTAAGAACCATGCTGGAACTACGTACCGAACATACACTATATCTATTCTAGCACCTTCAAAACATGAAGTAGCAAACTCTCTTCAGCCTGTACTTGAGCAAATTAATTTAACACCTATCTTAATTACAGAAGGGGGCTTATTCCCTATGCTTGACAAGGATGATGATAGTAGTTCCCACCCAATTCCATATAATGAGGTAATTGTAAAAGGGTATTCACTATCGACTGTCCCTGGTAGTCCTGAAGCAATGCAGCTTGATATTCAAGTAGACCCATTTCTCTGGTCTGCTTATGCATCCTTAGCTGGGGCTGAGAGCTTGCTTGAGAGTGATGAAGAAAAGGCTAAGAAAAATCCTGAAATAAGGTGCCTAAGTGATGCGTACTGTTGGCCCATTTATCAATTCTGGGCTGCAACAACGAAGAAATCTTCTTATAGCTACTCAGATGAAATAGTTTTAACTATTCCAGGCCCAGAACAAGTATCTAAAATAGGTTCTGAGATAAACTATACACAAAGCACTACAGCAGGATCAGATGCTCAAACTATTCGAAGTCTTCAAAACTTAGTCACTCGAAAAGGAGAGGTTACAAGTGACAATATCAAAAGGCTACCAGCTTATGAGAAAGGATCAGATACTGCTGGCTTCGATACTGAAGGCGAATACTATGTTTTAAAATTCAACTCAAAAGCTAATTGGGACAGTATAGTAAAGGGATCTTTAGCTGGTATGGTTATGGGTTGGACCTACTGGAAAGAAGGCTTTGACTATGCACTAGCAGACCATCTTGGAAATAGGGTCGGGGTTGGTGTAGATATCGCTAACATCCTTGTTCCTAATGAATATTATCAAAAGATAAGCAGTCTTGATACTCTCGTTGATATTTCAAAATCAGATACACAAAACAAACAAGATGCTGCAGCTTATAGAAATGCTATCACAAAATACTTTGAAGATAAGGAATATGCGAGGCTACAAAGGACTGTTAATTTTCAGAACCCTGAAGAGGAGGTTAGAGCACAAGCAATTAGGAATATGAAAACGACTATTGAGGCTGCAATAGTCAACCCACAAGACTTCTTTGGGGCAGTTATTAGGATCATTCCTGCTGAAATAGATCCTGGTATTACAAAGCTACATTATAATGTTGCAGTAGATGAGAACGCTTATTTTGATAGCAGAGCAGCTTCATTTTCTAGAGCAGTTGATGATGTATTTTTTGTACCTAGTGTGGATGATGTAAGGCTGCATTTATCTAGTACAGGCGATCAAGATGTAATTGTTACTAAGATAAATGTCCAAGGCGGCTATAACCTAAGTGTGACTACTCATGAAGCTTTACAATTACCGAAGCATCAGATCTTAGGCACAAAGTCAAAAATAATTACCCTTGAAGGGCGTTGCATGAGTAATGATGCCATGCTAAAAGTCCAGAGATTTTACGATCTATTCGCTGAAAGAGCTATAAGTAGAAAGAGTAAAGACTCATCGGTTACAGACCTTCCTGATGATCGTCACGAGTTTGATAAGTCAAAACCAGGATCTGCCTATATCCACGCAAAAGGTACCATTTTTAGCTTAATGGGTATTAATTTTGTTATGCCCGCGGGTATTGAAGTAAGTAATGCTCCCGGTGCTCCTGGAAGCTGGGATTTTGTAATAACTTTCTTAGATTTTGATCCAAGGGTTAAGGAAGCAGAGAGGCTAAAGACACTTAACACGTACAATAATCAGACAAACACTACTTTAAAGTATAACGATGAAACAAGAGGCGTAGAAGACGCTTTTCCCACCTACCTCAAAGCTATTGATTATATGTCATTGCAGAATTCACTACTGCATGAAGAGGTTTATCCTGACCTTTATTTACCTACTAAAACACAGTTAAATCAGTGGGTTCTTTCTTTTAACCGACTAGCCCAGTTTGGCGAGCAAGAGCAATCCGATGAAAATGATATCTCTCTGTCTACACTGGATGAGGAGATTCTTAATCACTGCGGTAGGTACTTTGAAGTTCCTGCTACTAGACAAAATATAGCAGCTTGGCCTTTAGACGGTACAATGACTCAAGGTAGGTATGTAGACCCAGATTTCTATGTTTACTATGAAAAGAATTACTTTAAGTCAACTTTAGATGAAGTTACTACTGATCAGTACGGAGCTCGAGACGTTTTCTCTCCTAAGGAAGTTAAGAACGAAGATGGCCCCACAAAGACAGGAGTCATATCTACAATCAGAATCTCAGAAAAATTACCTGTTTCTGGAGATAACAAAGTAGTTAGTTTAGTACCTGCAGACCAAAGAGGAGCTTCAATTACTAATATTGGGCAGTACCTTCCTAACATATATGGTGATAATCTGTATATGGCGTCTACTGGCGAAAAAGCTACCGAAGTAGTAGAAGCACTTTCTCAGGGGGCTACCGAGATTGATCAGAAGGGTGCTGAACTTGGATGGTGGGCTAGTAGTGGGGAAATGGTTGATCTAAAAGATTTCAACCGCATAGGGACTGATACTCGACCAATTAATGATATCTTCAAAAAGAGTAATATTTTTAAAGGAGAGATTCCTAAAGAATTCGAAAAAAGGTTAATTCCTTTTGAGGACCCGGGAGATTTAGAGGCTCTTGGTAAAGGTACTGAAGAGGAAAGAATTTTCTTTAGTTACGCTTTTAGATTGAAGGCTATTAAGACCGCTGTTACACAAGGAATTGCAGATCGACTTAGTAGCGACCATAAATGGCATGATCTAACAGACCCAACGTACAATTTCTTACTTCAATGGAAACAATCAAGTTTTCTTGATAATATTGGAGAAAACATTCTTGGTAGGTGGGATGAGGTTGGTGGTGACAGAGAAAACGCAGCCTTTAGAAAGCCGATGACATTTCAAGGGGCTGATTCTAATTATGAAGTACACTCTCCTTACGAACACTTAGAAAAAATTTCTAAATTTAAGCCACTTCTGACCGTTAAAACTCCTCATTCTCCTCCTGCTGATGCAGGTACATTTGTAACACCTTGGAGAATGATGGAGAAGGCTGATAAGTTGTATCCTTTTACTGTTTATGATAAGAATCTTCTTTATAGAAAGGTTCTAGAGTCGAAAGAATTAGAGAGTGTTTCTGACACTTGGAAAGGAGGGTCTGCCCAGATTCGTACCAATGGTGATGAGACTCTTCGAGAGCTAATTGCAAATGCACAGAAAAACAACATACCACCCTCAGTAGGATTTGCCTTCTTTAATTCAAGGTCACATTTAGGTGCCCACGGACCTGCATTAGATCATACTGGCTGGGGTGATCTTGATTTGGAGAGGGTTGTTAAAGAAGTTAAACCTGACCAACTGAATATCAAAGGCCCTAGATATGCATACCGAGTGTTTGGTCATACATACAACTCTAGTAAGCATAAAAGAACAGCAGTAAAACTACTAGAAACTCATTTTAGAGTAACTAGAGCTAATGCCGACTATATTACTAATAAAGACCAGATTGATAAACTTCTATCTTTAGCAGATGAAGCAAAAAGTTTTGATGATTTTACAAAGTATCTTCGAGAAGCTGCGTCAGCAGGTAATTCTCTACACGCCATTGATACTTATTATGTCCATTGGTTAGGGTGGGTAAGATCTATTGGTATCGAAGCTGATTTCTATGAAACATCAAAACTAGATCCTTTCTTCTCTGGGTATAATCCATATATTGCTATGGATTGCGGTAATATGGCTAACCATACAATCCATACTACAAAATCTGGTAGCAGGTCTGTAATGACTGATTACCTTCCTAGTGGTAAGCCTAGGGATATTAGTTTAGATCGAAGATTTGCTAGTTTAGACATGCTAAGCGTTTTTAGCGATCTTCAAGATAAAGATCTAAGTCTAGAAGAGCAGGCAGTCTTGATTGGAAAGCAGAGACTTGCTCTGTTCCCTGAATCAGAGGATGCAATCTATGGATTAACAGTAGACTTAAGAAACCATTCTCCTTTTGGAAGATTAAAGGGTGCATGGCCTGCTTACTTCTTAGCAATCATCAACGAAGGTTTTTACTGGAAAGGCGGCACTGAGAAGCTCTGGGATCAATACTTTACTAGAACAGCAGTAAGCTCTATAGAGCTTGTTTCTTCAGTTGAGACTCCTGCATCCGTACTAACAATTGGCCTGTCTAATGTCTTCAGATCATTAACTAACTACAGAGCCGAGCAAATCTTCTTAGAAGAAATGGCTGTTGACCAAAGAAATGAGTTCTTAGCCGTTCTAAGTAATCCTAAGAAATGGGGATTTGGGGATGGCCTATTAGGTGATGTCTGGGCTCGTCACATCATGAAGAACTTTGATGATGAGATGAAGATGATCTGGGCTAGAAATTATCTCAACACCTTTGTTCTTAAACCTGGTGCTAGAATCCATCTTCGAATGGGTTATGGTAGTAACGCAGCTACAATGCCAGTTGTATTTAATGGTGCAATTACTGAGCTTCCAGCGTCTGATGACTTAGTAACTATTGTAGCACTATCTGATGGAGATGAACTAAACAAACAAATTACTGTTGGAAATACTCAAACAAACAATGGGTGGGTGTGGAGAAATACCGGTATGGTGGGGATTTCTAAGTCTCCTGCTAATATCGTACTTGAATCAATTATCCAGGTTGATGGTGCTAAGTCACTCTTTCTTGAAAAATTAAATCCTTTTGGTAAGTTTAGGGATATGTCCCACGGTATTGCTCACTTTGGCGATGTATATATTGAAGGTGCTAGACACTATGCTGCTGAAGCTGCAGTAAATATTTATGATGCCTCACCTACATTAGATCAAACTCCTGATAACAACTTCTTCAATAACTACGCTTTTTATGATTGGAACGCTAAGAAAACTTATTTTAGTGTATCTGTTAATGAAGCTACATCTCACAAAGTAATTGATGTCTGCCGAAGGGCTGTTTTCGATTTTGTAGGCTGTCCTACATCGTTTGGAACTGAGAGTAGGGTGTTCTACGGAAAGTGGTGGTGGCCTTGCCACTATGCTTATACAGCTAAAACACTTGAAAACTTTTCTCCTACAATAGAAGAGCTTAAGGCTGTTGGTAATCAGTCACTAGATATTAAGTCGTTACTGGTTAATGAAGCTAATGACAACTTGGAAGTCTCTGAAGAAACTTCAGAACTTCTTAGTACTAGTGCAGCAGCTATTGATAAAGACTTCTTAACAAAAGAAAGCACAAAGAGTTATGCAAAAGTAGCCAAGTCACTTGAACTTCTGAGAAGTAACAAAGACCAGCTTAAAATCTTTGTAAAAGATGGTGATACAATTAACTTCGGTATCACCGGAATGAACGGTGCAAGACTTCGCTATGTAGACGCACCAGAAAAGCGTCAGCGTTTTGGAATCGAGTCAACAAAAACTCTTAAGAAACTTATTGAAGGAAAGAACGTAGTCGTTGATATCGTAGGCTTTGAAGCTGCATATGGCCGTTTCCTTGTACAAATTAAAGCTTTTGATGCTGATTCTAATACCTACCTAGATGTTAACGAAGAGATGATTCGTCTTGGAATGGCTTGGGCTTACGTAGAGAAAGACGCTGACATTAAACCAAGGCCTGGATCGAATACTGACAAAACTCCTGCTGAGCTAATAGCAACACAAAATATTGCTAAGGCAAACCGAGTAGGATTATGGTCAGATGAGAATTTAGGTATATCCCCTGTTGACCCAGATCTAGCTAGGCAAGATGGTAAATACATAAGACAGAATGCTTCCGCTGTTTCCAAAGCTTTAGAGAAGCAGTCTGAGAGAGATAGCGAAACGCTATGGCCTTTAAAACTAGGAGAGGTTTTCTGGGATCTCTCTATTCCTGGAGGGTTACATAATCTTGCAAAGTGGGCTGAGATGATCTGGAATCCGAAAGGAGTTGCTGAGAAGAAATATGAAGGAAGCTTTTTTAATCAGATGAATCAAGCTGGTCAGAAACATCTTTTTGAGAACTTTATACTTCCTACTTGGTCTGCTCAGGACAAGGCTGAATACAGGGCTAAGAAATTAGGCTATGAGTATGATGGTAGACCTCTTGCAGGTGAACGTTTTAAGGATGTTGAGTATTTAACTTCTACACTAGCTTGGAAACCTTTTACTCAGTTCTATATTGCCAAAACAGGGATAAACTTGATTCAAAACTCAATTAAACCTGACGCTAGTAAAGTATTTACTGACGCAGTTGGTATACAGACCTATAGTCAATGGTTTGGAGGAGATTCAATTGAAAGATCTCTCAGTGTTTGCGTAGACGATGATATTATACCATCTTCTAGAAGAACACTTACTGTAGATAGTGGTATCTATCTTACAGCTATTGGTGGTGGGTTTGGTAATATCCAACAAAGAATTACTAACTTATTTAGTTGGGTTCCTGGATTTGCTTCTACAATTGCACATACACCTACAACCCCTGCAGTTCATAACTCTCTTGTAACTACTTTAGCGGACTCAGTAGCTAATATGTACTCTGGTTGGATCACCTTAACAGGACAACCTACTATTAAGCCAAGAGATATTATTGTTATTCAGGATGATAGGTCAGGATTGTATGGCCCTGTTAGAGCCAAAACAGTAATTCATAGATTTGATCTAGAAAATGGACTGGTAACTTTTGTATCTCCGATGGCTCTTGCTATGCCTACTGGGTCAACACAAAGTCTAAGAATCATTAATAGTACACTAGTAATGCTTACTAAACTAAGTACGTATTATGTCTTGCGTAGACTTGTGATGCCAACTGTAATGTTCATGTTATTTAAAAGAGGTATGAAAGCGTCTGCATTAAGAGAGGCGGCTAGAGTATTACTTTCAGACAGACAGAAAAAGTCTTTTCTCGACTTAGTAGATAAGACAAAGTTTGGCTTAGATTTTAATGCTTCTGAACTAAAAACTCTTGATCAAGATATACTAACTGAAGTTAAATGGTTTAGCTGGGATGATCACCCAGAAACTAGATCGATTAACACAGTTGCTGAATTATGTGAGCAAGAGGCTCAAGCAGCAAAGCTTCTTGAAGATACTGATAAGGTCGCTAAGGAAATCTCTGAGAGTATTGCACAGACAAATGTTAACAAGTCTGCAGAGATTGCTAAAGATTATGTGAAAAGACTAGCAGTTTTAGCTCCTGCACCTAAGGAACCTCCCTTAGCTGCCAAACGGGGAGCTATACCACCTACTCTAACTCCAGCACAACAAGCAGACGCTGATAAAAAGGCAAGAGATTTAGCTGCTCGAGAAGCTAGAAAAGCCACTCTTCGAGAAAAAATGGATGCTAAATTGGCTAGGTTAGCTCAAGGACCTGTTGATGATGCATCTCTTGTACCATACCGAAAAATCATTGGGTTTCTTAACACACAGACTGACCTGGCTGAGAAATTTGGTGAGTTAAAGACACCTGGAGAGAAATTAGACTTTCTAGATAAATTAGTAATTGCTATGCAGGCTGGGACTAGGGATAGACTAAATATTATCCAGAATAGATTTAGTCTTTTAGAAGGCAGTTCATTAGAGCCTGAAGTAATTAGATATCGTAGATTAATTGAGTTGAGGGACACAGGTAAGGCTACGGCTGAAGAAGCAGCTGAGTTAGTCAAGCTAAAGGAGCTACTTAGTACCGAAAAAGCAAAAAAACTACTACAGACCCTTGCAAAAGACGGTGCAGGTAAAGAACAACTTAAGCTTTATAATGCTAGGATGAAGAAGGCACTTAAAGACTCTATAATTCTGCATCTTGAGGAGATTATACAATTTGCTGAAGGTGGTGTTGGAAACGAGGGTAAGAGAGAACTTGCTAATCTGTTAGATACGATTGATGAAGCAGATACCCTAGAAAAATTCCAGGCCCTAGAAAAAGACATTACCGATATACTGATTGGTCATTATAATGGTACTAGAAAGTCAATCAAAAGAACAAGTGGGTGGTGGGTATTTAAAGAAGATGTAGACCCCCACAAAGTTGGCTCTGTTTCAAAATCTCTTATTAAGGATATTAAGAAAAAAGTAACTATCCAGCTAGCAAGAATATGGGAGAATGCTTTTGAGAATACAATGGCTGATCCTGAGCTAACTGATTGGGTAACAACAATAATAGGAGATACCAAAAAGAATATCTTTGAAGATCCTGAGATAGATGCTATTGCTAAAGCTCGTGGAATTGATGTAGATCCTATAAAAAATGCAGCTGCAAGGACTAAACTAATCAACGAATTGAATAACATAACTATAGAAGAGATTGAAGATCTCCTTAGAATGGCAACTATAGACATGAACAAGATTGGAACTGACGTTGGAGATCTTAATAAATATGGGTTTAAATGGAGTGGCTGGAAGTTGTGGGGAAAATATTTGGGTGATAACCTTTTAAATAGTGGTATTTGGGGTGTTATTAAAAATTATAGGGATGCTAAGAAAATAAGAAGAACGACAGGTGGTTTTAAAACACTAGCTACTGCTAAGGCAGGTGCTGGAGCTATCTGGGGTTGGTCAAGAGGTCTTAGAAAGGCAGTTTTAAATCCTTACAATCTGCTTCCTTTTAAGCCACAGCAAAATCCTGCTGAAATTCTGGACGCTGCTAAGGAAGCAGGAGAAGCAGGAGTTGGGGCTATTGAGGCAGCCAAGAATGCTGTAAAGCAAGTAGACTTGCTAGGTGCCCTTGGTCATGATGCTAAGAAAGCCTCTACGGCTCTTCGAATAGGCTCATTAGTAGGACCACAATTCCTACTAGCAGCAGCTAAAGAGATAATCTGGATGTGTCTCGGAGAGTCTGTTGTAAGTACAATAAACTACCGTCTTAAGGCTAGACAGGTCGTAACAATCTACCCATTGTTCTCAGGAGGTGTTCCTTATACTGCAGGTATTCTAGGACACGCTGGCGCTGTTGTAGGGGATGAACCTGGTTGGATTGATCAGTGGATTGAAAAGGACGGCTGGGGGCAATTGCTTTCACTTTCTTGTGCTTTCATGGGTGTTGAGATCCCTGATACAAAACCAAGTGTAGAAGAGAAGAAATTACGTGAAGAGGCGGAGAACGTCTCCAATACTGATTTACCGGTACAATAAAAATGGATATTGATCAATTAAGAAATCTTCTACATATAAGAGCAACTGAAGACTTTTACAGAATTGGTTTAATCGGAGGAGGTGCGGATAGATCTCCCAGAACTAATTTTGAGATTGCAGCAGGTATTAATGCACCTGTAGTTAAACCTGCTGACGGTTCATCAGCAGGTTATATAGCAGGTCCTAGTGAAAATGCACCTCCTGCAATAGCCAAGTTAATTGATGAAGCTGCTCAAAAACATGGTGTGCCTTATCTACTTCTAGAATCTATTATCTGGCAAGAAAGCAGATTTAACCCTAATGATGTTAATAAAAAATCTGGTGCTATGGGTCTAGGGCAGTTAATGCCAAAAACAGCTGCATGGCTTAAAGTAAAAAATCCTATGGACCCTAGAGAAAATCTAATGGGTAGTGCGGAATATATTAAGATGATGTTGAATCTACATAAAAATAATATTCCATTGGCTCTAGCAGCTTATAATGCTGGGCCTGGGAACGTTAGAAAGCATGGAGGTATTCCTCCATTCGATGAAACACGGCACTACGTAAAAGTAATAGTTGGACGTATTAAATCACTAGGTGGCATTGTGGGGTATAAGCTATAGAATATGTTTGAAGATCTTATCGATGTAATGAGGAGTAGAGCAGAACAGGATTTTTATAGAATTGGTCTGATTAGCGAAAAAACAAATTTTCTATTTGATCCTGATAGTATGATAGGAACTGATGAGGCATACCTTGATGGAAGTGTCTCAATAACTACAGTACCACAAACAATGCCTACTCCTAGCCAACCAGCTTTGACATCAGGTCAACTAGCTTGGGGAGGCCATGCAAATGGTAGGATTCCTATTTCATCTTTAAAGCCGATTGGTGGCGGCAATGGTAAACGATATGGTTATCAGAACCAATCGTGGATGATGCCTGCTGCAGCGGATGCTTGGCTAGCTATGGTAGCAAAAGCTAAGACTGAGGGTATAAACCTTAGAATATCCTCGGCTTATCGTACTTACGAGCATCAAGCAGATCTACATAGAGCAAGGGGTGGAAAAGGAGTAGCTAGACCAGGAACTTCTGTACATGGATGGGCTAGAGCGATTGATATTGGTGGTTTGTGGCCGAGAAAAGACCCGTTTGGAGTAGCTTCTAATGCTAGAATGCGTGGATCTAAGCTCTACTTATGGCTAGCAGCAAATGCGCCTTCTTTTGGTTTTATTCACCCAGCTTGGGCTAGAGATGGCCGAAAGATTGAAGAAGCTTGGCATTGGGAGTACCACGGTAAATGATTCCAGGATATTTAAAAAGATCTTCGCAAGAAGTTAGCGAACTTACAGTAAACCAGAGTCCTGGTAATGTAACTGGGTATCTCGACTCCTTTGAGAAGTACGTTACTCAGATGCGTAGTGAGGAGACTTCTGAGATATTTGTCAAAGGTGCTTCATCTAAAGGGCAGTTTTTAGCTTTAACCGCTGGGCCTGATACTAATAATTCTGGCTGCGTAATTAGGTTTAAGGACCCTAGAGGAGGGAAGGATGCTATTGGATCAATTGCACCTAGAAGCTCAAAACCATTCTCAACCTCAGACGCAAGTGGTAAAGTAGGTGTAAGTCCTTCCGCAGGTAGTCAAGCATTAGTAGACTTAACTTTGATAGGAGGAAACACATTCCTTCCATTAATCTCAGGTCAAACATCCTTTACCCAGGCCGTTGACTCTCAAGTTTATAGTTCAGATCAGATTAATACTTTGAATGCTGTCCCGGATGCAAAAGAAAAACAAGCAGCTAGTACGAAGCCTGTAGTTATCGAATCTAAAACTTATAGTGCAGTACCTGAGGAAGGTTTTGCTCAGTATAAGAGTGGGGCTGATCATACATTAGCTTACGAAGCGACTGTTGTAAGAGATACACCTTCGTTTCAACTTTGGTTTAATGAGACTACGGGTGATGAATCTTTACAAACAACACCAATTACAGTTAAGAAAAATACTTCAGTTTATGTGCAAAGAGTATTAAGAAATCTAACCCTATATAAACGAGAGCTCAATGATCCCAACTTTGATAACCTATATTCTATAGTAAATCGAGATGTGTCTGTTTATGTTATAACATCTCTAACTGATGTAGACTATATCGACTACATTTCTGTACATGATGTAAAAATCTTAGGTCCTAGAAAAATATACTATCCTGGTGTTTCCTCCAATACCCCTGCTAGTGTCTCTCAGGGTAACCCTCCTAGTTTAACAGGCCCTATCGGACCAGAGATGACTAATCAAGACAAGGGAGTCCAAAAAAGAGATAGCTCACGTGTTGTAAATGGTGTTGATGAAAGACTGAATGTTATTGGTGAGTGGGCTAGAAAGAGCACTTATAACAAGACGATCCCAACGAGACTTCCATGATAAAAAACTTTTTAGATACGTTTATTACAGGCTTTACGTCTACAGTAGCACGACGTTTCGGTCTTAACTACTTAGATGAAGACCAAGGATTACGCCATCCTAGAACCCCGTCAGGAGTTCTAGTTCAAAATGATGGCAATGTTCAGTTATATGCAGGTAGTAGTTATCTAGTTGTAGATAATATTAACAATGGTATTGGACTTGAGTCTAAAACCTGTATTCTTAAGTGCGGGGATATTGAGATATCTACTCAGTCAATAAAGGATTTGGTTCTACTAGGTCGCTACTTTGACTCTGAACTATTTTATGGTGTGAAAGAAGTGCTTACAGTAAGCAATAGTAAAGAAGATCTTTCAAACTATAAGCTTATAACTTCATTAACACAGGTTGATAACGCTGGGAAAATTCATGGTACTTCTTCACTAGCGTCAATTTTTGAGAGTCGTCCTTTAACAATAGCTAATCAAGTAATGACCGAGTCTGCTGACCGTGTTAGTAGACTAGCAAACGCAATTGGTCATGATATTCCAAAGGTAGTAAAAAGACTTTCAAGCAAACCTAAAGTGGAGAACAAAAAGAAATGAGAGATTTAAAAATTACTTCAACAGGAGAACTAGTTCTTGATGCTACTACAGGCAGAGAAACCTTAGTTTCTGGGGATGATTATATTGCACAGGCAATGCTATTTCGTCTTAAAACATACAAAGGGGATTGTTTAGTTACTCCTGGCTTAGGAACTAGGCTAGAAGATTTTATTGGACAGCCCGCAGATGATGATGTCTTAGATAATATTAGGTCAATGGTCATAACAGAGGTTAGCAGTATTTCTGGGGCCGCTATTAGTGATGTTATTGTGGCAGAAATCACAGAAGGCCATATTTTTATTGGTATTGAGTTTTATTCAGTAGAGGATATACTTACTAAAACGTTTCTCGAGTTTGATCTTGATTTAGTTACTGGCGAAGTTGCTCAAAGATAGACATTAATAAGTAATGTTGTTTGATAAAGAGTACTCAGATAGTATCTCCAAGAGGATACTTAATCCTGAACACACACTACCAAGTGAAGTTCATGGTAATAAATATAATGGGTTAAAAGTTTTAGGTCTTGTGGGTGACTGGAGTGCCTGTGGGTACTACCGAATCATCCTACCATTAAATATCTTGAAACAGCTTGGGGCTAACGTAAAGGTAGCATCAACTCTTAATTATCTTGATATGATGGAGTACCCTACTATACTAGCTCCTCGACAGCATAGAAAAGATATTAATGGTCTACTAACAGAGGCAATGTGGCTAAGAAAGACAGTAGTTTATGAGATTGACGACGATCTGCACCATGTCTCCCCTAAGAATCCATCGTACTCTGTATACCATCAAGGAACAGAAGAGCTTGAATACATAGACAAGACCATGAGGCTGTGCTCAGGTGTTACTGTTTCAACTCTTGAGCTTGGTAAGTGGTATAAGAAGAATAATCAAAATGTATTTAAGCTTCTCAATCATATAGATTTCTCTCAGCGTGATTGGAGTGCTGATATTAAGTGGGATGGTAATAATATTCACGCAACATTGCTACCGATTGAACGTCCGGCTGAGTATGGAGATAAGATAGTCATTGGATATTCTTGTGGGAATACACACATTGAAGACTTTGACTCGATGGCTGGAGAGATCACTAGAGTTCTTTTAAAGTACCCTAACACTGTATTTGCTATCTACTCATCCCCAACCATACAAGACTTATTTACAAAGTTTATTAAAAAGTTTGATAAGGATAACTTATTGACTCCTGATAGAATCATCTATATTCCAGGAAGGCACTTCTTAGACCATCCTGTAGGACTCAAGGGTATGGATATCCAAATAGGTCCGCTAGTAGTTAACCAGTTTAATATGGCAAAGTCAGACTTAAAGTACTTAGAAGCTTCCGCGTCAGGAGCTGCATTTGTAGGAACTTCTTGTGCTCCTTATGCTCGTACACATTTTGAAACGGGCGGTAAGCTACTTTTAGTTGGGCAGTCAAAGGAATGTTTTCCTTCTTGGACCTCAGCTTTAAGTTATCTTATTGAGAATCCAGAGAAAAGAAAGTCTCTTGCGTCTGAGTCTAGAGAATGGGTATTCAAAAATAGATCTATGGAGGGTCATATTCAAGACTGGGTTAATTCTTGGATGCAGGTTGAGACTAGAGTTAGATCAGGTCATGTCGGACCTCCTTTGGTTAGTTTACCTAAAAGTGAGTATCAGGAGTATGGTAAGTATGGTAGAAACCAGCCTTGTCCTATCCAAGCAGATCCAGAGAATCCTGTAAAGTATAAGAATTCATACTACAAGGCATGGGGATAAAATAATGAATTTACTAGAAAAGATTAAAGGAATATTTAAAAAGTCAGAAAAGAAGCCTGATGTTTTAGATATAACTTCAGTATCAATTTATGGTTTGTCAGAGGATAAGAGAGTCCCCTGTGGCATTGGATTAAACTGCGTATCCTTTAGTGATACGCAGTGCCTTGTCTGGCACAAGGAAAAGAGACTTCTTGGGATTCCTTATAGGTTTGATAAGTTTGAAATCGTTGCTTTTAATGGCAACGCAAAACTGTTTAGTTCTAGAATAGTGCTAACAAAAATGACTAAAGTGCTCAACTCTGATAGTCGGGTGCTTGACTTAGTTGAAACTTATGGGGAATTGGTGGTCTATCTTCTAGACTATACAACCTTAGAAACAACTTCTTTTGAACCCTCTAAAGTAATATAATGGTAGCTCCCTCATATAAAGATATTGAGAACAGTTTTTGGCAGAAGGTTGTAGAGGCTACTGATATAACTGGATCAATTGACGACACAGTTCTTGGTACTCTAGTAAAAATATTCGCCTCTGAGACTCATAAACTTGCACTTCAACTTGAAGAGTTGTCCCTTCAAATGGATGTTCATACAGCTTCTGGTCAAGGTTTAGACCTATGGGCTAGGAATCTAGGTATTCGTCGTAAGCCTGCAATTAGATCAACCACTATTGGATCAGCGAGATCAGTAAGATTTACAAACCTTGGTGGATCTCAGGTTATTATCCCAGCTCAGACTAGAGTTTGGAGTAAGAGTAATCCTCAACTTGCTTACTATACTACAGAAGCACTAACACTTGCAGCAGGTGAGTATGAAACGGCACATGTACTTGCCGACGAAGTAGGCGACTCTTATAACATTCCTGCAGGCTATATCGATTCTACAAACTACGCACCAAACGTTATTACAGTAACCAACTTACTTCCACTAGGCTCAGGTTCTTATTTAGAGTCTGATGATTCTTTAAGAGAGCGTATTATTCAAGCTTTGAGACACAGAGCTGTATTTAACAAGGATGTTGTAGTTGCTTTACTTCGCCAGATTCCTGGCATTCAGGATACTATTGTACTTCCGATGAGAAGAGGTTATGGTACTTTCGATTGTATTATAGTACCTCACTCAGTTGCTGACTCAGAGAATTTAAGATCTATTGCACAAGAGATGCTAGATACTTACAGTTTTATTGGACTTTCTGCTAAAGCTATTTCACCAGTAATTAGATACGTTAAATTTGATGTCTCCTTACAGTTTAAACCTAATACTGAAAATCAGAGAGAAGGTATAAGGAATCAAATTAAGCAGATACTTACAAGCTTTATCGAGCAGTTGCCAATCGAAGACGGCACTGGAACAGCTACAATTAACTTCGCAGAAGCTACTAGTAGAATATATGCTGTAAGTCCTAGCGTTCTGTCAACAAGGCTTGATTGTTACCTTGACGGAGTCAGAGTAGGGAATCAGGACTCTGTTCAACTTAATATTGGAGATAAAGTCTTCCCTTCCACAATAACAGTTCAATAATTTGTTAGATTTTGGCAACATACTCGCACCTAACTGGGTGCCTAGTTTCGGTTACTTACCTCGATGGTTTTCAATCAATCGAGTAGAAGGTGCTTTTGAGGATGCTGTTTTTTATGATCCTACAACGCCTATTACGCTAGATCAAGGGTCGGTGTCATCCCTAACAACATTACCTAGCACAGTAATAACTAATGCTGGTACAAGCTTTTTAGGTCCTGATTTATTAAACTCTTTATTAGTTAATCTAGCAAATCAGACTCAGAACATGAAGTCTTTTATACTAGGAGAATATTTTAATATTGGGTTAGGATATAATCTTGATGAGGAAAGTTTTGGATGGGTCGTTAACTACCAAGACTACCCTACCACTGTAAAACTATCTGTAAACAACACGTTTCTAACTTGTAGAAATAAGAACTACTATGAGTCTTTAGTAACTCCTGAGACTGCTTGGGTTTGGGATAATGATAGAATCTTTCTTTTCTCAGTTGGTTATGCATCTGCTATTATAGATGACTCCACTATCCCAACCTTGCCTGACGGATTATGGAGTGGAGAAAGTTTTGTTTTTGCTAGGCACCCTGGACATACTAATAACTTTGTAACTATATCCTCAAATGTTATGAGAGCTGGAAGCTTAGGTGTGTCAGGTATATTTGAGTTTATGTATAAACGCTCAGGTTATCAGCAAAGATATATTGATATACTAGTTAACAATAGTGTTACTGTAACTGCTGAAAGGCAAAAAATGTGGACAAGCGTAGACAGTCTTGGATTGATTTACAATCTTCATAGGCTTGAACCTGAAACTTCTTATCAGCTTAGCTTACGACTAGACCCTATACTAAAGCTAGAGTTTCAACCAAGTTCCCAATACTACGAAGCTATTCTAGCCGGTGCTTTTAATTTAGCGTCTTCTTATACCCCGTCAGTCTCAGCACAAAACTTTTGTATCAATCATCCAAAGTATTTATCTCTAACCTACTTTTCAACTGATGACATTACAATAGATAACACAATCAAAGAAGCTACTATTGGAGAGTTCGGTTGGGATAGGGGCTCTTTCCAAGGAAAGTCTGCTCTATGTGAGGTGTTTTCTGATACAGGTGTTTGGCAGCTTTCTGAGCAAGAAATGCCTAGTGCTGTGCAGTACTCAGGAGTAAATATTGAAAACCAAAACCGTGCGAAAACCGCAACCCTCTGGGACGCAGATATCCAAGATCCCTCAGAGTTTGCATTCTTCTAATATACTCGTTCTAGACCCAAGCATATCGTGTTTTGGGTGGGCTGTAGTTAACGACTATAATCTCGTTGACTGGGGGTCAATGAAAGGAGATAGCAAGAATCTCGAAACCACTGCTGTTAATTTCCTTCAAACAATTGATGAAGTAATCAATAAGCACGATATAACTACTATCATCACAGAGACTCCTGTAGGGTCTCAAAGTTTCTCTGCTGTGAAAGCATTAAGCTTCTGCCAAGGACTAGTCTACAGTCTTTTGCTTAATAAAAAGATTACCTTATTTATTCCAATACAACCTAAAACAGCTAAGAAAGAAGTTTTTGGTAATGGAAACTTAGATAAAACTCAAATAATGACAAGTGTGCTAATGATCCTACCCTCTAGTTATAAACAGATAGAGAGTTGTCCTAAGTACTTGAGAGAGACTGTGTGTGACTGCTTAGTTTTATATACCGCCAGTAGGTGATTATTATGAGCGAACAAAAAATTGAATTTAAGGTCGATAAGCTGTTGAAGATGGTAGGTGTGTTCATCGTTACCGTCTCGGCTTTATTCTTAACGAAGAACCTGTTTCCTGAGAGTTCAGATACCATTTTAGAGTATCTGAAGTATCTAATCATTGCCGTCGTGCTCGCAGTTATTGGAAACTACATGAGTTTCAATACCTTTAAGAAGCATATTAGTAAACTTTCCAAGCCTGAGCCAGAAGAGTAGCTTCAGTTTTTCCTTCCTTGATCTCCTGGGCAAAAAGAGGGGTCTCCTAGTGAGACCCCTTTAATCTTTTACGTACATTATAAGTATGACTGGAAAAGATATTCGGCATGGTGAGCTTGCACGCAATCCACTTATTGAAGGCGCTAAGAAGTTATCTGACATCGTTTCATGCACTATGGGGCCTGGTGGAGGTTCAGTACTTTATGGGGACCAATTCCCCCTTACCACAAAAGACGGAGTAACAGTAGCACGGAATATTGTTCTGCTAGATGAAGCGGAGAACATGGGTGCTCAGCTAGTTAAGCAAGCGGCTATTAAAGCTAATGAGCTTGCTGGCGATGGACCACAGCCTCTCTATAGTAAAATTCTTACCCCGCAAGGATGGGTAACGATGGGATCTTTAAAAGTAGGTGATGTGGTATGTGGGGCCAATGGTACGATTCAGGAAGTTGAGGGAATCTACCCTAAAGGTAAAAAAGAAATTTACGAGGTGTACCTAGGAGGTGACCGTGTAGTAGAGTGCTGTGAAGATCATCTATGGACAGTAACTACTAGTTGGGGTAAAGTCAAAACTTTAACTACAAAACGAATATTAGATGAAATGCACTCTAATGAGCATAGGGATGGCACACGCTTTTTTACTCCTCAATCGTGGGTAGACTTTCACACTAGTAACCAAACTTTACACCCTTACCTAGTAGGTCTATTAATAGGAGATGGTAGTTTAAGTGGTACAGGTAGTATAGAATTATCACTAGCCGAAGACCAGGAACATATTATTGATAGCTTGCCGCTTCCTGATGGGATTGAGGCTTACTCTGTTTATAATGAGAATAAACATTATCACAGAGTAAAGTTAAGAGGTATTACTCCAGATGGTAAGACGATGCATCGTCTTGTTGATGAAATAGGTTTACTTGGTACAAAAAGTGAAACTAAGTTTATTCCTACACAGTATCTCTATGCGAGCATAGAAGATCGGGAAGAACTCTTAAGAGGATTAGCTGATACAGATGGGCATATAAATTCAAGAGGACGGTTAGAGTACGGTACAGTTAGTTACCAACTAGCACAAGATGTTGTTGAGCTAATGAGAAGCCTAGGAAAGACTGTTTCTTGCTACGAATATGTAAGGAAACCTGGAGCTTCTTACTCTGAAACAACAATTTATCGTGTTACAGAGTTAAAGGGAGATAAGTATGGAAACTCTATTTTGAGAATTGTCCCTACTGGTCGATTTACAGAAATGCAGTGTATCTCTGTAAGCAATCCTGATAATCTTTACGTAACAGATAATTTTGTATTTACACACAATACGACAACCACTACTCTTTTGACTTATGAGTTAATCAAGTCAATGCTTCCTTTTATCAACAAGGATAGGTATAAGAGACAAGTAGATCTTCAAAGATTTACAGAAATGGTCATTAACTATCTAGAAAGCAATGCTATTCCTGTTGATCTAGCTTCGCCAATGGTAGAAGCTGTTGCAAAAATTGCTGGTAATGATGAGACTGTAGGTCAGATTGTAGGAGAGGCTTTTAGAGAAGTCGGTCCTGATGCAGCTATTACCTTAGGGCAGAGTGACATTGCAAATACTACAATAGAGTACACTCACGGATTTTCATTTGATAATGGTTATGAGAGTCCCTTCTTCATTACTGATATCAATAAGATGTCTGTAGAGTATGATGATCCAATTGTTGTTACGATGGATCAATCACTAGAGAAGTCTCAGCACCTAATTAAAATGCTTGAGACTATTAGAAGCCATTTCGGTACTGAAAGACCAATCATTCTTGTTACTGCTGGAGTGTTTGGAGAGGCTTTGGAGTTCTTAACTAAGAACAAGCTCAACAACAGATTAAAGATTGCTACTGTTAGGGCTCCTGACTATAGCGATGAGCGAAGAGAGTCTATGAAAGATATGGCTGCTTTCTTGGGTGGTGTAAGTATTACACCTGACCTAATGACAGATGTGTCTCAGATTAAGCCAGCTATGTGCGGTCAAGCCAAAAAGGTTATCATTCTAGAGAATAAGACTACTTTTATTTCTGGCAATGGTGGAGAAGGCTACCAAGCAAGAATTGACTATCTGACTAGTAAACTAGACACTAGCCCTGACTATTATAGGAAGAGAATATCAAGACTTACTGGTAAAGCAGCAGAAATTAAGATTGGCTCAAATAACTTTGTTGAGTTAGTTGAAAAGCGATATCGCTACGAAGATGCTGTAAATGCTACCAGAGCTGCTCTACAGCATGGAATTCTTCCTGGTGGTGGTATAATGCTGGCTCTTGCTGGTATCACAGCTTATAGTGACCCAACTCTTGAGGATATTCCACACGAGATGAGGAAGAGCTTGTATGAAGCCCTTTGCACACCTGTGTATAAAATCCTTACCAACTACGGGTGGAGTACTGATGAGATTCAAAATCTTTTAATCAGCCTCCTAGGTGCCGTAGATCCTAAGATGACGTATAATATTGAGACACTAGAAGTAGTGCCTTACGACCAAATCATGGTTATTGATCCACTAGTAGTAGTTAGATCTGCTGTTCGTACTGCTTCAAGTATCGCCGGTCAGATCACAACTACTGAAGGTCTGATTACTAATAATCGAGAACAACTTTTAGAGCTAATGCGTGCTGCAAAATAACTCTAAATAACAACCAGTCAAATAGGGCCCTATTCTAGGGCTCTATTTTTATTTATAACGATGCACCTTACCTATACTAGCTACAGTGGAGGGCCTATCACTGATTGGGAGCAAGGGTTTAAAGCTTTCCTTATCAATCCGGGGTATCAACCAATATCAACTCATACATATGCAGATGTATCTGGTTTCATCCTTTCTGAAGCTCCCCTTACTTTTACTGTTACAGGTTCTGTAGAAGCTACTAATTTTAGCTATGTTGAGGGTGTGGTTAGATGGTTAGTAGTTTCAGATGACTCTAATGAAATAATTTATCTTTGCGATGTTGAGTATCCTATACCTGTTCCAGCTATGGGGGTTCGTATTAGATGGCAGACTAAAGTATTGCCTACTAAACCTACTGTAATACCCTATAACTTAAATACACTGAGCCCGTACATCATCCCTCAGTGGGTACAAAACAATAATTTAGTTAAGCTTGAACATGCTCTGGTGAAGTCAGTTAACTCTTGGTTGTCATGGGGCACTTTATATCTCACTGACTGGTTTAAGCCTTTTAAACTAACATGTGAAAACTTAAATATTCCACTATCTATTAATGATGTTATTTCAGAGGTTGAAGTGATGAATACAGAACACTGGCTTCCAAGCAGAGTGGATTGGGAAGGCTCCTCAACATACCCATTAAAGCCCTACGTTACTATCTACGATAATAGAGTAGTAATGAAAAATGCAGACTTGTTTAGTACTGTAAAGAGAACTGTTAGTGGTGTAATTGATTTGAGTAGTGAGATGGCATCCAATCCTATTACAGACTACTCTTATTTTTATGTAGTAGACTCAGTAGGAGAGGGAAAGGTCATAAGAACAACAGACCTGATTTATAGTAGTCAGAACTCAACTCTTACTATGCAAGAAGGTACTTATGCAATCTACTATCAGTCTGACTATCTAAAAAGTTGTTTACTTAATAAAACCTTAAAAATAGATAATAAAGTATCTACAGAACACTATTACTCACTAGACGAAAATCCTTTGTGGTTCTTAAAAGTCATTACTCCTGAGTTAAATTTGAGTAAGTATAGCTTAGAAGATTGGGAGAGGATTCTTCAGCTTTACCCAGAATCAACTAGACTAGGCTCTAAAATGAGTTTGCTTTTCACTACAGCAACGTACTCAGCAAGTTCGGTAGCATCTAGTACGACTCTTAGTAGCACTGATGAGGTTCTGAGTTTACCTAAGTTTACTAGGTCATATACAGGTTTAAACTATAGAGACGGTTCTTACTTTGCAAACACGTTTGGAACATCGTCTTGGATTAGAGTTGATACTGAAGAAGATATTTATACTACGCTAGATGCAAAGGGAGAGTACGGTTCAATAACAACTCTAAGTCAAATGTTTACGACTACTAACGTCCCAGCTTTTAATAATCCAATCCTCTATAATAGATTTCTTCACCAATCAACTGTAGTAGGCTCTACTATAAATAGGCCTGTTCTACACGAACAATGGGATAATAACGAAGCTAATAATCCCGAATTTGCATACTTCTAATGAATAGAAATCGTACAACAAGTGATTTAACTAGTTTAGGATACCCTAGTATTGGCATTTCACAAGAGTCCTCACTCGAGCCAAGAGTTATTCTAGGTCCTAACTGTGAGTGGAATCTAACTTTAAAGCCCGGCCATTACTATGACTTAGATGGTATTGAGAAAAGGCTCTTTATCTCAGCGTCTACCCTAACCTCAGCACTTGTATCAGGATCAAACACAGTAACCTTAACGGAATCTTTAAATGGATACAACTCCGATCTAGAGGTGTTTGGGTCAGCTTACCAGTATGTTCCTGTACTTAATTATCTAAGAGCGGCTCAAAATCTATCATGGACTGAAGTATCTTCAGGCATATGGGAATCTACACTAAGCTCTGGTACTTCAATTCTAGGTGCTAGAGGATTGTATTGGGATCTTTACCCAGTACCGAGAGTACAAGATCTAGATAGTTACAGCTATTATGTTTCAGGCCTAACTGTTCAGGTTAAGTCAGAAACAACACCAGCATCCTCTCTATTCTTCGATATATCTCAGACAAGCTCCACTCTTCTTATTAGCGAGCTTCTGAGAATCACTGAGGGCTATGTCTACCCTACTTACTATCATAGATACAACACTACTCTGGTAAGAGGCTCAAGCTCACAAAGCTACTCAGGACTATCCTCTGGTACTATTACATCTCCGTTCTCAGGAGAAGATGGTCAATGGGTTAGAGCTGAATACTACGTACCTTTCTCATGGACATTAGGTACTCAGTCAAATCAAATTCTAGTCTTTACTTCTGCTGCTAGCGATACTGTTAGGGTCGAATGGGAGAGTGCTAACTCTCTTAGTTTAGCTATGCCAGAAGTTAGCATAGCCGCTGGTCGAGCAAACTTTAATCCACTCCTGCCAAACAGTTTTAGAACAGGCTATCTATTCCACCATTCTACATCTGGTAGCTTGGCTGATAGTAGAACAACTAACACTATAAACATTACTAGTTCAAAGACTTCTATCTGCTCTGGATGGGAAGAGGAAGTTAGTGTTAGAGTTCAGGTACTTTATAAGAACCTGTTACCTATACCACAGAAAGATGTAACGATACTTCTAACGAATTCTGCAGGTACTAGTAGTTTTAGCTCCTCACTCATTACATATGCTTATCCGTCATCTACTTTAACAGACTTAAAGGGTGAGATGCTAATTAGCTTAGCACCAACACAGACTACTAGGGTTTGGGCAATTAGTGATTCAGTATCAGCTTCTGTTCTGATAGATGTAAGCAATCCTGTGGATAATGCTAAAGTACATTCAGGGAGTGTGCTCTTGCTTGGTGTAAAGGATTTAGGTGCAGAAAATGCTCCTGTACTTTATACTAGTGGAATAGCGGGCTATGGTTATCCTAAATCTCAGACTATCCAATTAAAGTGTGATTCAGATTCTAAGTTTATAATCCCTGATGTAAGTAGAATTGAGTATAATAACTCTATTTCTGTAACTACGACTAGAGAGGTATCTAACATATTTGCTTTATCAGATAAGATAAGTGTCTCATCAACGACAGACTCTAAGGTAATAGCTAATAGCTCCACTTCACTCTCAAAAGAGGTTTTAATTAAGTATGGACAATAATCTACAGTTACAGATAGGACCTCAGCTAGTAGAAAATTGTCTACCAATAGCTTTTATTTCGTCTGCTGGTTTTAATCCCGAATCACTTGCAATCTTTTCAGAACAGCAGTATGTTGTTGATAACATTCCTAGAGTTAGATCATTATCTTTTAATCCGTCTGGGATGTCTGTTATATCAGCAACAGCCTCAGTAAGCTTTGAGGCAATTTCTAGTTTAGGGATTTCAGCATCAAGTCTTAGTCTTGGTGATCTATCTGTAGAAAACAATGCTATTACATTTAAGCACTTATCATCTCCTATCCTGATAAATGGTGTTTTTGTAAACCCTGATAAGTCTTTTACTCCTAGTGTTGGAGTAGGTAACTTCCTAAGAACTTATACAATGCAAAGTGAGCCAGCCTGGAGCTGGTTACCTAGAGCTGGTTTTGCTGAAGGTGATAAACTTTTGCTTGTCTACGGTGTTCCTGAGGTAAGCTACCAAACCTTTACTGCTCCGAGCTCTACAGACACTCTTTTCCCAAACACTGCTTGTCTATCTCAAGTAATAGAAGATACTTATCCAGCTACTCCAACTACTATTAATCTTAAACATGTTCCTGAGTACTTGATTAGTGTTGTAGCAGAAGGTAGCACTCTTTACTCTGGTAAGTTACAAGTAGGAGAGACTTCGGCAGAGATTAGAGACTTCACTGCAAACGGAGTTGTTAATCTAGTATGTAGTCTTGATCCAGATACTAAAGTTACAGTAACCTACCTTACTCAGCCACAAACTTATAATTATAAAGGTTTTAAATTTTATGATGGCACAAATACTGTCTATAAAGGGTTAGACTTAAATCCTGAGTATGGTAGGAGATCTTATTCAGATGTATCATCTGCTTATGTCTCTAGTCTAAAAGCTTTGTATGACGAAGTCCAGATCTACTTAGTTCCTGTAGCTGCTGCTAAACTTAACTTTACTGAAACAAGTAAAGGAGTCTTTACTGGTAGTATTGAGTTTAAGTCTGCTTTCAACTATGGAGAGACTCATTTTGTGAGACACTATGTGGGTCCATTGGATGAAGACTTTAATGAAGATTATAGTTTAACTGTAAGAGAGTTCTTTAACTACTGGGGTACTACAGTCTTAGGTCAGGCTGAGTATGATGATTTAGGTGCTGGTCCAAACACAAATGATGTGTTTTCAACATATCTACCTAGCATGGCTCCAATCGGTAAGATAACATTGGCTCGTGGTGGTAAGAATGACCAGATCAGTATTATTGATCTAAGAAACAGAGGCGGTGGTATTAACTCTATAGAAAGCTTAAAAGGTTCTAAGTACTCTGATACTCTGTTTAGGCAGCTTCAACAGTTCTTTGACTTAGGAACTTGGGGTGGTGTTTCTTTACACCAAGGTGGTATTGTAAAGATCGAAATAGCTAAAACAGTTCTAGACCAGTTCTCCCAGGAAGAGGTTGATAATATCGTTAAGTTCCATATACCTGTCGGTATGGATTACTTTATTCAGTATACGGAGTAGAAATGTCAGAGCTTGCAAATTACGAAACCCTAACATTCCCTAGTACTACAGACTTAAGTCAGAGTGCTGTAGATCGATTTGCAGACCTAACTGATAGCTTTCGAGTTACTTCGGTATTAGAATCACAGATCGCTTTTGCTGCGTACTACAACAAACTATCCTTAGCAACGACAGAGCTACAAAAGTGGTTTACCTTCGTTGCTGCATCACCATCATCCAGTGGTACTTATGGTGAACCTATTTATGCTCCTTCATGCCCAGTAGCAAGTACAACCTTAGGTACTAGTGGAGATGCTAGTGTTAGTGCTCTTTTAAAACCTTACGTGTACCAAAGAAACTTAGCTGATATACGTAATGATTTTCTATCAGGAATTACTACAGGAGTAAGCGGAAACTGTCTTCCTTTTGAAGTTGTAATTACTAGTGAGGAGTTTAGAGACTACACTAACCACCCTTCAGCTTTCTTAACACAAGACTCAAGTTTCTGGGACACATATATCGACGGCAAGGAAGTTCTTATAAGTGCTTGGCTCACACCTTCATTTACAAGCCCACAGTACTTTTCTACTATGACTGATCTTTTAGTAAGTTGTTTTGCAATTAGAACTACAACTCACTTTCTAATAAGAGGTTTTGTTCATGCTATTGAGAGTGCTGGTGGAGGAGAAATCTTCGGCACAACTGCAATGCAAGGGGTCATACTTAACGTTTCGTTAACGTCAATAACAACATGATTTTTACCACTTACTGCCAGCAAGCTTCTGGAATAGACTGGACTGATACAGCTAATATTATAGGTGATACTTCTACTACCTATACTACTTTACCTGCGTCTTGGTCAACGGGTAGTTTACGATTGTGGGATTTTGATGGATTAGTAGATCAGTTCAGAAACCCAAAATCTACTATTACGTCAATAGATGTAACCTTTAGTCTTGAATCTAGTACAACAGCCGATTCTACTACCCTACTTAAAGCAGGATTAAGCTATGATGGAACGACTTTAGTCACCGAAGAAAAGTTCATACCTGCAGGCTATCAAAGTACTACAGATGTTGTTCTTACTTTTACTTGTGATATTACAGGCTTCTTAATTAATAGATATGATCTACGTACTGAGAACTTTAGTGTTTTAGTACGTCCTCATACTGATCTGAATAATGAGATAAAGCTTAGAAATGTTAAAGTAGAAATCAATTATGATCAACAGAATATTCTACTTGGTGAAACATCATCATTTCCTACAACTAGAGATACACTTGTAACAGTTACAGACTCTTCAGAACCTCTTGTAGATGACGACAGCTACGTTATTAGATCTGAACTGATGAATAATCTAGGTGACGCTATCATTAAAGTACAAAGATTAGCTACATTAGATGCAGAAGTTCTAAACGACTTAGGTCCTGGTCTTCTAAAAGTTGGTTTTCAAGGAGATGTTTCTAGCGGACTAAGGCAGGATATGTACTTACTTACCTGTGTAGTAAGTGGTGTCTCAATACCTGAAAACTTCTATAGTGCTTATTTTGAAAGACAGCAGACATCTGGAAATACTTACTTTGTTAATGATGTGTTTGCAGAGTCAAGTAGGTTCAGCTCTGGTTTTTACTCAACAGTATTAAATCCAAGTGCTCTTACTGCAGAAGATGGGGTTACGTTTAAGACTTTAATAGCAGACTTTGTTAGTACGACAGGATGGGTTGTTTCAGGAAGCACAAAAATTCCAGTACATGCTACTGGTTATGGTATGTTTTTCCTTGACTGGGATAATAGTACCAGCTACTATAAGAACAAAATTATTGGACATTGTATGGGCTTCCGTTTTATGCCGTTGGTTCCTGGTACTGGATTTACATCTACAATTACAACTGGAGCAGCCCCAGCACTTCCAAACCTAACCTTATCTAGGGGCGCACTATATTCTAGTGGGTCAGAGAACTTTGAAGTACGTATTACAGCAATACTAAGAGAGCAGACTCCTCCTGAGGCAATAATTTAATGAAGTATCGACCAAATGATAAAGCAAAACTAGTAAACACTTTTGCAACATCAGACTTTACTGATTATGATAGTTTAACTATCAAGTGGCCTCATAATGCAGAGCGTGTAAACGATACTAACTGGCTAAGAGAAGACGAGAAACCTCTTGTTCCTTTTATTGGAAGGATTATCAGAGCGAGTGATTTAAACTCTTATGCTGATTCAATCGTCTCTCTACAGCATTATCTAAAAGAGAAGCATGGTAATATTTACTTGCTCACTTCATCAGGGGAAGTATCTCTTTGTGTATCTCCAACACTAGATAGCAATACACTTACTTACACGACCCCAGCATCAGTACTAGCAGAAGACGATACTTTAGTATCGTTTACTCAGGTAACTCACACAGGTGCTACAGTAACATCTTCTTTAACTAGTGCTGTGTCTATCTCAGGTACAGTCAGTATTCCAGCTGTTTTTGGCTCTGATCCGTATGCTAATCGATCCTTTAATGTAGTCGGTTCTATCGAAGTACAAGGAAGTTCTGATAAAGGTTGGTTTGAAGCTTCTACCGATGCACAGGCTCTTGAGAAGGCAAGAGGTTCATATACTGGTTGGGTAGGGACTGCACCAGGGTCAAGCCTAACACAGTTTAATTATCATATAGTACTCAGTAAAATGACTTCTATGACCCCAGCATCTTCTTCAAGCATTGAGGTCGAGTATCCTTGGACTATTACTAAAAATCTGGCTGGTAATGAGTTTAACACTGACTCAACAAGTGTTCTTAGAACTTTGGTAAAGAGCAGTTATACAAGTAGTTATTCTTTTTGGTATACAGCTAGTGCGAGCAGCACAGGGACGGCGTATCCTAATGGCGGACTAGATAATATCACAGCAGTGCCAGGGTCTTTAAATCGCTTAGAGTGTAAAGGTAGTGCTATATGGTCTGGTTCATATCCTCCTTATAGTACAGCAGGCGGATTAATCTATCATGAGGATGTATACAACCAGTCTTATGAAGACACTGGGATTGAATTTAGCTGGCACTCATGGAACCTTCCAACTCTGTGGGTTCAAAACTACCCTCACTTTCATATTGCAGGACCTGCTTTAAGAGTATCATCTCATACTACTCCGAAAACTGTAAGTGGCTATACTAGTGGAACTCAGTATTACGGTTACGCAGTCAAGTTCTTCGCTTATCCAAATAATAGGACCCTTAAAATTAATGATTTCAACAACGCACCAGGATCTTATAATAAAGATATTGTTTTTGCTGGGTCTGTTGCTATTGTCAAGTTTCGTTACGATGACTTTGGCTACGATGATAATCTTTATTCGTTAGTTTATATTAATGGTTTATCAAATGCCAACTTACTAGGAAATGGTGGGTGGTGGGGTACTTACGTTACTGGAACTAATAGTGATGGCTACTACAAATCAGACACCATACCTGCAGAGTATAAAGTTCTTGCTAGTACTGTAACAGAGTATGTTTCAGGCACTGGCTCGTATGATCCAATCCTCCAACTAAACCCAGCAAACACTTCTTGGTACTTTGCAGGTCTTCATTACTGGAGATTTGAAATGGTTGGGGATACTTTGACTTTATCAAGGTCTACAGATGGTTCTAGCTGGACAACAGTCTTGACCTATGTAGATTCTGACCCCTTTACTTATAGTAGCGGAGTAAAAATACCATCAGCTTTTTACAACAAGTCTTACACAGGTTCACAGATGTCAGAATCTGAGATGGTTTTCTCTAATATTAAGTCTTACGCAGTTACAGAGCCAGATTCAACGGAACCTGAGGACTCTACTTTAGATTTAAAGGTTAAGTTTTTGATTAGTATGGCTAATACATCAAATGCGAATTTACCAGTAACTAACATATGAGCTATATCTTAACACTAGGTTCTGTCTTTGATTGGGCTAAGAATGTCTATAATTATAGCCAAAGACCTACCACTCAGAGTACTGGCGGAGACTTTGTTTTTACTAACATACCTTTCCTACCCTTAAACTCCTCAAACAACTGGAATACTGTAACTGATTACCAGCTATCAAACCTTACTGGTATTTTCTCTGAGATTGATTATGTTAATAACCAGAGTTTAAATCTTACAACAAAGCTATCCGCTAAGTTAAGAGATTTAACAGAGTCTATTAATACGGTAGAAAATAAACTTAAGAGTAGTAAGCTTCTATCTAATACAGATTACTTATCCATTACTTTAGACTCAGGAACCCAATCCTTTATTGAGTCGAATGATGACTACTACCAGGTCTTTAAACCTCTTCATTTCGATAACGACCAGAATGACTTTACTCTACCAGTCCATGGTGAGTTCTCTAGTATTAGATCTTTTACTAAGGAGCTGGCAGTACTAGAGCATGAGTTTACTAGTTACGAAGGATCTATTGGAAATCTTACAAATGCTATTGATTCAAGTCCTGATACTTTCGTAGAGAAAGCCTGTTATTCTAATAAACCTCTTGTACTAAATAGTAACAACCAGTTCCATTGGATTAACTCTGGTAACTTAGGTACTTTTGATTATCTTACTTTTTGGTGCGAGAGATCAATAAAAGCTAGTGAAGTGTTCATCCAGCCTGCATCTGATCTCGGTTTCTATGTGCAAGATATACGCTGGTCTCCTAAGGATCAGCAAAATATTCTTACTGGAAGCTGGAGTTTGGCGAGTGCTTCCGTAGTAGCTAGTGGTGGTTTTGAGGATGGTGCTTACGCTTTAATCGAATCAGATGGTAGCTACAACTCTTACGTAACAAAGGTAATTGACTTAGCTTCTGCTTATACCAGCTCAATGGTTAATGCCTTATCATTAAGCAGTAGTAGTTACTTAGTTGATAATAGACTAGACTTACGTTGGAGAAGCCTAGGACAAGCTGTAGCAGCTCAAATTAGGGTACTGTCATTAGATTCATCAGGCTACACTGTATCTAACGAGTCAGTTAATTTTAATGCTCAATCATGGGCAGCGCAGCATCAAAAATCATTCTATTTCCCAAACAATGCAGTATCAGCAATGATACAGATTGGACTGTTTAGAGAGGAAGGAAGTCTACAGATTGATGATATAGTCGGATATTATGGGGAGTATCAATATTCTGTTAATAAGTATATAGACCGCCCTACTTATATTCAGCTACCTTTCTTAACTACTACTTCTAGAGTATCATTGGTTCTAAACCAGACAAACACGCTAACAGTTAATAATCAACTCGCATATAAATGGGCCATCCAAGAACTGGATATCAGATACAAGGAGTTTATGCCAAGAGGCCTACTTCTTAGTAAACCCGTTAAAACTAGAAAAGAGATTAGGAAGATTTGGCTTCGTGCTGCACTAGATTCTTACAATGCAGCGTCAACAAAGTTTGTGGTTTATCCTTATGAGGATGACTTTGATAGTAGAGTTCTTTTAGCTCCTTCGACATTCAATACTACTACAGAGGATTATACTGATGGGGAGTTGGTGGAGTTTGTTACTGATGAGGAGTATACAAATAATCTTTATAACCAAGATCCCAACACAATTAAGTATGTGGTAACTCCTAGAACTAGAGTGGAGCTATTCAATGGCACAAACTCAAATCAGTCAGTCGTTCTGTCAAGACCTATCCATCTAAGAAGGAAAAAGATCGCAGATACAAACGAGTTCTTAACTACTTATGGTGCCAATGACTACTTCTGGGATTCTAACGCAAAGACAGTCTATGGATTAACTACTGATGTTGTATCTTCTATAAGGCAGTCTGACTACAGTTTCCAAAGTATTAATGCTTCCATTACATCAGGGAATATTCTAACGTTTGAAGGATACGTTCCTATATCCGTAACTATTGAGGCTGATAGCTTTGTTGCTTATCCTGATAATCTAGGAGCACCTAATAATATGTTAATTAGGTCAGTTACAGGAGAAACTCTTAAACTAGTTACTGCAGAAGAGCAAACAAGACTTCTACAAGAAAATGTATCGGGGTTTGAAGAGTGGACTAGAACGACTTCTCTTAGTGCGTTAAAGACTCTTGGTTACTATCAAGAAACTGCAGATGGTCTTTATACAGCTGAGTTCTATCATCTACCTCTTTCAACAGGTGGATTTGCTTGGCAAGTTAATAACTTATCAACAACTATAAAGAACCTCATTCAAAATGGTGCTGACAGAGATAAGTTTGAAACAGTATTTAAGAAGATTGCGGCTAGTGGTGGTACTAGTATTAATTCTCCTATCACCTCAACAACGATCATTGCTTCTCAGGTAAAGAACATCTTCCAGATGGCTAACAAGCCTATTCTAACTGCAAAGGATCTAAGTCTAGTAAATGTGTACTACTCAACGTCTACGGTAACTAGAAGGAAACTAAGACAGACTGAGTTTAGTATTGACTCTGATTTAGGCTTGATAACTTTGATTGGGTTAACTGGTGAAGGAGCTACAGTAACAGCTGATTACCTGTACTACAATAAGCTGTATCAAAAGGACCAAAGTGCTGCTAGTCAGTCAGATATCAATGACTTTTTCTCATCCAATAAATTTATTACAAGAAATGTTACTGATTATCAGTTTGGAAGACAGCCTACTCTAAGAGAGTTTGAGCCTGATGTTCTAAGTGACTCTTTCTATCCTGTAATTGAATACTATGTAACACCAGACTCAGAGTTAGTCTTTAATAAGTCATTTTTGATGTATGGAGACATTCCTGCTAAAATAAGGGTCGAGTACGAGACTCTAGATATATCACCAAGGTTCGCATGTTATCTTGTTAGGACTAATCCAACAAGATCTACTAGACTGCAAAGTCTATCATTCGGATATAGGGCGGCTTCAGCAAGTTTTGAAAGGTCAGCATAATGGATAAAATTTCTTTACCTCAGATATCAGATTTTGCTGTTACATCTAACCTTGTTGACTATGCTGGTGACCATATTGATACGGTCACTTTTGCGATAACAAGCCTAGGCGATAATATTAACACTGTAAAATCTAGTATTGTTAATAAATATAATAATTTAGACGCTGCTCTTAATATTTTAGAGTTTGGTGTAAAGGAGTTATCCTCAAAAGTCAGCAACGTAATATACAATCAAGCTAATGAGATTACAGACTTTGTCTGGGTTTCTGATACGTTTGCCACCAGAGATAACACAGACAAAGCCACAACAGCTTTAGTTAATACTGACAGAGGTCTTCTAACTTTAACACCTACTAGCTATCTATCTGTCACCAGTTTTACTCCTACGTTAAACGAAGAGGTAATGAAGAAGACAAAGACATTCCCAGGTTGTAATCTTCTCGCTTTAAGAGTGACACCTGGAGGGGAGAACACTGAGCCTAAGGCTGAGTTTGACACTAATGACTCCTCCAATCTTCTGCATCTATTCGATAACAAAGAGACAACTCATTTTGAAGTAGAAAGAAACTTTATTTATTCTAAACAAAAAGCTAAGCAGTCAGGTAAAGCCTATGTTTCAGACATCTCAGGTTCAGAGATTGATGTCCTAAATGTTACTAATAACTTTGACTGGAATGTGAATCTTTACTGGCCTGAAGCTCTTCAGTTAGATGAAGGTGCTGATAAGAAGGGATACTCTATCGCAGAGTTCATCCAGCCAATTGCTAGTTCAGAGGTTAGAGTTAACCTTAGTAGTTCAGCAGAGTTTGCAGTTACTTTAACTATGAATGAGCCTATGACTCTTTCAGGTGTGAGACTCGATCCTTTTATTAGGCATAAAAAGAATGTTTCTAAAGTAAAGCTAGCTACTGTTAAGTTAGAAGGTTTAGAGAAGCCTGTTACCATAGCCAAGGACTTTGTATTAAATCCTGGTGAGACAACAGCGACTAAGTTTAACTTGTTTGAGACAAAGATAAGCTCATCAGGTAAGTTCATACCAATTAACAGCAGTCGAAGAGTAGAGTCAGTCTTTCTACATTTTGAAGGCAGTGCTTCAGAGGATGTTCTCTTTGGTCATCCTTTCGTATGGGTTAACGTCCATCGAAGATCAGAAAGAAACTATGGTCTATTCAAGAGTGTAGATCATGAAGACATTCCGAAAAGAGTAGAACTGTTTGCAAAGACAAGACCTACTGTAGCTACTCAAAAGACTGAGAATATTACGCCTACCTTCGACCCAGAGAAAGGAAGTTATCCTGCTGAGGGTGCTGTAATAGGCTCTGAGAATAAAGGAACTATTCTTTCAGGGTTAGCACCAATTGCTACCCAAGCAGCTTCTCAGATTAGTGTAGCTAATCCTTATATGCAGTTCCTAATTAATCTTGGAGTTGGTTCAGGTTTAGTAGAGAACTTAATAAGTATTGGATCTTTCAACAGAACGTTTACAGTCACTGATCAAAGACAAGGCTATGATTTATTTAATGGATATAGATCTACAGTAGCAATTAAAACTATTGCTTTAGAGAAAGTTCAGTACTCTAGTGCAGGCGTATATGTCTCTAAAGTCTTAAAGTTTGGTAAGGCTGTAAATAGAGTTGCACTTGTATCTGAGTTCCATGTTCCTACAGACTGGGGTACACAAGGTTGGGTTACTTATTCCTTCTCTATAGACAATGGCGCTACATGGCAATCTATTGAACCATCTAAGGGTGGGGACTTCGATAACTCAGTTAAGTTAGATAAGCAGATTAACTCTATTATGATGAAGATTGAGATCAAAGGGAACGCTAGCGATCTCCATCAAACTCCATCAGTAGCTTATTATGCATTGAAAGGATTTAAAGAATAATGTCATTAATTACGGCAGCTCAAAAAGAATACATACTTGATAAGAGAGCTCAAAGATCTTTTCTTTCAGGGGACTTTGTTACTTTCAATACGACACTAGATGCTAAGATCATCTTAGGTAAGCCTAGTGCTAGTTTATATAAAGCAGTCCCTTATGAGAACATAGATAATAAAAAGTTAAAAGATTATGTTACTTCCATAGAGTTGGATACAAATATTGCTATTACAGCTTATAATAATCTAACTAAGAATACTAATCAGAGCTACCAGCTAATTCTTAATAAGATGTCTCTTAGTATGAAGAGAGTTGAGCAGTATAGAAAGACAAGTGAGTTTCTAACATCTATCTCTCAAGGATATGCCTCATGGGCCCATCTTCAAACATTCTATAATACAAACTGGCTTGATCTTGAAGAGACAAACTCTATCATAGATTCTGAGCTGCAGGCTGCGTATATTCCCTATTCTTTAGTTCATACAGAAGCCCTTGATTTTAATAATTATTATATTAATCTTGAAAATTGTACTGTTTTTGGGGTAAGGAATAATGTTTTCACAGGAGCTAAATTCCTTGCTAGTGGCAAAGATTCAAAGATCAAAGCTACGATAGATATCAAAGAAACTAATGTTACCGAGATAGTTATTAATCCTGTTGGAAATACTCATATAAAGATCCAGCTCCTAAGAGAAGGAAACTGGCACTCTGTAGTAAATGCAGTTACAAAGATAAAGGGATCTTACCCTGTTCTTATTCAGCAAGCTACAAAGATGCTTGTAGAGTTATCTCCTGTCGAAGATACCTTAAATAGCGTTTTTGGAACAGAAAGTATTGAACTTGTTGCACTTAGATATAATGATGAATCCTTAGTTGTAAGCACTTCTTTTACACCCTCAAGTAAATTCAGTTCTTATAAAGTATCTTATGAAGCTGATGTACCACAAGGAACATATGTGATTCCATATGTAAAGATAGACTCAGGTGCGTGGGTAAAGGTTAAACCTGATGCCTGGACAGTTAATACAACACCGGAGACCACAGAGTATCCGATCACAGTGGCGTCATTAGAACCTAATGGACTTTACTATTACACAAACACCTTTGACAATATCTCAAACTCCCGAGAAGGTACTCTTACAATAGGAAGAGATCAAGTCGAAATCTCAACGATCAAAAAGATCCCCACAGATGAAGGAAGCTTCTACCCTGATTTACACCCTGGCCTATTTAAAGATGCAGGGAGTTTAGTCTGCTGGGAAACGATATCTAGTGTTGATCAGTTGTCTACTTCTTCAGAGAGTGTCGAAGTTCAGTTAGTGCCTTATGGTGATGAGCATACCTCACTAACAAAAGACAACCAGTTGTTTATTGGTGAGCAAGACTCTGAATTTCAATACACAAGCTTATCAATCCTTCCTCTTCACAACGGGCAATCATCTGCTGCAAGAGAGAATTACATATATAAAATCCAATATAAATTTTTTGCTAATAAAGATTCTGTTATTGATTTTGGTAAGTATTGGTTTTTACAGGGACATCGAACTCCTAGTACAAGAACATTTCAGCAGCTAGGACTGTCCTATGGAATTTTCTCTGTATATATTAATGATATTAGGGTCTGTTCTTCACAAAGTCCATTTACCCTTTATACAGACGGAAGCTCACAATCTGGCGCAAGTGTAGGCACCAATTGGTCCTTTATGATAAACAAGGGCTGGAATACTTTCGAGTTGTACTTCTACTGCCCTGAGCTACCAGCTATTGCTAATGATGCTAACTCTACAACTGAAAAGTATTTACAGCTTACTCTTTATCCAAACATCTTAGACACAGAGTTTAAAAGACTTTATGAAGTAACAGATATTGTTGGGACAGGCACCTTTGATCCAGTATCAGAATTCGACCTTGGTTTTAATTTACCAAAGTCCTTTAAGTACTGGGCTTGGAAAGACACAGGCTATCCTAACAAAATCGCTTTAAATAAAAATTCGTCTGATATTATTGACGGTTTTATTGGCTCTAAATTAAGTAATCAACCTAATTTAAGTGTGAAGTACTCAGGATTCAATTCTAGCATTACAGACTTAGTTAATACAACTACTATTGATTATAAGTTTGAGTTAAGAACAAACCAATCAAACACACTTACACCAAAACTCAGATCTGTGAAGATACTAACAAAGTAAAATGTTCGAAACCGAAGTAAAAGAAACCTTAGGGGCCTACCAAGTCAGAAACGAAAACATCGTTGTTGATAATTGGTATATAGCAGAGGCAAAAAACTCTCCGTTTATACCAATCTCTGCATTTAGATTTAACGGACCTAGAGAATCATTTAAGTTCTCACTAATCCAAAAGAATCTACAGGCTTTTGTTCTTAACTTTTTAACCTTAGCTGATAGTATTGTGACATACTCCGAAACAATTAATTCAAGACTGTCTTATAGTACGGCAGTTTTAGCAGAGCTAGCTCATTTAAGAGCTCAGATAGAATTTCAAGAATATCTGCAACTAAAAACTACTAAGAGAAAGTGGCTATGAATAGATTAGAACGATCATTTTTATCATTAAAATTCGGGGCTTATCTGCCTCTTACAGTAAGCAGTGGTGCCACTTCAAATAGTCAGCAGCTACAATCATTTATTAATGGTATCTTTAATGATACGGCTGAGCTTAAAGCTTTTGCTACCTTAGCTCAGAATGCGTATCTAGATCTATCAGAAGCTACCAGTGCGTCAGCACTAGGAATACAGAACATGGTTTCTTCGCTCTCTAGCAGGGCTTCTAGCCTCTCTAGCTCTGGAATGGCACTAATAAGCATGCACTCCTCTTCACAGGTTGTGACGGGCGATACGACATGCTCTATCTCAACAGTCTTTGGGCAAGCTACTCTTCCCGTACTAGAAGAGACTGATCTGTTAAACTATACAGATCTTTATGGACTTACAAGAGCTTCCTCAGATATACGAGTTTGGACAGCACAATCAAGTGGAAGTGCTCACTCATTGAATGACTATAGGGAAGCTCCTAATAGTGAACTATTTATAGAATGCAAGCAGCCTTTAGTTGAGGAACTAGAAACTATTTCTGGTACTAAAAGATACTTATGGGTTAGAATTGATATTCCTTATGGGTCTCAATATAAAGCTCCTACATGTCTAGAGATATACCCTCTTCCTGCATTTGCTTGTAATATTGAGGAGATAGGTTATCTTACTGCAGAAGCAAGCAATCTATCTACTTGGACCACACTAGACTTGTCATACCTTCCTGGGTATAATCAAGATCTTTACTCAAATGCTTGGGTAAACAATGCTGGCCCTCTAAGAGTTTTCATGCCTGGTACTGTAGTGTCAGCTATTAGAATTAAACTAAGTGCTGATGAGAATATAGTAATGGGTCTTGGTAAGGTTAGACTTTTAAGTCAGACCTTTGACAATACTGGAGTACTAAAGGTAACCAATCCTTGGGGTCTTGATATTAGTACTTTAGCCCTAAAAGGCAAAGACCTGCTAACATTATCAGAGCTTCCAGTCATCATAAATAATACAGACGCTACTATAACACTTAGTAGACAGTCTACTGGCGTTACTCCTGTAATCACAGGAGTGCTTATACAAGAACAAAGTTAAGCAAAAACAACAGCCTGGACATCCAGGCTACTACAAATTTAATATGAAAAGAGGAAAAGACAATACAGAGCCTTTTGACGTTTACTCCTTATGGCTGGAGAATCCCACAGTTCATGGAGAAACTATGTATGTACTAATCACCAAGATCATTAAGTCAATGATTCAAAAAGGACAGATTAGAGTACTGTGTGATAAGAGATTGGAAGATTATGAAGATGTTGTTCAGAATATGAAAGTTACAGTCTTTAAGGACATTTTACCTAGAGTTAAGTTTCCTGCTGAAGCTACAAGTGCTGAAAAATCGAAGTTAATTAACAATTTTATCCGGGTTAGTTTGAAGTTCAAGTATGGATACGGTTCAAAGACAAAGGTGTATAAGGCGATAGAGAAGACGAAGAAGGAGTTGGAAGTAGGTAAGAGGATGTTAGTTCATTCCCATGAAAAGGGGGATATTGATAATACATCGACTGATACAATGTTTTTAGCAGAGCTTCCAGGGTTAGGTTTTTGTCCTACTGAAGTAGACATTATAACTAGGCATATTCAAGGATACAAAGCAAATGAGATCAGGGAACTAGTAGGTTTATCTATTAAAAGATATGAAAAGTTTAAGGCTAGTATTGCAAGTAAAATGATTAAGCTGGGAATGGCAGAATGTTAACGTTAGATCAAATTTTAGAAGAAATGTTCTCAAAAGAGTTTATCTCTGACTGGGAAAGTGTGATACCTATTGAGCAGGCTAGTGAAGAGAATAGGGATGAAAACTTACGGGTAATCTTAGGACTAATTGATAAGCTCGCGCCCAGAGCTGTCCAGTTAGTTAAGAATATGTGTGAGGCTGAGACTGAGAATGATTCTCTGATGTACTACATAGTTAAAAGGATTTTAGCTAGTCAGGTACTTCAATCGCTACAGATATTTAGGATGAGTTTGGAGCAAAGTGAGATGATGACAGACGAAGATCTGCAGAAAGAGCTTGCTTGGACTAATAAACCTATTAGAGAGCTAAGTCTTATGTTCGGTCATTGTGATACTAGGATCAGGAATAAGGCTTTACCTAGAACCGATCTTAACGACCTATAATGAATACATCAACAATTATCAGAGGGTTTTACTATAACACTGACCAGCAGAGTCGGTGCTGCATGTTTCATAGTTGTAAACTAACTAAGAAATGTCAGAACTATGATAGGAATAATTCTATCTGTAATAGGTGTGAGTCAAGACCTTCTGATAAGAGGGATTTGGGTGGATATGTTCCCGAGCCTTCAGTTGGTGAAGACTACCAGTACCATATGAGAGTTTTAGAAGATCATATGAATGCTTCTTACTTCAATAATGAGGACAATGTTCAAACGTATGATCCTATATTAGAAGAGGAAAGGGATAGGCAGTACAGAGAATCTGTAAGAGAACTTCAAGACTTTATGGTACAAAATGATGTTAAAATAGAAGTTGAGGATGCTTAGTGTTTCTAGTACTACCATCAAAACACCTTATTCCTATTGGACGAATAACAGCAATTTTTAATCATCCAATACGTCAAACTAAAAGATTGATTAAAGAAAAAAGAGAGCTTGATCCAAATCTAGTTATTGATTTTACAACAACTAGAACTAAATTTGGTTCTGTTATTCTTATGGATAATGGAGTAATAATTGTTATCCCTACAAGATCTTGGGTAATTTATAATAGGATAAAGCGTCTATATGGAAATCCTGATGCTTTTTCAGAGGAACTAGATGCAGGTACTACTGACGAATAAAGTGCCTATTAGTACTCCTATATTAATAGAAATATCGGGCCTTCCTAAAAGTGGGAAGGCCCTTATCTCTACTATGCTAAGTGCCAGATTTAACGCAGAAAATCTAATATTTCCAAATCTAAATCCTGCTTCTATAACAGGAAAGGGTCTTAATTCAGCAATTAGAAATGTAGAAGCTCTATCAAAGACCCCTGCTTTAATGAGTTGGTGGGAACATTTATCTTTTGCAAACTACTTAGAGCAGGCTCCTAAGTTTAATCAACCGCTTGTATTTACAGTAAACTATTACTACGGACATAAGGCTTTGTTTAATACTACTGAGTTTAAACACATACCCATACCAAACAAGGCTTACCAACTTACTGATACTCTAAGAAGAGAATACTCTACCCCTTGTTACTTTACACCAGAAATAGAAAAACTATATAGTAACCGGCTAAAGAAAAATAATGATAAGAAGATTACAAGAGTTAAGCTAGTTAAGGCTAAGGAAAAATCCTTAGACCATATTAGACTAAACGATTACTTAGATTTTATCTCAGAAGATATAAAAAAGATTTACGGGTTTGAATACAATGGAACAATCTCATTCAGCAATACCACCTCAACTTTACAGTAAACGGATAGATTATTTTACTGATCTAGATGAAATTGCGTCTAGAAAGTTTAATATTTTAAAATATCAAAAAAAATCTACCTACCTTAAAAAGGAAGGTTCGTGGCTATGTTCACGAAATAAGCACTTTATTAACTTAGATAAAGCTGTTGGTGTTTGTAGTTCTGAGATCAGAGCTAATAAGTACCTGACTCGGATACCTTACATGTACAACTTTGGTGGTAATACTTCCAGAGTAATAATAATGACATTAAATGAAGGAATTGTATTATGATCGAAAATAACTATATAGGCTATTTCTTAAAAGACTTATCTAGAAGTGCTAGAATTATGCTTGGGAATTACCCTGGCGAGGAAATCCAAATAGCGGAAGTAAAACAAGTAGCTTCTACTTTTACATTTACTAAGTTCTCAAAAGATACTCTGTATGAAACAGATCCTCTTACTACAATCAATTTTAAAAACTTTGATTATTTAGTTCAGGTAATAAAGAATCTTCCTCTTGCTGAGGAGGTGCATATTTTCTTCTGTAACCCAGACGATGAGTCCGCCCCTTTATACAACATGGTTAGGAAAGATGGGCAAAAGCTTTATATTAATAAGATTTTACCTAAGATAACGTATAGTATAGTATCAGATAACGTTGTGGAAGAGGTGATTATTGAATAAGCTTTCCACTCCTCGTTATCAGGCATCTATATTTTTATTGAAAAAGGTGTATAAGATAACTGATGAGAATACAATCAATTTAATTTTATACCTTGCAGAAAGAGAGAGTATAAAAACTAACTTTGTTGGAATCTTTAATGAAGATATATTTGTTTCAAATGGGATTCCTCAAATCATGTATGGTACTTCTAAAGGTACTGGAGCCTCAGTAACAGCAAGTCTTTCTATCTCAAATATATCTAGGATCATGGATATAGTGTTTAAGTTTGAAGGAAGGAGTTATGAAGACATTCTAAATACAGTAAAACTACTTCCTGAGGTAATGAAAGCTACTGAAGACTCAGAGATTACTGTAAAAGAAATAATAAAAGGTTTTGGATTTCCCAGAGCTGAGACTAATAGAAGAATTAAGGAGTACGACATTGCCAAAAGTCGTATATTAAACAATGGATGAGATATACATTAGAGATACTAAAGGAAATTTAGTGAGAGCAGAAGATGCTCTTAGACCAAAGGTACTGAAAGATGACAAGCCTAGACGCAGTAAAAGCAAGAAAAGAAAGTTGGGAGATCCTAACACAGGACCTGGAAGCTCAGATTCTGAGTGTTCAGACAGTTCTACTCCCTGAACTAATTCGTAGTTTCCTTCTAAAGGACCCTATCCTAACAGTAATTGCTATTGAGGAGCTCTGCCCTGCTATTCAGCATACGCTAGCAGGTAACTTTGTTACAATTGAGCTTATTCGTAGTGTAATCAATGAAGATCCAACTGATGAAGAGCTTGCTCCAATCATTGATGGACTTAATAACGACCTCAAGAAGGTTCAGGTACAGTCTGAAAAGATTGGTGCTTTTATGCCTTCTGCTCCCGAACAGCTTGAAGGACTGAATGAGTTTCAGATCTTCGTAAGGACTCTGACTGCTAAGCAGTACGAGCTTATGGATATGAATGAGCTTATTCGTAGTGCTGGCCTTACAAACTTCTTCAACAGCACCAATATTAGGTTTACTGAAGAGATGGTTAAGACTGCTATTCTAACAGCAATGTTTCTTAGTGGTGCTAGCAATGCTGCACAGACCACTCCTATTGCTGCTAAGGCTGGTGATTTGCTGGTATAAATTATGTTTGAAAAGATTAAAAGGTGGCTCACTATTCTATTTAAATGGGGTAGTGAGTCTAAGATAGTTAAAACTCTGCAGAAAGAGCAGAAGAATACTGAGACTCCCCCACTAAAGGAAGTCATTATTGATTTTGCTAAAGAGGAAGTAAAGCAAGAAGTAAATGTTGTAATTGAGAAAGCAGTTAATGCTATTAAGAAGCGAGCTTCTAAGAAGGTGAAAGAAGATGGTAATTAATAACCCTAAACGATTTAGTTTGGAAGCTATTAAAGCTTTAAACTTGGAGCCTGCTACAACTTCCAGAGCTGCGTGCTATCGTGTATATGGAGATCCAGGCACAAAAGCATCTGCTTCATGGCAAAAGGAAAATCTTGTTAAGGTTGTATTGCCTTATAGTATGAGACTTGCTTGGGATAGTAAGACATACGTTACTACAGCAACTGTGCATAAGAAGGCTGTTGATCTTCCTCATATCCTAAATGAGATTGCACTTAATATAAGGTTCGTAGTAAAAGCAGAAAATCCTGGTCTTACTACAATGGACTATGATCTGCTTACTCTTAAGGAGCTTGATAAGCTAGGTCTTAGAGAGTTTGGTGGTACATATAACCATCGACTTGTTCGTGGTGGTAGTAAGCTATCTTCACACTCGTGGGGTATTGCTATTGATATTAACCCTGTAAAGAACGGACTTGGGAATCATAGATATACCATGCCTGAGTGGGTAATTAAGATCTTTGAAAGCTATGGCTGGACAGCAGGCGCTAGATGGTCAGGCAGTCGTTGTGATGCTATGCATTTTTCTAAAAGCGGTTTCTAAGTTTATGGTCAAAGCTTGTATTTATCTTTTGTGGTTTCCTGGTACTTCCTACTATTACATAGGAAGTACCAGCCAATTTCCTAAAGTTAGATTCGCAAAACATCTTGTGGAGCTTAAAAGTGGAACCCATCATAATACAAGAGTTGACAGATGCTATAAGAAATATGGTAAACCTAACTTTATGGTACTAGAAGAAGTTCCAGTAGATATAAAATTTGATCGAGAGCAGGAATACATTGATTTATTTGGAGCTGATGATTACTGTCTTAATCTCAATAAAAAGGCTAACTCTGCTTTTAGTGGTCTGAAGAAAGAGCAATATTCAATTCTTCTAAGTATTAAAAATGTAGTATCTGGTGAAGTAATCGAAAATTACCAAGGCTCTATCTCGTCTTTAGCTCAACAGCTTAAGTTGGATCAATTCCATTTGGCTGAGGTACTTAGAGGTAATCTTAAATCTACAGGTAATTGGATTTTAAGTACATCAGATTATCAACCAATTAGAGCTAAATACTTAGGTAAAAAAATACAGAGAGGCTCTGATATTATTGTAGTAGATAGTGATATAAGTTCTTTAAGTAACCAGTTAGGAATATCTGGAACACACTTAGGTGATTTATTAAGAGGAAAAGTAAAAACAGCGAAAGGCTGGGTATTAATATAATGAATAAAAATTTTGAATATAGGAGTGGTTTTTAATGAAGTATACTGATTGGCAGCATGAAGCTCTAGAAGAGTTTCTTGCTAAGGTAAAAGAAATTGGCGAGCCTTCCTTTGCATGGGGTTTTGGAAATGCTTTTAATGATATTGAAGGTTCATTTAATCAAGATGATAAGTCACTTGTCAGAACGTTTAAATATGAGTTTACCGTTGAGGTTCCACTAACTGAGGACGAGCTAGCAAACGCTGTTCTTGATACTGAGTATATAATCCTGATTAGTGCTGAAGACGATCCAAACTCTTTTATGCTTGACCTAAAGGTATATGGATGGACCGAGTATCAAAAGATCCGCAAGCTTTTTGAAGATGCTGGACGTACTGTCGTTCTTTATAGTACTAGGATTGTTGGAGAGCTAGGAGAATGACAGAGAAAGAGAGAATAATAGATAAAACAGTTTAGATCTTTGTAGTCTGTCATTAATCGGTAGAAACGGCCTTATTACTAGGCCGTTTCTTTTTTGTCTTTTAGAATAGTTTTTAAATCTTCTACTAGATTCCATATTTTAGGTTGATAGTTATCTTTTGTGTCAATAAGAGTTTTACGACTTTTACTTATACACTCATTATATAAACCTATTTGGTTAAGAATTTCTTTACATGAACCTGGTATATCCTCAGTAATATAAATCTCTGAAGGAATATCAAATTCTACATAATCAGGATTTGTATTCACTCTTGGATATTGATAATGAGCAGGTACAGTAATCTTCTTAGTCTCAACAATAACTTCATCTATAAAGCTGTACTTAACTCGAGTATAGTGTCGTACAGGGGATTCGTTTAGAGGGTAATTGATAAACGTTTCGTAATCAAGACCAGAGTTATCTAGCTCGTCTATTGCTTTAAGGAAAGCTTCATCATCTGTATAAACAATAGGATTATCGTCTATAATTATTACGTTTACTTTGTTTTCTTTCATAGCATTGCCAAGTCACAGTAGTTATAGTAGTAACACTCATATCGATCTATATAACCAAAATACTCTTCTGAGAGATTAACTAGTATAGTAAAATCTCCTTGAATGAAAGTAGCTTGTTTAATGTCAACATCTCTTGGTCTACATACAGAGATGAAGTTAGTGCTATCATAAAAAAGATTGTAAATACCTGGTTTATCAGTAGGCACAAATAAAAACGTACCTTCTAAGATAAAACCTACATACTTAGTATCTATCCCATCTGAATCATATATATCGTCATACTCTAAGTCATGATCCTCTAGCAAGCTATCAGGATCTTCACCAAGAAAACTTTTAAGACCTTTTCCATACTCAAAAGAAGCCTCTTGATATGTCTTACATGTATAGTCATAGAGTGGCTTTAAGGTCTCTAGTCTAACACTAGATATTGTTGTGTCAACTTTGGCTGTCTTTAGTATATGCTCTTCTAAAGGTTTGTATTTGAAATCACTCATTTTTTAAGCTCTGGGAAAGAATCGATCTCATCTTCCATGTCAATCATTAGGACTAAGAAAGAAGTAAGAATGTATTTATGTAGCTCACTAAAAAAGACATAAGCTATTACAGTACTGTAAAAAGAAGCACTCCAAGGATTGATTATCTTATAAGGTGTTATTGAGAAGAGTGACGCAACACTAAAAGAGCATAGTAAACTAAAGATAAGGAAACCTAGTGATTCTTTATAAAGAAAGTATTTCTTCCATTTATCATAAAAGCTTGCGATTACGCCAGCACTAATACTAAGTATAGTTAAAATTGTAATTGACATATTAAATACACACCGAAGCAGCAGATACAACGATCAAGTCAAATTCAAGACTTGATCTAAAAGGGTACAAACAGTTTGAACAATCTGTTTCCATATAATCCTTTATTTCGTAGAACCAATCTTGATAAGCCTCACCCATACGTTCATCCATTTCATCAAGATCCCATTCAGTCTTTTTAGAATCTTCTGAATACTCAGCTCTGAAGGTAATCTTTTCTCCATTTTCTAGAAGGATGTAAAAGTCACAAACATAGTTGTATTCCCCATCATAATCAGTATCCCATGCAACATACTCAGGTTTACTACCATAATGTTGAATAGCATATTCAGCTACAGAAGAATAGATATTATCTAGTTGTAATTTAAGTCTATACTCGTCTAATTGAGAAAGAGATGGTTTCATGATGTTCGTAAAATGTGTTCTATTGTCTGGTAAGAGTGTTTAGATAGATTCCCGTAATTAGGAAAGAAGTAAGCAGTAAAAGCCTCAGCAAAACACTCATAGTAATCATGTTCTGCATATTCGGTACATGGATCAAGATCAAAGTCCTCAAACCATAAAGATTCATGGATCACATGAGCTAATTCATGTATGCATACATCAACAGTCATTTCTTGTTTTGGTAAGAAAAGAGTTGTTTGCTTGTCAAAAGAATGATAAGTATAAGCTACATGAGGATTATCAGTGTAATCATAATTAATATCTTGATATCTAAAGGAGTCGTAGTTATGAACCCAAGAAGCGTTTCCAGCTAAGACTATATCTGATAAAGCCCTTTCCTGTATATTTTTAGGAAGCATAGAAAACGCGTAGCTTAAAGGGCTAATGTTACTTAGACTTATGACTTTAGTCATGTTGATATTTTGATTTTACTTTTATTTGACATAACTATTAAACTCCTTTCAAAACCCTAATTTGATACTTTGATGTTGTTATTCATCGTCGTCATCTATTGGATCTTCAAACCATTCTGTAATCTTAGTATCTTCATCGTCATCCCTATCCCTGTCTAGCTCAAATGGAAGAAGTTCATCAGGTTCTAGTACAGCATGTAGGACTAGTTCTTCGTCATCAACCATAGGAGTACCAACAGTTAAGACATCATCGATGTCCATAATGACTATAGTACTTGTATCTACAGGAAGTCTTGTCTTAGGGTCCATCTCACAATCTAAAGGAATAAAAACATATCTTTGAAGAGAAGCATAGAATTGTGATGCTTTGATCGTAATCATGGTAGAATATCCTGATCTACTTTGATGTCCTTAACATAAAACACAGGTTCAGATACATCTGCCCTAAAAGACATTCCTATATCTTCTGTTAACTCCTGTAATGACTTAGTAAGAAACTTCTTAGTTGTCTCAGCGTCAGCTTTTGTTATTACTGAGACTTCTCCAGTAAACTTAAATGTATAAGGCTTTCGATCCTTAAAGTACATGTCTAGTATCTCGCAAGCTTTATCTAAAGCACTTGTTTGGTAGATAAGAAATGATTCAGCAGGCTCAATATAAGAAAGACTATAAGTAGGGTCTTTTGAATCAATAGTGAATCCCCACTTTTCTTCGATCTTCCCCATCCTATCAGTTCTAACCCAAAAACCATTATTAAAACAAATAAAATTAAGACTTTTTAGTTTACCTTCTAGATCATTAGACTCTGAGGATAGTCTGACTAACTCTTGATCTATAAATTCTTTTCTACGCTTTAGTTCTTCGATTTGTTGTTCTTTGTTCATATAATAAGACCTTCATTTACCAAGCAGTTATAAAGTAATTCATTAACACGAACATCTTGTTCTGATGAGTGCAAATGAAATCTAGTTGTATCTATCTTTCTTTTAAAACATTCGTAAGCAAGGTTGTACTTAACACCCCAAGCCCTTATACTATGAACTCTAGCACAATAATCCACATGGCTTTCCCATTCTTGTTGGTATATGCCAAGGTTTTTACCTTTACAAATCATAGCCGTATCAATGATCTTATGATCTAGAATAGGAGAAAGTAGATGATGTGTAGAAGCTGCCTTAGCAGCAAACTTATTATCAAAAGCTATGATATTATGACCTATGATCTTATCACCGTAACTAATGAAATCAAAAAACTCAGCCCATGCTAAGATAGTGCTCTTAGAGCCTATCTTCTTCAGCATCTCTAATGTTAAACCATTGGCCTTACTAGCCATTGGATGTATTGGTACTGTAGGAACTAGGTACTTATTAAATAGAAACCTATTACCATTCTCAACTTTTAAAGCTGACATCTGGATAACCTGATCTTGATCAGGATTAACACCAGTAGTTTCAAAATCTATAAAAATATTACTCTTGTTCATAGAACTCTTTTTCTCTAACTTCTTTCCAATAAGATTTTGCTTCCTGCTTTCTAAATTTATTTAATAGATCTTCTGACCTTAATCCAACCATTTCAGCTGTAAGGGGCCTATCACCAAGGAATATACGCGCAACGTCTCTCTGAGCCTCTGAGAGGCAATTAGAGAGCTTTGGTGATAGGATCTCTTCACAAAGAGACTTTAGTATTGGATTTATTGTGTACATCTGAATAGACTTAAGATCTTCTTCGTACGTACTCATATCATTACCAGTAACTCCTCTTCCTTATCTTTTGGTCTAAAATCTTTATATAAATAATGGTAAGGTTCGCTACTCATAGTTGTAAACATTTTTGCATACCATAAGAGACCATTTTGTATGTCACCATCACTATCAATGGTGACATCAGTAATATCATAACGATTCCAAAGATTAGGATTCATATCATTACCAACAGCTCAGGTTTCTCATCCATCAGTTTACACCTTAATTGAGTAGTAGACCATGTAGTAAGGGTAGTCTTCATATCCATTATAGAATATAAAATATACTTTTCCTTAACATAAGGAATATACATATTCTTATTCCGTAGCTTGTTAATTATTATAAATTGAGGAGCTTCTTCAAGATAATCAGCTAGATCTTTTCCTAAGAAGGTATTAGGTGCTTCCATTATTCTACATCTCCATTTAAGACAGATAACTCTTCAGTGTTAAAGTATCTAGTTACTAGAACTTCAGCTGGAAAGACTTCTTCAATGTTATAAACCTTTGGATCACAATCTTCATTCTCGGTTAAACCGTTAGAGACCATAAACCTATAGAATTTTCCTTCTGATTCAATAACGAATTCAGTGTGTGATTCCCATCTAGAAAGTCTAATAAGTTGTTTAGACCTCAAAGTAAAATAAACTATGTTATCATCTAAATCGTATAAAGAACAAATATCTCCATTGACTTCTAAAGTATCAATTTCGTAATCTAATATAAGCTTTGATGTCCAAATCATATCATCACCAAAATCTCTTCACCACTAAGAAGTCTTCTACAATACTCATCATACTCTTGTTCTAGATAAGAATAGTATTCCGCTTCTGCACGAGAGTATTCATAATAGTCATCATCATAATAGTACTCATTCATCATCTTCCTCTTTGCCACACCACTCAGTCATCTCATCTGTTTCATCAGAGTATTCTTTTATAGCGTCTTCGGCTGTAAGTTGACATTCAATAAACTCTATTGTTACTGGTCCTCTATTAAGAAGATCTCTTAGATCATACTGTTCTTCGATAGGACAGTCATACAAGTAACTACTTGCACCATTTAAAGTACAAGTACCTGTGAAATAGGTATCAGTGTGAGTGTCCCAGATACCACGAAAAATAATTTTATTAGTAATTTTCATTTATCTACTTCTGCTATAGTTAGAACAGGCGATACTGTCTTTGTAGAGTCTTCATTAATAATTGTAAGTGTTTCAATTAAGATAGCAAGATCTTGATCCATGTTACTACCTTCAGTAATGTTTGGCATTCCTACAGAGTACATAGGATCATCAGTCTCTTCGTCAACAAAGAAATCTATAATATGAAAAGACTCATCTTTATCTTTATGAAGATAAATTTCGTAGTAGATCTTAAAAGGAAAGCCTAACAAAGAAGTACGAATTTGTACTGGTTTACGCTCTTGTACTATTGTCTCTACTGCAGTAGGTTTTGCTATGAACTGGTCTTTTGAGATCCATCCAACAAGCATACCTGCAATATATACAAGCAATATAACAAGGGTAGGTATAACTGGGTCGCTAAAAATCATTTAATTTCAGTCCGTGTGAAGTATAGTTAGAATCTTTAAGTGTAACAAAAACAAAGGTAGCTTCTGCACACAAAATAGGTTCAGGATACTTTTGTAGCCTGTCCTGTTTATAAGCTTTAACATTTACAGTAATACTGTTATTTCTTAGTTCTACTACAGTTCCTTCTAGAAAGATTAAGTCTCCTAGACTAGCACTTTTGAAAAAGGTTAAATCAAGAACTTTATAGGTTACTGCATTGTCACATGGCGAGTTAGAAAACTGTAGCAATTGACTACAAGTAGCAGCTGCACAGAGATCTAGTTTTGACATGAATGCACCACCAAAGATTTGTGGAAATCTAAAGTTGCACATTGTCGGCATAACTATAAAAGATGTTTCATACTTAGTTTTTAAAGCCATTAGAATTTAATCTCTGTAATTTCTAATTCCTCAAGTACCCAATACCTAGGAAGATTTATAATGATATCAGGAATTGACCAATCTTCTGGGTGCTCTTTTACTACAAACGATAAGGATCTCTCCCAGTCTGCAGTAAAAGAGTCCTTAGTAGAATCAGGATCGGTACTATATACTACGTATACAGGACCTACATATCTCTTATCCAGAGAATCAAACAGTTGAATATGAAAAGGTTTCATTAGATAGCAACCACAGAATTGTTAAAAATTCTAAAATACTTTTCTACTGAATTTCGACTTAAAAGTTTAACACTATAGTCACTAAGATCGATTTCATCTATAGCATAAGTACTAGAAGCAATCATAGTAGTTACACAATAAGGTATTTCAAGATTAGCAAGATAGTCAATTACCTCTGTTAAACTACAGATATCATCTTTACTAGTAATATCTTCTCCATCTTGATCACAAATACCTGCTGAAAATGAACCATAGACTAAGCTAAAAATAACAAAAACTTCTACATCTTGATAGATTTCAGGGACTTCGTTGCTATCGACATGAAGCATAAGATTCCAAGCGACATCATCCCCATCAGTTCTATCTTCATCTAATTTCCAGCCGCTGTGAAGTTGCTTTAGGTTAGGAAGAACAGTATCAACGCTGCTTTTCTGCTTCCTTGCAATAATCTCCTCAAGTTCCTTTTTACGATTATTTAAATTAATTAGTTCTTTTTCTTCTTTTGTCATACTAACCTGATCTCGATTTCATCAATAGGACTTTCCTGATCTACAATCAAGATGTCTGTATCACAAATAACAAAGTCATCTATTACAGGATCATTATCAGTTGCTCTATACAGATAAATCATTCTTCCTAGTTTTAAAGGAATGACCGTTTCTTTTAGTGTTTCCACTATTGATTCAACATCACTATAATAACCATCCCAATCAGCATCAACGATTGTTGCAATAGAAAGCTTATCAATTAAGTCATTGAAAGTAGGTAACCCTGCTTCTTTAAAGATATGACATTCAGTGTCAACTATAAACTCGTCCAAGTGTTTTTCAACTTGTATAAACAAATAATGATTTCCATAAATAGGAACTATCTTGTAATAAACATCTTCGTTCTTTACATAAGAAAATCCAATAGATTCTAATAGTTTATCGTTACCTTCTTCAACCCACTGATTCATGCTACTAACCAAGTAAAAATTTTATTAAATAAATATTATCTTTTTAGTAATTTTAAAATTACTCTTGTCTGTTCTACTGATAGTACTACCGGTTCTGGGGAAGGTAATTGAATAATAGGAAGCCCGAGCTCATTAGCACGCTCCATTTCAATACCAACACCAGCTCCTATTGTATTGTCAGGAAAGGTTCTGAAAGCAAATGCTTCACAACTCTCTACCAATTCTATAAAGTAACTCATAGGATTATCAGGATTCTGTTTCTTCCTTTCTTGATAACCTTCTTGATGAATTAGTTCATTAGGATTAAGAATAGTAAAGCCTAGTTTTGATAAGGTATCTAGATCTTTCTTTTCAAGATCAGTTCCATATGTATTTATAGGATGGGCGTAGTAAATTTTCATTCGTTAGGATCGTGTTACTCTAATCCCGTTATCTCCAACACCTAAAACATAGTAAGGTACTCCACACTTACTAAAGATTATCTTTTGGTATAAGTAAGTTGGATTATAATTAAAATTCTTTTTGGCTGTATATAAGTCTTCGGGTTTAGGTCCTGGAGGAGACTTTTTACTACTTAAAGAAAAAAAGAATAGAGTAGCAAGAGCTGAGATACCTAAACCTATCAAACAACCTAATATTAGTTCGTTATTCATTAATCCTCTTATGGAGCTGTTCCAATATCCCACTCATATGTTTTCTCGCAGGATTCATCCTCAGTATCTTCGTACTCATAGGTTCTTACCCAGTTCTTGTACTCATCAGATTCTCCTAAGGCTTCATAAGTATATTCTTTATTCCAACCGACCTTTGTGACAAGAGGACAGTTAGTAAGGGCACGAATCATTTGATCTATAACCCACATCTTATGCATGCCACCATCAATACCAGCGTAGTGAAGTGCAATATCTAATGCATGTTTGGTAGGGTCAGATCGGTCGTGACTATATTCTAATTCTTTCATAATTAAAGATTACCTTTTTTTGTATTATCTAAGGTATTGAGTATTAACTCATGCGTTCCATCCCAAAAACCTTTATTACCATCTACTAAATATTCAATTTTATCTTTGGTAATTAGTACTGCTTTATTACCAAGAACTTTAGTAAATGCAGATGTTACCTCATTTGTATTTGTAAATAGATAGACTGTATGATCATGATCAACTAGATCGATTAAACCTAGTTGTAATACTCCGCTAGTAAATGTTCTAGCTATATCAGCATAAGAGATTTTGTCTTCTGGATTAGATCTATACTTAACCTGAATTGCACACTTATGACCATTTACGTTAACACCAGTAGCATCAACACCATAATCATTTTCGATCTTAACAGGAGTATAATCTCTTACACCAAAAGCAGGATGATTCTGAAAAAGGTTAAAGAACATTTCAGAGAATATTTCTAGATTATCTCCTCTAAACTTTAACCTTTCATCTTCATCCACTATCTTGTCTGAGACTCTATGGATTTCATTTAACCATTGTCTAAAAGAAGATATATTGCCTGTGTATAAATCCAGGTAATATTGAGGATAACTAAATATCATTGAGCACTTAAGGCTGCTCATGTATAAACTTCTCCAGTACGTCTTGGAACTCTTCGTTATGAAAAGCTGTTTCAAGAGCGTCCATTAAGATACTCTGTATAGTATGATCTAGATCACACTCACTTAGTTTCTTTCGTAGGTCTTCTAGACTAGTAATGTTATCCAAGTCAGGTATCTTATTTGCTAAGAACCTATCTGGAACAATATACTCTTCTACTGGAACGGCATAGCTATTAAAGATGGTAGTAAGAGTACTAATCATCTGTTCGCTATTACCCAAACTTCTAAAGAATTCTGGTATAAGAATCCATGAATAAGGTTTTACGAAATAAGAAAGCTCTTTTGGGCCAATCGTATTTCTATACAATCGTTCTCGGTCTGCAGGAACTAATCTAGCAGCTCTGCCTATAGTTTGAAGAAGCTTGGTTTTGTTAAGTTCCCTAAAAGGCATAACACCTGTGATTCCAGGAAGGTCAATACCTTCAGTCAGTATATCAATATGAAGTAAGATTGCTTCATCTAATGGACGAAGTGTATTCATTACTGTTGTTAATTCCTGTCTGCTTACTGATCTAACTTTTTTATCACCAGGTACTTGTAAGTAGTAACCTGCTGTTGAACTAAAGCCTAGCACCCAGATACTGTTCTTATAGCAGTAATCACTAAATACTTCTGACTTAACGATCTCCATTAACTCCTTAGCACCTGTAGTAGTTACTAGCAGTTTAGGACCTATTAGAGAAGGGTCATATGAATACTTTTTTACAAATGCCGTATGCTGTGTAAAGCCATCAGTAATGCTTTTAACAAGCATAGAATCGTTATTCCAATCACCTTCCCCAAGAGGTCGAATGATATGAAGTTTTGGAGCAACGATTTCTCCCTTATCGATCATCTCTCTAGGGGAGACTTCATAAAGCACGGGACCAAAGATTCTTTCATCATTCATCCCAAACTCTTCGTTAATTACTTTACGAGTTGCTGTAAAGAAGAACTTACGAGTTATGTTAACTTCAGCTATATTAGATAGAAAGTTATCAGAAGAGTTGACAAGAACATGAGCTTCATCAAATGTAGCTAAGTCAACTTTTACATCCTTAAGCTTATGGAAAGAATGGTATGTGCTTACGCATATAACGTTTCTTCCTTGTTCTTTACTCTTCTCAACAAATGATTTGATGTCTTCTGTAGAAGTACTTGAGATTGCTTCTAGATTTGATTTGTCTAGCTTATGTCCATAGAACTTCTTATGAAACTCTGACTCATCTACCCTGTCACTTCCAACAAGAAGAATATTGAAAGCAAGTCTACACTTAACAGCTAGATCTACTAACTCATTTAAGAGCTGAGCACAAAGTACTAGTCTATGAGCTGCAATGACATGTACTGTAGGAGGATCATAATAAAGCTCATTATCGATCATCTGGTCTACATGAATTGCTATCTGTACTTTTGTCTTTCCAGTACCTGTAGGAAGTATTAATTGACCAATGTCTTCAGTATGTTGAGAGTGATACGCATCTTTCTGGTGCTCTCTTAACGTCTGATAGAAGTCTTCAAATATCTTATCTCTTGAATCAAGATCATTTGGAATGAGCAAAGGCCTATCTTTCTCAACCTTAACAACATCTCTACTCCAGTCTTTGTAATCAGATTCTGGATAGGTTACTTTAGGAACCTTAGGTGGAGGAGAACTAGATCGTGGAGGTTCAGTATTAGGAAGATCAACACTAACAACACCTGAAGTGTTAGTTGGTAATGGCCTAGGTGGTGCTATTTCAGGAGGATTATTACCTTCTGGTTTAATAAATAAATCTTTAATCCATTTAAACATGATCGTTTGTATCAAATACCTTTAACGATACTTTTCTCCAAAGTCCATCATCAGGTACATTTGCTTTTCCATCGCTAACATAATTCTCATACAACTCGCCTTGATCTGTTAGAACAGTATGGAGGATAAAATTTCCATTGCTATATCCGGCTGGCAAGAATGAAGTAGTAATAGCTATAATCTTTCCAGGAATATTATTCATAGAAATGCAATTCAGCTTGAGCATAAGCCCAAGAGTCAAATTCCTCCTCATCCCATAAACAATCAATTTGATCTCTGTCAGCTTTGCTTTTAACTTCTTGTTTATAAGTCGGTATTTTTTTTACTTTGTTATCTAAAATCTTTGTCGATTTTAGATGCTTTATTTCAGAAGCAGTTAACTCAAGATTAATCGGATATATATCTTTAATTTGATCAACGATTTTACTTAGAATGAGTTTTTGAGCTTCTATATCTATACTTAAATTAGTCAAAGTCTTAGTATTTTTAGTATTATAAACCTTTGATGATTTTTCTAAGTCTTGAATTATCTTACTTGTTTCTTTCAGTATTCTATTTATTTCTAGTACTAAATGACTTTGTCCAAGTTCTAGTGATTTTAATTTTTGATTAATTATATCATCTAATAATTTAAGTTTATAATTTATATTTGGTTCTAGGTTATTAAGTCTATCTAAAACAGAAACCTCATCCCTCTTAGCTTTTGCTTTACCTCTTAATCCTACAATAGAAAATATTATTATTATCGTAAACGCTCCTCCTAGGAGAGCTAAAATACCGATAAAGTTTGAATCTAAGTTATTCAAGTTTTACCTCAAAACTCATTTTATCTTACTCTCTATATAGTCAATCTCTTCTTGTGTTAACTCAAAATGTTTGTACAGTTCTTCATCAGTCCATACTTTGGAATAATCTTCCATGTCAGGAACCCAGGCAAATTTGTCTCTTGATATTGATTGAGTAATAGCTCTTAAAGAAAGTATAAATCTTAAAAACTTAGTATTAAAGTATACTTGAAAATTTTCACATTCTTTCTTCTTATTAAAAGTTTTAAGAACTAGATAAGACTGAGAGCAAATTTCTCCCGGAAGTGCAATAATACTGGGAATAATAGGTATGGGCGTACAGGCTAGCCCAGTTGCTTTACTAATCAAAAGTTTATACTTGTCTTTTAAATCTAAAGGATCTTTATAACTACTTTCTGGTATAAATTGCAAGTTAGAGAACTTCATCCAGCACTTTTGTCCTTTGTTTTGAAAGTTGTTAAAACTACTCAAAACCCCGAACGGGGTTTGAGGGCTACAAGTAGAAGATAAGAAACTTTTAGATTTTTCAAGTACTTTACTTAAAATTCCAGGTCCAATATGATCAAGTATAAAAATGTCGTACTGATTAAGAACTCTTTTTTTAATAACATCATTATAAATAAAGTCTAACTCAGCTTTAAATGTACTTTCTTGTAGAAAGTACATTACTCCTCCTTTTATTGAAACGTCTTTAAAAACAGAACTTTCTCCTGGAAAGTGTTTAATAACACTTAATTGGCGTCTCTTAAACATATTTTCCCTAAACTCACCCAACCCTCGACCGCCACTTAACCATTTACTTGGAATGATAAAACTTAAATAGGAAGGATTAAGTCTAGTATTTATTGAATCAATAAATAAGTGGTAAAGAGGAGATGCATTTTGATTATCAGAACCATCTAATGCATTCATCTCCTGATAAGGAGGATTACCTAATACTACTAACTTATCAAACTTCATAGGTATACCCGATAGGTCAATGGTTTTATTTTGGAGAATTGATTTGTCAAGAACATGATAATTACAGCCATAGACTTTTTTCATGAGCTTTCCTTCAAGCTCGTTATCAGGCAAGAATAGAACCTTCTTAGGATCTATATTTCGTTCGTGTATAAGTACTTCTAAGAATTCATTAGAGAAGAATACATAGTAACCAAGATCATTTTCATTTGGAATAAGGTCACACATTTCACGAACAATGTGAAAAGGTGTATGAACACTCTGCCAATTATCAGGAGCACTAACAGTAATATACTTAAGAATCCTTTGTCGGGTTACTGGTTGTGTTAAGCAAGTTTCTAAGAACTTGTACCAGTCATTAATTTCTAACATGGTGATAAAACTCCTTTGTTATTGGATGGTCCTGTTGTTTATAAATACTAATACATTTTTTAAGTAAATCATTTCTTTCTTTAGTAGTCATTACATCCTTATGCCCAGTAGGGTCGTTTTCTACAAACTTCATTTCTCCTAAAAGACCATTAGGATATTCTTTAATGACTTTAAGACTATCATCTACTACAAGAAAGTTATTCTTTAGTACAGCCATTGCATAAACAACCGCTCTCATCCAGTCTCTAGAATTGACCTTTACATCATTCTTTAATAGCATCCACCCATACACTCTTGCTAGGTAGCACCTTGAATCAAAGATATTCTCTTTTGATATGTCCAAGCCTATCAGAGTATTAAGTGTTTCTATTGGTGATATACCATGATGAAATCTTTTAACAGCAATCTTCTTAAGAAAGTTACCATTACCACAAGTTGGTTCTAGGAAAATGTAAGACGGATCTTCCCATACTTCTTGTGGAAACAGATCTAACATCTCGTCTACGATATGAAGAGGTGTAAACACTTCTCCATGATTCTTTACATTTTCCTTAGAACGTATTTCCATATAAGCTCTTTATATACCATTAACGACTATTTTATTTTAATAGCCTTAATTATTAATGATTGCTGTAAACTAGGACACCACCAGCTTCCTAGAACATGCTCATCCTCTAATTTAAGAGGAGTAGGCTCAGGCTCTGATGTAAATTTATATTCTGAATCCCAGTCCTTAGCAGCCTTTTCTCCTTCGTCAAAAGCATCTCTGAACTGGTGATAAAGAGTATAGCTCATAATTCCTTCCCATCTATCGTTATATTCTAAACAGTATACTTTATCAATCATACAGGTCTCTTTATAATAAATACTTCTTTTAAACTCGTCTGCCAATATGTTCTAGCTTCATCAAGGCTTCCGAATTCCTTTAATGCTAATTGCCTAGCGTCAACAAAAGTATCCTTTCCCCAGCAAGAAGGATCATCTTTCCAATACCTAGAAACTAACCAGTACCCAAAAAATGAAACAGTGTAACAATAAATAGTACTATTAGCGATCTGTCTTTTATAATAATTCTGCTTAACAGGAATTAAATCTCCTGTAACACTACAGATATGAGTTTTTGCTGCTTTAACTTCGTTCCAATAGCGTAAGTTCATATTAGTACTATTCTCCTACTCTAGTGTGCTAAATAAATCCTTAATACCAGACACAGCTGATCTTAAACTATCTACCTTAAAGTCTGTATATCGAATCCCAGCAGTCTTCTCTGTAGCAGGATGATTAGCTTTTATAATAACAGTAGCATCTGTATCTTCAATCTGCTTTATCATCTCATCCAGGTTCTCTCTCCCCTGGTAAACTACGAACTCGGTTTCAGTACCATCACCTTTATTTATTACCGATATAGTATATTTAATTTCTTCTAAATTAATCATTTCTCAACCTCTCAATTAAACGTGTAACATCTTTAGCATCAACATACATGTTACCTGTTTCTAAATCAACAATATGCCACCAATCAGACTTTTCATCTAATACAGTTTGTAGTAACTCAGTAGGGTCGTCAGAGCTTGAACCAAAGTCCCTCCAACCACCACTAGGATACCATCTATCTCCACGGAATAGTAAGAATCTGGGCAATTTAAAAGCCCTTCCAACCCTTATAAAGTGCTAAACCAATTATCTCTAAGTGGCTAATAGTCTCAGGTGCTTGTCTATTACAATAAACAATTTCTACACCAGTTGTAGTATATGTAGAATGGGACCAATTAAGTGATACTTGTTTCTGTTCATTACACCATTGCCAAGCTCTCAGTGATAAGCCCTGGACATTATCGTCATTTATAACTAACTGAAATGGTTTCATTATTTAACTCCGTACTGTCTAACGAGCTCTATTGGGCTAGTTTTAGTTAGATCAATCTTCATATCTTCAGGTACTTCTAGATCTACCTGGATTACTACCTTTCTATAGTTTAGTGGTTTTGGCTGGTATTCTTCAATAAACTTTTCCAAGTCTCTTTCAATAAACCAGTCAGTGTCAACCCATTCCTCTCCTATAAATCGATCTCTTCCTTTTTCATCAGTAGGAGAGTTATAAAACATGGAAATACCTGGCTTAAAAAAGTCTTTTCTATACTCTAGTGATGCGCATATAGAGAATTGTCTGTGATCCCATACCCAAGACCCTCCTCCAATACCATCAGCCTTACCAAATGTCGTTAATAAATAACGTGTTACTTCCTCAAATTGCGTTAGTGTCATTCTTGCTCTTGCTTAATTAGCTTATCTATAAATGGATAGTAGAAGTATTGAACTGTACTACAACTCTCCTCTTCAGTAATCTCTTGGTCATTTTCATACCATACTGGAGTAGTCGTAGACGAGTAATCTACATAAAAATCTTTTAAAGCTTGAATAATATTATCTAAAGTATCACTATCTTCAAAAACATCTTCACCTGTAATTGAACTACAAATAGTAGCTGATACATATTCTTCATCTTCTATTTCTACTGTTAGAACTAACTCAATATTAAATGGAAACTTAATACTTAGGTTAGTAGGTACTAAAACAGCAGTTATATCCTCATAAGCAGGTTCTATTGTAAACTGTATCTGTGGGAAGGCCTCTCTAAGTTTATCAGCTATTTCTGAAAGTTGATTAGTATTGATATCATTTTCGAGCTCTTCAAGCTCTCTTCTTTTTTGTGCTATTAATTCTTGTTTTGATGGACTCATTCTATTCTTCCCACAAAGATTCTAATGTTTGTTTACGTAAAACTTCAGAAGCGATCATACGATCAAGCTCCTCTCTTAACAATAAACATTCTTTTAATAGAAGAGGGGCTGCAGCAATTAAGTTGGCATTCTCTTCTGCATTACAGTCCATACCTTGGTCTTGCCAATTAAATACTTGAGCAATTTTGTTTTGTAATTTGCCACCCCTAATAATATAGCTGATATTGTATGCGTTGTTAATTAAAACGTTCCAAGGTTCAGTGGTGTAGTTTTTAAATTGGGAAAGATCTAGTCTTGTCGTTTCTTGCATTTCCATATTCAAATCGAAAAGAGCTTCAGTTGTCCTGCAGCTTCTAATTCTTCATAAGTATAAAAAGATTCTAGATCATAAGCCCATTCCTGAGCTTGAACAATACAATTACTAAGCTCCTCCTCTAAACCACAAATGCGTGAATCTAGAAGATCCAATTTTGATGTAGCTTCTGAAACTTCGTAATCTAAATCATCTATAGTGTCAAGAATAAAATCAGCTTCTTTCTTCAGTCTAACTGCTTCTATTTCCAGTTTAGCTGACTCGTTCTCCCAAAAGCTATACTCTTTTAAAGAGGTTTGATGATCTTCTTTTAGCTTCCTGACAAGAACGTTTAGTTCATATTCAGTCGGGATCAATTAAAGAACACCTCCAAGCATCATAGCTAACAACGCCTGTTAGTTCAGGCCATGCTAGTTTATCTGCTCTAGCAATGGCTAGATTTTCTGCTTGTTTAACATTGTCAGCGTCAATATCGATTGTAATGAAGTTATTTGTTGATACAGTCCTCATTACAATAATTTTATATTTAGGCATAATATTTATAATTTAGGGGCCTTTCGGCCCCACATAGTTAGTTGCTTTCAAACTGATTGGCAAACTTCAGTAGGTCAGCCTTTAGAGCAATACGCTCAGGGCTAAGTGAGTTTGCAATACCGCGAAGAATAGCAATAGAGTCAGGGTCCTTGTCAATCTCAAGAACGAATGTGCGGCCCTCAACTCTCATATAGGGAGAGAGCTTGAAAACCTCATACTTTTTGTAATAACCGGAATTATCCATAATAAGAAAAAAAGAGGGCCTCTTTCGAGGCCCCAGTTGACATGAAATAACGACTAGTTACCTAGTCAATCTTATTTTTTTTAATTAATCAATCTTAAATGAAAGACCAACGCCAAATACCCAGGCTCGGTCATTATCACTCAATCTAAAGTTGTCAGAGACATTGAAGCCCTTCCAACCCGCGATGAGACTAAGATTAATATTGTCTGTCCGAACAAACTCGTAACTCAAACCTGTACCGACATAAAGCCTATACTGAGTATTCAGTCTGTCCGCAGCTCCGAAAGATACGATCTTGAGCCGATTATCTGTCCCTGCAATAGTGTACAGTGGAGCAGTAATAGCAGCGTAGTTATCATGACCATCCCTAAGATACGTAACAGTGATCTTGGTAGGTGTGATAACAGTGTCGATGGAACGAGTTCCAGGAGCATCAATCCCTGATGTAAGAGTTGAAGCGATTGCGATTGTTGAGAGTAGTGTATTCATTAGCTCTTTTGTAATGTAACAATTTATTCAAAATTATTACTTGGTACTAGACGCGATAGCTATTAGGATATCTCGTCTAAACTCTAGTGACCTTAACATTCTAGTTTTTGAGGCTAGTTCGTTTGTGCGACAAGTTAAGTCGTCAGTTCGTGCTGTAACAGCAGCCTGCTCATCCTTAATCAGTTCAGCAATCTTTGCGTTACGAGCATGCTCATTGCCGCCTAATTCCTTAGGATTCTCAGCATACTTGAGAAGGATTGCTTGTCTAGCGGAATCGTACTTATCTTTTGCTTCTAGCTGCTTAGCTTGAGTCACATTGATTTTCTGATCCAGTTCTAGTATTTCAATAATAAGACTTTCGTAATTTTTTAGACAGTCTCTAAGTTCTTGTTCAATCATTTTATTCGGTGTTACCTTTAAATTTTATTTACATTATTAATTGGTAAAGATTTTATTTGTATACTTCAAGCCTAAAGCTCTATTTAGGTTAGACGGGTACTGTTATAATTGGACTGCTCTGTATAGCATTCCTATTAAATTTTAACCTAGAGGGGGTGATAACAATATGCATGATAACGAAGATAGTGAATTCAATTTTGAAAACGATGATGAGTTTGATAGCTTTATACAAAGATTCGAAGACGAATTACTTGATAATGCTCCAGATATTTCCTTAAAAAGAAACGATCCAAGAATAGTAATGATAGAACTTATACTTAGAGAGTTAGCTAAAGAAGGTTTTAACAGTTATCTACTAATCCATACTTATGACCATATATCTGAAACTCCTGAAACAGTTGACTGGAGTTTCGGAGATGAGTGTGCTATTGTTGGCGCTCTGTACCGGTCAATAAATAAATGAGCATTCGCTATATGGATCAATTACGAGACCTTTACCGCGCACTAGGATCTAAATTCCAAGCACTGATTGAAAAAGAAGATGATTTAATTGAGGTCGTTATGGACCTTGGTAGACCTTTTCAACTTCGCTATCCTGACGGTGTAATAGAATATTCAGATGTAATCATTACACAAAGAGACATCGATAATGTATGTAAAAATCTAACTAATTTTGGACCAGACAACCGAGCTGGTTTAGACGGTTGTCTACACAGGATTTCTAGGATAATTGCTAGAGATGGTCACACTGTTATAGGACTTACTTGTAGGATTGGAAAACCGATTCCTGGAAGTGAGAAGCTCATTCAAGATCTTCTTGATCAAGGTAAGAGCATCCTTATTGTAGGACGACCTGGCTCAGGTAAGACTAGTCTTCTAAGATCCTGCAGTAACTATCTATCTATAGAGAAGAATCGCAATGTCATCATTGTTGATACTTCCGATGAGATAGCTGGTTCTGGAAATATTCCTCATGCCTCAGTTGGTAGAGCTAGGAAGATGCCTGTCCCACAAGGAAGGACTCAAGACCAAGTTTTACTTGAGGCTGTTGAGAATCACTTGCCAAATGTTATTATCGTAGATGAAATTTCTGATCTAAAGGAAGTGGACTCTGTTTTAACAATAGGACGACGTGGAGTTCAGATCCTGGCAACATGCCATGGCAATGTTCTTCAAGACGTAGTAGACAACAAAACTTTGAAACATCTTCTAGGTGGTGTCAAAGACGTTGCTATTAGTGATGAAAATGCTAAACTAAATGGTGGAAGAAAGACAAAATTAGAAAGAACTTTTCCATCTGCTTTCGACGTAGTAGTAGAAATCAAAGACTTTGACTACATTAATCTATACTTAGACGTTGATTTAACTGTAGATATGCTTCTACATGATGGAGCTGTATTCCCAGAAGAGCGTAGGTTAATAGATGGAAAAGTAAAGACTTTGAACCCTTTTGTCGCCAAGGCCGTCAGGCCTGTGCTACAAATACCAACTACTCATGGCAGAGAAAAAACTTATAAAAAATAAATACAAGACTACGCAACGATTTGAGCAGGGGGAGATCGACCCTCTGCTCAGTCGAACTAAGGGTAATCAAATTGAGCTTCACGAATACAGGTGGATCAACAATTTGTCATCCAAAGAAGCTGAGGAGGAGCTTGTACAAAGATTTTATAATCTTGGGAAGGGTCTTGTCAGAATTTTGCTGACTGGGAAGTATAACTTTAAATCTAGTTTTGAGCAATCTTTTCTAAGATATTTCTGTTCAACTAAAACACCTCTTATCAATGTAGCTACTGCATTAAAGAAAGAGTTATCAATTTATGGTTCTGATGAAATTGTAGCAACAATGGATCTTGCTATTCGTCAAGCAATTCAATCAACTGAAAGTAATTTAGCTAGTACTATCATTATCAAACTTCATGATCTCGTTGAAGAGATGATAAAGAATAGTAATAATAATAAAGTTATTCCTTATGAAGACTCAAAGGAAGTTCATGACGAAAGCCATGAAAACGTTTATAGTAGCGTACTAACTGAGATATCTATTCTACAAGTATGTACACCTAAAGAGTTAGAAGTAGTAAAACTTATTCTACTTGGTAGAAAGGTTAGAATGACTAAAACTCTTAGAAAGAAGTTAGAAGGAATCTTTATTGATTAATATTCTTTTCGACTTCTAAACTTTTAACTAGTGTATTGCTTATAAGGCTTGTAGTAATCTGAGTGGTTGAATGAAGATCGTCAAACTCCGGTACATCCTTTTCATTTAACCATATCATAGAACCATAGTAATAACGATCTTCTGTTACTAGGATCTGCCATATATAAAACCATTTAACACCTTCCTTAGCGTATTGATACTTAAGGAAGCCAGGTTTTAGATCCTCTGTTCTTCCAAACACATACCCATTTAAAATAACTTCTCGCAGCATATGAGCATATGCTTCATCTAAGGCTATATGCTGGAAGGTTGATCTAACAGGCTCTAGACTATGATTCTGCACTACTTCATAAAGAACAGTAGTATTTACAATTGAAGCGGCTTTAGGAATACCACCACCATTTGAGGTGTAAAGTATTAAACCTCTATCAGATTTCATATGTGAACAGTGACTAGACAGCTCGTCAAATACCTCATAGACCCCTAACAGTAAATCTGCTGAGGTGATAGGGGGTTTCTTATTCAGATACTTTGAGCGAAGCCATGAAATTGCAAATGCGCCTAATCCAGAGATTAAGCCTCCAACAGCGGCAATGACAGGTGTCCAATCAATGTTAAAATGATCCATTTTAGCCTTTCTTGGGCACCGTACCAAAGGTGCCTATATATAACTAGAGCCTCTTATAAGCGTGCCTTTTCCCGGTTAGACTCTCTAATCGTCTAACCAAAGAGTTAGCATCTACATTTGAAACAGCTTTATGATAGACTGTTGGATTACCTCTTTCAAATACTACATAATCGCCTTTCATAACTGGAAGGATATCATACGCACTAATGGCCTTTACACCTTTCTTAGTTAAGAAGAAATTTAGGTGAACGGCTTTATAGTTCCATTCTTCCACAGAAAACAATACATGCCTTGGATGTTTTTCAGGCATATCAAAGCAACCATAGTCTTCTGTGTTAGTATGAAGATGTCCGTGGATGTTATACTCAGTTCCTATCGGCCATCTATCAGCTGGTTCTGGAGCATGAGTAAAATAAAGGTTCTCTAATGAAAAACATCTTACTACCATGTCATAGCCATTGTTCATATAGGTTTCATAACTTTTTTCGTCATGATTCCCTATAACAAGAATCTTTAATTTTGCAGGACAGTTCTTTAGAGTGTTAGCTAGCTTGCCTGCTGTCATGTAATTGCTATAAGCAACATCACCAAGGTCTATTAAAATAGAGTCTGAAGGTAACTTTTTAAGACTGGATTCAATCCTAGAAGTATAGCCGTCAGGTCTGCCCCACTTACCTAGATCATCATCCCTAAGATGCATATCAGCAATAACATAATATTGAATTCCGTTTGTTCTTGCAATTACACTCATTCAAAGTCCTTCAGATAATGTATAAAACAGTCTTTATCAATACAGTATGTTTCATTTGTTGATAAAAACCAATGCCAAGCTTTTGGTTTTTCGGGTTTAATAGCACTCCCGTATCCGTCGGTAACTACAAAGATTGCCTTTGGGTAAGAAACTTTATATTCTTTAATCTTCTGCTGAACATGCTGTTCAAGAATATGGAAGTATGTACCACCAAATCCAAATAGCTTTCCAGTCTTTAAATCTACATCATAAACTCTCGTGTCAAAACAAAAAGTTCTGATTATAAACTTATCTTCAGGAATACTTCTGGCTGCTTTAAAGAACCTTTCAGCTAGACTATAACAAGAACCTGAGGTATCTTGATAGAACCATAATTCGATCTTATCCTTATCATACTCTTCAACTTCCTGATCACTAGGAAGAAACAAGTCACTTGTAAGTAAGTTATTTCTTCTAGCTTTTCTGGACCACTGCTCATTAGTAGTTTCTTTTACAGCTCTTCTGACGAAGTCACTAATTACAGTTTCCCACTTCCGCTTCTTCTTAACTTCTACTTTTACAGTAATAGCTAGATTTCCGGCAGTAGTACCTGCTTGTTGACTAAATGATTCAATGTCTGTAGGATCTGTTTCAAAACAGTCCCCCATTATTCCATTAATAATATCCTCTAGTCCTTCAGGGTCCTCTTCCTGCTTACCCTGGCCTTGATCAGAACTCTCACCAGTACCTTCCCCTTCACCATGGTTACCAAGAAGAATATAAGTTGGCATACCTTGTGGATCTATACCAAGCTTTTCTAGTAAGAGATTATAGTAAGTCCTCCAACTTAGATTATTATCTATTTGTTCTCCTGGGAAAAATTTCTCTACCCAGCAAAGCTCCTCAAAGTTACACAAAAGCTCCTTGGTAAAACCAAAAGAGTTGCATAACATATGATTAATAGATATGTCCATAGCTATGTTGGTCAGTACTGGAATATCATCTTCCTTTCCAAAGACTAAGTGCTTTAGATATACATGCAGCATCTCATGGCTAATTAAAAAAGTCCTGGTATAATCATCTAATGATTCCCAGTAAGACTTATTAATTTGTAATGAAATATTCTCAGAGTCTTTATACTTGATAACTCTAGCTGTTGGTACGCTAGAGTTATCAGTAAATAAAGGCTCGCCTACAGCCCACAACGATGCAAATAGGTCATGATAATCTTCAAGCCTATTTAACATTGTATAATAGTCTTCGTGGTTTAGACCTTCCAATCTGATCTCCAGAAGTAAGCTGCATCAATTGTGTAAGGAAAGAAATTATAGTACTTACCTTTAGCTGAGTAATACATTTCCTTTTTAATATTAAGATCGCTAATTAGTGTGGCAGCATACTTAGCTTTTGGTTTAAACAAGTCCTGTACTCTCCTCAACCGAATTGTTTTGTCAGTTCCTAATACACCTTTAACAGTGCCGGCATGACTTCTTCTTGCTACCACTAGGTAGTGTACAAGAAACTCACATATAGATGACAACTCTTCATTTAATGGAACAGCTGTTTTTAGATCCCAATGGTCAAGAGTCTCAGAGCTAGGAATTAAGGTATTAAAATTATCATTTAAAATCCCTAGATAAGCTCTTCTAGAGTTAGTACTTTGTAAATCATCTCCCCTACATGGAGTAAGAACAGGCTTTAGTATAGCTGGAGGAATATAACCTTGTTGGTCTAACAGCTTGGTTGTTAGATCTAAGTTCTTGTCTTTAGTATAATAAACAATATTCTGGATTTCCTTATCAAGAGGTAGATTCTCAAGTACTTTTAGAAATTCTGTGTATTGAGTATTGGACATACCTGAAACAATTGAGTGCTGTGTTTCATAAGGCATGCAATAAATCCCTGTGTACTTAACCTTTAGGTCCTTGTTGCTAAGAATAAATGATTTGACAAATGCTACGTTGTTAGGATCACTAAGCACTCCTTTCAATGCTTCTAGTTTACCTTCTGTAACAAACTTTTCGATTGTTTCAAAGAGGCTCTTCTGACTAAGCATTTTCGATAGTTTCTTAGGATCACTTGTACTTGTCAAAACATGCTCTAGCTTCCCACCATCGCTCCATACACTCAAAGCATAATCAAGTCTTCTAGGGGAAACTTCTTGTCTTTGTTTCTCATTAAGACCATTCCACCAGTTAGAGGCAGTTAGGGCAGTGTCCTTACCGTACTTTTCAGTAAAGTAGGGAATGTTTAAGGTATAGGGTACAGTAAGCTGGATCTCAAATCTATCAGCCTGTGCGGGATCTAGATCTTCAACATCGTACTGTTCCTCACCTTCTTCCTTAGGGTTAACAGCAGTCCAAATGATCTTTAAGTTATTAAACTTAAATCCATTAATCGACTTAAACTGTAATAACTCCATAACAGCATTCCTTACTTTCTTAGGTGCTCTATTGAACTCGTCCAGGAATATAGCTTGCACTTCATCCTTAGCAAACTGCTTAGGTCTTACAAGGTCAAGATAAGTGTTCCCATCTTCATCGGTTGCTTCTTTTGGTACCCCAATGAAGTCAACCCATGGGTCCATAGTAGCTGCTGAAAAGTAAAGATAATTTAAGCCAGCTCTTTTAAAAGCCTGCAAAATCTTATGGGTTTTACCAACCCCTTTAGGTCCTCTAATTAATACGTTTCTCTCAGTCTTGATATAAAAGTCAAGATCATTATCAGTAAAACTCATTCTTCTTTGCTCTTTTGTATTCTATCTAATACCGATTGTTTTTCTTCGTCACTATAATAGGACCATTTAACAATCTCAAATAATGTTCTAAAGCAGCCAGTGCATACTTCGCCCTTATCAAGTATGCACTTTTTAATACAAGGGGATGGTACCATTACATCCTGACTGTCTTATACTGCTTTGTCAAACGATTGTAGACAAGGGACTTACTCGACTCTCGTGGAATAACTACTAAAGTATTTGGGTATAAGTAAACATGGTACTCTGAACTCTTCTCTCCTAAAAGTTTTTCTGAAACCTGATCCAAGTCTTTTGAAGCCCCGGACCAAGTCTCTCGTATCACGCTATACTCTCTATCCACAGAGAATTTATTTTTTTGTTTTTGAATAAAGGTAATGATAATGTCTTGTACGGACTCTTCGAGGTTCTTCAAGTCATTCACGGTTATTCAAATTTTAGTGTTCAATGCTGCGCTTAGATTTCTCTTCGCACCAGACAATACCACAAATAGCATAAGCAGCAACTCTAGTTAAGCACAACTTGAAAGGATCAATGGTTGCTTTGGTAATAGGCTCGCCATCACCCTTCCAACCCCAAAGACTCTTAGAAATCAAACTTAAAAAGTCAAACATAGTGTACCTCTTTTGGTCAAGGTCAATTAGCTTCAGATAATCACCCTGGGACTCTTTGATGGCCCTAGTTTGAATAATATCTGAGATATTGTTAAATGCATCATCATAAGGGTTCGGGAGTTTTTTCATCTTTTCCTTTTGCAAAGTATTAGAACTTATGGTTAATAGTAAGGTTCAATAAAGGTTTATCGCCTTTTTGTAGATAGTCAACACTATAAGAACCATATCTATAGTTAGATGACCACTTGAAACTTAACAAGTAACCAGTTTTAGGAGTATCGTTAATAAGAAGTGCAAACTTGTTGTTCTCCTTAGTAACAGTATATGATAGGTTATAAGAGCTTTTATCGAAGTAGAAACTACTCCAAGGAGAAGAGTTAACATAGGAAAACTCTAAAGACTTATAAGAAAGACTATAATTTAAATTGATATCAGGACTTTGCATTGTTAATCTCTGTTTGAGGGTCAATGAAGACTGGTTTAAGACCGTCCCAGATAATCTCTGAGTAGTCTCTTCCAGATTTCTTAGCAAATAGCATAGAGGAAAGAGGTTTATAGTGTTCAAGTATGAACAATGCAAACTCCTTTTGATCTTCTAAGTGCTTAGAGTTATTCCAAGCCTCTTCTACTAATGTTGCTTTCTCATCAAAAGCTTTAAGAAGTTCTTCTTCCCATTGATGTACTATTGGATATAGCTCATCAGGTATTGCCTTAATGAGATCAATCATTTTATTAGTACACAAGGCTTCCCATACTCGTTTACGGTTAAGACCTGAAACAGTTTTATGGTAGAAGATATAGTCCTCAAACTTAATCTTACAACGCCAGTCAGTATCAATATCTCTAACTACAAAACCTTCCTCATTTCTGAGGTTCTGATCTTTTAGTTTTCTATACAGACTTTGACCAAGCATATCACCGAATACATTGATTCTTTCTACAGAGTCAAATCCTTCAATTGATTTCTTAGCTGACTGATAACCGAAATTATTATACATCTCAGCTAGGAATATGATATTCTCTTTATCATATCTAACTACTATCATATTTTCAGGTCCTATGTACTCAAACAAATAAGTACAGTCTGGTCTGAATGAGGGTAAGTTCTCATACGATAGTCTTTCATTGAATAACTTTATCCCTTGTAAAGATTGCCATGAACTCCATGATCCTCTAGTACAAGCCATAAATACTCCTTCAAATTGAAACACAATAAGCAGACTACCGTCTACTTTCATTGTAACTTCAATTTCTCTGGTGTTTGGAATATCATCTTTGTGATACTCCTCATAGTTAAAGAACTTGGGAAATGGTCTAGCTACTACTGACATCGTACGCCAGTCTATAACCATTCCCCTAAAGTTCACAATGTTAGGATAATCGTACCAAGCTTTCTCAAACTGAGCCTTGTCAGTATAGTTTAAAAGCCATAGATACTTATTATTTGGATTTGGGATAATAGTTAAAAGTCCTAAATCCCTAAGCTCTTCGATTTCTTCAAGTTTGTACATAGCAAGATCGACCGTACAGATTAAGATGTTCCCTAATCCTACCAACTAAATGAGAGGATTTAAAGTATCTTAAGTGTGATGAATAAAATAGATCAAGCGGATGTCTCATATATAGCTCCTCATCCTTTACCAGGTTATGGTTTGGAAGAGGGCTTATCGGAGCTGCTACAATATCTGAAGGAAAATAGAAGTTTGATATAGTAAACTTCCTATCATAGTTAACAGGAAGAAAGTCATTATGATAATGACGTAATCCCCAGTAACTATAAGGAGAACCTAAATTAATAATGTTAGTAAGATTATCTTTAATGACTGTCTTTACTTCTTCTGATGGTTTGAATGCAAAACATCCTACAGAAGATTCATGAAGACAATCCCAGACAAAGTTATTAACAATAATTGTACCTAATGAATGTCCTATTAGAACTAGATCAAAGTCCTGATGAATCAAACTGATTGAATATATCAGTTTGGCTAGCTGGTGGTGTATAGATCCATAAATGGAGTTGTTACTCAAACCAGCAAAGCTTAGGTTTTCTCCTTCACAGCTATAAGGCTGATAAGCTAAAGCATCTGAAATAACTCGAGTTAGTAGTGCTTTAGTACCCCTAAAGTAAGTACCTGATTTGTGTACGTCTTGAATGAACAAGTCTTGTACTGAATCTAGTTCTGTCCCCCACAATAACTCGTATGAAGTTAAGTGGGGGAATGACTTTCTGATACCTGATATTAAATAGTTTGAAAAACCTGGCTTGGCTTTATAGCCTATACCATGAATACTAATTACTACAAGTTCTCGAGTTGACATTTACTTTTCCATCAAGCCTGACAATTTAGATTGCATATGGCTGGTTCGGTCCTTGAATTCGTCAGCAGTATGGTCTGTTTCATAGAAACTAACCTCTGTAAGAATATTAGGAGCCATGCCAATCATAAAGTTTGGCATATTTACTGTATCATGATCCTCAATGATCTTTTGGAAGTAAGCATGATCAGTGTTCAAGATAACTTTAAACAAGTTTGTTTCTGGAACTCTTTCGATCTGGAAACATCTATTGTTTTCACCTAAAGGTGCTTTTGCTAGTTCAAGCTTGACACTTCGGCCTGAGCCCTTGTCTTCTCTTTCCTTACGATCCTCAGCATCCTGTTTCTTAGGTTCAGGATTGACTTCCTTCTCCTCTCGTTCAGTGTAGTAAGAACCTTCCTTAAAGAGTTCCAATGATTCATTAAGTTCTTGAAGAGTTTTACTAAGAAGCTTGCTCATCTGTTTCAAGGCTTGCTCAACCTTCTTATCCTTAACTTCTTTCTCTCGCTCTTCCTTAATCTTGATATAGGTTTGGGTAATCTCTTCTGAGACCTTGCTTAAGAATTCTGAGTACTCTTCTCGATCTGTTTCAATAATGAAACCAGACTTGTTAGTACTAGCACTAATTTCAGGCCCAGGGATTATCCCTACCATAACTCTAAGATCATCATAATTGTACTTCTTAAGTGTAAGATCTTCAATAAGATAGTCAGTACCAGTAGTTAAACATCTCTTACCGATTAGGTAAACATATGTTCCACGATACAGATAACTATCAGACTTAACAAAGTTATCAGATACGAATGCAGTTACTACAAGTGATTTAAAACTTGCAGTAAAGAATGGATCTACAGGAAACGTTGTAGGTTCTAACGTTCTTGCATTGAGATGAATCTTTACTTCTCCTGTAGCTAGTACGGGAGAATAAATTAACGATAGTGTTTCAAACACGTCTCGCATCCATCTCTTTTTATACATGTTCTTTTTTAAATTAAGAACAATTGAAGTACCATTAACCTTTGAAGTATTTCCAGTTATGATCTCAGGCCTCATCTCTGATGAACATATCCCTGTAGTATAACAAAGGTTGTTGTCATTTATAGTTTGAATAGTATAGTTATCAGCTATTCGTAATGAAGTAATCTTCATACCTACCCCGTATCGTCCAATACAGTCTTTCTTGGAACTGTATCCAATATCAAGGGCAGTACTTAGTTGGTCAGTTGTCATACCCATTCCGTTGTCAACAACGGATAGTTTATGTGATTGAAGACCAATTCTAATTTCAGTAGCTTTAGCGTCAATGGAGTTATCTATTAACTCAGCAATATCATATGCAAATTCTTTACCATTCTTGGGTTGATTCCAATTTTTCATCATGGTAAGAATTCCAGAAACACTTACTTTTCTTGTCTCTGGTGGTAAAATGGTTGTGCTCATTTTGTTTTAGTATTAGCTTTTAAAGGAATTTTACGATCTTTGTCGTGGTATATACCAGTAATAGTATTAACAGGTACTTTGACAGCATGTATCTTGAAGGATTGCTTGGCCTTGCCTCCCTTCATAAACTTATCTACTGTTGAGTTAATAAGAGTTTGACCCTCTTCGGAAAGAGGGTCAACACCTAGAGGAATCTTGATAACAATCTCAGATTGTTCAATTATTGTTCGTTCTGTTTTTACAGATACAAATACGTCCTTAAGCAACTTCACCTCCAGCAAAGCCTACTACAAGAGGCTGCTTTTCAACAAATGAAATTTCGTAGTTTAATCCCTCCGCTAATGGCCCAGTCCAGTTACTCTCAAGAGTAATTGAATCGACTAGTACATCATGTCCTTTAAATTTGGAGCATTCAAGTTCTATGAATTCTTTTGTTGATAGGATTGTATCAAAAGTTAGCTTAAGATAAGTACTGAACTGATCGCACTGTTCCTTAGTATATGCTGACTCGTTAAAAATAAAGTAATACTCGTTATCAGAGTAATATATATGGAATTGAACTTTTCCAAGCTCAGATTCGTTATAATAATTAGTTAGGGAGATTAAGGCGTGTTTTAATACGCTAGTTAGGTCTACTATATTCATTTGTTTGGTGACCAATATAACTCACAATGATAAGGGTTTACCTTACCATCAATTACATCTGTTAAAAGACATATGTAGTTATTTAGCCCTCCTGTGCTAAAAAATCGATAATTTAATCCGTAAGGGACCAGATCGGGCGAGGCGCATACCGGACACTGTATTGTCTTTCTAGAAACTTTAGACCAACAATCAGTACAAGTAGTGCCGCGCGCAGGAAGGAAGCCCAGTACACAGTCTTCCCAGCATACATGGATAGCAAATTTGTCATGTTCATTTTTTAAATCGTGTTTTAATGTTAAATTAGGGTATTTACCCTGTTGTAAAAGTTTTAATGCTTCAAGCTTAAATTTAACGATATTACCGGGAGGCGCATATTTGATCCCGGTAATAACGAATCTTTCTTGATAGCTACTATCTAAGTAGCTCACTTACTCGTCGAAGAACGGATCTTCTGGGTCAGCAACTTGAGTAGCGGTCTTTGGACTTTGCTTAGCTGTTGGAGTAGCTCCAGCGCCACCGCCCTTGCCAGCGTACCAGCTATTGACCATTACAAAGGTGGAATTACGAGTCTCACCGTCTTTCGTGTACTGCTCGTCTCTAAGAGAGCCAGAGACACATACATCCGTGTCTTGCTGGAAGGCTTCCTCCATCCACTCAAGCATCTTATCATTGTTGGTAAAATACTTAAAGTCAAAGAACTTTGCTCCATTTACTAGAGCACCTTCCTTGTTATAGTATTTCGAGCTTCCAGGGCACTTAATCGTACCCATAACTAGATGGCTCTTGCCTTCCCCACCACGGAAGACTCTAATTTCTTTAAAAAGTGGTCCATTAACAGTAATGTTATTCATTGATATTCTCTACAGAGTCTGCTGTATCAGGTTCACTAATATTTTCCTCTTCTGGCGCTGGACCAGAGTTCTGGAGAAGTTCACGAAGTTTATTAGCAATGACTTCGTTCTCGCCTAGATACTTTAAGGCGTCTTCCTTCTTTGTAATCTCAGTTTCCGTAATATCAAAATCACCAAACTTGAAGCAGAATTTACTCTTAATCTTCATTAAGACTCCGCTTGCCTTAGCGAATTCAAATAGTACCAAGGTATCATCAATACGACCAGGCTGTCCGTCTACTGAGTAGGTATAAGTATACTGTCCAGCAGTAGGAACATTTCCTACTACTTTACCGTTTTCGTCCTTTCTACCGCCTGCAGTATTCTTTTCGATTAGGTAAGTTACTTCCAGGGCTACAGGAAAATTAACTTCTGCACCTTGAATCTTCTTCTTAACCATAACTCGCTTGCCTTTAAGATCAACAATTGTCTTAGGCATATATACTACAGCCTTACCACCAGAGATCTTTTCTGGTGCGCCATACGAGTTGATATCAACCCTTTTTTGGCTAACTATAAATATCATAGATTGGCTAGCTAGAAGGTTTGTTCCAGCAATGCGCTCAAGAAACATTGAGACAGCTCTTGCACGTTCAGCCATACCAGCAGAGTCATGGCCTTTTGTGTCCTGTCTCTTCAGCATGTTTGAAGGTGTGAAAGCATTGATTGAGTCAAATGCTATAATGACACGCTCTTCACTTTGATCCCTAAGAGCAGTTAGTAGTTTAATAACTGCTTCTGTGATCTCTTCGCTAGTGTTACCAGCAATAATATTAAAGTCTCCCTTGTCAACATTAATGTTAAGCCAAGTAGACTCTGGAAGCCCAGGCTCGAGATTTACATAAATCGGAATGTAACCTCTTTTCTTTCCTTCCTGCATTACAGTTGAAAGAAGTGCTGTTTTACCTGATCCAGGATTACCTGTAATCAAGTGAAGATTTCCTGACTTAAATCCGCCAGCCAAGTCTCTATTAATTGCAGCAACGTTACAAGGAATGTGTTCGCCTTCTAAAGACGACATATCACTTCCTGCCATAAACACTAATGGCCTAGTTCTTTTCTTATCTTCGAGAAGTTCTTTGTTAACCTCTCTAATCACTTTTTCAAATATAGTCATAATTATTTAGCCCAGTAAGGTTCTATTTTCGCACTGACTTCAATAGGAACTCTGAAATCTACGGCTTCAGAACCTGCTTGAATCATGATAGCTTTTTTGCCTTTAACATATTCTCTTACGTACTCTTTAGGGGCTTGAGATACAATTTCATCATGGACTGGAATTAGAATCATGCATCTACCTACCTCCCAATCGGATAAGTAATGCTGTCGAATATAGTCATCAAGTCTAACCATACTCAGTTTTATCGCATCTACATTGGGAACTTGTTGTTCACCATTGATAGCTTCCCTTTGTGCATCAGCAACAGCCTTCTCATAATCCTCTTTTCTCCATCGTTCAGGTAACTTAAAGAACTTCTTACGTCCTAAGAATGTTTCGATGTAGCCAGGATCTTTGATCTTAACTATTGTTTTTTCCATAAAGGGTTTAAGCATAGGTCTTACTTCATAGAAAGTCTTGACAAAGCCTGCGACCTCAGCTACACTGAATGAGTAACCTCTTTCAAATAGCTGCTGCTGGATTTTCCTAACTCCAGCTTGGTAGAGAACTGCGTAAGTTAGCGTGTTATGACTAACTAAACCATTTGCAATATATGTATTACCTACAGGAACACTGATATCAAACAAAGGTACTGTACAGTATTCAACACTTTCGACAGTGTCAAGATACAGTCCATTTGTAATAAAGAAATCAGATTGTTCTTTATCTAGCAAAGTAGAAGCACTTACTACAAGCTCATCTATTGTCTCTCCTTTAAGGATTTTTCTATCTTCAAGAACATTAAGTGCTGCTCTCCAATAGTCTTTATCAGAGGGAATTTCATTAGTAAATAGATACTTACTATAAAAATGAGAGAACTCTGCAGTATTGTTTCTAGTCTTGATAGGTCCTATACCCAAACCAAAAGAGCTTCCTAATAGCATGTCTCGTAAGTTTTCACATATGAAATCATTCCTAGAAGACAAAGCAAAGTACTTATGACCTTCAAAGCTACCAGCTAAAAAGCTTCTTCTATTCTCCTCAGTTTCAAACTGGATATCAATGAACTGAGCAGCTTCCTTACCTACATAGGTAAGTTTTCTTGGCTCAATATCCATCTTCATTCCAATCTCCATAAAGAGTTTGAGAGCTTCCTTCTGTTTGCCAGGTGTTACGAAGAACTCTGCTTCATATGTTTGCTTGCCGTATTTAGTTACTGTGTCAACAAAGTCTAGCAGTCCTGATAGAAGTCCTAAGGTATAGTAACGATCTTTAACTATAGGTTCATTAGTTGTCTTGGTAAACAACTTAGTTCCTTTTCTAACATCAGATGCATAGATCCAGTCATATCTCAGATTCTTTGGTGAGTACCTGAACCTATGATTTACACTACTTGTAATAGTTCTTCCACTAGTAAACGTAATCTTAACAGCATCTCCTTCACCATTATAGTAAAGTTGAGCAACGTCTTGGTACTTACTAGCATCATCCATTACCTTCAAGCCTTTAGGTGCTTTATAGTATGTGTCTGGAACAAGCTTCTTAGGAAAGAGGTCACGAATCTGTACAAGACCTTTCTGAGTCTTAATATACGTGTCACCTGCTACACACTTAGCAATGTTCCTTTCTTTGGTAGTTACTTCAAAGACTGGCTTTTTGAATATTAGTGCAGCATTAGATCTGTGTACGTCAGTATTTGAGAAGTTATGGCAAAGCTCTAGCTCTCCGGCAGATAGTCCTAGTGTTTCTGACTTTTCTGCAAAAGAGTCTGGATCTATAAAACCATACTTCAAAGCTACTTCTTCAACATCAGTTAGCAATGCAGCTCTTTCAAAGAAGAGTTTAAGCATACCTTCTTCATTTGCATTAGCAGCAATACTTCTTAGCTCGAACTGAGAATAGTCTAAAGATGCAATCATACAACCTTCATCAGCTTGTACAATAGATCTTAAACTTTTATCAACAGCCATAACATTAAAGCCTTCTGCTGAGTTATGGTGAACAACATATCCACCCTCAGTAGAAGCTAAGTATGAATGATCATCATCAACAGTGATATCCCAAACTTCTCTAACTCCAACAGACTCAATCTTATTGATCCTAGTCTGATAGAAGCCTTTGTTTATTGTATATCCAATTACAAAAGTACCTTTCGTACAGGCTGATAGATTTCTCCATCCTTCTGTAGTTAATACCTTATGTTCAGCAGTACTAATGAAGTGTCCTTCATAGTAAGTTACTTTGAACATCTCCTCTTCGCCCTTGAAGATTACTCTGCTAATAGGTCGAAATCTACCCTTATGAGTGTATACTTCATCCCCAATCAAAGCTTCAGAGATCTTCTTAGTCTGCTTGTCCTTTAGTAGAATAAGACTATCTTTATCTAAGCAGAGTCGTCCAGTACCAGCGTCTGGTGTAATCAAGTTATAGCTTGGATGAATTCTATTATCACCCATCTCCTTAACTCTTATAGTCCAGGAGTCTAAATACTTAGTAATTAAATCATTAGCTTTCTTATAGTTCTTAAGTGCTGTTAAGAATTCGTAGCCTGAAGATCCAGCTTCCAGATCATTAAGTGCTTTGTTAACTTCCTCTTTGGCAGTACCACGAACCATGATATGTAAATCTCTTAAGAATCTTTGCACCTGTTGGGTAGAATTAATATTAAACTTACCAGGGTTCTTCTTCGTACCCTTAGCAATTACATATTCTTTGGTTGCGTTAGAACCAAACTCATCATAAAGACTAATCATCTTACCGTAATTAGTTGCAACTGTTTCTTGAGCTACAGCCTTGGCACTCTCAACTTCTTTTTCATTAAGTCGAAGACCTATTAGTTCAGTATGAGCTAGAATATTGATTAACTTTCTCTCCTGATTGTTCCAGACCTTGTACAAATCATTTGTAACAAGACGGTCTGCAACACTACGGACTAATCTTTTAGTAACAATTGTATCACGAGCAGCGTAAGCGATATGGTCATCATTAAGACTTGGGAAGTCAGGTGTTTTACCTACCCAAGCTGTATAACCATTCTCTAGCTTTTGAGGAACCATTGTAATGAAATCGTTCCTTATTTCTTTAGTTATCGGTATACTTTGGATTAGTCTAGACAAGTCAGCTAGATTAAACCTGTTCATATCACTATAACCACAGTAGTTTAGTTTAGCAGCTTCTTGTGTACAAATTCTTGGTTTAGGTTCAACACCATAGTGGTGCCATAGAAACTTGACATCAAATTTGAGATTCTGATTGTCAATTAAGACAAGCCTTAGTACCTCTTTAAACTTAGTTAAGTCAAAGTTCTCCGGTACAAATACTATAGAAGAATCTTCATCCCAAGAAATAGATATTAGAATGATCTTTGATAAATGTGGATATAGACCTTGTGTTTCTAGGTCTATAGTAAGGTTGAAACCATAGTCGTTAGAGTCGTGTATTTTAGCTGTTTTAATAAAACAGTCCATAAACTCGTCTAACTGTTCTTGGTATCTTGAGTCTGGAAAGAATAGGTAACGTCCTAGAAAGTTTCCATTAGCGTCATTACACTCTCCTGCTAGTTTTAGTTGATAAGGATAATCTTTGTAAATAGCATCTAAAGCTTGTTGCATATTAAGTAAGTAATGATTGATACTTGAGGATAAGAATATTAGGTGTTTCCTGAATAATTTTAGTAGCTTCGATTACGTCTTCTACTAATTGATTATTAAGGACTCCTTTTTCAGTTGAGAAAAGATGATTCCATTCTTTGAAATCAGGAAAGGCTGCTTTATAATATGCAAACCATTCCTTAGAAATATTTTCATGGAAAGTATAGAGAGTATTCCCTGTTAAGAATCTAGGGTCAGTATAACCTGAATAGATTCTAGCTAAGTCAATGATTGCAAACTCACGGTCTGCCCACGTAATCCCCCTCTTTTCAAGAGAGACCGTTCTTGACAAAAGAAGCTTCTCTAAAGTAATATCGCCCCATTGGTAAGGAGCGATTTGTACTGTTCTTGCGACTTCCACAGCAACCTTAATAGATTCTGGGAAGGTAATTATTTTGTTAAGATCCATCATAACCTAGTTGTAAATGATCTGATTGTGAATGCATAGTTACATTTTGTACATTTGTAACCATCAGTTATATCTACATAAGAATAACCATCTTCTGCTGCTCTATCTTGTACCTTCATTACGCTAGGGAAGCTGCTTACCACATAGCCGTTGAATGTTCCTTTGCACCAATACTCCAGGTTAGACCCGCAAACATTGCAGGACCTTAAAGTTAGTTTTGGTGCCTTGTTATTACTAGGGATCTGTCTTTGCATAAAGTGCTCTCAAGTACTTGACATGATCATAGTTGTATTTAACCATGTTCTTGTAAGTTTCATACTTGAGAGTAATGTAGCTGTCAGGCCACTGAATATTTATGCCTAGAAAAGATGTATTAAGATTTACTCTGTTGAGGTCGCTAAAGAAGAAAGGCTTAACTTTCGGCGTATCCTGTACTACGTAGTACCCTTTACACGCCAAAGGAACTATCCAATTATCTGCAAAGCCTACAAAGCCTTTACATTGAGGAGAGCTACTTAGTTTGATAGTTTCAACTGAGATTTCATTAACAAAGACCAGTTTAATATCTTGCATTCCCCACACTCTAATAGCTGGGTATGCTTGTTCATAACACTCTTTACTACTGCACAATAGAAAGTCTTCAGCCTCAATACTACCTTTGTAATCAGGTAAATCAAAGATAGGAATGAAGTTATAGTCAGTGTTAAGTTTTCTTGTCCTAGCCTTAAGAGTAGAGGCTACTCTTTGAGGTATGGAGAAGTTTGCATTATAGTCAGGCTTTAACTCCTCCATGTGCTTTTTAGATTCTGATATAAGATCAGACCAGCACAAAAGATTGTACTTAGAGTTATGGATCTTATGCAGATCCACTGTCATTGATGTCAAAGGCTTTTCTTTAACATAGTTAAACAAAGAAATAACTGGATTATCACTTTCAAAATAAATAGTTTTATTATACTTTGAGTGTGAAATCGATCCGTACGCAGCCGAAGCTGTAATAAAATCATCTGTCTTAATAATCATATACAGCCTCTACTGAGCCGTCATTCATTTTAAAAGTTTTACCAAATGTTGCAGGAAAGTGAGTAGTCATATTTATTTGAACACCATATGTTTTACAGTAGTCCTCTAGCATCTTTCCTACTTGACTCCAAGCATTACTATCTAAAGAACTTAATATTTCATCACAAAAAATGACTCTTGCATGAGGAGGTACTATCTTGATGAAACATGCTAAGAATATTAGGAAACAACCTATAATGTACTCAGCATCTCCGAGATCTTCGGAAAGATCTTCATTAATCGTTCCGTTCTTAGCTAGAATAGCTTTTATCGATTGTATGTTTCCATCAGCATCTTCGATAAAGTTAAACGTAAACTCATAGTCGTTTGGAAAGATTTCATTATAACCATCAGTTACAAACTTACTAATTGCTACGCAGTCTTGTTTGAAAGTACTTAAGCTCTTTGTAAGAAGTTCGTAAACTTTAGTTAGATCCTCCTGCTCTTTTAATAGTATAGTATGCTTAGCTTTTAGTTGATTAACTAAGCTTTCTATCTTATCAATTTCTAAGCGTAGTACTCTGATGTCTAGATCAGTTGCAGATAATTGCTCTTGGGCATTCTTAAGGCTGATCATTCTCAATCAATTCTGAGAGTTCATTTAGACTCTCCTGACTTGGTTTTAAGTTCTCTAGATTCTTCATAAGCTCGAACAATTCGGTTACGCTCAGTGAGCTTATCGGAATTTCTAGATTTATCAACGGGCTTAACAATTCTGTATCCAAAGTTTTTAAAAGGTTTAGTAATTGTGTCTCGGCTACGATTATCTCCGTTTCCAAGTCCTTGATATTCTGAGTAATTGTTGTTAAACTCGGTTGTGTCATTATAGTAATCTTCTGCTTTTATTTCGTCCCAGAACCTATGTTCATATAGTCTAGGGTTTTTTGAATATAACATGGGTCAAAACCTTCTTTAATTCCTACTGCTTTAACACGTTCTTCATCAGAAATGTTTTCAATAGTATCTAGCATTGAGGATAAGCTTTTTATTATTTTAGTTTTCTTAGGCTTTTTGATATAGTTATCAAAAGATAGCTGAACAGGAAGATCGATCTCTTCTATTTCTATTGTAGGATCTAAACTGATAATAGGAACAATTAAGTTCAAATCATCACTAACAGCAAGCTTGCCAAAGGCTCCTGGATTATAATATACAACACCATTATGAGTTGTAGGTCTAATACCTCCATGCTGATCACCAAGAAGGACTAGTCTCATGTTATTTTGATTGTAGTTAAACATATTCAAACTAACCGAATACTTTCCATCTTTAGTGACAGGTGCATGTACAAGATAAATATCTGAGTAAGGCAATGTTACATCATTACCCATAAATCTATGGAACAATTCTGTATTCCATGAAATACCTTTTACGCTATAGTTACTAGCATAGCAAGATTCTAAACAGAATAAGTTTTCACAAACCTTTAGCAGTACTCCTAGACTTGTCTTTTTCAGTTCTTTAGGATCTACAGAATCACCCTTTAAGTCGTGGTTTCCATAGATAGTATAGAATAGCATATCATTCCTTTTCTCAAAGCATTCTGCTACTCTGTTAATATCTTCAGACTGTAACTCGGTATACTTATGAAAGATATCGCCACCAAGAAGAATCTCATGGATTCCTTGAACTTGGTAGATGTCTAAAACTTTGTCAAGTAATTCTAGTTGCCATCCTAGAAAGTCTGGATAACCTATAGCTTTAGGACTTTTACATGTTAAATGAAGGTCAGTTATGAATCCAAAGGTCTTCCGCATGTCTCACATCTAGGTATAAGTTTTTCAAGTTCCCAGTAAGTAGTTTGAATTGCAACCAAGTCATCTTTTTTATCTATCAACTGAGTAATCTTTTGCGTAATATTATCAATACTAGCAGAGGATCGTTGAAGCTTTAAAAGATTAATTCTATGTCTTAAATAGATTAGTTCCTTAATAGATGTTTTTAACTCTGAGATAAGTTGTAGTTTGATATACTCATCTCTTTGCTGTAGTTCACTTTTTAAGAAGTCTTTTAAGTTAATAAGATCCTGTATCTTAGATAAACTATCTTTACAAGTGTTTGCTAGTTTTAGTTTTTCTATATAATTAATTAATCTATGCTTACGAGAAAGTAAGTTACTAAGCTTATCTAACTTAGTAACCTTTAAGTCTTTGTTCTCATTTATAGTGGTTCCAAGAACTTCTGATTCGCCTTTGTATTTAGCTAGGTGCTTCTTACAGTCTTTTCTTGACTGAGATATTCTTGAGTAACTAAAGACTCCTGCCAGCTTTAAGTATAAGCCTTCAGAAGATCTAGGAAGATACTCAAATATATCACTTGCTTTAAGAAAATGAAAGTTGTATGGCTTCCCACTGATAGTGTAATCATAGAAACCTAAAGCTTTAAAATTACTTTCAAGATCAGTCTTTTTTAAGTACTCTGTACCATTCAGAATAACAGTACTAGTAGACTTACTTCTACTACGTTGTATACTAAAAGTTGGGGATTCAATAGTAATAGTGCTCTTAGACGCACCTCTTTTTACTTTGGTGAAAGCCCAGTTTTCATTTCTTAGAACTAACTTGGTAGATTTCCAAATAGCTGAGGATTTACCAGAACCATTGCTACCAATAAAAGAATTAATAGTAGGTGATAAATCTAATGAAATATCACCTATATTCTTAAAGTTACTGATTACAATTCTACTTATCACGATTTGTAGCGATCATATTGAGTCGAATCTTGATTTCTAGTAAATCATGTCGGATCTCTTCTGTTCTTATTAGATGAATTGCATCAGCTATAACGCCAAAAGCGATAAGTACGAAGAATAAACCGATAAAGTATTTAATTGTCTTGTTATCTTGCATTATGTTTTCCTAAAACTATCGAAGCTACGGTAGTAATCACCGTTTGTTTTAACTCTTCCATTGTTCCTGCATTGATAAGCATATGTTCAAACTTATACATATCTAGGTCAGTCTCAGAAGAGTGGTCGTTAGAATAGTTGTTACTATTCCTAGTTAGTCGAAACAGCGTTCCCCATCGTTCGATTAGTTCAGCTTCGTTCCAAAATCTTGTATCATCATTAATAACAAAATCGTATCTTTGGTATTCTACTGAAGCAAACTTCTCTTGAACAATTCTTGTCCAATGGTCATAGTCCATTCTTCGAATAAAGTCATTACCATACCAAACTAAGAGAGGACGATACATCTCTTTATGGTCAGGATCGTCTAAATGTTCTCGTGGAACATTCCAGTCTTTAAGAAGAACATTCCAGACTTCATCCTTAAGCTCTTTGGCAAAAGAAATTCTTCCAACCTTATAGCCTAAACTCTCTAGATGCTCTTGTAGGAAGTTAGCTGCTGTAGTTTTACCGCTACGCAGTTTTCCTGAAAATCCAATAACTGTCATAATAATTACTCAATTATAGCCATAATATCAGAATGGCTTACTAGAAGGTACTGTTTATCAATACCAAATGTCTTCAAATCAACCTTCATTGTTCTTGAAGGATCGTAGAATACTCTATCACCTGCAGCTACTTGCCAGGGAATAATACTTCCATCAGCATTAATCCATCCTGTGCCTAGCTTGATAACAGTGCCTGTATTAATAGGAGTAGCCCTTCGTTCAGGTAGTAACAACCCAGACTCAGTTTCTACTTCATTTGTATCAGGCTCGATAAGTAGGTTATTATATAAAGGTGAGATTTCACCTAATTCTTTATTTGTTAAAACTGCCATAACATCAAACTCGACAATAAGAAATACTTGATCTTCAGTTAGAATCTTTTCATACGACTTTAGTCCAACCATTCCGTGCCTCATAGCACAGACAATATCACCTTCTTTAAAGGGCAATGGTATTAACTTACCGTATGGACTATAAGTTCCTGGGCCTACTGAAATAATTTCTACCCACTGCTGCACAGTGTTTGGAGGAAGGAAGATTCCTTCAGGCATCGGTAGTTGCTTTGCTAAAATATAATTGTGAACTGCTTTTAATTTCATACTATTATTCTGTCTGTCCTAATCTCTAGTCCAGCTTCTTCAAGTCCTATTCTAAATGTAGCACCTAATCTTGCGTAAAGAGAGGCTTTAACTTCCTCACTTGAACTACGCATAATATGTGCTGGGTGCGTATTATAAATTACCTTACCAAAAGCACTGTCGTAGATTTGATTAGGGTTTAGTTCTTTAGATAGTTTTTGTTTAGGTATACTAAGAATTGCTCTACCAGCAACACGACCTAGTACTATAGTAACCTTAGGCTTTACTGTAAAATAAGATAAAACAAACCATTTGAAACACTCTCTTAACGAAGACTCGTGTGGTGTTTCGTCATCAAACGAGAGTTGATTCCAGGATCTACAAAGTGCTACGTTAGTTATAAACCAAGGGCTTGTCTGAATCTCTCGATTCCAGCTATACCTAGGATACTTAAGACCATACAAATCTAGTAGAATTCCGTCTACAATAGTACCAGTAGATCTAATGTACTTTTGTACACCTAAAAAGTTCCCGTCGTCTACATATTTAGGTTCACAAACCACAGCCTTCTTCTTATCAATAGGCCAGATCTTTCCAGTTTGGATAAGTCTTGAAGAGTAGCATTGATGAATCTTTTCACATGAATTACAGTGACTATTTCTAAGTTCTAAAGCAGATACTAGCGGGGTCTTACTTAGGTCCTCTAGGAAGCCAGGCCCTTCTAAGACTACCATAATAGGAGCATTGAAATGACCGTCAGGATAAACCACATGGTTCCTGGTCTTATAAAGAACACAGTCTTTGCACTCGCTAATTCTTAATTCCCAATAAGATTTAAAAAACTCTTCTGGTGTTAAACTAGTGTCATGAGTAAATGAATGCTTTAAATCCTTACCAAATAAGATGTCAAATCTATTCGATTCTGTCTTACCTCTTGGTGGTAGATAAGTATGTGTTAATTTTTTGTTGCCTAAAAATGTACTAATCTCTTCTAGGATTGGGTGCATATGTCTCTTCAAAAGATTTCATGTAGTGTTGTTTCTTCATTCTAAACTCCTCAAGCAGCTCATCAAAGTCTTGTAACGAGTGACTTAGTAAGTAGTCATCTAGACCCATTTTAGTACTACCTTCTAAGGGAAGAAGAACTGGAATTATATTCAGTACCTTTCCAAATTTAATATACTGTTTAATAGCTCCTGAAAAATTAAAAGTGTTTTGGTCAGAGTCTAGAATCAAATACAAATAACTAACCTGTTCAGCTAATTTTAATATTATATTTTCTAGTGGTTTAGCAATACCTATACCAGGTAATCCTAAACATGGATAGTTAAATTGATTACAAACAATAGTTTTAAACTCGCCTTCTGTAATTATTACAGAATCTGTTTTCGGAATCTTCGTAGGTTTATATAGATAATTATAATGAATACTATCCTTAGGAGCTAAGTACCTAATACTATCGTAGTCTCCAGCAACAGCATCTAAATACGGAGTAGATCTAGTTTTAAATGAGACTAGTGATGGTTTACTCTTAAAACCATAGTAAGGAATAAATACTCTTCCTGGCTTTAAAACTGCAGGGAGTCCGCCAGTCTTAGAGAGAATGTTGTAGTTATAGATTTCATCACCAAAAACATCTTTTAAAATAGTTCTGATATCTGTTGGTATACTACAGATATTAAACCGACTAGGATCTAGAATACCTTTTCCTTCCACAAACTTTCTTTCGTAAGGTAGAAGGCTAAGGTGCGGTAGAAGCTTATTAGTAAACTCAGGAAGAAATTTGTTGTACTCTCTCTTAACGAGATTAGTATTCGAGTACCCTTTAAGAATAAGACCCTTACCAAAACCACAAAAGAAGCAGTTTAAAAGACCTAGTTCTAAGTTTACATGAACCTTATGACCACAATTAGGACACTCATAGAGTTCAGACTGACCTTTAGTTCCTATGTGCTCACCAAGATCTTCCAGAGTTATACTTTTAAGGCTCATAATTTTTAGTTTCTGCTGCGTTTGTAACTTTCTTAAAAACAAATCTCATTTTATGGGCAAATAGCTTGTTTTGAAGTAAGTCTATAATAATAGTATCAGGAAAATCATCAGTACTTAAAGGATCGCCTTTAACCTTTAATGTCTTCCACTGTTCTTCTCTACTTGTAATAAAGGTATAATCTTCTAAACAATAAAAAACCATACCATCAGGCCACCAGGTAAAGGCAAACATAGGTGTCTTCTTTCCATAGTAGTAACCTAGAAGCTTTACAAACCATTTACTTTCAATAGTAAAATGATCTGTATTAATAGTAGACTTTACTTCAACAGCTATGTCACTGTCACATAGAAGAACATCGCTCTTAAGACCTTTGTTTCCACTACCTGGGGTAGCCATTGTTTTGAAGTAAGGCCGTAGTGCCTCTCTAACCTTTCTCTCAGAAACCTTCCAGAACTCTTCTTTCATATTGCAACTATCGCTGAGTAAGAATAAAGGTATTTAGTTAATCCTATTATTTGGTCAAGTATTTTTTCTAACTCATCCTTATACTTTTTATGTAACTCGTCAGTAACTATTAGTCTTACTGTTCTCTTATTTGATTCAAAAACTAATAATGATTGTCTTGCTGAATTATTTTTATATACTATTACAAAATTATCTTTAAGGCCTTTGTTATAAACAGATCTGGATTGAACTAGCAGGTCTGTAGTTTTTAATCCTAATTTCTGACAAACATCTTTGTTTTCTTTTAGGTACTTTGCCAGCCTGTTTGTAAAAACGTAACCTTCGGTAAAGTTATGAGAAGCAGAAGGATTTGTATGAACTTTACTAAGATAACCCATCGTAGTAATTGGATTTGCATCATTTAAATAAATACCTGTATTATAACTATAAACTGCACTTACTAAGCCTTTACCATTATAATTCCAATTTCTTAGTTGTTTAGTTGTATAATTGTTAGTGCCTATTACAATAGTAGAAGAAAAGCCTTCAAAAAAGTTAGTATTAATATCATTAGGTAGATCTCGAGTTAAGGTTTTCATCTTACATACATACTATAGTACAGTAGTTATAGCCAAAAATATTTTTAGCTTCTTCTAAGACTCCGTCTAATAAACTGAATATATACTTTGATCTTGGCGTCTCTTTGTCAGGCTTGTAATAAGTAATGATCCCTTTGTCTAGGTCAATACAAGCATAGTCCATATCTCTATACCGACTATGGATATGAATCAGAGAACAATAGATCCTAACACTTAAACCAGCAACACCAAGATTCTTTATTTTATTCTTAATAAATAAAAATCTTTCGTTCAAAGCAAACTCATAGTGGCATGTGTGCATTTCAAGATGTTTATAAACTGGGTACAAAGATTTATTTTCATCTAGAACTTTAATATGAAGATAAGGATGCATATGACCTGCTGCTGGGGCAGCAATATTATTTACTTTAACTAGCTTCTTCTGTTTATCTATATCAGATTGACGATAATAAACAGTAAAATTACTATACTCATTTGAGAGTGAGGGTAGAAAATAACTCTGATCAAACCTAGTAACTGTTTTCATTTATCTAAATACATCTTTACCTGATCTTAGAATACTAACTCTAGCTGATAGTAGCTTTGCAGCTGACTTTACTGATGACACAGCAGATCTAGCAAAGACCTCCTTTTCCTTCTGAGTAATTTTGACGTTCTCAGCTAGGTTATCCCCAGCAGCTTCAAATTCAGCTTTATAGAGAGGATCTTCTAGTGCTTCACATAAAGCTAGAAGTCCTGAAGCATATGCAATATAGTTGTCATAAGTAATATTGATCTCAATAGGAGTTCCTTCAGGCCTTTCATGCAAAGCCCAATCCTCACTATCTAAGATGACATCTTTGGTTAAAGAAACTAGATTGTCTCTAATCTCTCTAAGTTTCTTTATTGCTGTTGTATGATTAATTGAGAAGATTATTTCTAACAAATCTTCACTAGGTAATAGATCTTTCTTATAGATTGTGTACATAACTATCTCTTACGACGGTCCTTCTTAAGTGTTTCCCAAGAGTCAACATACTTAGCGTACTGACTACTTGTGAATGGATATAGTTGACATCTGCCAGACTCTAATCCATAGAACATAGTTCTATCTTCGATAGATACTTTATTCTTTGGTACCTCTAGTCTGATAATTGGTCCTGTAAAGTCATCCTCTTCAGCCCTAAGGAAGTTGTCAGGATTTTCTTTATAGTCGTTTCTTAGAATGAACGTTGCTGAAGCAGCGTAGTGAACTTCTAATGATCCTCTGATGTCTTCGGGCTCAGGTTCGGACTTAGCACCTAGCTTTCTAAAGTGGGCTGATCCTACAATCATTATCTCAAGCTTATGAGCTAACTGTGCAAGTTCCCTAATGTACTCATCTATTTGGTACATTTCAGTAGCAGAGAGTTTAACATCCTGCCAAGCATCAACGAAGATTACAATCTTAGTATCTGGGTTAGGAAACTTCTCTCTTGCTCCCTTTAAGAGCCTCTCAAAGGAGGTATAGGTACCAATGTTCATGGTCCTATAATCACCCTTTACGTCTCTAATGCTGTGATAAGCATTTAAAGGCCAGAACCTGCCTTGCTTAATCATTTCCAGAATAGAGTCTCTTGCGTGGTAATATGACTTCACAACATAAGGGCTCATTGCACCCATTTGGTGGATATCACTATAACAAAGCCCAGATCTATTAGCTACATACTGCTCCCATCTCTTACCCATTGGGTCATCAAGAGAAAGGTCAATAACAACTAGATCTGTATTTAATGGATTAAAAATTAAGTCCATCATGGTATGAACCATGAAAGTACTCTTACCAGCGTTAGCATGGCCTGCTATTAGAAGCAAACCAGAGTCGTAGTCACTTAGGGCCTTACATAACGAAGAGACCCCTACAAAGGGCAGGAAGGGGCCAGTAATAGGCTCGTGTTCTACGATCCATTGTAGTGATGGACCTTTCCTCTTCTTGTTCTTGTCTTCAAGTTTCTCTACTTCATTAAGATAGTTTTCATAAAACTGTCCATTATCTGCAGAGATTATTTGTTGCACATTTTTCGTATTGTCTTGTGCGTACGGGTTATTAGAAATCATAGTCTGGAATATTTCTCGTATAAGTCGTCGAATGGATTATCTTCAAGGTCTTTAAGGGCACTGATTACATTTGTAACCAAATGGTTTTCATAAAGTGGTGTAAGAAATCTGTTCATATCTAGACGTACAGCATTGAACTTACCTCTTTTTACCTCACCATAGATAATACAAGTTTGATCTTGTAAGTCAGCAATAGATTCTTTTCCTGTCCAATGAAGACTAAACACTTCATCGGTAGTAATATCTCTGCATTTAAACTCTCTGTCTTGTATATCTATGACCTTGCCAATATGAGCAAAGATCATTATGACGCCTTAGTCGCAGACCTCTTTAAAGATTCCTTCAAAACTAGAAAGGTCAACTTATTAAACCCCTCAGTATTTAAAGGACGAATTCCCATCTCATCGCAAAGATCAGAGATCTCTTGTCGATCTGTATCATCGATAGGTTCAACAATCTTTTGCTCAAGCTTACTCATGTCCTTTGGGAGTTTTGACATGGTCTTGCAAAGCTCCTCCATGACAGTTTGATACTCAGGCTTAAAGCTAATCTCAAAGTTATTAGCTTCTAGATAGGACATACAATAGGTAAGACCAATAGTATGAATCTTAGATAAATAATTCTTCAGTTCATCAAGTGTCTTTGCTGAGACAAGGTACAGGATTGGGATTACCTGCCCTTCTACATCAATGTAGAAAGTAACAGGACAGACTAGTTGATCCTCTCCTCTAGGTCGATCAATGTTTCCATAAATAATTTCTTTAATGCTTATATGATTGGACATAGTTCCAAATTCCTCTTACTCCATTAAATGTTGAGAGTGGAGTTGCCTCTCCTTTTAAAATTAATTCCTTTGCGTAAAGGAAAGCAGGTGATATTCTACCAAGGCGGTAGTCTATAAATAGATCACAAGCACCTACACTGCCGCGAAACTTGACTAGCTTACCTATTTTCTCTCCGTTGAAGAGATGGTTTGGTTCAGAAGAATCTATTACTTCGATAATCTCAAACCAGTTTAAGTCAGGCTTCCTTATCTTTCTAGCACGTTCTGTGAAGATAGTTACGCAGTTGTTATCGTATGCTCTAATAGAGTCTCGAAGTTCCTCAGGTTTAGCTTTTAAATTCCAAGTTTTGCTGTCTGAAAAATAATGTATGTTATCAAAAACGTACACAATAGGAAAAGTCTTTCCTAATCGTTGTCTAATTTTTGTTACGACTTCTAAGATATCTTTAGGTTCGTATGCTTGGATATAAGCAAGCTTTTCCTTGTCAATATCATAAAGTCTAAATTCATATAACGACTTAGATAGGTCGCAGTAAACAACAAAAAATCCTTGCTGTTGCAAATCCTTAACCAGTTCTAGAGAGAAAGAGGTGAGCCCATCTCCAGACTCACCTCTGACTAAAATATCTCTACCTTTACCAAACTTTAGAATTTGTTGTAAAAGATAGTTTTGTGGTAAGAAATCTTTCTTACCTGGGCACCTAGTTAAAAATGTTCTTAAAGGGCTGAAGTGCATGTTAGCCTGTTATTTGTGAAATCTCATTAGCAAGAGAGTTTCTAAATTTTCTTAAACTTTGATACTCGTTCTCAACAAAAGAGGATGTAACCATTCGTTGATTTAAGATAGCGTGGCTTACTATATCTAACGAAATATCGTTTCTAGGTTTACAAATCTCCATGTGTCTCTGTCTCGGTCTCATGACAGGGATAAGACAAATGTAGCCTGTAAGAGTCTTAGAACCATACTTAAACTCTTGGAGCTTTCGTGATTTGAATACTTCAAGAACTTGAGCATAATCCCAAATAGAAGAGAAACTATCTTCGTTAACCATAGCAAACAGAGCCAAAGCTCCTTTCGCTGTTAAAGTAGTAAAGTCTAACAGAAGGTCGATAGGTTCATCTTGATAGTGTGGTTGGATTGGTGAAGGACTCGTACATATTTTGACTCCTCCTGGAAGTACTAATCTGCATGGACCTGTACCTTCGTTAACTTCATCGTATGAAATTAACTCCTGTCTCCAAACATCTAGGCCGGCTTGGTTTGGACGATAAACCAAATCAGGTTGATTCAAATCTTCAACATCAGGCAAAAGCTTGATTGTCTGAAGAACGGAACCTACTTTCTTTTGGCCTGAAGGGAACAAATCCCCTCCGTCAAGCATTGACTGACTAGTCTTGACAATAGCAACCTTTAGAAAGGTTGTATAAGGTTCAATAACCGAGTGTACTTTGACAGGTTGATATGGATTAGCAAACCGTTCCGCTTGTCGTAAAGAACCTGCTTCTCGAACAATTCGGTTACATGGGATGGCGTTATGAAAGCCGAAAGATAAAAGCTTTGCAATAAAAGCTGTTCCGTTTTTGTCAGCAAGATAAACTCTTTGTGAGATATCCCTTTTAGGAATTGAATAGAAGTCGAGCTTATGCTCTAGTTTCTGCTCAATATAAGGGCGTAGCTTTACCAACAGCTTTGCCTTCTCTTCCCCAGCCTCAACAAAAGGCATCTTAGCAAGCTTTTCCTGGTACTCTTGGGTAGGTTCCAGTAGAACATAACTTCGAGCAAGGAACTCAGAAACTTTATGGTTTTCCCACTTGCCGTTGATTACTTCCCTCTCAATAATAGGGTACGATGAGAAATGTTTCGTATACTGGGAAACTGTAAGGTTGTTGATTCTATCTTGGGTAAAATCCTTACTACCTGCAAAGTAGTTATGCTTCTTGATACCCTTCTCCAAATCAGCAAGAGTTTGAATCTTAAAACCTTTGTCGTTAAATATAATGGTCGGAGGTATTGCCGTAGTGGGGGACTCGGTGGTAATATCTCCTTTAGTTACAGTGATATAGAACTGACTGTAATAACCACTCTTTACTTTTTTGATGGTGCAGGCCATTGTACTTTCCCTAAAAACTGCCGACCTTCGCAGTAAACCTCAACCGGAGTTTTGCTGCTATCAGGTAGTATAGCTTTAAATGTTTGTGCAGGTTGAATAGACAGACCTAATAAATAGGCTCTGCCTAGTGAACTGTTTGCACTGCAAAATACTTCGGTGTATAAAGAATCTTTGTAATTAATAGGATTGTTAAGAGGAACTCTGATCATTATTCTATTCTCTGACAATAATCTAAGTAGGATTGAGAAGTAGGGAATGTTTCAAGAAACTTTTCAATGTCCTGAATTTTTCCTGAGGTAACGGTCTTTGCAAACCAATGTCCTTTAGACTTCTGAATCTGAATATTAAGATAAACTTTATCAATATATTCAAGCTTTTGTTTAATCTCTTCTTTAGAAAAATCGCCTTTTCTAATGTCCATGACAAATTCAACTAACTTGATTGCTTCAGGAGCAATATCCTCCCAAGCTTTGTTCAATGGCTGATATTCATTAGTGTACTGAAGAGATTTAAGGTACAGTAGCCACCTAATAATATAGGTAGCTTTGTCAATTGGTACATGATCAATCTGAGCAGCAAGGTATTCTGCTTCATTAAGATCCTTGTTTACCAAAGACTTTTTAATAAGAAGTTTAATATCGCTATCTGTGATTGAACCTTGGCTTCTTTCTAAAGGAACGTCTTGGATTAGAGGAGTTCCTTTTTTACTGAAGCTACAAAAGATCATATCACCATCTGCGTCGCCTTCAAGACAGTTCTTCAGAACAGCTTGATTAAGCCAAACGCAACCTAACTTTGATTTGATTTCTCCACCAGGTCTGTTAGATTGCTGGATAACCAGATTAAGCTCGATAGTAGTTTGTGGCCCTAGATTAGGATACCGAACTACAACAACTTTTCTACACTTAGACCAATTGCTGTTATATCTAACGAGTTCTTTAAAACTCTCAGAAGATATCATTACCTCATCAACGCCTACATTCTCATGTGACTGAGCAAAGGCACTGAATCCTAGATTATGAGATCTCTTGAGAATAGATTCTTTTACAAAGTTACTAATTAACTCGTCTAAAAGTTTCAGAGCTTTGTTCAGTTCAGCAAACTTAATGTCAGGATCTTCAAACCTGCTGGAGTTAAATATACTTCCAAGAACAGGAGAAATAAAAGTACTTCGTACTACTGCGTTCTTGCTGTCTAAAGATACAGTAGAAAGATTCTTTTGAAGAGTCGAAGGAATTTCAATTTCTTCTCCCCCTAATTCTATAATAGTTGGGATATCCCCTTTAATTCTGTTTGTTGAAAGGTATTGTTCCATTTCTGTACGACATTAACAGTATGACTGCTATTCTTTGCCCAATCTCTAAGTTTGAAAAGAGTTATAGTGTAGCACAAATCGTAGAAAACCAATTAGATGTTTTTCCAGAGGCTACCTTAATCACAACTTCAGATTTTAAAGAGAGCGTGGTTAACGAAGTTCGGATGTTTCCAAGATGGATTACTTCAGAGGGATTGGAAGAGTACTACCAACGAGTAAAGGAGTCTCTTACCGAATGTTTTTTGGGTGTTGAAGTTTGCTTAATCCATGATGTGTTTTTTATTGAAGGATTTATGCACCTTAATTATGCAATAAGGCGCCTTAATCCAAGTGTTAAATTCATTGTGTGGAGTCATAGTTTGACTGGACAGCAGTATACTGGACTAAACTACCAACCATACCCAAACGCGGTCTATGTAGCTTTAACTCCTTACATGGTGAAGGGTATCTCAGAAAGATATTCAGTACCAGAGGAGGAGGTTATTGTTTTACCTCATTTTACTAAACCACCTAAAAATCCTATGGTTAGGTGTTTGTACGATAATTATGATTTAAATAAATATGACCTTGTTTGTGTGTATCCTACAAGAATTGCTGAATTCAAAGGTATACACAAAATAGTTTTTCTACTAAGTTTAATAGAAAAGACTTTTAAATGGAAGACTCTTCTAATTGTTCCTAACTCTTATGCAACTACTATCCAACAGTTAGTTTTAATGGACAACTGTAAAGATATTGAAACTAGTATTAAAGGTTATTCTAATATGATCTTTATGTCTCAGGTCTCTGAACAGTTTAAAATCACTACAGATCATGAAACAGTAAGATCTTTGCTAGATATTAGTAATTTATTTATAATGCCCTCAACTTCAGAGAGCTTTTCTTTAATTGTACTGGAGGCCATCCAAGCAAAAATTCCCCTAATTTTGAATAGTGATGTACCTACTTTTCAATTCTTTAAAGAGTACGAACCACTATATCTTCCATTCAATACCCAAATCAGCACCAAATGGTTTAAACACTATAGGGGACGCCTTTACAGGTTCTTGTCCCCTATAGTATCAAGAAGAAATAAGGATAAGCTCTTAAACTACCGAACCTTCTTGTTGAGAAGTGCGGTAATGTAGCCGTAGACACTCCAGGGGAAGGCGGCTACTGTTTCGATAGTATCCTCAATGAAGATAACCTTAGAAATATCTTCGGTGACATCCCTAACCAAGCAGTTCTCGTACTCAGTGAACAGACTATGGGTGAAGAGCCTAAGGCTTTCTTCATTCTCATTCTGATCAACTGCAAGAACTACTGCGGCATAGAGAGTAAGGAAGAAGATCGCATCGGAAGGACTACTATTGGTAATGTTCCAGAAGTTTCCTTTCTTGCAATCAAGTTCGATAAAGTTCTGAGGTCCAGTGAGTTTCCAGTCAGCAAGGACCTGCTTGTCAACCCACCTCATATAGCCTTCTTCGCTGTTCTGAATAACAGCTTCAAGAAGTTTTGCAACCTCAGGAGAAGGAGGAACCATATAGATCCTAAGGACCTGCTCAGTTTCTTGGGACAGCTTGATGCCTGGATCTAGAGTAGGTCCAAGAGTGCCATCCTTGTAAGCAGTGTGGATAGATCGAAGTACTCCCACAAAAGCCTTGAACATGTCGTTATGCCCAAGCTTTGTTTCAGTGTAGTCCTTCACAATAGCAGTGCTTTGCGTTTTTGTCGCAAAGAAACTGTACAGGGATACAGCATGAGCAAAAGCTGGCTTGCAGAACCAGCTAGTAATAAGCATAGCTGCCTGGAAAGTACACAGGTCAGCAGGAGGCATGTCATTCTTGCCTTTCCAAACAGATTGCATAGACTCAAAAAGCTTTTCACTCGCAATACGAGTTAGCTTTCTTCGGCCTTCAACACATTTGGAAATGATGAGATCATACTCCCCGAAGTCTTGACCAAGAATACACTCAGGTACTATATCAGCAGACTTGTTCTTCAGCAACTTGGTTCGAACAGCCTTGATAGCGTCATCAATCATGGTAAAGCTTGCAATATCAGTCTTGGAAAGATGTTCCTGAATGACACCCTCTCCAGCTAATTGTGTAAGCCTCTGATTGAATTCAGCCGCAGTCTTAATTCCTCCAATAGCAAGGAAGTCTGATTTCTTAGCAATAGTAGCAACTTTCTTTTCTGCTGGTTCAACAGTAATGAGTTTTACTTTTGCTTCGACACCAGCAGCAAGTTCTACTTTAAGAGCATAGTCTATTGCCCATGTTGAGAGAACTCTCATAAGGCCAAGCTTATCTCCATAAAGTTTCTTAATGCTAGCCTCAGTAAGAGCATTGAAGTACATATTAAAGAAGACATAGACTGACCATAAGCCATACAATGACATTTCCTTCTTGTCAATTGTAGTCTTAACCTTGTCCATCCAAGCCCTAATCTGAGTTGGGTATGGATTTTCCTTGGTTTCAGGACTAAGTCTAAAGTCTCCTAGATCAGCAGGCTGCTTACTGAAAATAGCCGATGCTTTCTCAAGCTGGTCTAAATCAGTAGGCAGAAGAAACATTTTATTCAATGATGCTATAAGAGGGAAAAAGTCCTTGGTATATGAACTAGGTTTATCGATGCTGAAGACAGCTTCGAAATCCCCCTTAAACGCTTGAGAAAACATAGACTTCATCTTGTTATAGTCAGACGAATAAACTCCTGCACCAGGAGCGGCAGTAAACATAAATTTTATTACCTCATCCGCGGTGCTAGAAATAGTAACCGTGTGTGCCGAGCTGTTCGTCCCACCACTCTGATAAGGATTGTTGTGGGAATAAGTCACTCCTTTTGGGTATAGGTCTTTCACCTTTACATTCCCGTCGGTAGACTTAACCAGATAAGACTCAGGCAAGTTGATATCCATTTCCACCGTAGTGTCAATAGGATCAGGTACCTTTATGTAATTGATATTGGAGAGGTGATCAAGACGAATGGCATAATCGAAGTTCTTATCTGACCACCTAGGACCGATATAGGTAGCATGACCACCACCACCTGCTGCAGAAGCACCACCACGCATATAGATAAGGGGGCCGTCCAATGACTCATGCCCCTTGATCCTGTGCATTCTCCAGGTATCTTTCTCATCAACAAACATATCAGCTAATGGGTTTGCAAGAGCTTCCTTGTCAGTAAGACCTGCAGAGCTTCCATTAGGATCAGAAAAGTTAAAAAGTGGGTTAGCTGGGAGATACTCCCTCCACTTGTCAAGATCTGGATTAAGGAACTTGTCGCTCCTGACCCAGATTTCAGAAATGCCGATACCGTAAGGTCGGACCAGTTCCTGAATAACATCGAAGGTTGCCCCCTCTCTTAATCCCTCAGCATGTGTCTGAGGAATAGCTTTGTACCAGGCTTCATCAGCTCCATCTAGTCGTTTGCCCAGATTGCAGCTGATAAATCCCATGCTAGCATTAAAGGCGCACATAGCAACCGTCTTGCCTGACTTTGCTTTCCACTGGATGTAGTCAGCAGGCATAACGATCTCAATATGCTTGGCATTGAGTTCCTTGTAGACACCAGGAACCCTGGTGTCTTCTTCTTGGAAAACTGCTTTAATGTTGTTGAATTCATAAGGAAAGCATAAGACTTCACCAAGAACAGTTTTGTCAAGACCGACGACCGTGATTCTGTTGTCCCCGTTATAGTTATTATTGTTGTTTCCTGCCCAGTGGGACATCTCTTTCTTAATTCTCCTTTGCTGCTTCTTCGCCATTTGGCTCTGTAGGTTCAGTATTGATAACTTGACCTTCTCCCAAAAGTAGTTCAATTCGATCCATTGTTGTTCTGAAAGAGAAAAGAAGTTTAGGGATAAATCTTACACCATGCTCTTCCAGCAACTTGGTAATAAGACATTCGTCTGGAATACCCCAGTAGTTCATAAGAGAGTGGGTTCCTGATAAACCAACACTAAACATCATGTGACGATGCTTGTTCAATTCACAAGGAGGAAGCTTCTCAGCGTTCTTTGCAGCTTCATCCCTCTTCTCGATTTCATCCTCACCGATAATGCTAAAGTCATAGCAATAGGTATTGTCTGTGCCGAAGTTCCAGTTAACAAGGCCAAAACCTTCGGCAGATAGGGCAAGATGCATGACCTTGAAGTCACACATAAAGCCTTCCATCCAAAGCAGCTTTCTTGTTTTTAGATTATCAACACCATCGACAATGACTATATCATTGTCATACCAATCAAGAGTTTTCCAGGACTCGATAACTTTAGCGTCAACATACTCCTTGTATGGGGTAATAGTAAGGTATTCGTTTGAGAACTTCTCAGAACAAACAACAGCTTTTAATCCTCCGATCTCTCTGGCATCGAAGCACTGTGCAGCACAGTTTCGTTCTTCAATATCATCAAAATCATAAAGATGGGCTGTAGTATGGATATGGTTTGAAAGACAGAACTTTGAAAGCTCTTGGATAAAGGCGGAGCCGACCGCCCCGGCTCCGACAACAATAACATGTCTCACTTTTTCAGTCCTGCAAGCAAGGCCTCAGTGACCTTAGCCTGATTACTGTTATACTGGACAACTTTTGTGTTGTTATGGTTAAAGGTAGCCTTCAGCATGTTCGTGCCCCATGATGCCAACCAAAGCTGGAGATCAATAGGTCTCGACGCAGGAGATTGAAGACTCTGAATCTTATTACCATCATTGCCAATACAAGTCCTTTCGCACTGAACGTTGTTAACAGTATAGAACCATTCAAAAGGCTTAATCTGCTCTTGGAATAATTCAGTTGCCCAGTCTGTCCTAAAAAAGGTCAGGGTATCTAGCAACATTTCCTTATTCATAAAGTACAGATCAAGATTGTTTCCACCAATCTTAACACTGCCATAGAATGATCTATTAGCCCACATAAGGCGGGGTGCGCCAAATGAGGAATACTGGCCCGTAGTGAGAACCTTGTTAAAGAAATCCAGCTCAGTCTTACCACGAGCTTTCCAAAACTTCTCAAGCTTAGGAAGAATCCAAGGCTTGGTCATGTCAAGGTGCTGCTGGATAATCTCAACCTGATTACCATTGTTAATGTTGAGCATGTGAGCCATGCTGTCAACAGTGCCAATGTCAGAGAAATAGACAAGGTCTCGACACCCAAACTTTGTAACTGGGAGACCCCAAAGATCTTTGATAGATTGATTGAAATATTCCTCCGCAGTCTTCATCAACTTGATGGTTTCTTTGGAAGGATCTGATAAATCGCAGTAATGGTTAACCCAAGTACCGCTAGGAATAGCTTTATGCCTTGTGGAGAATTCAGGAAGCATTGTAGCTGTCTGACAATTGCGTCAGTAGAGGGGTGACTCGTCGCGGGGGCAGACCCACCCCAATGGTCTGCCCCCTTTTTATCCCACTCGTCGTCCAGGAAAGAAAATCGAGCTGTCAGCTTTTGAGGGCTGACAGCATACTTGTCGTTAGAGCCTTAAAGGCCCCAGGAAGCAGCGCCGGTAACCATCACGCTGTCGCCGCTCTTGTAAACGGAGAGGTGCTGAGGGTTAACGTACCAGGCTTCTGCCGATCCGTTGGTGGAGAACCCATGGTTGTTGACCAGGGTGCTGATGACGGCGTCTCGGGCCTGAGCCTCGATTGATCCACCACCGTTGTTGGCGGCCTGGATCAGCTTCATGAGCTCGTTGGCGCGGGATTGATTGGTAGGAGTCCAAGAACCAGGATAGTTCTTCTTGAGATTCATGAGAGTAGCGAGCTCATCGGACAGGGCAGCGGCGTTGTCGCCTGCAGCCTGAACCTCAGTTTCGCCACTGAATGTCGAACGTGCGGTGCCCTTCTGGGCCGTAACAGTGTACTTGACTAGCATAGTCGTCTCCGGTTTTCACCGAACAAGAGAAGGGATTATAAGTCCTTGAGGGACGGCCTTACCCTTCAATTCTATTTTTATTCTTCGGACTTCAATCCAATGATCGGAATGAGGTTGTCCTTCTTAGAAAGAAGGTTGTCCTTGAGAATGAGTGATGGCACTTGGAACCATGACTTTGAAGAGTATGTGGTATCAAACAAAGTCTGTTGCTTTGTCATGATTTCCTTGATCTCGTCAAGCTCCAGATTGGTAGCAAGAACGAACTGCTCCCAGACTGATGTCAGGGTAATGCCGTTCTTAGTGAGCGTGCAGGGCTCTACGTTCCCATTGATTGAGATGGAGCCGATGTTGACAGAGGGCTTCTTACAGAATCTGAGATGCCTTTCAGTACCGTCATCAAGTACTTCAATCTCAAAGACTGTATCCTTGTCGTGCCCTATTGACAAGGTTATAGGCTCAAAAATTCCGGCAATGATGTTAAAGAGGTCTGGTCTGTTCGCAGCTTCAGAGGTAGTAATAGCGTAAGCGTCCTTGGTATAGCTGATCTTTTCAGCTGCCTTCAGCTCAGTAATAAAGGTATTAATATCGTCCAAACTAACTAGATGGGTTCCACCTTCGAAAGCTTTCTGGGAGATCTTATCTCTCATCGCAATCATGGAGTAACCAGCAGTGTTTGGCTGAATCATAACAAAAAGATCCTTGATATCAGCTTGAGAATGTCTCAAACCATGTGGATATGAAGGAATTGTTTTCACCCAAATATGTTCACAGAGTCCGTGATCAGGTGTTAAGAGAACATGTGAAATAGCATCACAAGTCTTGTGCAAATTTTTAAGAGTTTCAAGTCCACTTTTCATGGATGTCTTTCTTTTTCCTGTCCGCAGGGAAGGTAATAAGAGTTAGCTTTCGACTACCTCTTATTACTTATCCCTAGTATTTTTTTATTTATACATGTGTTATTTCGCAAGCTCCTCCAGCACACGCAGACTGCTCTTCAAGTGCTGTAAGATCTTTCGTTTCGATGATTTTAGAAAAGTCTACTTCTCTCAAGTTCTTAACTCGGTTATTATACTCTTCCTCAGTAATCTCTTCAAATGGAGGCTGCTTGTACACAGCATCATAGGCTGGATATGCAGTTACACCAAGATAAAAATCTCTGTTTTCCCACAACCAGTCAACTACTGATTCCCATTCTCCTTGGGGAACATGAATCGTTGCTGAAACATTATGAGTGTTATCGCCACGCCTGTGAGTAGGCCAAATCCAGTCTTCTGTGATCCTCTTCAATCTTGGAAGATATGAAGTAAGAAGGTCCTCATGTGTGAACTTAGATCCTTCAGGAGCCTTAATAGGAACAACTGTAATGATTTCCTCAGTTGGCTTTTCAACGCTCTCTTCTACAATCTCAGGGTGGTTCTTAAGCAGGTACTGAGACAGAGGTTCATCCATTCGCATTCTAACGCGACGTAGATAATAAGGAGCATACCAAGCATGAATACCTGAAGAAGTACCCATAACAATTGAGGTTGATCCACTCGGTTTGACACATGTCATTCTTGCTGAGGGGTTAATACCGATTGCTTTGGCAACTCTTGTGTTAGTATCAATAACTACTCGAGCTGCTTCTTCTATATCATATGATAAGACTGCTTCACTACCAATACCAGTAAAACTAACACCTAGAAGAGCATCCTCTTCTACTGTCTTTTGCCAGATTGGTCTTAGATAATGAAAGTCAGTAAGACTTGCTTGTAAAGTACCGATCAAAGCTGCAGCCCATACTCGGTTATTTAAGTCATTCTGGTCATCCAGACTACTTACATTAACCTCTGTTAGATTACATAGTTGATAAGGTCTCAACGAAATCTCTGAACAATTATGTACTATAACACCTGAGGCTTCAAAAGCACTAATCTCAGGTATTGTACAATCATACACTGGTAAGTTGCCAATAAGTTCAATACTTCCTACTGTGGCTAAATATTCCTCTTGATTAAGATTTCTCTTGTAATTTGCAAGAAGTTGAGAAAGTCTTGCAACTTTGTCTTTATGGGAAAATCCAATCCGCTCAGAAAACGTTCTTAAGTTCTCTCCTGAAATTACCAATTCCCACATAGCTTTAGTCGCGTAGGGTTTTGACCCTCCTTTTCCGTCAGGTAAAACAGAAAACCCTGCTTTCTTTCGCGGATAAAGAGTAGAAACAATACCTTGTCTTAAAAGCATTCTTTGAGCAATCTCTAGATTGGATTTAATACTAGATGCAAGGCGCACAGAAACTCCTTTTAGCTGATTTCCAATAACAGTACCATCAGCATCAAACCACCCTTGTAGGAACCCTTTGTAGAATTCAGATGATGTACCAATTTCACATTTAGTATTATCTAAAGTTTTAGAAGCTGGAATACCGAATTCTATAGCTTTTTCTAATAAATCAACTGAGCCGTTTTGGTGTTTACCTTTATAGCCTAAACCTTGTCCAAAATCCGAACGTGTTTTAAGGACAGATTTAGCTTTTGATATACCTACTTGATGCTCGTGTTCTGTCCAGTAGCATAGATAAGCAGTATTCTTATAGAAAGTACCATCTCCGAGAAGACTACCCATTAGCCAGCCATCATCAAACGATCCCTTTCCACCCCAATTAGTTTTAGATGAGTTACTAAGTACAATTTTTGTTCCTGAACCTAGGTCTCCTAACTTTACCCAACTATCTTCTCTTGATTTTCTACCTGATTTTTGAGAGGTTCGAATTAGGTGATTGGAAGTAGCTCTAAGTTTATAACCTTCTTTCGTAGTAATTTCATAAACAGGTTGAGTTCCTGTAGAGAAAAACCCTTCTGCTGTAGAGGTATACTCTTGGTTATTAATAATAGTATTAAAAGGCTTACTAACCAAGTCTTTAATATAAACTATACCTTCTGATGTAAGAACTGTTTCGTCACCAGGAAGGCATGGGTTTACACCGTAGTCAAGATTATTTGTAAAGATAATTCCAGGCTCTCCGCTATTAGAAGCTTCGGTTCTTGCCCAGATATCCCTAAATTGATCTTCAGTAACTTCTGATCTAAGAAGAACTGCTGAGTTGTTCGCTCGATAGCGCCACTCCTTTCCTTCAAGCTCATCTCGATGCTTTGAGTTAAGCATCTCATTATCCTGTGGTGAGAATAGGCTAATTAAGGCACTTCTTCGCACTCCACCAGCTAAGACAGCATTTGACAGAATACAAATAATGTCGTGTGCTTCAAGAGGCTTTAGTTTAGTACCATCGCCACGCTCTGTAAGAGCAGCTCTCAGAATAGAGTTTACATGCTCTAGTGCAAGTCGAAGAGGTTCAGGGCCTGGTGCCCATCCACCCGAAGAGATCTTTGCACCCTTTGGCCTAATCTCTGAGTAGATAAACCTAGGCAAAGTTTTACCTGGCACCATATAAGCCTTCATCAAAGCTTTTACAGCGTCACTCCAGCCTTCTATTGAGTCTGCAATAATAAACTTGCGTGACATCTTTGGATTTGATAGACTTGGCAAATTCTCAACATGATGCTGTTGTACAGAAAAGCCTACGCCTACTCCAGAGAGAAGTAAGAACATTATTTCAGAGAATGACCTATAGTCATCTATAGGACAATAGCTACAGTTAAATACTCTAACAGGTGACTTGTCCATAGCTGGTCCTGCAAACTGCATAGACCTCATGCTTGGAAGCACCTTTCTATCATAAACTAGCTTATAAGCCTCTTCAATATCAGCACTAAGATCTGGATACTTTGAGAGCCAGTAGTCTTTATTTCTTGTTACAATTTCGTCATAAGTTTCCCTTCGATCCTTTTCAGGGATATAATTAGCATATTTAGTATATACTGTAAGATCTGATAAAATTCGTGAATTTACATCCATAGTAATTTGTTAAATTCTCAGCTACGATAAGCTGAAACTCCTTTTCTTGATAGGTAAGTTATGTTAGAGTACCTAACACAAGCCTTACCTATACAGAGTTAATTATTAAATGAGGAAACGATACTCTTTAGTTCTTGAGGAGCATATAAGTACATTTCAATAAGTTCTTTTTGGTCATAGATCTCAAGAAGCTTACTCCAAATAGTCTTTGTAGCAGCTTTATCTCCAGCCAATTCCAATAGAAATTCTAGCAACTTGGTCTTTGCTGTATCAGGATCGATCAGATTATCACTCTGAGGATCATATAGAACTAATCCAAACTGATCACCAAAAGCTCTAAGACATCTCTTAATAGCATCAGTTACACTGCCCTTAGCGGCAACGTCTATATTAGGACCTACGTATGAAGTAGAACCAATACCTGTTCCAACATCCTCATGTACGACTGTGCCGTGATTTGGGATGTTTACAGTTAGTTTTACCCTAGAAATAAATATGGGCTTAAGTAGATCTGATTCATTCGGAAAGATCTTTTGATCTGTAATTTCGTAAGACCAGTTCTCGAAACCAAAGACTCTATTGGCTGCACGTAAAGCGGTTTCTCCACTAATGTATCGAGCGCCTTTAGAGCCTGGCTTGACCTTTACTTCGGTAGTTAGAAGCGGTGCATCTAACGATTGTTTAATATCATTTAAATTATTCATAATATTTATATTATTTTAAAATTCGTAGCCAGGACCACAACGAAGGACTTTAACTCCCTGTTCTTCCCACATTCTACAAACACAAGGCCTGTCGTCAAATACAGCTACGATAGTGTACTTGTCTTTAAGATGCTTTTCATAGATCTCTCTTTTGATAATAACATCTGACCTTTGGTCCTTAAAAGCTCTCATGTAAATAGCAAGAGGCTCTTTAGGTAAGTGAGTTTTTAGCCAGGTCAATGTATTTTCTTTACACAGAGGACTAGCTTGTCTTCCTGATACGATAATAAAAGGGATTGAAGAGGTCTTAAGAATCTCCATGATAGCGTGATCAGGTTGATCAACATGTACGTTATCATCGTAGATATACCTTAATCCTTCTGAGTGAGCAATAGTTCCGTCAATGTCTACGACAAAAACTTTAGGTAGATCCTCTCTTAAAGGATGGTTGGTTTTTACACCCTTATACCATTCTTTAAGAATCAAATCTTTCCCTGTATTAGATATTTCTTTTAGTTTCTTGTTGATCTCTTCTAGCATTACTTCGTGTATCCTCTTCTGGAAAGTATTCTTAGTATTTCATTAAGTGTTGTTTGGTCGTGTGATTGAGACCCTAAAGCCTCTCCTAGACTACCATAGTGATGTTCTAAACAGTTAATTAGCAAAGCTCTTATCTTTGTTTCATCAGCTCTTTCAGGAAAGATACAATTTTCCTTAAGGTTTAAAAGCTTTGGTTCTTTCTCAGAGTAGAAGTTCTCTACATCTTTTACTGACCATTTACCTGCTCTAATATCCTTTAAGGTATCAGAATGCTTTGTTAAAGACATTGACCCTATGGTTAACAATTCTTCGATATTTAGAATTAATCTAACCACATGGTACATAAACTTAGGATCAAAGCCAAACTCTTCTTGTGCTTTTACTCTCTTACCTTGTGGTTGCTTGTTATTAAGCTTGTTTAGCTGTGAAGCAGCATAGCTTTTATACCTATAGTAAGCTGATTCTGACAAGAAGAGGCCACGAGCTTCTCTAACCATTTCACCTATTGGTGTAATTACGTTGACAAACTCAAAGTCAGTATATAAACTCTCCAACATGTTAGGAGTTCCTGTCATACAGAGGTCTAGATACTTAGGCAATCCAAATATGTTTAAGTCATACTCAGAGTCATCTAGTTTTAGATGATGGTACTGAGCTTGTACAAAAGAGGGTGACCTACTTCCAAAGTTAGGTATTTCTCCAGTCAAATGAGGAAATAGTAAGTCCTTAGGTGGAATACAAAAAGCATAAATGTCTTGGTCAGATATGTTGGAAGAAGCGCCGTAGGCTATTGAACCCATAGTGGTTTCATAGTGAATAGCGTCTTCTAGCCAGTCTGGAGGGTTAAAATCAGGAATCTTTCCCTTATTAGCTATACAAGTTTTTATCCGGCTTTTCATGAAGTAACCTACTTATTTTTTCCTTATACTCACTATATTCTCGAGTAGTTGGGAAGATTTCTTTTAGTGTACCAGAGTCTATTTGGATATCATTCAAAACGTGTCTAAGAGCTTCCTGATCTTGTCTTGTAAGAAGCAAAGCATCCCTCTTAGGGTGATAGGAATTCCACGCATCATAAATGGTAGGAAATCCTTCTTGAATAATAGCTGATACTAAATTAGCAATCTCTCTGATTTCTTGTTGAGCATGTGAATCTTCTCGTAAAGCAAGAAAATGAAGATAGTTATGCAGATTCATCTTCCACACATATCTAGTAAAGTGTGATAAAGGTAGATCAATTCTAGCTAGTTCATTAGAGACACCTAAAGCTAATCTCTCTTGATAAATCTTTTCTACTAGCTCATGAAGTTCTTCTTGAGATCTAGTTAATTCCTTACCTAGATCTGTATCTAGGAATCCCTCAGAACCTTGATTGTTTGACTTGCTCTGCAGTCTCCACTCGTTAGGTTCTATAGTAAAAGATTCGTTAGGTAGTTCTGAATACCTACCAGATATCTCATTTGCTGAGTGTGTTCGATGTCTAAACATCTGTCGAGCTGTAAAGATAGGCACTTTAAACTCGAAAGTAAGAGAGGCCATTTCTAATGGCGAAGTATGACTGTGTCGAATTAGATACCTAAGTAAAGACTGGTCGTTAGATCTTTTTGTTATATTATCGCCACTATAACTTACTCTAGCAGCATCTGCTATAAAAGATTCGTTGCCGCAATAATCTAACAAACGAACTGCTCCAGAATTACAAGTAAATTCTAGACCAACTAGTTCATCAAGTTCTTTATTAATAGGTCTGCTAAAAGGGGTACTGCTTGATAAGTGATTCTTTAGATATTGGTCCATATGCTTTCTAAACAATTGCGTAAGAAGCTTTGCCATTGACTAGTTAGCAAAAGCTTATTTAATGTATTTTTGTTTTATTAAGATAGTGAGTTTTACATTAAACTAGATCTCCGTAAAGATCGTAGGGCTTGTCCTACATTCACCGTAATAAATATGTAATCAGGAATTACCTATATTACATTTATATTTTTGGCGGGTAGAGAGAGATTCGAACTCCCGGGCCCTTTCAGACCACTGACTTAGCAGGTCAGCCGTTTAAGCCACTCACGCATCTACCCACAAAACTATAAAGCTAGGTAAAGTTCCTTTACCTTTGGAGAGACCGAGTTTTTAACTTGGTCCCAGGTCAGGTTGTTAGACAACAAGACATCTGACTCTTCCTTTTGAATGTCTTCATATACCCAGAAAAGAATGTCTTTAAATTTATTCATAGGACGATCATTACTACCTTGTCCTAAGATAGTTGTAATTGCCTGGTCAACTCTATTTTTAGTGACAGCGTAAGTAATAAATTCCTCAATAGAAGAAGTTACTTCAGCACTGACAGAGACAACCTTTTTGGTTTCAGAAATCTTATGCTTGATACCTTTAGTCTTAAAAACTATTCTCAGAGGGTCGTTGTTAGGTAGGATTGTTTTACCTATCCAAACAATACCTTCACCTAAACCAGAAACACCAAAGGCTTTAGCAACAGGACACTCTTGTTCTACTTCATTAACAAGATTAGTAATAAATTCCTCAACTTCCTGAGGCTTGTTGAAATCAATAGTAATGCTATACTTTTGGTAGTTGTTTATATTGTAAACATTAAGAGCTGGCTCAAAGATAAACGAGTGGTTTTCCCAAAACTCGATTCCATTCTCGCCAGTAATTAACAGTCCGAATACTATAAATCTCTTTGATAGTTTCTGAATAGCGCAGCCACTTTCGATGCCTTCTCCGCACCATTCGCCAAAGATGCTAACAGTATCGCCCTGTTGGAGGACATGGTTCTTTTTAATTGTAGTAAGACAATCTAACCAATAGTTCTTTCTTTCGTTAGCAAAGTTATAGAATCCACTGTTAGTATTACTTTTATCCAGAACAATTTGTCGTGATTGATAGTAAGGTTCCTCAAAAGAATCCCCATTAAAAACAGAACAAATAGCTGCATTAGTGCCATGAATTTTTACAGTTCCATCAAAGCTAATAGTAGGTTTTTCTTCTGGGAAATGATAATCAATTACCGTAACAACATTTCTTAATTGTTCGATTGAGGGGAAGGGTTGGTGTTTCATTGGCAAACAAGACTGAAATTTTCTAAGAGAGTGATAGTATTAAGAGGTACGCTCGAATAAATTAAACTTTCAAGTGTAAATTGATTGGTAGGGAAAAATACCTCTCCCGATAAGATTTTAAAGTGCAGTCCATTACGATTGTAATCATTACAAGTTACTTCTAAAATAAGCTCTTTAGAAAAGTGTACAAAGTCCTTAATAGAAATAATATCCCCTTCCTTTAATTTAATAAAGTTTATATAAGTCATACACATACCTGATCTGGTATAGTATATAATACATATCTACTATAAACACTAAGTCCGACTTGAGTAAGATACCATTCATTAACAGCATCAAATTTACCTGAAATTAGTTTAACTCTGTGGAATGTTTCACTTTGTTCTGTATATGAATCTATAATTTCTAAAATAGAACCTTTCTCAAAATCGTTACTACCTGTATATTTAATCAAGGTTCCAGGTGTTAGACTTTGCCATTCTCCTCTAGTCATGTTATACACAAACCTTTAGATCAAATTTTGTTATTTTATATAACTGTGTATGAAAAATTGCTCTGTTTATATTTTTATAATAAGAAGGAGCGTTTTGGTTTATGCTGCCTTGAACTAGTTCGAAATCTAAACCATCAATACCTTTAATAGGATCATTTGAGCTACTAATCACCCTTACCAAAACATCCTTTGATAGGAAATCTGCATCTTTGATAGATATTAAATCACCCTTTTTTAGTAGACAAAAGTCAGAGTACTTCATCGACACACCGAAACCCGATAGAAATTTATATCAATTGATGGATACCAGAAAAATCCTTTTGGATACCCATAAGTGTTCTTTGACAAAAACTTTAACTTTGTGTGTGTACGATGGTACACATTTGAAAAGCAAGCCTCTTCAATAACTTCAATAATCGTCCCAGGTGGTACGTTTGGCATTTCATAAACTGTAAATAATCCTATAGATTTTCCTAAAATACCCATTAGAATTCTTCACGATGGTTTTGAATCATATTCCTTTTCACAGTTGGGACAAAGAACAGACCACCAATAGCCTATCTTTGAGTTACTTGCTGGAGACGCTCCACACTTTTCACATACATTTAAAGCTTTGTCCTTGATAGATCGGAGAGTATCAGAATAACATGACAATTGACGAGAGAACTCAGTCAATTCTAAATGATCTGGAGGTGCTACATAAATTTCAAGTCTACCCCATTTCTGTTTGATCTGAAGTAATACGAAATCTGGTGTAATTTCTAACAGTTTATAGTAGCCTTCGATGACTAAAGGTATCCAACCTTTAGGACAGAAAGATCTGGTTTGAGCTAAGGCTAGGATTTCTTTTATCTTAGTGTTACTCCACTCTTCTGGGAGTGTCTCAATAGGTTCTAAACAGCTTGCAGGGGCTGAACAAAGACTAGTGGTGCTGTTAGGCTGGAAAAACACAACTTCTTTTTTGTCTTCAGAAGTATTTCCATAAACAATTTCATTTAGCCAGCTGCCTTCTTTAGTATTGATAAATTCATATGGAATTCCGATGTCGTCAATGATTTTGTAAAACATCTGAGTCCTTCACAAGCAAACTTTTAAAGATTCTGTTTCCAGTATGGAGATATCTCCTATTGATAGTAAGTAGTGAAAAATATAATTAATAGAATGAGGAGATTTTTGTACACCAGAAATTAGCTCAATATTCCTGCTATCCCACTCTTCTGCTTGTGCCCACTTTTTAATTAAAAGTAAGCTACCACGAGAGAAATAGGCATCAGCACCATAAATTATTAAGATACCTTCTTTTAATCTATACCAATCGGGGGTTCTCATATGCAAACCTTGCCAAATAAATTTGTCAAGTCTGCTGGACAAAGACTTCTGGGAATAACGGAATCTAAATCGTCAGTCTCAAGAAGCTGGCTTCCTGATATAAGTTCATAATTATTCCCTTCCCAACCCTTTGTATTTAATCTTTTTATTACACTACCATCAGACCAAATACCAGTATGTACTGATGGAATTACGTTTTTGTAAACAAGAATATCACCTACTTTAATATTATCAGCTTCGTCACAGAGCATTTTGTTCCTATATACATACAAGGTTTTGTATATCGTAAAGATCTAGATCAGCTGGACAAAGGTTGTAGTAAACCATGTTGGTTAGTTCCTTATTAGTACAAAACTGTTTTCCTGATACTAGTCTATACTCGAAGTCTTCAAAATGTCGTCCTTTTGTAACTCTTATTATTGAGCCATCTTCCCAGATTCTTTTATGATTTTTTTGTGGAGTCTTATTGTATATAATTAGATCACCAGGTTTTCCTGTCACAAACATTGCTTAATCCCAGTATTTGGAAAAGTCTAACTCAAACTCCCCGCAGCAGCCATTTACGTCATGACCTGGAGGACAATAATATTCAATTCTAGAAGATGGTATTCCTTCTGAGATACAGTTATTATAAAAATCCTTACTTGAGATTTTAGGTGTAATCAAATGATCAGGTCTTTCTGAGAAGTTAAGGATCTTAACATTGAAGTTAGTGGTTTCAACTAAATCCTTTAGTTTGAGAATATCCTCTATCCCACTGTTTGACGAGAAGGGTGTGTAATGAACTTCAATAGGATGGAACTTACTAAGATCTTTTAATAGAACTAATGCCTTGTCTGTCGGAAGAGCTAGGGGCATTAGATTTCTTTTGGTTTCATTATCCCATAAATGAAGAGAGTAGTGTATCTTTAAATCAAGTCCATTACTTAAGAATTCAGAGGAAATGTAATCCAAGTGTCTAGGGACCGGGATAATAGTGGATAATGCAAATCTAACTTTGTCATAAAAAAGGGAGTACCTTCTTCTTACCTGTTTAGCAGTTTCTATAAGTACATCAGAGTTAAGAGTAGGTTCACCTGCACCCATAAAAGATAGTAAAAGGGTTTGATTACCTTCACCAGCTTTTTGAATACTTCCTATACCTTGATCCTTTAGAATATACTTAATAGCTGCTAAGTTATCATCTACTTCTACAGCAACAGATTTTTTACTTTTTCTTTGTGTTAAGTGACAGAATTTACATCCTAAGCTACAAGAGCTAAAACTAGGCATGCAAATAATATCCTTACCTGAACCATTATCAACATAAGTGTATTCAAGTAAGAAGGGTTTGTACTTATCTGATTTGTATAAGTACTTAGTAACTTTATCAACTGCTGATACTTTCTTTTCTACAATCATTTCTTTTTCTTGTGTTAAAGTCTCTTAGTAAACTTCTTTCTATAGGTCTTAAATAGGTTTGGAGTAGAGAGATCGTCATATTCATCAAGACCTTGAATCTCTCCATATAGCCATCCTACAATCCAGTCATCTGAGAGTATTCCAGGATCGGAGTCGTAATCACATGCTGATTGTTCTCTCTTTTTAGTCTTGTGATCAACATTCTCATACCACCAATCTCTATCATACCTTCTATAACTCTGAATATCATGATGAATGAAAGTAAGATTCTTCTTACCTTCATTACAATAACAGAACCTAGGTGTCCAGCACTCAAGAAAATATGTTACTCTAAGAGGGCTGTGCGTAAGAGCAGTTCTCTCGTCAAGAGTTCTTCGATAGACTTCTGAGATTCTCTTTTTGATAACAGACTTTTGATGGATTCTTTTTTGTCGTTTTATAGTATTTGGTTTCATTTTAGTAGAAGTACCTTAGTGGTATCTACTAAAAGTCAGGTCTTTTTGTTGTTTCATATACATAATGGAAAGTTTTTAAATACTTTTCGAGTACTAGCTGAAACTATGCTAGTACATATAGCAGTCTCGATGTTGCCTAAGTCAGGCTCTTTAAATACTGAGTAGTCTATCTCGTTATGACCTAAAAGTGCTTTAACATAATCTAAGTCTTCTACCTGGTAGAATACAATAGAGGAACTATCTAGTAAATGACTGTTGATAGAAGCTCTCTCAAAACATGCATGGCAAGCTTGAACTGCTTGCTGTGACTTAGTTAGAGAGCTAAGAACAAAAATGAGTACGTAGTTGTTCATAACAACTATCTAGGGGGCTGGTTTACAGCCCCCTAAGGAGTTAGACTCCTACCTCCTCTTTGAGGACAATAGGATAAGGTTCTGCTTCACCACTAATAGCAGCAAAGAACTTAAAGTTGCCATACTTAAAGAACTCTCGAAGATATTCGTGATCGATGATGTCATAACACCAAGTTAGCTTGGTCTTGTAGTAGGAGTTCATATAAGGACTAAAGATGTTCCTAATGATCTCCCAACAAGAGTTTGAACCTTGAGTAAGACCGAGTTGTCTTGGGAATGATGGGTCCTTGGAATAGACTTTTGAAAAGCCTTTAGTCCAATCCTTTCCACGCAGAACAGCGTAAAGGAAGTAGTCATAGCAATCCAGCTCTTTCCTTTTTTCAGGATCGTTAGCTAGTGCTTTGAAGTTAGAGACCATAAGCTCATAAGAGCCTTTGTCGTTGAAGAATTTTTGGGTTTCGTTTTTTGGAAGCGTTTTCATGTGTATCAGACTTGTTTGTTGGTGGAGTAAATGACGAGAAAAAAGGGTCTCGTTAATTTACGGTGGTCTGATAAGGAAAACGTTATAGAGCTACAAAAGGCTATTCGTCCAGTATGTGATCATTGGCATTCGTCTGTAGAGGTATTAAAACCACTATTATTTTTAATGTAATAAGTTAGTAACAATTAAGCGCCCTGAGGGGGATTTGAACCCCCGACCTGCTGTTTTAGAGACGGCTGCTCTACCCCTGAGCTACCAAGGCAAATTTAATATATAAAGGGTAGTAAAATAAGCATGATAGCACCTATTACTACCAGACAGCTAAGTGTTAAATATATTCCTAAACGAAGATCTTTCTTTGCTTTTTCTTCTCTATTCATTTTAGTACTTATTGGTTTTAGTGAGGAGGACTCTTCTGCTAACGCTCTGTCTACCAACAATCTAACGTCTGTTTTTTTTATAACACAAACTGGAGCTTTACGCTCTTGTTCTGCTAGTTCTTTCATTAGCTTACCAAATTCATTACGATTAACTCTTATTGGTCTTAGCGGATCTTTTTCATTACTCATATATACATCTTCAAAAAGATTTGGTGCCGAGAGAGGGACTCGAACCCTCAAGCTCTTTTCAGGAGCGCTTCGCCCTAAACGAAGTGTGTAGACCAATTCCACCATCCCGGCTTTTTTGTTTCCCCAATTTGTAGTCTGTTGATGGCAGTTGGGGCATAGAAATCTTATGTTCTCAAAGCAGACTAGATTAAGTATCTAGCGCGGCTACCAATTCCGCCACTCGCCCATGAGTTGTTTAGTAATAATAATCCGTAGTAATTTTTGTCTTGTATTGACTCTCGACATAGTCAACTGCTTCTTCATATGTAGTTACAAGAGGTAATACAAGCGTAGAGGCTCTTCTTCTACGTAAAGGACAGATATGATAGATATTATAAACTATCTTATCTTTAAGATTATGAGGTTTAATCTTAAATCTATCTCTGCTTGAATCATTAGAAAAAGCTTTAAGTTTGTATTCAAAGCCATCCCCTACATCAAACCAAGCTCTTTCGTTTATTCTTTGTTCGAAATCAGTACTGTAAAGCATTGATTTAGATAGATAAATGAATTTCAGATTTCTTAGTTTGAATTAATCTAAAGCCTTCAACGTTAATGCTGTTATTTTTACAATACTCTTCAGCTCTGGTTTTCATTAACTTAACTAAGTTGGAATTAGGTCGTTGAGTGAAGAAAATTGCTACTGATTGGTAAACAGGAACCTTTATAATTACAGGGTTTTGGGCATCCTCTAAGCTCTTTTTAGTTGAATTAAAAGAGTGTATCCATTCTGACTTACCAGTATTTAACTGGGCTTTAGCATGATCATGATGAGGCTGCCAGTAATTTATCAGGGTTTCGGAAATCTCTTTTTTAACATCTTCTAGGTTAACTTTATCCGATTCTCTAAAAGTTCTTTTTAAAGATTGAAATCCATACCAACCTGGTGTAGTATCTATCTCACAAGGACGAAAACAACCGTACTCATCTGCTATAACTTCTTTAATTTCTATAAATTCTGCTGCTTCTGTTGGAAACAACTTTATAAACTCATTAGCTTCCTCATCACCAACTCCACAATCACCAGTTAAACCAGTTATATAAGCGCAAAGTGCTCTTTCAAAATTTCCAGTATAGGAATCAGTATCAATATAAAAAGTAAATATATCTTGATTAAGTTCTTTTCTTCCCATTTCTTTCTCAGGAGTTTCTGGTGGAGACGAAGAGACTCGAACTCTCAGCCTTATCCATGCAAAGGATCTGCTCCCCCAATTGAGCTACGTCCCCAGATTCTTCCAACTCTAAGACCATGTCTTTAACTTGATCATTATATTTTAGATCTTTAATACTAGATCTGTTAGGATAATATTCATGTCTTCTTACTAAATTGTTAGCCCACCTATTACTACACTGTTTTACCCAGTCATAATAGTCGTCTTCATGATTATATCGTTCTTGTGTTGTTTCAAGAATAGTAGTTTCATAACCAAGATTTAACCAAAGGTTTGATGGAGATTTAAGAGGTTTGTCATAACCCCAAATCTGTTTATGAACAAAAATAGCTTTTTCGAGTTTCTTTTCAAACTCATGTCTGCGATAACTTCTTTTAATGTTTTTTAGTGTTCTGATTTTCATTTTACTTAGTCATTATCGTTTCTCCTGGATTGCTTTATAAACTTTGGAGTTGATGGCGGGATTCGAACCTACGTCATCAGCATACCTACTATAGAATTATATGCAGACTATATTTTTTACTACCTTTGTCCAGTTCTCATGGTTTAAAGCAAAACCTAGTTCACCTTTGTTCGCATATGGTGAGTTAGCAATTACTGTACCAAATATAAATCTAGCATAATACTTGTCTATTTTATAAACTTCCATCATAGTTCCTTGTTTATTAACTAGAATATCACCTATTTGTACTTTTGAGAATTCTGATTTGGTCATATACATACCGGGTTAGTAGGCTTATCGAGGGTCCAATTATAGGCTATAAAAGCACCGCCTAATACTTCAACTTCGCGATCTAGACTTTTAACTTTGTATGTGCCTTTGTCGATTACTTCTGTAATAACATATTTCGAATTAGTACAAGCAAATATAATATCACCAATCTTTAAGTTATCAAAATCTTCTTGTGTCATATACAAACCATGTAAACAGAGTTATCAAGAGTCCAATGACAAGCTATAAAGGCACTTCCTGATAAATTATTTCTTAAATTTTTAACTCTGTACATTCCTTTATTAACTACTTTTGTAATAACATGCCTGTCCTTTCTTAAAGCAATGATAATATCACCAACTTTTAAGTTGTTGAACTCTTCTTCTGTCATATACAGACCAAACTATTTTTTTGAATGATAGACCATCTCCAGGGGTAGAGAGCTGTACCTTGTCTGCCAGTACTAATATCTACTAATGTGTATAGATATCTCCTTTCTGGGAATTCTAAGTCGAAAGATCTTTTTTTTCCTATGATCTTAAATATTCTAGTACTAATATTTAAACTATTTCCTTTAATAACATCACCAACAGCTAGATTGTACCAGTCTTCATTACTCATATACAAACCATGTCTTTATTCTTTCTTACAATAGACCAAAGTTCAGGAATTACTGCATGTCCTGAAGGATACAAGCTATATGCGAATACTATCGTAGGATCATTTAGATGCCTTGAGGGGTACTTTTCAGTAATAGTAGATTCATAATTTAAACTATTCCCCTTAATAACGTCACCAACTTCTAAAGATCTCCACTGCTTGTAGGTCATATACAAACCAAACTTTCTTCATCAATAAGAAACCAGTATTTTGGGGTCATTGCTACTTCCTTATTATTCCAAGGGGAGAGTATGTAATAATAGAATTTAGATGGGTATAGAATAGTTGACTTTTTCTTTTCTATTATTGCATACTCTAAATGAGTATCTATGTTTTTAATTCTATCGCCAATTTTTAAAGATTCCCAAGTGTTATGGGTCATATACAGACCACATTACTAGAATTCTTTTTTTTAATAATAGTCCACAGTGGAGGTAAACTAGCTGCTCCATCAGGAGATAGTCTATAAGAGTATTTTGTTGTCTTAGTAAGAGTGTTTTTACTAATTTTCTTGATAATAGTATGGGGGATAGAAAAGCTACTTCCTCTAATAAGGTCTCCAACTTCTAAACTATCCCATTCCTCATTGGTCATAAGCACACTCTGTCTGTAACTTCAAGTAGTCTATAAAAATTTGCACAAGTGATGTCACCTACATAATGTCTATCTCCTATTCTAACACGATAACGAGAATTTCCTGTAACTTGTGTTATTGTTAGGACGGTGTTTTTATTCCAAGCACCTGCGTCAAAGCAAGTTACTATTTCATCGTCAACTTTAAGTTCACTAAATTCTTTTACTGTCATATGCAGACTGAAGATTTTCTACTTATTAAGGTCCAGGTACCTGCTGTATAAGCTATAGCATAAGAACCATCAGGTCTTTCTATTTTATACTTTGCAAATTCTATAATTTCAACAATTGTTCGAGGTCCTAGGCCACTAATTCCTCTGATAACATCACCAACTTCTAGTTTATTGAACTCAGCTTGTGTCATATGCAGACTTGATGGTTGATATTTCTAACATAAGTCCAACCCGGAGGAAAATTAGCTTCGGTCATACGCCCATTTCCTTCAAACCTTCTTACTATATACTGAGATGGGGCTTTTATAGAAGTAATTATAAACTCTACTCCTGGAAACGCAGAGATAATATCATTAACTTGTAGCTTGGAAAATTCTTCTTCTGTCATAGTCGTTTTCTCTAAATACAAACAAGAAAAGAGATACCCTTTTTTTTAATTATGAACCAGTTTCTATGATCAAAACAAGCTACAGTTTTGTTATCTGACTTTCTTCTTAAGACATAGTATGATTGACCGAGTTTTTTAATCACCTCAAAACTATCTTTAAAGTCTTTTCTATAACTTCCTAGTGTGTCCCCAAGATCTAATTGGAAAAAGTCTTTTTTTGTCATTAGCTTATACACACACCACAGGAGAATTAGATACTAGTGTCCAATAACCATAAGCAAATGCGTTTATAGTAAAGTCTTCACTAGTTAAACCAGTATAAGTTTGGTGTGAGAATACTTTGTTTGGAGGTCTTACTACAGAAATAGTAATTGTTTCACCACACCTACCATTGATAACATCACCAATTTTAAGACGATTGAATTGGGCTTTAGTCATTGTACTATTCTTACACACATACTAAATGATGCTTATATAAGGTCCAGTAATGAGGAGTTACAGCTTTGTTAACATTAACTCCAGTATTAGCTTCTGGTGTAATTTTAGTTAGGTTATATCCAGGAAGTGGAGACTCTTCATTATAAAATATACTATTGATTTTATAGATTACCCTTGGTTGCAGTGTAAAGACAATAACATCTCCAATTTTTAAGCTTCTCCATAACAACTCAGTCATACACAAACCTTTAGTACTGCTTCATGAAGATGCCACCTACTAGCAATAAATATTGATACAGGTTTTTTGTTTTCTTTACCACAAATATCTGCCTTATAGTAACCAGGTTTGTCAATACAAACGATAATAAGTTTTTGCTTTCCACCAATAACAGTAATTATATCACCAATATTAAGATGATTGAACTCTTGCTGTGTCATATGCAGACCCTATCAGGTACAAAGTCAAATAGTGGAGAATCAACATCTCTTATAACACAATTAGCTACTTTATCACCTTCTTTTGTACATAGATATGCATAAGTATTAAAATGTTTAGGTAACTGCCTTTTTTCATTAAATTTACTATTAATAGTAAATTTAAGACCTTTAGGCCAAAAGCCTATTTGACAATTGGTTACTATTTGGTCACCAGGTTTAAGTGATTCAAATTGTGCTTGTGTCATATACAGACTTTATGGTTACTTTCTATTAAACTCCAGTATCCAGGAGCAAACATGTAATAATTCTTATCACAATCATCTTTACCGCTATATACATACTTAGTATTAAACAAGAATCCATCGGATGGAGCTAGCATCTTCTCAACAATAGTAAGTATAGGTGTACTTGTTCCTTGAACAATATCACCAACTTCTAGTAATTCAAACTGATTTCTAGTCATATACAAACTACATCTTTACTGGCTCTTATATAGGTCCAACCAGTAGGATAACAAGCTCCTCCTATTTTCCCATCAGTTATTCTTTTAACTGTAAAACGACTAATACCTCTTTGTTCAATAATTAGATACTCTCCTATACTATCTCCTTTGATAATATCTCCTACTTTTAGTTTTAAGAATTCTTCGTTAGTCATATACACACCAAACTAGAATTTTTAGGTCTTACTAAGGTCCATTTGTCAGGTAAGGCAGCTCCACAACCTACTAGGTCTTTTGAAGTACCTACTACTCTTATACTGTAGTAGTTTGAAACTTTTCCAGTAATTTCGTAATCATACTCTAAACCTACTCCTCTGATTATATCTCCGATAGATAAATTCTTAAACTCTTCTCTAGTCATGTTATTTCTCTAAGTAAACTACAATATTCCCAAATCTAAGTAATAGTTTTTGAGAAGTAATATTTTCAGTAACATTGTTAAAGTCTTTAACTTCACGACATAAAGCTTCCAATTCAAGAGGATCTTCTGATTTAGGACAAAGAAAGTAGTTTACAGTATAAATAAACAAATGATCATAATCTTCTTTTGAAAGATCTGCACAGTGCATACTCTTCGCCCATTCGGCAAAGGTACTGTTATCATAATCTGGGTGTTTATGGAAACTACAGATATCAAAAGTGTACTGCTTTGTTGAAAAAGGGTTTTTAGTTCCCATCTTAAATGCAGATCTGATAGCTTTTATTGTATGAAGTCTTTGTCCGAGAGCACCAATGAATTCAGCCACTATAGAATTTCCTTGTCTTTATCAAATACTCTAAGATCTACACCAGCTTCCTTAAACATATCGTAAGTAAGATTAAAAATAGGTCCCCATCTTTTAAGTTTATCTGCTGGGACAATATAAGAGTACACCTTTTTAATTCCAGTCTGGATGATAATCTTTGCACATTCAGAACAAGGAACAAAAGTAGTATATAAAGTACATTCGCTAAGGTCTCTTCTAGCAAAGAGAACAGCATTAAGCTCTGCATGAAGAGTGTAACTTAACTTAGTTTCTCTATCATGAAGTCTATCTTCGGTATCATCAATACCCTTGGGAAAACCATTGTAGCCAGTCGAGACAATTCGATTATCTTTGTCAACAATAACCGCACCAACTTTAGTACTAGGGTCTTTAGATGCTTGGGAGATAGTATCTGCAACACTAAGAAAATGGTAGTGGTGCTTGTTCAACCGGTTGGACAAAATCGTATTGCATACTGTACTATGAATAGGTGATAGTTTATCTATATTCAAAATAGCTTTTAAATGCTCTGTTGTACAATCCTGTAGACGGACATATTTTAGAAGACTTTTACCATCTTTTCCATAAGTACCCCATAATAACTTAGAAACGATTTCAGAGGTTGGGGAATCGAAGTATAGAGAGTAGTCTTCAAAATTTGGGTCATCTAAAGTATTGTTTCGGATATACTCAAGGCCACCATCAATAAAAAATCCATCTCTTATAGGAACATAATCATGTACATGATTTGAACGATAGAAAGTATTTGTTAATTTATCTAATACTGCGTTTTGAATCAAATCTCCCATACAACTTTCACTTTGAATCCTTTACCAAATAAATTATTATAAAAATAACTAAGACTGGTATTACCTATAAACTGTCCTGTTGATTCGTTGTAGTGATACCAAGCATGGTCATTTATACACAGTCTAATAGGAGGTTTTTCGTGATTAATGGTACTGAGCCCAGAACCTTTGCATTTAGCACAAAACTCATACCTCCAAGAAACACTAAAATCATCATTATACTGTAGGATTTTAGAATTGAAATTAAACCCTGATCCAATACAATCAGGACAAGCCTCATAAAATTTGTTATCCTTCATCTAGTTTTTCCCTCTCTTTTTTTGCTAGTCTTCTTAATTCTTTTTTTGAATAACGGACCTTATCTGAATGGGCTCTAGTAAAAGGAACTAGTTGATTAGTTCTTGGACTAGACTTTCTCTTCTTTTTCATGATTCTATATACAGACTTTGTTAATTAGAAACTGGAATATATCAATTGGCAGGTAATACCATAACGTAGCATCTAAACTAAGGTGGGCTGAGTTTTGATACACAAGCTTTCCATTTCTTTTATAGAAAAGAAAGTCATTTTTTACAGATTTAACACCTGCTTTTTTAAGTAAGTAAAAACTGTCTTCACAAAAACAAATAAGGTAAGGTTGCGTTTCTTCGTTCATACTAGCTAATACACTATACCCATTTCTTCTGGGTTCGTATGTATAGCTTTTTTTAGCATAGTCTAGTAAAGATTCATAATCTAACTGGTCTAAGAGTTCAACCATTTCAAACACACACCTTTCCAGGAGTTAACTCTAAGTAATACCAACTTTCTAATAGAGAAATATTTTCTATATTGCCTTTGTAAGTAGCACACTTCTCTATGATAGGCCATGTGTGTGCGTTAAATATAAAGTCATAGTAGCTCTTATCTTTAACGTCTACAAAGTAAAGTCTAGGAGGGTATGCCTTATTATTTACAAGTAATACATAGTCTTCCTTAAAATTTTCTACCGGCATAGATATAATTTGAGGGAAACCATAATTGTTTTTTATATCTAAACTCTTTAAGTTACCATATATATCAGAGTAACCTTTAATCCCAAAAACAGTATCATAAACATCTGAGATTTTAATAAGATTGCAGACTTCTTTTTCGTTCATATACAAACTCTGGTCGGTAAGTAAAAGCTAAGATACATGTGGCTGTCATAAAAGCCTAGTGAGTCACAATGACCAATTCCAACTTCTTTGTTACTTAGCATATCTAATATTGAACAAAAAACACAACGATACGCTTTTGTGTCTACAAAAATTGTTCTTGATGTATCATTTTTACGTATAGTTAGTATATACTGTTCTTCTACGTTTTTAATAGGATACGCTTTTACACCTGGTTTATAGTACTTTAGTCTAACATCAAATATCTCTAGTTTTGATAAATCATTAGTTTCTTCGAATTCTAAAAGGTAAGAATAAAGATCACTGTTTTTTAAAGCCTGGTGAAATGACTCTTTCATCATATACACACTTTAGGTACTGTACTTTCTAGACAATAATCAGAACAAGCCGAGATAGAATAAGTAAGATCATCAGGCATTTTCTTAGGAAAAGGTGGTAGAAATCTATATATCCAATTAGAACCATTCTTCTGTACTATTTGTAATCTAGTTCCTTTAGGAACGAAAGAACCACTACAAGCTACAACAATTACATCACCAGGTTTTAAATTAATCCACTCTTCCTTTGTCATGTTATCCTACATAGTTTTTAGGTCTTTGGGACCAGTTTACAACATAAGTAGGCTCTGATTCTACTTTCATAGTATTGAAGTTAAGTAGCCATTGAATAAGAAGCCAATCATGTCCATAATCAGGAACATGCTTAGGTGCATCTTTCAGAAGACTAGTAAGTATAGCTATTTCAGAGTGACCAATCTTGCCCCAAGCCGGTTCAGAATTTCTAATAAACCAATCTTTTTCTGAGAGATAAACATAAGAGTTGAAGTAAGCCATATCAACTTTGTTATCTATAACCCCATGATAGTATGTCTCGAAATGTTTAGGACGTATGTAATCATCATCTCCAAGGAATAAAGTTACTTCAGAGTTACTAAGCTCAATAGCTTTATTAATAGCTCTAGCAGGATTTCCATTGTTAGGGGCAGGTAGGTTCTCTATATGCCACTTAAGTCTGTTTGATCTGACATTAAATTTCAAACTATCCAAAATAGGACAGTTATCACCGTAAACAAAGATCTCGGCAGTTAAATTAGTTTCTTGTTCTTCTATAGATTGAATAGCTCTTCTAAGAAGTTTCTCTCGATTGTATGTTGGGAGTATTACTGATAGGTTATACATGGGTTATATACACACTCTGTTACTAGGAGGTACCTCATTAGGACGAAAGATACTTTGTACCTTCTCTTCTAGTCCTGGATAATTTAGATCTAATTCTTCTCCATAGATCCAAATAGACTTCTTAATATAATAAACTTTAGTATTAAAAGGATGATAGAAAATAGCTTCCTCACTATTTAAAATACGTAAGTAACCAAGACTACCTGGAACTTTAGTCCAGGTAGTTAATGAAAGGCTTGGTAATTCAGAAGACTTCTTTCTTGGTGAAAAGAATTTTACACCTGTCTTAGGTGAGTCTTTCTTTCTTGTAATTAGTGATAAAATTCTCTGCAATAGTGATGACGGCTTCTCTTTCATTTTCAGGACAGTGTCTTTCTATACCAACAATATTAACTTTAATTGGTTTGGCTGGTACACCTGCCCATGTAATTCCGGCAGGAGACTCCCCTTTAAAAAAGGAGTTTGCACCTAGGATACAATAATCTCCAAGTATAGCTCTTTGGTGAGTACTGGCATTTAATCCTAGGTAGCAATGATTTCCAATGATAGAACGCCCTCCTACAATAGAACCTGTAGATAGAACAACTCCTTCTTTCAGAATTGAATCATGACCAACATGAGACTTTGCTAAAAGGTAGGAGTTTTTGCCTATTACTGTATTTCTATCTAGGCCGCAATTTATAGTAACGAATTCATTAACCCGTACTCCACTATGAATAATGACTTTAGTTTCGTCAGACTGATCTGCATTTTCTAAAGTAATATCATAGTGTTCTGCAGGAGTCCCTATAGAAGCTAAGGGGCTAATAGTAACTGATGAAATATCTTCAAAGATAACTCGATTTGGTATCATTATAAATAATGTCAAACACAAACGTATGTTGATGGTAGACTTTTGATGAAGTCTTTAGCATCTTCTACTCTTAGAAACATTCCTAGTTTAGTACTAGGTAACCATTCTTTTGGTATGAATATGTTAGATAGTCTAGTATGCTTAGTTTCGAAAGGAAATGATGAAATATGGTCTTTATACTGAAGTAATAGACTTGAATTTGCTAAACTTTCTGAGTGTACAGTATTTACTATTATAAGAGGTACATAACCTTGAGGAGTTAGCTGAAAAGTTACAACATAAATCTCTTCGTGATTGCACTTACCTTTCTTTCCAAAAAATCTTGACAATACTTCATGTTTTGTTAAAGCTGTTTTACTATACTTTAAAATACTGTAAGTCCTTTCTCTAAGACGTATTAAAGGAATAGGGTCATCTACACTATCTGTTAGTGTTTGATAAATCTCTTCTTGAATACTAAGTAGGTTTTGGTCTACTGATATATAACAGCAATAACAAGCATCTACTTGTTGGTCGTCACGTAGAGATGGTGATAGGATTTTATGGTTATGTAGCATTACTCTGTATCTTCTAGATCCACGTACTTTTCATCGTCCTTAGCAAGTCCTTCCATAATACAGAAGTTATCGCTCTTAACTTTAAAAAATCTTGGAGTAGGGGTTTCAGTTCTTAATACAATACCTTCTCTTGGTGTTGTATCTGATAAACAACTACTTTGCCCATTAGAGATATCGATACATGTTTTTAAGATTTCATCATTAGAGGTATACTGAGTTTTATAGATCCTTGCGAGTTCTGGAACAGTTTTCATTTCCAGTTCAGCAGCTCTTCGAAGAACTTGATCCCAAGTAAGTTCAATAGTGTTACCTTCTTGGTCAGTCTTTGTTATTCGATAAACATAGAAAGTTGACTCATTAACAGGATTGCCGTAATGATAAATAACAGTCTCTCCAAACAGTTTAAAGAGTTGCTTGTCCTTTAAACACGTAGAGTTATGTCTTGACATAATAGGATTGCCGCTAGGCTCATATCCTACAATCTCACCATAAATAGCTTCGCCTGGTTGCAAGGCTACCTTGTGAGGTATAGCGTGCATCCTACAACTGTCTTTATATGGGTGTGTAAATTCTTCAGGTGTTTTGAAGATCCAACTAAAGTTTCTAGAACCATCTATTCTTACATACTCAGTAAACCTCTGCTTTGGCTTTCTGAATAGTCTTCTGAAGAATTCCTTAACCTTAGTAGTAGGTACGTCAAATCTTACAGGTGCCTTAGCAAGTCTGTGAGATGTTCCATGAAGCTTTTCAGTAATAATTAGTAAGCCTTCATTAGGAATGTTCCCTATGCTACGCTTTAGCTTTAAAGTTTCTATATGCTTAGGCATAGCGGGGTTTTCTAGGAATTTAACCTTGCCTTCCTTATTTCTACCCGCTCCTCTCATTGAAGCTGGTGTAATATACTTGTTACAAATAGGCCTGTCGTTAAGCTCATTAAATTCGAACCCGTCAGGTTCTTTAGTTAGATCATATCCTGTGTAGTCGAAGGACTTTAGTGGAGTCCAAAAACCTTCAGAAACAACTTGACCTAGTTTTAGATTTCGGACTCTTCGATTCTCTTCAAAAAATCCTCCAGCAGCGTTACCATTCTCATCCTTTCGTCTGATTAGATCATTAATAGTAGCAAAATCTTGGCTCAGTTGTCCATCACTCTCAAAAAAGACTCCCCTTGTTCCTTCTTCGATAGTGCTTGCAACAATGATTGTATAGCCAAGACATTTGGCTTTCTTTATCTTGTCCTTACCTTCAATAGGGACAACATTTGTAATTGTGGCAACTACGGCGTTATACATTCGTTTTGATCCTCACATCTTTTGAAACAATTTCACTATCAAAAGAAGGATAAAATAGATAAGATGTTGTAGTAACTAAGGCTACTCCGTCAAGTTCCATGTCCTGAGCATGGTCTCTAATAAAATCAAAATCTAGAAGCTCCCATTTACAACCAGAATCTAGTAAAGAATCAATCTTTTGGCTTATTGATGATCCTGGTACTGGAATTGGAATAGATGGCATTGCAATAAGATATCTAAAATCTCCTTCAGTAATATCCAATGAGATATCTTCTTCAAAGTTTACAAGAATGTAGGCAAAAGACGGGGGTGATAAATACTGCTCGATTAAACTAGACATTGGTACTCCCAAATCCGCCTACACGGTCAGTATTACCTGATTTTGATAAGAACTCTTCTTCGGTCTCGCAAAGACTGAACTCTGCTTCAATAATAGGACTGATAATTGCCTGAGCTATTCTACTCCCAGCAGCAAAAGCTGCGGGCAATGTACCAAGATTTATAAGCATAACCTTTAGTTCAAAATCCTTTCCAATGCCACAATAATCGCTGTCAATTGTGCCTGGGGTGTTCAGAACTGTTACACCATTTTTCCATGCGATACCAGAACGGGGCCGAACTTGGATTTCATATCCTTGAGGAATTGAAACGTTTAGCCCCGTTCTGACAAGAACTCTTTTCCCTGGCTCGATTGAAACAGGCTCAATTGAATAAAGATCGAAGCCGGCTGCTTGACTTGTTCCCTTACAGGGAGCCATAGCGCCTTCTTCAAATGGGAGTACTGAGATAGTAACCATCAATAGTATTTTTAATCTTCTATGATTTCGCCTTTGTGAGTAACTTGCTTCTGCTCATTAAGTACAGACCACTGAAGATTATCGATACTAATAATAGAATTAGGATGTTTATCCTTTAACCATCTCTCGATCTTAGAAATAGAAGGAAAGACACACTTCTTTCCAAGCGGATGAGATGTTATCTTAAAGTTGCTAGTCTTCTTTCGCATTGTAGACGTAAGAGTAAGCCCTTTTATCGAACTTGAAGAATCTGTTAGAATCAATAAAGCTCTTAGTTTCTTTATCCAAGTTCTTAAAAGCTTTGAGATAAGCTACCGAACGACCAAGAACATGGTCATCCTGGTCATTATCATCCAGTTTTGTAAATCCACGGGAAATAATTTCCCCATCCTTTTTGATAATGCACTCTGTTCGGTGCTTAATAACTCTCTGCTTAGTGATAACCAAGCCACCTTTCTTGCTTGTTGTAGATTCAACAGAGTTTGTAATACGGTGCTTGAAATAAACAAACATACCCTTAGCTTTCAGAGCTTCAAGAGCATTTTTAAAGTTTTTGGTTTTGGCTTTCATTGTACTCAACCGCTTCTTCAAAAGTATTAAATCTAATTTGAGTTATAGATCTTTCCTTCCTAATAATATAGTTAGCAAAAACGTCAGCTAAATCAGTATAGTAATCAGACTTCCAAGGGTTTGGGTACTTGCTTAGAAGCCGAAGCTTTTGATTAGACTCTGTTTGCAAAAATATATCAAGAGGATTGTTCTTAGTTCCAATTAAAACTACCTTTATTACTTCTTCGGGTTGTGAATTTTGGTCTACAAAATCTCTAACTAGTTCACGAATATTTTCCATAATTTAATATAATGTATTTTATATACAAGTTTTAGTAGTACCCTCTTCTTTTGTGAAATGCAAGAGCATTGTCGATACTCTTGTATCTATTGACACAGTATCTATAAGCAGCTCTCGTTTGACAGATAGGGCACTGTGTTTTAGAAAAGCCTGTTCCCTTCCAGGTAGAGTCTAAGAAGCCAAAAAGTCCACTAGCTGTTGATCTAGGATTCTTACCTAAAGTGCTATGGGTAGATTCTTTGAAGGAGAGTCTTGTAAGACCTCTCACATAGCTTCTAGATGTTGTACTTCCAGGGCGAGCCTTCTCACCCTTTTCAAGGTATACTGCAAGTGAGTAAACGTACTCTCTTTGCTTCTCATTTAAAGTTGTTGCAGTGGGAACCTTATGGTTACACTTATTACACACTTTAGTTTTTCCAATCTGAGTTTCTAAAATCTCTATTGGAGTTTTGGTTGTAACGTTGACGTTAGTAGGCCTTGGCCCTTCAAGTGTCAACAGGATACATGCGATTGCTGTTGTAATCATCATTTTCTGTTTCTCTTTGAGTCAAGCCTCCAAGTTCATTACGAACGGGTCACAAATAGGTGACAGGAGGCAGTGCCGTAATTGGCACGAATAAGCGAAATAATAACGCTTAAAATATTAAAGGCTTTAATTTAGCCTTATTAGAATAGAGGTCTGATTATTAAGGTTTTTTAACCAACCATAAAAGCCATTCTAAAAATGCAACAATTAAAGTCTTTCTCTTCTTCTTAACGTACTTTTCTTCTATTTCAAACAAGTCTTCATAGAATTTTGAAAGAAGTTCGTAGTATGTATGAGGATAAGTTGCTTCAATATTAGCAATGAATTCTCTTGATAGAGGGTGATCTCTAATCTCAGAAGGCCCCGTATTCTTATCAATAAATCTTGGTACAGAGTAATAAAGCCATTCATTAAACTTTTCAGTAAGCTCAGGAGTGAAAGGTATTTCTGCAACACCATTATACTTCTGAAGTATAATAGCAAACTCTAGCTGAAGTTTGTTGAATAGAGCTGCTTGCTCTTTTAAGTTATACTCCCCAGTATCAGCAGCTCTGATAGCTGAGGCTAGATTATCCATCCTACTAGATGAGATAATTCTAAATAAAGCTTCATTGAAGTCTACAGGACAATCGTTGTGCATATTACAATTCTGGAGGAGAGTAGAGGAATCGAACCCCACCCTGTTCTTCACAGAGCGATCTGTTTTCAAGACAGCCCCTAGCCCAGCCAGGGTTACTCTCCATATATCTAATGTAGTTCTATTCTTTATAACGAACTATTAAGTTTGACAATTCTTTTATAGCTATTGCTTTTTTATTGGCAAATAGAGCAGGAAACCAGTGTTTATACACAAGGTTTTCCTTCTGCTTATCTGTTAAAGGTTTGTTATTTAAAAACATTGTGTTATCTCTAATCTCAATTGATTTAAAGTAATCAGGCATAAGCTCATCAGGAAGGCCCCAATCTTTCTGAATCTTATCCCATGAATCATATTTAGCTAAGATCTGATCTACAACGTCCTTTCCTTTTAAATAACTACTATTCCAAAGTCTTTCACCGTACTGATTACCCCATTCAGACTTTAGATAAAAGTCTAGTGCCCATTCAAGAGTTTCAAGAGCCCCTTCTTTCCAATCAGGCTGTATAACTGATAAATCAGCACTCCATGCTCGAGCAAATCGAGGGCAGATATCGTAAGGTGTAACTGGATAACGTTCTTTGTTCCAACTAACATCTATATACAAAGAGTAAGGTGCTGTTAGTCTATTATCTAACATTTCAATAGATGCAAATCTGGAATCATAAGCAACAATATCCTTTTGTACTTCCTGTAAGTCTTCCTCTCTGTGGAGTTGAACCCAGTTTTCAATTTCTGAGTACCAGAATGAGTGACCATAGGGATTATAACAAAGACCTTCAAGATGCTTGTCAGGCAGGTCTTTAATAAACCCTTCCCAAATAATCTTAGCTTCAGTAAAAGATTCTTTATTCTCTCTGACACTTACATAAATCTCAGATTTATCAAAGAATCTATGAAGATCCTTATTAGAAAAAGTTTCTCTGCCATAAGGAATATTGTATCCTTTTTTAACAGGATAAGTAAGATACCCTCCCTGTTTAGGATCTTTGGTATTAGCCCATTCATAGCCAGTACCTATGCAAAGAAATAAATGATCATAAACTGCTAGCTTACTTTCCTGGTATGTTGATCTAGCATATAAAGAAGGATATTCAGTAATTGACGCTTCAACATGATCTTTGAGTTTCATTGGACCCTTCTTTCTTAAAATCGATAAATCTTTCTACCTCATTTCGAACAATGAATACAGAATCATTTCTAATACCATGAAATACTTGACCTGTTTCAAGAATAACACAAAGATACTGTTCCCAGTTTGGGGATAACCTATAAGAACCTAACGTAACTTTTATGTAAGTTCTATCAGTTTCAAAATTTCTACCAAAGCTAGGAGCATTATAAAAAATATCTCCACACCTAAGATTTCCAAAAGTTGTTTGTCTATAGCCAGTAGGTATTTGACCTGGTTCGAAGTTAATCATTTGGTTTCTTTTTCGGTAAGATTCTTTAATAAAGTGGCAGGGGCAGCAGGACTTGAACCCACGACCTTTGGTTTTTCAAACCAACGCTCTACCAACTGAGCTACCGCCCAACATTTTACTAGGTGTTTGTGAGACTAGGGCAGACACGACTCGAACGTGCATAGGTTGTCCACTTTACCAATTAAGCTACTACCCAAATCTAACACTCGCACCATTTTCCTATTGAGCAATTACCATTTACGCATCGCCAAGTACCGCAATCCTCACAATACGAGTACGTGGCACGTTTGCAGATTTCGCACTTTTTAGTACGAGTTCCGTAAAGGTAAAACTCTTCATAATTATCAAATCTTCTTTTTTTCTCAAGCCAAGCTTCCCTTCTTGCTTGGGCCTTACCTATTTTGTGGTCCATTGTGTTAGTTCAAAAGGGTAGGTCATATTAAATCTTGGGGCCGCCTAGGGGATTTGAACTCCTGACGTTATTTCTTATCCCATTTTTCTCTATAGAGGAAAGTAGCAATTTCTTCCAAATTAGATGACAAATAGCTTATATGGAAACCGTATTTGTCTTCCAGATAGATTACTCCAGTACTTTTATCAAAACTAGTATTCTTTAAATCTTCTAAAGTTTCTTGTCTTATTCGATCTACCTTTTTAATTAATTCTTGTTTCTTTGATAATAGAATAGTCTGTTCTATCTTATTCAATAGAGGTATTAGTTCATTCTTGACTATTGGGATGTCTTCTTTACTCTTGGGAGCTGCAGCTATAAAGAAGAAGAAAAAGCAGAGAAGTGACGAACAGAGTACAACCATTTGTAAAAAAATACTGTGAGCCACGCCTAGTTGGATGTCTTTCTCAAGTCCAAAGGGTAGAGCTGAGAAAATAAAAATTAGCAGAAACAGAAAAGAAGTTATTCCTGCCCAAGTCATATTTGGGTAATACTTTTCTTCTTCAAATAAGGATAAACTTGGTGATTCGTGTAAAAAGTTTCCTACGAGAACCACAAAACTTAGAAAACTATTCCATAAGATAGCAAGCTCCGATTGAGTATTTGCTGTATTAGTTAAGTTAACATTGCTTGAACTTATAGATATATTTGGGACTACTGCCTGCAGTCCGTCTGTGTTAATAATGCCTCCTATACCTCCCCCTATAGTTGAAACTTTCCCAGTAGTATTACCAATAGACTGAGTATTGGACATGCTAAGGAATAACAGTAGGTTTGTTCTTAAATCCTTCGTAGGTGGTAGCGGTACATGCAATGAGGTACTATTGAAAAGGTTGTATATCTCCTTATTCTTATAATCGGTATACCAGTGGGTATATAGACTTTGAACTTCGTTAGGACCTTTATCAATATAAGTCTGAATTAATAAACTCTCACTCGAATTATACTTTTTTGTCATATCCATTACCTTTATTACGACTCTTGTAAGTTGGTTATTCAGGAAAGGTAAGTCCTATTAAATTTTGGAGCCGGGAAGGGGATTCGAACCCCTGGTGTGGAATTCCAACTTACAAAGTTGGCGCTATCGACCGCTAAGCAATCCCGGCTCATTATTTTTACTGAGTTACACCAGCGTACTACTGTTAGAGGGTTACTTTAGAAATTTATACTAAATCTTTAACCACTATAGATTTTAAAAGGTCTTTTACTTCTTTGATTGGATAACCCATTGCTAGTATTACCATACACTTTTTGATCATACTTTTATGATAATTAATCTCCTTACCAAAAATTTCTGATATACAATCTATGTAAATACTTACTACTTCGATGTTTGAGGTTTGTTTGTTTACCGCATAAGATCTTACTTGTGCTGGTACATAACCAAGTATATTGAGAAAAGTAATATTTAGATTATTATCAGAAAGTCTAATTAAGGCTTCTGCTTTTTCCAAAGGAACAGTAGTCTTCTCAAAAGACAGGACTAAGCTATAACGATTTAAAGTAGTTTTACTAAAGCCTAGCTTAGTAAGATTGTTGATATCAAGATAATCTAGAATACTATAGACTGTTACATCATCGTCTGTTACTTCATAGTTAAACTCAGTTAATAAGAATCTTTTTACAATTCCTCTGAAACAAGCCCACTCTGTAATATTCAATGCAGCTAATCTTAGTTCTAAAGAAGCTCTTTTCTCTAAGCTATAAGGAACAATTGCTTCGCACCAAGAATGTAATTCCCAGAAGATTCTGGTTGGGGTAAGATTTGCTGTTAAAGCATTGCATTCAGGTGTTTTAAGATATTCTTGAATTCTGCTACTAAGCGGTAATCCAGTTTTAAGAATGAATCTAATTAGCCTAAGAAGTCTCAAAGGATCTTCAGAAAAAGTAACCTTAGGATCATCACAAGTATCAATATGATCAAATGTAGGCAATGGTCCTATAGAAAGAAGCTTGTCATTTACAAGATCCCAAGCAATAGCATTGATATTAAAGTCACGTCTCAGTAGGTCCTCTTCGAGCCCTGCAGGCTCACACAGAGGCTTTCTACTGTTTTTGGTATATACTTCCTTTCTAGCAGTTGTAAACTCTACATACATCAACCCTTCTTCGGTTTGTATGTTAATCTGAGCTGTGCCGAACTTCTCGAAAACAGCAACATTTTCTGTCCCGAAGCATTCTTTGATAAGATTGATATCTAGCTTTCCTATAGTAACAATATCAATATCCTTACTAGTAGATTTCGTACCAGTAAGTCGATCTCTAACAAAGCCGCCTACAACATAAGATTCTGTTTTGGAAAAGTATCCTGTATTCAGAAGATATCTTTTGATCCAAACATTAAAAGGGTGTGCTAGTGAGGAGGTTTCTTTCAGTAACATCAGGTTGCTTCGCAAATCAAAAAAAATATAGCCTAACTAAATAAATAAAGAGAAGAAAAACACAAGGCTTAGATTTTCCTTGATGCCCTGCTTTAGACAGACGTACGCTTTCTTACAGCTTATCTATCGTATCCACTACTCCTTTCAGAGTAGTACAGGGTACCTCCCACCTATTTTTCATTGGTTGGCATTCCAGTTTTTTGACATGAAGTGTTAAGTAATCTTCATCCTGACCTAGAGAGCAAATCCAGATCGTGAATCCCTTTACTTGGCTATTGCTTTGCGAGCTTTAGCTGTCCTGATGTTACAAGGACTAAGGAAGGTTTTCTTCATGCCAGGCACCGTACTTATGCTTTTTTCAGAGTCGAACTGAACATTGTCATGTGTACCATATCCTCATCTTAGCGCGGTGCCAGATGTTTCAGTTTCTTTTGAAAACCAAAATCCACCACTAAGACCTACCAGGCTTCGGGCCCAGCCGTTAAATCTGTTGCACCTACAAGGGGGTTTATCCTTATAGATTTGGCATATCCAACTAGTTACCAGCACTTGCTTTCGACACTTGCACTGTTAACTCTGACTTAAGACCTACTGTTCGGGATTATTCTCATCAGTCCTGGGAACAGGTTTTCTGAAAACTTTCTCTAGCAGCTTTCTTCCATTAGTATGAAAGCACAGATTTTGTCTGTGAGTCTTGCCATTGCATGAGTGTTCCATATTGCTATGGACGATACCAACGAGGATTGGTACCCTTTCACTGTGTTACCACAGCTAATCTTCGAGGTCATGCCCCCGTTTGTCCCCCGAAAGGAACAAATTTTGTAAGTAGGAAGCCCCTTGAGCTTATTACAGCCGAGAAGTTCATCCGGCTACCTTTGGTTATTTTGAGACCTGCTCAAAACTTACAGAAATTGTTGTAGAGTGTGTTTAGGCATTCACATCTCTATTTGGTAATTTTCAAACCAAGTCCTTGCGGATCTGCTTAACATTACCAGGTTACCCTGTGTTCCGAAAAGCTTTTGACTGTGATAGGAACCTTTCCAGGTGTGCCTTCTTATCACAATCTTTTTAATTTGGGTAGACCTGCTCTCCCACCACTAGAGCGCGAGCCCTCAATTGCTTGAGGTTTTTTGGTTTTCCCTTTTTTCTAATTAAAAAATCTTTTTTGCTCTCTAGATACAAGGCAAAGCTTGAGTGTCTAGAACATGGTATACATCATGCACGAATGATACATTCCATACCATTTCATGTACATAACCATCACTTCTATGACAAATACTGGTCCTAATAAGAGTAGGAAAGATTTGTTCTGTAACCTTACCAATCAATACACCATGATCATTAGGACGGCTTCGTAATATGATACACGGTAAATTAAGAGTATCAGATTCATCTATAACTTTAATAAATCCAATACTTCTAAGAAAGACATCCCATGTATTGTTTGGAATATCTAAGTTACTTGGGACTGGGTGGTTTTCTTGGAAAGAGGTGACACATTTAATTAAACTGTTATAGTTATAATTTTCAATATAGGAACCTAATTCATTCATATACACACTCTGTTTGCATCTTTTAGGATATAGACAAGATCTATGTTTGCATTAGAGTACCATATAAAAGCTCTGCTCTTACTCAAAATCTCACCCTCAAGTAAGTATACTAGTACACCTATTTCTTTCTCAATACAGCTTACTACTCCAATCTGAATACCCACAAATGGTCTTGTGACTAGAGTAATACATATGTCATTATGGTTTGCTTCTTTGTCATCTAAAATTTTAACAAAACCTAGGGAATATATATAAGATTCCCAGCTTTTTATCCAATCCTCACCACAATCATCTGGATGAAGAGACAGATTTGTTTGGTTACTGTAGTAAACAAGTTGTTTTAGATAGTCATGTGTATTTCTTACTATATTATGAGGAGGTTGGGTTATACGCATACTACTTCTTGAATTCCTTTATAAATAAGTATTATAGAAGTATCATTTAGCCACCAATGAATTTTCATTCTCATACCTTGATGATAGATTGTGTATATATTGTCTCTGTTTCCACTTATAGTTCCTACCTGAACTCCTACAAATGGATAAGATCGAAGTATAACACAAGTGTCTCCTGTATCAGCCTTCGCTCCTTGCTTTAGCAGGACAAAACCTCTTTTTGTTAAGAATGCTATCCAACCCTTAGACCATTCATCTGTAAATCCATCTTTAGGTTGTATAGGAAAACTACATTCATACAGATCTTTAACAATAGCATCTAATAAAAGAGAATTTTCTTCTATGCTCACGTTACTACTAGTCTTCCTGTGGTAAGTTCTTTAAAAGTTCTTTAGCATAGTTCAGAGCATTTGTATCAAAGCCAGTATCATAGTTTAAGGGAATACTTTGTACACCCTTTTTCTTTAAGTCTTCGTCCCAATTTAGGATGGCTTCTTGTGTTACCATATCATCCAAAATGATACAATACTTAGGATCGATATCAGGATGATCAACCAAATAGTCTAAGATTTCTAAGGATCTTGTTCCTGATAGTCTAAATCTAGAAGTCATATCATCACACCAAACATCATAGCTTTCTAAGAAAGTTAAATGTTCTGTAGAGTTTCTCCAGCTACTGCAAAGGACAACAAAAACTGTAAAGCGCTTTGCAATTTCAGTAATAAAGGTCTCGTAATTGGATAGTAGTTCTTTATCAATACATAAACTACTTTTACAGATGGTCTTACGACAATTAAGAACTCCATCTATATCAAGGAAGATAACTAGTTTTTTCATGTGAGAATTCTGGTGCCAAGTCCGGGTAACGATCCCGGCGAGCCTTTCAGCGTCGGTTTTACAGACCGAACCGTCTCCTTAACGGCATACCCTGGCAAAATTGTTTTTAGATACAGACTATTCTGTGCTCAAATTCGTATAAATGACAGTAATCCTTAGAGCCTTGCCATCCAAGATATAGTCGATGCTCCTTACCTAGGTCAGGGGACAAATCTATAGTTTTCTTTAAAGCTCTAACCTCCATAACTCTGTACGAAGATGGGTTTCTAGGATCTGTTCTTCGTACTATATCTCCAGGTTTTAGTTGGTCCCATTGTTCAGGTGTCATGTTTTCTTGGTTAAATACATACTAGGTCTTTTGGAAGAGAATAGATGCTACTATATCCGAATGCGTATAGATCAGCAATGTTTTTTCTTAATCTATAAAAATAGAATGATTTGTCTTTCTTATAGCCTTGTAGCTTTACAAGTTCAGTCCAAGAACTAGAGAATATAATATATTGATCTATATAATGATCTAATTGGTCTTCCGATATCGGCACACATCCAAGATTTATTAGATCTTTTCTGGATATACGCCTCATATTTTTATCTGCATCTATAATAATATCAGGAAGTTTTAGTGATTCTACAATCTCTTCGTAACTAAGGTCCATTCTATGCCTGTAAGAACATTATTAGATACAAACTCTGTCTTGGGTTATAAGAAAGATATGACTTGCACGAGTGGTGTAGTAGGTATCTTTATCTCTTTTTATAGTATGTACCCTTAAGTTATCCCCACAAATTTCTTCTACAAATACTAGCTCTGTCCAACTATAAGTGTACAGAACATACCGTCCTTTACAACATTCTAAGTTTGATGAATCTACTTTTGTATAGCCTAGATCTTCTAATGTTTCTCTTTTTAGGCTATGTTTTAGATTATCAGCACTTGTTACAATAGAAGGTAGATTCAAAATTTTTGATATTTCTTCGTATGTAGCAGTCATTTCAGATACAGACTAGTTCTGCAAAACGATAAAACTCATGAAATTGAGTGAAGGTTGTAAAAGTGGTATTTTCATTAAACCAAAATGGCTTACCTTTAACTAATACAAAGGTAACCATACCAAAGCGTCTAGCTGTAAGTTTTAATATACAATTACTCCGTAAAAATAGTGTACCGATAGGACTTTCTTCAAGTATGTTTTCCATAAGAGTACCTAAAACTTGGCTGCTCAGGCAGGATTCGAACCTACGACCCGCTGCTTAACTAATATTTGTTAGACTCTATAACAAAGTACTAATGAACACATGCCATTACTGTTATAAAGAAACAAAGAATCCTAAATTTTGTTCTAAATCTTGCTCTGCAAGTTATACAGGCAAAAAGTATCCTAAAAGAGCTAAAACAAAAAAATGTAAAATTTGTGATGAATTAATACACTCAAAAAACATATACTGTTCTAAACTTTGTCAAAGTATTGGGATGAAAAATTATCATACTAGTAAACAAAACCATAATAAAAGCAAGTCTCAAATTATGAGATCTTTTAGGTCTAGAATTAAAATAAAAAGCTTAGAATATTTAGGAAATAAGTGTATTGTATGTGGTTACAATAAATGTGTAGCTGCTTTAGAATTTCACCATAAAGATCCAAGTACGAAGGAGTTTCAAATATCAAATACTACTAAAAAATGGGAGACTATAAAAATTGAATTAGATAAATGTGTATTATTATGTGCTAACTGTCACCGAGAGCTACATTTTGGTTTAATAGAACTGCCTAAAACATAGTATTACTATATAAAAAACTGGAGGGTGTTCTGAGAATCGAACTCAGCTAATGGAAATTAACAGTTTCCTGCAATACCCAGACATGCCAAACACCCTCAAAAACTGTAATAAGGTGAATTACGTTTTAAGGATACACTTTCTACCGCTGAGCTACTGAGCAGTGTATGATGATTAACTATAAGATATTTTGGCCCCCTCAGTAGGACTCGAACCTACGGCCTAAAATTTAGAAAATTTTTGCTCTATCCGCTGAGCTATGAGGGGGGGGGGGGGGGGGGGGGTTTAGTTGAAGACGCTGTT